TAATTCGATTTAAGCTACGGAGTGGTGCAATAGAGAAGGAAATGCAGAAACAGATGATGAGTATTAGTGAGTTATCACGAATGAGTGGATTATCTCGACCTGCGATTTATTCTTTAATTAAAGAAGATGTTGATTTTGTAAGAGTAGCAACTTGTAGAAAAGTATCATTAGCATTAGGTGTTGATGTGACTGATTTATTTGAAGTGGTAGGTGAGTAGGGTATGGATGAGAATAGGTTTTATAGTTTAGATATTCATACGCAATACCTATTACAGGATAGTGTTAGACGAGATAGTTTTAAGAATATCACTACCATAGAGGGTGTACAGTGGTTACTATTCACTTTTTATCATTGGGGTATTCAATATCTCACTTATGATGAGAAAAAGGGTTTACAGTTATTTCATAGTAAACCTGTATATGATACTAAGTCTAAGAGTTGGTATGGTGGTGTTATTACTAAATCAGTAGAGAATACTGATGGTAATGGTAATAATGGTAATAGTGGTAATATTGGTGTAGGTGAAGGCAATGGAAATACTATTAATAGTGGGGTTGATAGCAGGAGTGTGTCTAATATCACAAGAGACATCAACTCTGAGGTTAATACTATTAGTGATACTGCTGTTGCTGATGGTAGGGAAGGTGTAAATCATGTTACTAGAGTTTCTAATGTTGATGGTACTGGTAATAGTATGGTTAATAGGGGTATTCTCAATCAAAGGGAGCCTAATCGGACAGATAGTATGGCTATTCCTAATCATATGGATGTACGATATAATGTTCCTGTAGAAGAATATGTAGATACTATTAATAAATCTAAGAATCTATCTTTTTATATTCATTCCTTGATTTCAAGTGTATTCCCTTTTAATGATGGTACAGGTATTGAATTGGTAACACAGGCAATTAATGAGGATGCTACTAAACAAAAGTTACATGATGGTAGTATAGTAGAAGTATCTAATAATGGTGTTACATGGTTTAAGAGGTATTTTAAAGAGATAGTACCTAATATGTCTACTAAATTTTGTGTGTATGGTGGTGGGCGAACAAAAGATACGATTAGGGATATGGCTGATGTAGAGTATTATCAGTATATTAGATATAATGATGTAGATACTAATAGTAATACTTGTGGTAATACTTGTGGTAACTGTCATACTGTAAAATATGAGGCAATTAGGAATACTATTGATGGTAATGGAGTATTTAGTGATAGGGATAGTTTGAAATAAAAAAAAGAGATGGGAAGTAGTCAATCAGAATACAGTAATAATGTTAATAGGAAGATTACTGTGGGAGATACAAAAGATAGCAAGATAAATGCAATAGGACAGAGGGTGTTTGAGTTAGGTACTATACCGAAAGTATCTATTAATCTCTCTGAATATTTGCGTTTACAGGGGATTGAGAGGGAATATAAACATTTACAAAAGAAACAAGATAGGTTAGAGGTAGTTGAGCCTATAGATTGTTATGATTCATTAGAGGATAATCTGTATAATGAGTTAGAGGTGCTATATACAAAGTATCGTGGTTGTTTTATATGGGATTTATCCAATATTTTATGTGGTATTATAGCATTTTATATTGAGAAGTATCTTGAAGAGGCATCAATTAGTTTTGAAGATGAAGAGTTTTATAATGATTTAAAGTATATATCTGATACTATGCATCATTATTTTACTAAAGGTGATGTTGATAGAGATGATGATGTAGAGAGTGTTAAAATAGCATTGGAGTTGTTACAAAAGCATGTATTTAGTTTGTGGACCTGATAGTGAATATGTGGCGATATATTGTATTAGTTTGTTTGCTGTTCTTATTGGTATTTACCTTTGGGTGTGTAAACAATCAAAATAATAATCAACAGAATCAAATACAAGATACAAAACAAAAGATAGTTTATGTATGTCATAATTTAAAGGAGAGCAAAAAGGGTGAGAAATAATATAAATATCAATATGTGTAGGTGGAAAAGTGAATCTACATTTCAATACATTCTAGCTAAACAATTATATCTTAATAATATCTGTATTCCTAATGTTACAATGTATACTCCTAAGAAGAGAGAATATGAGGCAGATTTCTTATATTTTAACTTAAAGAGTAGACGTTTAACAGAGGTTGAAATTAAAATTAATAAAATTGACTTTCAAAATGATTTTAATAAACCTAGATATCATGATAGTGAGGATGTATCTTATTTATATTATGCATTACCTAGTGATGTGTATGAAAAACATAAGGATTTTATTGATTCTAGATTAGGGGATGCTGGGCTTATCTTAATTGATAGGAAAGAGGATAAGGATGGTGCTTATTATACATTTGGTAGTTTTAAAAAGAAAGCTAAAAAACGTAAATATGCACTCCCTTTAACAGATGATAAAGTTATTCGATATATGCGTATAGGCTGTATGAAATGGGTTTGAAGAGTGATTAGTATGTATTAGACTAATTTAGGTTAATGATATGGAACACACAATCGCTATCATACTATATTTGAATAATATATTACATGATGATACAGAAGATGAATAGGAGAGATAACTATGGGAATGTTTAAACTAAAAGATATTCAAGCACGATTAGATATATTGTCTAGTACAAAGAATGTAGAATTATTAAATGGTGATTTACTTTACAAGTATACATTTGATACCGTGAGTTTTAATACATATAATTATGATGGTATTGAGATTATTACATTTTTTGTGCATGATAATAAATACATTGAAGTTACCTATAAGTACTTAAATGCTATTATGACTAAGGCAATTAATATAGTTAAATATAAAGATACTAATGATGGGGTTTTTTATTTAGACTCTTTTTCAATATTGAATGAGTTATTTACAACATTACCTAACTATGTTGATTATGTGGATATGCAGACTTTGTGTAATGGGTTTGATTTTGTAGAGAAACAATATCTTAAAATAGTTGATACAGATGATAGGTTTGTAACGTCAGGTAAATCTTTTGTAGGTGGGAATCATTTTTTTGTACGTTTTTATACGATTGATTTTGATGGTAAGGATGCACAAGGTGAAAATAAATATTTTGTAGAGTCTTTGCTTGATAGAGATTTGTTTAAGGGTGAGGAGTCTAATATTTCTAATTTAAATGAAGTGATTAAATATGCTAGTGAATAGTGGGTTATAAAGTGGGCTAGTATCTAGTGGTGTCGTGAGTTATAGTTGATTTGTTGTTAATTTATAGGGGTTTGTGTGGTGTGTATTCATAGGGATGTAGAACATAGGACACGTTCTTATACTGATAATCAAGAAGTGATTCAAAGTCATAAGGAAGTGTTAGATAATATAGAGTATATATGGGGTTGTTATCCTGAGTTACGTTTGGGGCAGCTATTATGTTATATCTCTAGTGAGGTATTAGGTACATCAGACCCTTTTTATTTACCTGATAGTCGATATGAGTTGTTTAAAGATACAGTAGCAGATAGGTATAAGAATCTATGAGTGATGTCAAAGAGTATATATTGAGCTGGATAACATACTTTAAGTTATGTGTATATGTTGAGGTGATGAATCATATACAAAGGAGTTCTACTCAATATTATCAGTATATAATTAATAACTCTTTTAAAGAGCTATTTAGAGTCTATGGTGATTTTGTTGATAAGAATTATGATGAGGCATGTTCTAAACTAGAAAAAGAAATAGATATTACTAATGATGAGGGATATAAACAATATTTAACTGCTTATATGGAAGGACTTAAAAAACAATATACCTTTGGAAGAAATTTAAGGGTTCAAGCTATGAATGATTGTGATACATTTATGAAGGAATTAAAGTGTTATGAGTTCATTAAAAAAGATTAGTATACTATCTGTAATATTGATTACTACGAGTACTGTAGGATATGGTGCTACAGTAGTTGTGCCTAGAGTATCTGTTGTAAGAGTGCCTACAAGTAGACCAACTGTCAATACACCTAAACCTAGTGTAACTAAAAGTACATCTAATACATCTAATAAGAGTAGTAATGGTACTACACCTAAATCTAGTGAGAGTAAGAGTTCTACTGTAGAGAAGAGTTTTAGTGAGAGTAGTGGACGTTCATCATTTTTTGATAGTATGAGTGGTGCAATTACTGGTTCATGGTTATATAATTCATTATTTAATAATCATTATAGTAGTAACGCTAATGATAATAAAGAATCTCCTAGTGAGGGTAGTGATAATTCATGTGGATTATGGGATTGGATAACTAATAATATTGAATATTTAAAACGAGTATTATTAGGGGAGTAATATACTATGAGTACTAAAGATGTTACTGATATTATACATACATTATTAAATCTTGATAGTGTTGAGTTAGAGGATTATTGGATATTCAAAGTCGATGATTCTTTATTTGATAGAGTTGATATAATACTAGAAGAGGATGGTACTGATACATATCGCAGGTATATTTATAAGTGTGTAGATGGTAAGTATTATGAATATGCATACTGGGAAGATTACTTTGGGGATAGATATGCTTTTAGTTTTAGGGAAGTTAATAGAGTACCTAAAGTTGAGTATGAGTGGAAATAGTATAATATAAAAAGTTTTTATGAGATAGTGCAGATATGTAATAATATTTGTATTATCTCTTTTTTGTTATATTTAGTATAATAAAAGTGTAATAGTGGTTCTTAGTTTAAAAGGAGATACTAAAATGATTCCTAGCTATGATTTAATGTATGTAATAACTAAAGAATGTATCTCATACCTACAAAGTGTATGGGGTAATGATGAATGTGAGGATTGTACATTTGAAGATATATACTGTTGTCTAATGATTGCTGTTAATGATGGTTTATTAGATATACCTCTTTACATTAAAGAATCCAAAGAATATTATAAAACAAAAAGGGAAGTAAACTTTAATAAGTATATGTTAGATGTGTTGTTAAAGATGTATGAAGAGAATAAAATGAAGTATACGTATAAGGTTGATAACGTAACACATATTTCTGATGAGTTCTATGTCTTAGAGAAAGAGTTAGAAAAGTTAGTAAAGGAGAATTAAATATGATTAATCTAAAAGTACCTAGTGATGATTTAATTAGAGATATCGTAGTAATATGGAAAGAATGTTGTGAGTTTAGTAAGAATGCTGGATTAGATATGGATAGTGATTTTATATTATGTGGGATATTTGATGAGTTAAGTTGTGGTGCTATTGGATGTGCATTATATCAACAGGAGAAGAAAGATTATCTTAGATTATTTGATTGTGGGTTTCATAAAGCTATTTATGATAAGATTATGAGTATCTACGATGTAAATAAACATAAATACAATAATACTTTTAATTATGTGGAAGTAGTATCTAAAGAATTAGGGTTATAATAGAGGAGATAAGAATCATGGCAAAAACATTGTTAATTAATGATATGGATATAAGTGTGGTGGATTTAGAGGATTTCTATCATAAACGAGTTCGTGGTATAGGTGTATATGAGGTATTAGATACTAATCATATTAAGTCAGATGTAACCTATGCGATTGAAACACCTTTTACATTTACTGATATTGCAGTAACTGAGGTGTTTACTAAAGGTATATTTATATTAGACTCTATGGCTATTGAAGAAGATGGTGTAGTTAATAGTGGTGACTTAATTGTTACACTTAGACATATGTTGCATAAGAGTCATGGGTTTGAAGAAATTGGTGATTATACTACTGTTGGTGATACATTACAGGATATTATGTGTAGGGAAAGTTTTGATGAAGAATCTTATAGTAGTAGTGTACAGTATTTAAACTTCGTCTATCAGGTTTTAACTGAGATAACTGATGTATTTAGTTATGTAGGTGGAGATAGCATTAAGGGTTGGATTCATTTTTTAAAACATTATACTATTCAATATGATGGAGAATATCATATCTCATTTGTACCAATAAAAAAGTATAAAGAATTAGCACAAGATGTAGGTAATAAGAGTGTAACTCTTTTGCAGTATGTAATGTCTTTGGGGTATGATGTAATTCAAAGAAATGTATTTGTGAAGGGTAGTGGTGTGTATTATCGTTCAGTAGGTAAAGACGGGTATCCTTGTAGTTTAGATTTTATCTTAGAGAATGATAAGTTACCTAAGATATATAGAGCTTGTTTAGATGAAGTAATGGGTAAGTATATTAAGCGGAATAGACAGTCTATTTTTTATAGTAGCTTTATCAATATCATCGATGTGATTGAGTGGGTTACTAAAAATTGTGATATTAATGATGTAGATATTGAGTATGTTAAACAGTATATGAAGGAAGTTACTAATACTATCAATAGTAATGTAGATACTATCTTAAAGAAACAGGATTTTAAGTACCTATATGATTCTTTATTATTTTTGTATACTAAGGGGTATAAAACATTAGATATTCATGAAGATTATTTGTTAGCTGTAAAGCAGAAATATACACAACAAGATGTAGATTCACATAAAGTACCTTTAAAATCTTATATCGATATTTCATTCTTATTCGATGTATTAGGGATTAGATATAAGATTGAGTATGGTGTGTATAATATTCTTGAAGTATTAAATATTCCTGTTAATGGTTCATTAGTGTATCATAATAATCAACCTTATTACTACCATTCTATGTCTATTGAACGTGGTGAGTGTGTTCATAGAGTGTATTATAATCATTACAATAAAGAAGTATGTGATATTATGGGGTATGAGCCTGTAAAGGTTGATACTGTGTCATATGATAGTGGTGTTACAATTTTTAAAGATGTTACTACTGATGATAAGTGGAAAGAATTTTTAAAAAGTAAGGTTTAGTTGTAAATCATTTTCAATAAGCACTTTTTCAGTTTTGTTAAAATATAGGTGTTTTATAAAATTTCATAGAGGGAGATACAAAAAATTTTGTAATATTTTGTATATTTTTGTAGTGTTTTGTAAAGTGTGTAAAAATATTAGTTGTGAATTATTATCATTTATAGGGTATTTTTGCACACTTTATGTTGTTTTTGTGAATTATTATCATTTAGAATGATAGTTAGGGTATTTTCTGAATTTTGATAATTTTCAATTTTAGGTCATTTTGATGATTTTGATAACTTTTCACTATAGGAAGTATAAAAAATATTTGTAATATTGTGTAATGTGGTGTAAAATATAGTAAAGTTAATGAAAAATACATAGTTTTTATGTATTGTAAATTATTCTCAATTAGATAGGAGATTTGTATGTATACAGTAGCAAGAGATAGAGGGTTAGGGTGTCAAAAAGTAAATGCTAAGGATTACCTTGATGCTATTACATTGTATTATGATGTATTAGTTAATGATGCTCATATGTCTATTACAGATGTTAAGGGTATTAGTTGTCATTTAGTGAATAAGTTTAAGGATTTCTATGTAGGTGATGTTGGATATTGTATTTCTAAGCTATATGAATTTATTCGTAGTGCTATTTATAGGGATATAGAGGTATATGATTATTTACGTGGAAATAATGAGTTTATCAATGTTGATTTTACATTGATAGATTGTGTACACGAGTCATCTATTAGTGGGATTGTTAAACTTTTAATTCGTTGTAAGATGTTGATGAGATTACTTGGAGAACGTGCCAATAAGGGAGATACAATAACGTATCTTAGAAGAAACAACTTTTTATCTAAGTTTGTAGTGTGTGGTGTATCAAGCATTAATTTAAGTCCTTTTGAGGATATTCTATATATCGTTACATTTAATGGTAAGAAGTGGATAAGCATTGAAGATGTGATGACTAATATTAAATGTATGATATCCTATATCTGTAGTGATAATAGAAACGAATTACGTGCATTATATGATGTGATTCGTGAGGATACATCATATTTACAGATAGAAAATACCTTAACAGCTGTAAGTTTTGATACAGATTGTAGTGATGATTGCTATGTATATGAGATAGATGATGTTTTTAGATGTGAATTAGAACATATTGAGTGTGTGGGTGATTTACAAGATTTATTTTATGTTCTACATTTTGCTACTAAGTATTTACATGAAGATGATAGATTAATTACATTAGGGGATATTGCTGGATATATGCTATCTCATGCATATCTATCTAGGGTTGGTTGTATGTCGATTCTTAATGATAGTAGTGCTTTAGATTCTGTTGAGCAAACTATGGTTACAGAGTGGTGTCTACATGGTGATTTTATTGGAGATTCATGTATGCCAATACATCAAAGTTATTGTGTTAGTGTTTTAAATACATTCAATGGTTATCTAACTAATGGGAGTATAGTTAGGTTGCATAGACTGCTTAATGTGTTAGATACACATAGAAGTGATGTCACTGTTTCTGATGGGAGTATAGTCATTGATGGCTATGTGTTTGGTTTTGGTGCATATATTCAACCTACATATTTAGATACGATTGTTGGTGTCTATGAAGAGATTGTTACATTGCATAAGATTCATGAGGTGTTACAAATGTATTCTATGTTGTGGAATACTACTGTCATTCCTTTAAATGTTGTGGAAGTTTTTAAATGTTTGTCTTGTATGTCTGATGATACTCTAACTTGTGGTTTTATGTTAGATGTTGATGGGAGTGGTACTGTGTATGTACGTGATATTGATGAAGATAGTCTAGTGTATACACATAGTCATTCTCTACAGCATATGTTTGATTATAGTGGTGTTAAAACTTATAAAGATGTAAAAGAGTCTAACAGGGTTATGCATTATGTGAAAGATAATATTAAGAATTACATAGATTCGTTACGATTGTTAGTTAATGGGTTCAAAGAGGTATGTTCGTATAAAGGTATAGATAAGGTATTCTTGGATTGTGAATCACAACAAATAGATTGTTTTGGGTATATGATTGCTTTACATAATGGTAAGAATAGAAGAGTTATCATCGATTGTCCTAACCTTAGTAGTACAATATATCATATGTGTATGGATTGTTTTCATGAAGGGCTTACAGAAAATTCATTGTATGAGATGTTAGTGGCATTGAATCGATTATATGGGTATCTAAATGATGCATTGGCTAATGTAGGTCTACGAGATGAGTATTATGAAGTATTAAAAGATATTAGTCATGATTTGTTTGTTGTCGAAGAGATGTTTAATAAAGTGATGGGTCATAGTAAATGTGTTAATCATAAAGCAGATAATGTATCTAAACAGTTAGTGCAAGATTTCATTGATAATGGATATGTGTTAGCAGTTAAAGATGGTGATGATATTGTGGTGTATACTGAAGATAAGAGCCAGTCTGAGGTAGTGCCAAAGTCATTACACAAATATTTCTATAATATTGATTCGATTGATATGTTACCTTTAGTGTATTATGTGTATCATTGTGAGGGATACTAATATGAAATATAAATTTACACCTGCTACAACCATTTTACATTTATATGATGTGCTGTATTTACTAGATAATACTGCTTTTTATAAGTTAGCTGAACATAAGGGGTATATTACGATTGGTGATATGTTAGAGGCAACTACTGTATATAGGGATTTTATGGAAAGTAGTCATAGTAATGCATATCATATTATCAATGAAGCTGTGCAACAGATTTCTTTTAAAGAGTTAGAGGAGTTGTATCATAGTCATGATGATGTTGATATGAGTGTCTACAAATTAGTGTCTATAGAAGAGGTTAGATATGCTAAAAGTTGTGTACGTGCTTTCAGCTCTAATATAGAGTTATGTGATACAAAATATTATCATAGCTCTGATTTAATGGATGAAGTGTTTAAGGTGATGTCAGATATTAAACAAGAGCTTGGTATACAATAAGTAAAGGAGATTAAGTTATGAGTACTATGTTTTTTAAACATGAAAAGATTTCTGCTGAAGATTATGTGAGTATTGTTAGACATATGTATGTGTTTAAGACGATGATTCATCTATATAACAATACATTTTTCATTAAGGTTACAGATGATGGTTTAACATATTCTAGTGAGAATGGGTTATCATTGAGTGAGATTGACTATATGTCAGATGTGGTTATAGATAAAGATTTGTTGTTGCGATATGCTAAGAGTTTAAAATATGAAGATAAGGTTAATGTTCTAGAAGTGTTACAGTCTTTATACAATACAATTTCTTTTAGCATTGTTGATTATGAAGAATTGTCTAAAGCATTTCTACATACTAACATAGCACCTAATTTTGTGCATATCAGAGAGTTCAAGAGTCAGACAACGTATGAAAAGTTAAAACTGATTACAATGTGTCAGGAGTTAATCAACTACTTAGATAGGTATGACGATGAAGAGATGCTAGTACCTTATTATGATTATCATAGTGATACTGTATCGTATAGTATTATGTACCTTAATAGAGATGCTATTAGGTTTAATAAAATTCCATTACATGGGAATGATGTGTTTGATAGATTGTTGCCAGTAGTGGCTTTTAGTGGTTCATATGGAGTTAGTGTTAAACAGGTAGTAGATAATACAAATGCTGTTATACAATATTTGATTCGTTTATATAATGAGGCTGTTAATGGTTCATATGATGTATTGAAGAGAGATGTGCTATGTGATAGCTCATTAGGGTACAATAAGGCTATAGAATATGTGAGTGAGTATAACACTAAGAAAGATACAGATACTACTAAGTATTGTAAAGTTTCTAATGGGTTTATTCGAGATTGCTTGATGTATTTTAAAGATTTAAAGAGTGTTAGACTATTTGTAGAGGCTATTGATAATCATTTAGATACGTTGAATAGACCGATATCAGATTCATTTTGTACTACTGCTAGTGCCATATATGGTAATATTAAGTTAAAGTATGAAAATGTTAATAAAGGGTATGATATATCTAAGGTTGATAGTGTAGTGAGTACATTATTGAAGTTAACAGGTGTTAATGGTGGATTACCTCATATACATCAAAGTGCGTATATGTATTTGATTGATAGTTCTTATATGGATACTGATTTCATAGATAATTTAGAAGTGATGCTGTATCAAATGGATACATATCTTGAATCTGGTACTGTAAGAGTAGAGTTTTATGGTGGTAGTGATAATACTATTAGAGTCTTTGGTGATGGTATAGATGAATTATATGATATGAGTGATTATATTGATTGTGATTCAGTTAGGGGTATTATTACATTAAAAGAGGTACTTGATGTATTATGGTTTTCTTTACGAGTTGTAAAAGTATTTTATCATACGTGGAAGAGTGATGATACTGTATTTGTGGATGCTGTCAATGGGTTAAAAGTAATTTCTAGTTTACAGAAAGAGAAGTTACATTATGTGTCTACGTTTTTTAATTATAGTGTTATTGAGTCTTTACGATTTAATACTGAGATGGTTGGATATTTTAATGATGATTTATTGATGTATGGTGATACTATAATTCCTAATAGTTGTAGATATACAAATGAGGAGTTGAGAGAAGCTGATTTCATGTACAATATTGCTAAAACTAGGGCATTAGGATTATGTACTATTTTAAACTCTATAGCTCATGAGATGTTCTTTAATAGGGAAGCATATAGTAAGAGTTCTTATATTACGATGACAACAAATAAAGAGTTTAATACCTTATATGTTAAAGCTGATGGGATTGAGGAGCGTAAAATTACAATTCCTAAAGAGTTCTATCATACTGTATATGCATTGTTTAATCATAGTGATTATAGTTTTGAGAATATAACTTTTAGTGATGTGATTCATATTCTATGTACATTAAAAGATACTATAGGTAATTCTAGTAAGTTTACAGGGTTTTATGGTGTTATGGGTTTTAGCTCACTCAAAGATAAATTAGACTTATTGACTGATTATATAGGTAAAAAATAGGGTACTATTGAGGGTAATGAAAGTACTACTATGACAAAAGAGTTAGCTAAGGCTTTTATTGAGAGTGGGTATGAATATATTTCATTGTATAAAGGTGTTATGATTGTATACAGTAAAGATGGGAATACATCAGAAATAGTTCCTAAGTCTTTGTATAAGTTCTTCTATGATACTGATAAGTTTAATCGAGTATCATTACAACAATATATAGAGGATTAAATATGAGGTGAGTATGGATGGTGTTAATGCTATATTAAATTATGCTTATGGTGTATATTCTATCCTAGGTATATCTATCTATGTGTTTATTGTTATGCTGATTAGTGTTGTGTGTGGCATTAGTAAGTCATATAGATTAGATGTATTCTGTAAAATATATACCAAGGTTTCTATTGTTATATCTATTATATTTGTAGTAGTGGTGTCTATTGTAAATACAGTTATGTTTTTATTTGAATAATAGGGAGTGGTGTTGTTGAGTCAGTTTAATATAAGTGTTTATAAGGTGATGAGATATTTAGGGATTGAATATATTGCTCATAAAGATGGTATATATTATATGGTAACTGATAGTGGTGAGAGAATTAGTGGTGAGGAGTTCTTTCAGGTGGTGTGTCGAGAGTTGCTTAATGATAAAGAAGAGTTGTATATGAAATAGTAATAAGAGAGTAGATTATCTACTCTCTTATTTTGTTGTATAACTTAACAAAACTTTACAATATAATAGATATGTGGTATACTATAGGTGTGATAGATATCGTATTTAATCAAAGGAGAAATAAAAATGATGTGGACAGGATTTTCAATGATGTTACTTGTACTATGGGTGTTAAGTGTGATTGTTTTGTTTGTCAATAATTACAAACCTACTAAACTGTATTATGCTATTGGTATTATATTAGCGATAGTATCTTTTATTGATGTGTTTATTGTTAATGCAGATAAATACCCTTTATAGGTGAGGTGGTTAGTGTGGGTACATTAAAAGAGTTGCTACGTATCGTTGATGATAATACATTTAATAATGTGTATGGTGTTACATCAGGAGTTGTAGCAAAAAGAGTTAATACTACTAATATATTGTTTATTGATAGTGGTGTTAGAGGTTCATTAGAGATTTCTTTTGATGATGACTATAATGTCATTAAAATAAGTAAAGATAGATTTCCTGTTAAGATAGCTGAGGATATATTAATTAAGAGTATAGGGAAGGCTATGAATCATGAAGTAAGTGTTGTAACAGTTAGTGAGGTGTAAAAAATGTTGTATATTAATGTAGTTAATGGTGGGGAAGTATTTTTTTTATAAGACAAAACAATATGATGTGGAAAGTTTTAAAGCATATTTAACTAATGTGAATGTAGGGAATATTAAATACATTTTCTTTCATGATGAGTATAACAATATTGACGTTTGTGTGTCACCAGTAGCTTCAATTATTATGTTTAAGGGGGAGGAATAAAAATGATTGTATTGTGGATTTTAGCTTTTATTGTGTTTTCTATGTTATTAGGAGATATGGTAAAACGTAAGAAAGAAGTAAAAGATGCTAGAGATTTCTATTTTAAAATGAAACAAGATAAAGAGTTTATGAAGAAAATAGGTGGTTAATACTATGTTTTTAGCAGTGTTTGGAATATGTATATTTTTGTTGTTAGTGAATATTATCGTAGCCTTATTATTGTTTAGAAAAAATAGACATAGTGATGATATATCCTATTATGAAGTGATATCTGTTGAAAAGAATAGGGATTATTCGTTATATATCATTGATTTTATGGGTAGAATGGTATTACCTTTAAGTATCTTTACTGTTGAGAGTCATATAGTTTGTGCTATTTTAGTATTTATATTTATTTGTTATTGTTTGTATTATTTACGAGTTAATGCAAATTTTGTATATGCATTACTGTTTAATGTGTATATTGTTAAGACAGATTGTGGTATTACATATACTGTGTATTCTTTTAATACACTCAACTCTATTAGAAGTGGTAACTATAGGGAGATAGATGATGGAGTCTTATTGCAGTGCGAATAATGTTTGTGATACACAGATAGATACAAATCATATTACACAACCATATCTCATTAAAGCCATAGGTAAAGATGGCAATGAGTATATGGGTTTTTATTATGGGTATGTGAGTTCATTAGGGTTATTTAATCAACAAGAGAGAAAAGATTATATTCTAGTTGTTAATGAGGCTACGTTACATAAGGAAGCAAGTGTTAGTAGGGTTGAAATAGATGTAAATACGATTAGACAGTCTACTGGCATAACTGATGTTGATTACAATTTATTATTTGTAGGTGATACAGTTCAATTCATTAATACTAATAGGTATACATTTATTATCATTAAGTATTATAATAGATTTGTATATGTAGATATTGATGATACAAACAAAGCAAAAATGCCTTTAATGGATAATAGATATACTTGTGGACATAATACTGATATACGATTAGTTAAGGGTGAGTGATAGACTATGTTTTTAATTTTGTTTTTGTGTGCGTTACCAGTCATATTGTTTATAGATGATAACTTTTTGAAATTTATCTGTATTTCATTGTGGTGTGTGTTAGTTGCTTTTACAACTTGTGTAGCTTTGTATGTAGATAGAGATGGTAAGGATAAATGAAATGAGTAATAAAGATAAGTTAATAGATGCTATTGATACATTAGAACATCGAATACACGTTGCTAAGAATATTCTAAATAAAATCGATACGTTGAATGATGATGAATTAAATGATATGGTTAAATTAGTTAATGATAGTTCTTTAACTATTGATGTATTAAACTTTCAACTAACTAGAAATATTATCATGACTAATAATAAAGAAAAATTAGAAGAGGTATTTCATAATGGATAGTTCTACTATTTTATTTGTCTTATTTTTTGTGTTATATGTTGTTGCTATGTCAATGACTGTATACATATTTAATTGTTATAATAAGTTTAAAGAGGGTACTAGAAAATTGATGTATACTTCTATAAAATCATTGTATGGTATCTCTATTTTGTGTTTTGTTGTTTCATTGTGTTTAAAGGTTTAGGGGTGTGGTTAGTTGCTTTTATATTTGAGTTATTTGTTATGTGTACTAACTGCTTTTTTGTTTATTAGTGTTTTTACTAGAGTATTTATATGTTTAGCTAAGGATAAGGATATTATCACACAATCTAATATACGAGAGTTTATACAATTTTCATTGATTTTTTGTATATGTATTATTGTTATGTTTTTGTGTGTATTATTTGATTAGTATGGTAACAGTAATAGTTGTGATATTGCATACATTAGATGATAGGTATAGGAAATATTACCTAGATAGAAATGAGCTAGTGAATGTCAATTATCATGAAAGGATAAAAGCCAAGGATATTCGTGTTGGATATGCTTATTTAGATGGAATAGTTGAAGAAATATATACTAAGGAGATATTACAATGCGTAGATTAGGGATACCTAAAAATCAAACAAGGATTAAAGATAAAGAAAATGATTTTTATAGTACAGACCCGCAAGCAGTATTTGATTTGTTACGATATGAGAAGTTTCAACACCATATTACAGAGCCTAGTTGTGGGAATGGGAATATTGCAGAAGTACTAAAACATGAAGGATATCAAGTTGATGCTTTTGATATAGCTGATAGAGGGTATGGCTATCAGAGAGATTTCTTTTCGTGTAAAGATGAATTAGAGGGTGATGTAATAATGAATCCACCTTATGCTTTTGCTAGAGAGCATATTGTTCATGCTTTACAATATATGAAAGATGGTTCTAAATTATGTGCATTACTTAAAATACAGTTTTTAGAATCATTAAAGAGAAGAGATTTGTTTGAGAAATACCCTTTAACTCATATGTATGTATTTAGGAGAAGAGCCAATGTGTATTAGAATGATAATCGCGTTCTTTGGGAATTAGTAATGTGTGTTACTGTTGGTTTGTATGGGTTAAAGGATATAAAGGTGAGCCTACTATACGTTGGATTGATTAGGTTATATTTGTTATACAGTCATGAAGTGTTTGTGTTATAATTAATAAGAATACAAACACTTTTTATTTAAAAGGAGATTGTTATGGGAAGAGTTATTTATGATAAAAACTTCCATACTAAAAACTTTATTTTGCATTATAAGCAACTTGTCAATAAAGATGAGTTTATGAGAGATAAAGTTAAGTACGGTAAGATGTTAGATACATTATCAAAAACAATTAATGTAGATGAAAATAGGTCTATACTATTTATTGGCAGTAAAGATATTCATAAAGAGGTATTCTTATCTTTGTTTAGTAGATATGATACACTACAGTCTTATTACTATTGCTCTATGATGATGTTGCATGATATTTTTTGGGGGAATAGGGGTAGTGAGAATACTAATATCTTAGATGATGATAAAATGTTTTCATTACAGGATATTACACAAGACGTATTATGTTTGTTTATCAATCGAGAAATGATTCCTACTAAAAATGCTAGCGTAGTTGGTAGTGTGATTACATCTAGATGTATGTTAAGTCATAGCAAGAGAAATTGGATATTCTTTAATGGGTTTGTATCTGATATGTTAGATAGAGAGGGATACAAATCTATTTATGATTTGTTTAATTCTAATGATGAGTTTGTTGTTGTGGATTTAAATAAAGAGTATAGTAATTTACTGTCTAATGCTATAGATAGTAAAAGCAATACTAACAGAAATAGAAATATAAAGATATCTACTAAACGTAGAGAAGTAAGTAATAGTAATTTGTCTGATATGTATTAAGGGGTGTAGTTAGTAAAATGAGAAATATTATTTATTCTAGTTTTAGTAAGGATGACCCTTATTATATTGATTATCTTAAATTATTTGAGGAAGAGGCAGATAATTATAAGAAGAATTATAAAATAGATTCTGTTTTATCTGATGTTGAACGTAAGTTTTTAGATTATATTATTAGTTCTTTTGAGTCTAGTGGTGAGACACCTAGTAAAGATTTGTTTATTAAGGTGTTTAATGATGAGTTTTCATTAGAACATGAGTTTGATAATGCTGTAGAGATTGGTATTAATGATTTTCGTGTATATATTTTTAATTTAATTGATAGAAGGGTTAATAAATATATTTCGGAGAGACTTGATGTACTTAATCAAAAAGTAAAAGATACAGGTATTACCGATGAGATTGCACAAGAGTTTACAAAACTAACTTCTTTATCAAATAGAAATAAAGCCAAAGATATAGATATAGAGATTAATTCTAGGGAAGAATATAATTTAAAGAAAGAGCGTCCTGTAGGGTTAATTACTGGTATACCTGAGATTGATGATAAGATTGGTGGCATGAGTCCAGGAACTGTTTCTACGATTGCAGGGTTTACATCTCAATACAAGTGCGTATCAGAAAATGAACGTGTGTATACTAATAGAGGTCTTTTAACGATGAAAGAGATTTATACTATTGGTGTACATAGTGATTTGATGGTACAGTCTGAGTTTGGTTTTAGTAAACTTGTTGCTGTACATGATGAAGGTGTTAAGAAGTCTTATATCATTTATATTGGTGGTATACCTGTTGAGACATCACCTGTTCATAGATTTAGGGTTTTAACTGGTAGTGGTTTAGAGTGGGTTGAAGCACAAAATCTTAAATGTGGTGATAGAGTAGTTCAGTCATTGAAACAGTCTACACATGAAGGGTTGGTTGGTGATAAGTTATTCTGTGAATATAAAGCAAAGGTAGTTGCTATGACAAGAGAAAGTTTTGATGATGACTTATTTACTAAAAGTGTTGAGTGTTGGAAGTTTTTCATTAGTGAATTGTTTAGACATATAGGGTATGTGATTAAGGGTGGAAATACATTTATGTATTTTCTTAATGTTGATAAAGCATATTCCGTAAGTCATTTGTTATCTGCATTAGGGATTTCTACAGTCTTTATCAATAATAAGTTATTTATAAAAGGTTCTATATCTTTACAACGATTTATTAATGTGGTAGGTGTGGATACATATAATCATGTTAGTGATAGTTTCTATTTATCGAATATGCATGAAGAAGATTTAGGGATAGATGAATTTGTTACCATATACAATGATGACATACATGAATTTTTTAGAGCTGAGTTGGTTTGGAATACTGTAACTGATATAGAAGAATCTGAATGTTATATGTATGATTTGACAGTAGATGGTTCTCCTACATATTGTTTAAATGGGTATGTAACTCATAATACAACGATGGCTTTAAATGTGGCACATCTTAATGCTTATGAGCTTGGTTATAATGTATGTTATTTATCATTAGAAACACCTAAAGAGGATATTAATTGGAATTTATTATCTTGTCATAGTTATGATAGTAAGTTCAGTAAATATAATTTTGTCGGACATGATAAGATGCGTAGAGGTACTATGACATCTGAAGAGGAAGATTTTATCTTTAATGAGGTAGAACCTGATTTAAAAAATGATTATGTAGATGATGAGGGGTATTCTAGAAAACGAGGTAAGGTAGTTATTCTAGATGAGTCTGATTTTAAAACATTCTCTTTTGGGGAAATATCCGCCGCTATTGAGAAGGTAGATGATAAGTTAGGTGGTAAGTTAGATTGCGTTATTGTTGACTATATACAATTATGTAAGTTTAGTGGTCAGGGTGTTACGTATGATGCTAACTCTCAGATTAATAGCTATGTAACATTCTTTAGAAGGTTAGCACAAAACTTTAAGAAAGAGATTAAAGAGGATGGTACTGAAGATGTAAGGCAACTCACGATGATTTTATTAGCACAGATTAATCGTAGTTCTTGGCAAAAGGCTAGTAGAAATGATGGTAGATATGATATCACTTGTTTAGCTGATGCGAATGAGTTGGAGCGTGGTAGTGCTAGGGTATTTACAACGTATACATCTGAGGATTTAAAAGCTAGAAAATCTGCACAAGTGCAGATTTTAAAAAATCGTGCTGGTCAGACGATGTATGACCCTGTTACTGTGTATGCTGATGGTGAGTCATATGTATTTATGTCAGAGGATAATATGAATGGTAGCTTTAGTGCTGATGGGTTAGCTAGTGTAGAGAGTGCTTTTGCTAATATGGATGATGATTTTGATTTTATGTAGAAATGAGGTATTTGTATGAAAACTTTTGTTTTTGATGGTAAAGAGTATAATTTTGCTGAAGACATTACACCTAAAGAAGAGGGTGATTTTGTGGCTGTAGCTACTAGCTCTGAGAATGAGATTTGTCAGTTATATTTCATAGATGGCAAATTAATGTCTGTTGATGTGTTATAAGATTTAATACTAACTTCATAAATGTAGTAAAATAAGGGGTATTTCATTATAATTATGTAGTATATATAAAATTGAGTGTCTTAATTGTTAGATACTCAATTTTTTACTATATAAGAAAGTGAATATATGATATAGATATGAAGCAGTTAGATTTATTGACTAAAAGTTTTGAAGATAATATTATAAAGTGTAGAGTGAGTGGAGATAGAGGTGCTTTAGCAGTTTTATCCGATGTGCATCAAGGTCTTAATGATAGAAAGTATTTACAAGATACTGTTAAATTCTTGTTATCATTAGGTGATAGGTGTAAAGTCATTCTAGGTGGTGATTCTACAAACACTACAACTAAAAACTCTAAAGGTAATGTGTTGGAGGAGTGGTGTAGTGGGAGTGAGCAGATTTATACACTGGTTGATGATATGAGACCTTTATATGAGAGTGGACAACTTATAGGTATTATTGAGGGTAATCACCCTAAACGTGCTTATAATGAGGCATATATTACTATAGAAGAAATGATTGCTAGTTTGTTAGGTGATAAATCTTTATATAAAGGTTCGATGGGTGTTGTGTATTTTAATGTAAATGATAACTTATATGTACATCAAATTTTGCATAAGCATAGGTCTGTAGAGGGTGCATATGATTATTTTAGTGCTGATGTAAATTGGTATGAGCATAAACATAAGCCTATGACTAGACCTAGAGTTAGGATTGAGCATAATAAGTTTGTTAAAAAACCTGTAGCTAAACAGGTCTGGGACATTTATCAATCTAGTTTTCAAGTGTTTCCTGATTATGCTAAGAGTGGTGGATATAAACCTAGTGTGAGTGGATACTATATTTGTGAGATGACTGGTGATAAGCATAATAGAATGGCAACACCTTATTTTGATAGTGATTATAGAAATTTAATCAAGAGTGGGTATATATTTTAGGAGATATTATGGGAGATAGACTTTTAGAGATGTATCAGAATAATAAGGGTTTTAGATATGGTAATATCATAGCTTGTCTATTTATCGGAAGAGAGGGTGAGTATGGTGAATATCCGTCAGAACCTTTCTTAGAGTATATGGAATTAGATATTGGTGGATTTGATGAGTTATTGTATGACTCATACATCTATAAAAATCTATCTTTAAGAGATATTGCATATATGGTAATGTATTCCTATTTAGAAGATGAGTATGAGTACACAGTAGATTGTGGTTCTTTCAATATGATTGTGAGGTCTGAAGGTTCATACAAAGGTTTTAAGATTTATATTAATATACCTTTAAGTGCTTTTATTGATAAGTGTATGTTACGATATTGCTATAAGGATATCAGTCAGGTTGTTAATAAGATTTTTAATTTATACAAAGATACTGAGGTTAGCGAATGTTTGAAAAGAAAAATAAATTAGATAGTTGGTTGGAAGAGATACATAGTTTCATTGAGTTAGAAGATGGATGTGCAGTTTCTAGTAGTGTAATTGAAAATGCTTGTAATTTTTTAAGTAGGGTGTATGACATTGATAAGAGCAATCCTTGGTATCGTAGATGTGGTGTTTATATAAAATCTTCTACGATTGGTAGTGTTCTAATATCTATACAGGCTGTTAATGGTACATTTGTTGATATTGAGTTTATGGTAGATGGTACTATTAGTGTATATCATTATGATACTTTAGAAGATGAAGTTAATATTGTTGATTTAATGTATTTATTGGTGTATAGTGTTGATGAGGCTGTAGAAGAATTTTCTAAGTTGGTTGAGTTTAGCTATATTTAAATACAAAGGGGATAGTAGTTATGATTATTCATTCAGTTGATGAGGCTCATGATATTATTAAGTTCTTTAAAAAAGAGTATGGACAGTTAGATTTGTCTAATCAACTTAAAAATCTAAGAGATTTTATTGATGGTGTTGATATAGAGAAGCCGATATATAATGTAGATGTTGACATTTCTATTGATAGTGATGGGATTATTACTTTATCATATAGTGTTAATTCATGGGATGTAGGTATTATATTCTTTCAAGATAATCAAGTACATATTCAAGAGTGTGTTAATCATATTACTAAATTTGAGAATGTAAAACGTGCTATCTTATATGCTAAACGATTTTTATGTTTATAGAGGTTTTTATGGAGATATTTTCATTTTTTATTATACTTAGTGTGTTTACAATTATAATGACTGTTGTACAAGATTATTTGATATACAAGAGTCCCTATTGGTATGCATTGTTTGCGTTTGTTTGGTTTGTGTTGATGATGTTGTGTTTGTGTCTAATACCAGGGTTATTTCAGTAGAAGTGTTGTAATACTTCTACTATTTTAATATATGGGGGATTATTATGAATGGTACATTTTCAAATGCAGTTATGGTAGGTACTATAAATAGTTTTAGAAATACATTGTATATAGCTATCAAATTTATGCTAGATAAAGAGTTATATGATATTTATAGTAAAGATTTGTATTGTAATTGTGGAGATTTTGTATATAGTAAGTTTATTGGTTTCAGCAAGATGACAATTACATTAAAAGATTTTTCTATGTATGATAATACTTTATATTATAGTGATGGTAAAATAACTGTTGATAGTGATGAAGGTAGTAAGTTAGATATTAAATTTAATTCTAGTGGATGGTGTGATGCTTATACCTATGGTTATGATGGTGTGTCATATGTTATAAATGCTTATGAAAAAGTAATTGAATTTGTAAAACAGTATATTGATTGGTATAAGTTTGATAGAGGTTTTTTAATTGATAGACTGAGAGAGTTTGTTACTCAATATGGTTTGATATTACAATGTAGTAATATGAGGTAATAGTTTTATATATAATTGTTGTACATTCCGTCATGATGGTTGTATAATAAAAGTATATTATTCTTATGAAGTAAGGATGATAGCGACTGTACAAGTAGAAGTAGTGAAGCGTATGTTTATTATCTTAGTTATAGGGAGCAAGTTTTAGCCGATTATAATGATGATGGGTAACAAAAGCATAACGAAACGAAAGGAGGCCGTTTAATCTATGTCTAATAAGATTAAGGCTTTGTTGTCAATTTTTGCATTTAGTGTCTTTTTTGTTTTTGGGTGTCACAGTGTTGATGCAAGACAGGTTATGACTACTGCATACTCACCACATGAACAGGCTGGCTATATGGCTAATGGGCTGTGGATTCAAGAGGGATATGTTGCATTAGATTTTCTACCTTTAGGTACACAGGTTTGGCTCGATGGTGTGCCTTATATTGTGGGAGATAGGATTGGCGATGGCGATTATAATCATGTTGATATTGTAATGAATAGTTATGAAGATGCGATTCAGCATGGTAGACGTTATATGGATTTACAGTACTGATTCAATATAAGAAGATAAAAATTTACTAGTATACAAATATTTTAAGGTATGTTGCGTTGACAGCATACCTTATTTTTATAATTTCATATAACTTAACAAAACTTTACAATATAATAGATATGTGGTATACTATGAGTGTGATAAGAGTGGTATTAAATCAAAGGAGAAATAAAATGAAAAACTTTAAAATCTATATTGTGAGTGGTGAAGATAGTTCTAAGTATGAGATTTCTTTGGGTGAGTTAGTTACTAAAGGTAATTATACTGAAGATGAAGTTTGTAAGTTGTTAGATTATATTGAGTCCACTAAGTACAAAACTTTCAGATGGAAGTTAGTACACAAGGATTCTATTCATGCTATGGATGGCGATGGGATTCAACACTACTTAGTTGTGTTATAATATAAGGAGAGATAAAATGAAAAAATTCGTAAGTGTTTATTATAATTTTGTTGGTTTGAATATAGAAGAAGTAAGTTCCTATATTGATATTCATGAAAATGGGTATTGGGGAGCAGAGTCAGTTAAGGTACAGGCTGATGTGTATGGTCTTGTTAAAGGTAGACATACTATGCCAGTAGAGGAGTATGTTTTTGATGAGATTGGTGATATGTTTAACTTTTTTAACTTAGAGGTTAAAGCATTGTCATCTATTAAAAAGACATCTGATTTATTAGTGTTGTATGTGACAGGTTTAACTGCCGCTACAGTAGCTGTTTTAAATACTGCTAATAGATTAGGGTATAAAGATGTTGTGTTAAAGCATTATAATAAAGATAATGGGCTTTATGAGTGTCAATGGTATATTAGAGGTGGGAATTAAAAATGGATGCAATTAATACAGTATATGGAATTTATCAAGATGGTCAATCAGTAGGATTTCTTTCACATGATAGTTTTGCAGAATTTTTTAAAGATGTGTGTATTGATTTAGTATGTCCTGTTGAAGAGAGGGAGTACATTACAGATAAAGTTAATTTGAATGTCTTATACTTTGAGTTTGGGAAGTTCTTTTCAGATGAAGATGGGACTACATTATATAGAGTTGTAGGTAAATTCCCTAAAAAAGATATGGAAGTTTTTGGTAAAGAGTTTTATAGTAAGATTAAAAAATGATAATCTCTAGAGATACTAATATAGTATCTCTTTTTTTTGTGTTTATTGTAACTTATATATTATATTAGATGTATTCTTTATTTTTTAGTGTGTGGTGGTATTTAATATATGGTAATTTTAACAAAGAAAACAAAATATGACAGTATTTTGGAGGGTGTACATACATTGGTTAATGAGTCTGTGTATGGAGATTTAAAGAAGATTGGTAACAGCAAGAAGTTTACTGAGTTAAAATCTTTTAAGGATAAAAAATATCCTCATTTAGATTTAGGATATAGGATTCATAAGATTAAGAAAGATACTTTTACATTGGACTTAGATTTCTTAGCAGGAAATAAAGATTTAGATACTCATGCTGAATTTATTGTTAGATGTTCTTGTGAGTATGTGGATAATGATGGTGTTGGCAATGTAACAATTAATGCAGATACTGTTATTGTTGAGTCTTTAGATGCTCCTATTGTTTCTGCATTAGATAATTTTAAATCTTTTAAAGTTAAGAGTGGTGTTAATCTCATTAATAAGGAAGATTTTGATGTTAATAGTAGTTTATCTGAAGTAGTTACTGATGCTTGTGTTGTTGCATTACAAAAGGTGTTACTAAATAATTCTCAATTAGATAAAAAGATAGAGAAGATTACAAATAGTGCAAAAGGATTTAGTTCTGTTAGTGGTTTTTTAACTGTATAGATAGGTGGATACTTAATGGCTGAAGAGTATGGGAAAGAGTGGAGATATTCTTTAGAAAGACAACATAGTGTACATAATCCTGTTATAATCAATGAAGATATAGAATTACAAAGACGAATGTTTTGGGAGTCAGCGTTACATACTGGCATTACTGTTGATTTTTATAATTGTAGATTTGAGCAGCAAGATTTCAATCAAGATTTAAATCTTATGTGGGATGACGCTATACGATTACCTGTTATTTTCGATGATGCACCTAAAGTTAAAGTATTGAAGAATTTAGGATGGTATACAGAGGATGATGAAAGACCTGAGTTGGTATATCTTCCTATGTATAAAGATTGGATGACAAAAGAGTTATTAGATGTCAAAGAAAATTCTATTATCAGATTATATTATTTTGGTGGTATTAATACTGCTGACTTTAGGGTTACTGATAAGAAGATGGACAGTGTGTATGGTGTATACTGGGTTTGTAAATTAGCACCTGAAAGAATGAATGATTTTACTATGATAGAGTTAAATGGTGAGCATTTCTTAAAACGTAGTGAGGTTAGAAGTAGACATACTGAGTACATGGATAAGCAGATTAGTGATGGATATAGTCCTGATTATGACAAATCATCTGATTTTAGGAATTATGAACATTCATCGTATGTTAATCAGATAGTTGACAATGATGAGGATGATGGATTAGCAGATAACTTGAATTATTCTAGTACTGAAAACAATAATGTTGGTTATATTGATAAAGAAGATAACGAGAGTACAACTTTTACATCTATTGATGGTAAGAAATATATAGATAATTTTGATATTATAGAAAATTATGAAAAACCAAAGAAAAAAGATAAAAATTCTGATAGTAGATTTGTAGTGAGGTAAGTATTTTGAAGTATAGTAGTGATTATATCGTAGAATCATTAAGGGGTAATTCTATTAATGAAGCTAAAGTTGTAACATTTGATGGTAAGAGTAATCCAGATTTTGGTCAGGCTGTTATTATGGCTGGTGGAGCAGGTTCAGGCAAAGGAACAGCTTTGAAGAGTGTTATCATGATGCAGGGTAAAATCTTTGATGTTGATGAGTTAAAACAATTATATGTAAAAGGTTCTAAAGCAGGTATTTTTGATGATATTCGTGGTGGTAATTATGATTTCAAGAATCCTGATGATGTAGCTTTATTACATCAAAAAGTAAAAGAGTTAGGTTTAAAAGATAGAAGGGAACAGGCTTTCTTTTCATCATTATCTACTAATCGTTTACCTAATATTGTATTTGATATTACAGGTGATGAAGAATCTAAGTTGACTAAGTTGTCAATGATGTGTAAGGATATTGGATATAAAGTAACTTTAGTATGGGTAGTTGCTAATAGGGAAGAAGCATTTATTCGTAATTTACAACGTGATAGGACTGTTCCTGATGAAGTATTCCATGCTACACATAATAATGTAAAAACAAGTGTATTTAGTTTTCTTGAAGGTAGTGGTAGTAAATTCTGTGATAGTGCTTGGATAGTATTCTCTAGTGGTGCTAGTGCTGAGGAAATGACACCTGATGAAAAGAGAGCTTTAGAAAATAATAGGGTTATTAGATTAGAAAAAAAAGGTTCTAAATTTGTTGTACCTGATAAAGTATATCGTAAAATAATGAAGGTTACAGGTAGGAATGAGATAGACCCTAAGAATCCTCAAAATTATATTAGTCAGAAAGATTTTGCTAAAGATGGTTTAAAAGATGCTATTAAATCTGTTAGAGGTGGTAAAACTACAGTTAGGAAAACTATTTTTAATAAGTAGTAGAGGTATTTTAAATGAAAATACTACGTAGTGTTGTTGAGATGGAACATATAGATGGGATTTATTAAGATGTCAAAATAACAATCATGAATTTATTCATAAATATTTTTGACAGAATAGTAAGTCTGTAGGGAAACTTGCAGATAGTAGCAACTAGATGTTGTTCAACAAAGAAACTGAATTGCTGGGAACTCCTAAAGCTAGCTAAACTACAACGTGATATCTATTAATATGATATGGATGTGAATGTGGCGAAAGCAGAGAAAATTAGTTAGATGGTATAAGGTTAAACCCTAAGTACTGCGATAATGGATAATCAGCAGCCAAGCCCGTGAGGGAAGGTTCAACGACTATTCCTCGTGAGGGAAGTACATTCAAGCGAATGGAAGTGGTTTCGCCTAAGTCGTAAAAGTGATATGGATAAGATATAGTCTGTGCTTTATTGAAAGATAAAGATGCACGTAGTGGTGCTGGCTAAGTGGTAGCGTACTTAGTTGAACGAGCGTTCTCTCAAAAATTTCATAGTTATAGTTATATATTTGATAATAGTTCCTATTAGTATTATAATAAAGATATTAGGATTCTTTATTCAGTATGAGAGGAGGTGTTATCATCTATGAATAAAAGTTTTAAAGTTAGGATATATCCGACACAAGAACAAAAAATATTGTTAGAAAAGACCTTTGGTGCAAACAGGTTTGTTTATAATTACTTTCTCAACTTAAAAAGTAAGTTGTATGAGTTTTATAAAATAAGAATTAGTTATAATAATTCTTCTAAGATTCTAACTGAGTTGAAGAAACAAAAAACTTGGTTTAAAGAAGTTGATAGTGTTTCTTTACAACAAACACTTAGAGATTTAGATAGTGCGTATCAAAACTTTTTTAGTAGGAGATGTAAATATCCTAAATTTAAGAGAAAAGATGATAAAAACTCATATCGTACTAACTCTAATATTAAAATAGATAATTGGTATATAACAGTTCCTAAGGTGGGAATGTTACATTTTAGAGATAAAAACAGATTTAGTGGTGTTACTAAAATTTATAATGTAACAATATCTAAGACATCTAGTGGAAAATATTTTGCTAGCATTTCAGCTGAGGTTGATATCGCAACTTTTGAGAAAAGCAATCAAAATGTAGGTATAGACTTGGGATTGAAAGATTTTGCTATTCTTAATACTGGAGAAAAGATACATAATCCTAGAATATTAAAACATCTTGAAGATAAATACAGAAAGTTAGCTAAATCTGTTTCAAGAAAAGTTAAAGGTTCAGTTAATTATCAAAAAGCTAGGATTAAGTTAGCTAGGTTTCATGAATACATAGTTAATATACGAAAAGATTTTCTACACAAACTATCTACTAATATAGTTAAGACTTATGATATTATGTGTATAGAAAATCTCAATATTAGTGGTTTAATGAAAAATCGTAGATTAGAAAAATCATTTCAGAATGTTTCATTGTATGAGTTCATATGGATGTTAGAGTATAAAGCTAAGTGGTATGGTAAGACTATTTCTAAAGTAGATAGATTTTATCCATCATCACAGTTATGTTCTAATTGTGGTTATAAGAATAAAGAAGTTAAAAATCTTAGCGTTCGTGAGTGGGATTGTCCTGAATGTGGAACTATTCATGATAGAGATATAAACTCAGCAATTAATATTTTGCATGAGGGATTACGACTTTTAGAGATATAAATATATGAATATATAAGTATAACTGTGGGACACATGGGGATAGCCTATTGTCTGGTTGTAAGACTCTTTTAACATAGTATTAAAAGAGCGAACCATTGGGTAGGAACCTCACTGACTTTGAGTCATAGAGGATGTCAGATTACTGTATCTCAACATATGTTAAAGCTAGGTTCTAAAAGGATACAAAAGGAGTTAGGGAGTCTTTATTATCAAGACTTCCTAATATTTATGGCTGTTACTTTAGCTAAAGAGTTTGAACGTGCTATAGATACACAAAGATATAAAGGTACTAAGTGGGCGCCCTTGTCGATTTCTTATTTAACATATAAACAGAGAAAGAATTTATCTCTTAATATATGGGAGGCGACCGGTTATTTAAAGAATAGTATTACTGTATTCAAGAAGTTTACTAATTTTATTGCAGTAGGTTTTCAACAAAAACAATATTATCCTAATAGTGGAGCACAGGTAAATATGGTTGCTCGGTATGTTGAGTATGGTACTAATAGGAATACAGTAAATGGTAAGAAAACAATGCCAGCTAGACCTTTATTTAGACCTATAGCTAGTTATGTTTCTAAACATATATCAAGGTATTATAAGACTTATCTAAAAGAGATAGATAAACTCAGAAATAAAAAGATACCATACTTATATCTTAGGAATAAGAGTGTTAAAAGGTCATCTAAAAATAGGAAGTAGTTATATTAATTTACACAACTTTACATAATATATGTTTTATGTTATATTAGATATGTAGAGTGGTTAGATTAATTTATAAGGTGTGGTATATATGGATAAACAAAAATTAATTTTAGAAGAACTTAGAGGTGTAGAGAATATTAATGAATCTAGCTTAGGTAGATTATATCAACATATAGGTAAAGATTATATTGTATTCATTACATCTGATAGACAGGCATTAGATGTTACTGAAAATAATAAACGTAGGAAAGAGTTAGAGAAGTATATTCGTTTAGCTGGTTTTGGGTATAATAAAGTAGTTGGAAATTATGTAGAGGAAGAGACTGGTGAACCTAAGAAAGAGAAGTCTTTTGTAGTTTATGGTAAAGATGAGGAAGAGATGCTTAAAATGTTTAAGCGTTTGGGTGAAAAGTATGAGCAAGACTCTATCTTATTTGTAGATTTAGATGGTAATGCTTATCTTTTATATACATATGGTAGCAAAAAGGGTACCAGTGATAAACTTGGTAATTTTCATGTAGGTATTGTAGGTGATTTTTATTCTACAATAGGTAAAAAAGCCTTTAGATTTGAGGTTAGTGAGTCTTACTATAAGGAAAGTTTTACTACATTTAGTGGTATGCTACACGAAAATTTCATGAAATTTGTTAATAAGTACGATGATTTTGATATTAGATGGGAAAATAGATAATGCATAGTCCTTTATATCAATACGATTTAGCTTTATTTGATAGAATACATAGTTTGTATGATGAAGTATTTTTTGCTGATGTTGATGAACAGTTTATTACTAATGCTAGGGAACATCAAGGTAAGGTAGTTATGCCATTTATTGGTATTAGTAGATTGCCAGATTTTTCTATTAATTATGAATTTTATAATGACAGTCAAGTTCGGCGTGGTTGGACTAATCTAGGAGCAAAAGACCAAGATGGTGTAGAGTTTGCAGGTAAGAAAGTTATGATACATTCATTACCTGTTATGCTACAGTATCAAGTAGATGTGTATGCAACTAAACGTGACGTGTGTGATGGTTTGATTTCAGAGTTGATTATGGAATTTCATGAGAGACCTTATCTAAGGGTTCAGTTCATGGACTTAGGTGATGTTATACAAGAATTTCAAATAGCTGTTGAAGATGGTGTTACAGATAATACTGATGTTAGTGGTTTTAGTGAAACAAACAGGTTTTATAGAAAATCTATAACAATCAATATAGACCATGCATATATCTATAGGGTTGATAAAGCACTAGAGATTGAAAAGATAACAATAGATGTCAATGATTTACCTTTAGATAAAAAAGAAATTGAAAAAGTTAGACCTAAAGGTGAAGATAGTGGTAATGGTGGTAAAGTAGTACCTGATAATAGATTAAGTACAGATGGGATTTCACCAGGAGTTAGGTCAAAAGATGATTTAAATAAAGCTAATGAAGAGATAAATAGTTCTGATATAGAAATAAAAAGATAATAATTGTAAAGAAAGCACATTTCATAAAAAGAAATGTGCTTTTTATATATAAAATTTGAAAACATTAAAACAATAAATATCTATATTTACAAAAGATAATAGTATACAAAAGATGGGTAAGTGAATAAATTATAATATATTATAAATTATCCGTTAAGGGGGATACTATTTAATGGCTACATTAACAATGTTAAGTCCTGGTGTATACATGAATGAGGTTGATAAATCTCAGTATATTACAGATTCCTCTACTTGTATTATAGGTATGGTTGGTGGTGCAAGGTTTGGGCCAGTTGGTGTACCTACACTTATTACTTCTCAACAAGAGTTAGTCAAGACTTTTGGTGAGCCTGTTGAGGGTGAGCATGGGTTGTATAGTGCCATGATGGCTCTAGTTCATGCTAGTCAAGTAATTTATACTCGTGTTGTAAGAGGTGGAACAAAAGCTACTGCTGGTGTTTTGGGAACTGATAAAATTCTTTATAAATCAGCTGTTATAGGTGATGCTAGTAATGGGTTAAAGATTTCTCAAACTGCTTTAACAGGTGGCAAATTCTCCATTACTGTAAAAGATGCACAGGATGTTGAGAAAGAAAAGTTTGAGGATTTAACATTAACGTCCTCAGAAGAAAACTATGTTGAGGCTATTGTAAATTCTAAATCAAAACTAATCAGGGTTGAACTTCAATCAACTGGCGAAATTACTGCCAAGGATTTCACGTTAGGTGATACTGTTAAAGGTGGTAACACTGGTGCAAATGCACATGCTGGTAAAAAAGGAACTGATAAGATTGTGTTAGAATCAAAATATTTTGATTCTGAGTTAAATGGATGTTCCGCAGTATTTAGTGCTATGGATGATTTTACTCAAACATTTAATTTACATATCTTAGATGAGAATGGTAATGTTGTTGAGCAATTCAGTACTTTATCTTTAGACCCTAAATCACCTCGTTTTGTAGAGACTATTATTAATAATGGTTCTATTCGTGTTAATGCTAAGATGGATACTAATACATCTATTCAATATCATGAGGATACTTTAATCTTTAGTGGTGGTGATGATGGTATTTTAGGTATCACAGCACAAGATGTAATTGGTGATATTAGTGGTGGTGGTTTACAAAGTTTCTCTAACCCTGAGACAGTTACTATTGATGTATTGACTGCAAGTGGTTGGAGTGATTCCTCTGTAATTAAAGCTGGTTTACATATCGTAGAAAATCGTGCAGATTCTATTTTTATTGTAGACCCACCTTTTGGCATGTCTGTTCAAGAGATGATTAATTGGTCTAATGGTAAGGGTTCATACACTAATCAAGGTGGTTTAGATACATCTTATGGTGCATTGTATTGGCCATGGTTACAAATTAGTGATAACTATACTAATAAAAATATATGGTTGCCGCCTAGTGGGTTTGTAGCTGGTCAGTATGCATATAATGATAAAGTTGGTTTCCCTTGGTTAGCACCTGCTGGTCTTAATAGGGGTAAAATCACAAAAGCTATTAATACAGAATATTCACCTACACAGGGTGAACGTGATGCTTTGTATGGACATAGGAATGTTGTAAACTGTATTACTAATTTCATAGGACAAGGTATTGTAATATGGGGTAACAAAACTTTACAACGCCAACCTACTGCATTAGATAGGGTAAATGTTCGACGTTTGATGTGTTTCTTAGAACGTAGTATTGCCGCTAAAACAAGGTATTTTGTTTTTGAGCAAAATTACGATGCAACATGGGAACGTTGGAAAACTCTTGTTGAACCTGTATTGATTAATGCTAAAAATAATGGTGGTTTGTATGATTATAAAATTGTGTTAGATGCTACTGCTGAAGATTATGAAAATAATAGGATGCCTATTAGTATCTATGTTAAACCAGTTAAATCTGCTGAGTTTATTAGTTTGACATACAATATCATGAGTTATAGTGCTAGTTTTGATAAATAAGGAGGAGTATAATAGATGAGTCAGTTAAACGCAGCTTTTATGTCTATGGATTCCACTTATGAAGTTCAACGTACCAATAACTTTAGGTTTATCGTTGATTTAAGTGAGTTTTCTAATAATACTTCTTCCTCTAGTGGTGATATTATCGAGTTGGCTTGTGATAGTACAGGTTTACCTACCGTATCTAATGACCCTATTGAGTTAGATTATGGTAACTCTCAAATCAAAGTAGCTGGTAAAGCTACAACTGATGATATTACTGTTGCAGTTAAAGACTTCATTGAGCCTGATGTTGAAAACATCTTATGGCAGTGGAGGATGAAGGTTTATAACCCTAAAACAGGTAAAGTTGGTTGGGCAAATAACTATAAACGTACTTGTATGATTGTTCAATATGGGCCAAATGGTGAAGTATTGAGGAAATGGCAATGTGATGGTTGTTGGCCAACAAGTCTTGATTTAGGTGAGCTTGACTATTCAAGTGGTGATAAAAAACAAATTAGTATGAGTTTGTCTGTAGATACTGCATATCTTGTAAGGGATGGACAAAATACTCATATTTATGGTACTGATTAATAGTATCGTTTTTAGAGATGTAACATATGTTACATCTCTTTTTTGTGTTATAATACTAATATAATATTAATATTAATATTATATTTATGTTTAATAAGAGGTGTATTATGGAAGAAAAACAATTAGAGGATTATCAAGTTAGGTTTATCGACGAGTATCGCACGTTATGTGAAAGGTGTTCTAAACTACATAGTATATTAGTTAAGTATGACGCTGGTACATTAGACTTTTCTCCTAAATGTAGTTCTGAGTTGCTAAGTAGTCAGTTAGAGTATATGGAAGGTTATAAGTATATTCTAGAGGTTAGGGCTGAATTAGAAGGTATTGACTTGTCTAAGTATATGTAGTATATTATAAGTATAACCGTGGGACACATGGGGATAGCCTATTGTCTGGTTGTAAGACTCTTTTAACATAGTATTAAAAGAGCGAACCGTTGGGTAGGAACCTCACTGACTTAATTAAAAGTCAAGAGAGGATGTCAGAAAGTGTATATCTTCTCTGATTATCTGCCTTTTACTATTAATAGATATAACACTTAGTAAAACACACTTCTATGGTTTAAATAGAAGTGTGTTTTTATATATGTTAATGTAAGGGGTTTACATTTTTTGTGATATGTGTTATATTTTTGGTGGGATATTTTTTAGTAAGTGTTCCTTTCTTTTGGGTAGATACATTTAAGCGTATTTGAGCATATTTTAATCCTGTTGAGTAGTTTGATATATTTTTTGCTCCTTTCTTGCAGTTGACACATTGGTTCTGTGTCAACTGCTTTTTATTTTGTCATTTTATAGATTGTTTATATTAAATGTCTTATTATAGTTAGTATAAATAGTTATATTTGATATATGTTCTCATTTTTATTTCAGATAGTTATTATATATAGTTAATCTTGTTATTAATAATATATAATAAATGTGTAAGTACTCAAAGATTCCAGTTCTACATTATACCGTATTGCTAATTAATATACAAAGGATATGTAAGGTAGTGTCATATTTAAGTAGAATGGGGGAAATGTCTTTGAATATTATTGAGATGCTTTCTGTTCTAGGTATGAATATCAGTATAAGTGATGTTTCTATGGCTACGATTTTACTACTAACTATCATTCAGATATCACCAATAGATTTTAATCCACTATCTGTGATTTTATCTATTATAGGTAGAGAATTAAATAAAGAGGTTATAGATAGGGTTGAAAAAATTGAAAAGTTAGGTGAGTCTAATAGTAAGGAGTTAGTTAAGTTGTCTTATGACATATCTGAGACTAGGGCAATAAATTCACGCTCTAGGATTTTGGAGTTTGATGATGACTTATTACATAATGTAGCAAAGTCAAGAGAGAGTTTCGACCACATTATGCTTGATATAACTTATTATGAGCATTTTTGTAGGAGGTATCCAGATTTTCACAACCATATAGCTGATATAGCTACATCACATATAGTAGAGACATATAAGAGTAGATTGTCTAGGAATGATTTCTTAAAGTAGATGAGGTTATATGGAGAGTAGAGTTAGGGTAAATACTAACTCTACTTTTGTTGTTATATGGGGTTATATTATTGTATATAAATAATTTTAGTAGGAATACTTTAGATATTTTATTTAATACGTACAGAAGAGGTTTATATGGTTCAAGAGAATACATTTAGTTTAGGTTCTGATGTTTTTGGTGATAATAATAGTGGTGTTGAAAGAGTAGATGTTATTAACAAAGATGTTAGAGTAGATGATTTAGGTGTTAGGGAAGATAAAAAAGACATGGTAGAAAACAATACAAAAGTTGATACTATTGCAAGAGATTTAGATAGGGAAGATATGTCAGCTGGTTCTAAGAAAAGTAAATTAGATTATGAAACAACAGTTTTGTTACCATCTAAAGGGATTTTATATAGAGAGGACGGTATACCTGCTAATATTACTTTACGTGGTATGACAACTCGTGATGAGAAGATTATGTATGCTAGTCAGGGTGCTGATGTATTTAAAAAGATTCTAAGGAATTGTATTGTTTCACCTGAGAATATTGATATTAATCGTCTTATTAGTGCTGATGAAATGTTCTTAATTTTGCAGTTAAGGATGGTAACTTTTGGTGATAAATATAAAGTACGTTCTACTTGTCCTCATTGTGGTGCTGTAGATGAGCATGAAATTAGTTTGTCTGATTTTGAGACTTTATATTTAGATGATGATTTCACAGAGCCTATTAAAGTTGAGTTACCTCGAAGTGGGGATGTTATTTCTTTACGTTTGTTGCGTAACTCAGATACTGAGTATGTTGAAAAATATGCTAAAAGGTTTGCTAAACAATTTAATCAGAATTATAAAGAAGTGTTGTATATCTGTAGGATGGCTAAGTATATTGTTGCTATTAATGATAAACCAGTAGATTTCATTGATGCTAGGTCTTATGTAGAAAATATGTTATCTATGGATAGTGCTAAAATGCAGTCTGTTATTGGTAGTATTATTGTAGGTGTTGATACAACTGTAGAACATGAATGTACTACTTGTGGTGAGTATTACGATTTTCAAATGCCTATTACGAGTGAGTTTTTTCGTCCCACAATTAAGTAGTTATAATACTGAAGAAGAGAATAAAGTTGCTAGGGAGATTCGTTTTTCCGCATTTAGGGTTCTCATGAAAGAGGCTTTTCAGTTAGCATATTTTGGGAGAGTTTCTTATGAGTCTGTTGATAATATGAGTTCTTTAGAGAGAAGAACTATGTATCAATTATTAGTTGAGCAGAAGAAGGAAGAAAAGAAAGCACAAGATGAGGCTATTCAGAAGGCTAAAGAGAATAAAGGTTCTCGTAGGCATAGAAGGAGGTAGCCTCTTTCTTTTATATTGGTGGTTTGTATATGGATGAAGCAAAGAATAAAGAAAATCTAAATAAACGTATACAAAAGATAGAGCAAAAAGAGGCTAAAAGGGTTGAAAAGCAGATTGCTAAACGTGAGCAACGTTTTTCTAAAATGCTAGACAATCAGATGAATATGCTAGAGAAGTTCTATGAGACTTCTAATAAGAAAACAAAGGATAGACTTAGTAGTGGGTTACAGAATCAGCAGACAATCTTAGAGGATAATTTGTCTGATATGAAGAGAGAGTTCAACTTATATGCTAAGTATATGGACAACAGTACTCGTAAGTATTATAAGGGTATGATTTCTGTTGCTGATGAAAATTTACAAACAATGAAAGACACAGTATCTAAGCGTTTTGGTGAAATGACTGATGATATTGAAGATGAGATTGTGGGTATGACTGATTCTATCTCTGATAGGGTGAAGAGGTTTACAAAGGATATTAGAGATGCCGCTATAGCTTTGGAATTAACAGATGTTGCTGACAATGTTAAAAGTCAATTAACAGACATTACAGACTCTTTTATTGACAATTTTAGGGAACGTAGTGCTATGTATAATGGCAACATTACAAAAGGCAGTTATCAAAAAATGATAGGTAGTGTTGTGGATTCATCATATGCTATGAGTAGGTCAGAGGCATCTGAGCTTGTAAATTCTGTTATGGATGAGATGTCTATGAAAACGGGTGAGCAGTTAGAGCCGTATTTGAAAGAGATATCAGCGTTACATGCTTCTATAGATGCTAATATTAATGATATGACTGGTATTATGAGAGCAGATATAAATTCAGGGGCTAGGGGTGCTATATTTAAGAGTATTTCTAATATAGCGACTGGACTTGGTTCTGATACGAATTTAACTGTTGATAGTAATGCTATGTTATCTTCTATGAATGAGCATATTGAGGACTTATTTAATTTGTCAAAAGGTGATTCTAAAAAATTCACAGGTATGACTAAATCATTGGCTACGATGGAAGGTATTCAGCAACAAGAATATAATAAAGGTGTTGAGGAAGCAGGGGGCAAGATTGTAGAGTGGTCTAAAATGTCTGTTCCTGAACTTCTTAAAGATGATGATTTTGTCCATTTTACTGCTTTGAGTGGCATGACTGCACAAGATTTCAGAGATAATATTGATAGTGGTAATGCTGATAAAGTCATGATGGCTATGCAAGATACGTTGAAAGATGTAAAAAATGACCAGTTCGCTTTGAATCAACGTAGAGAGATGTTAGGGTTTAGTTCGGATGCTGTTGCGATGGCTTTAGCAGATGAGGATAGTTTAGCTGATAACTTGAAGAAAGTTACTGATAATATTAATGCTAATGCAGATAAGACTGGTTCAAATGCTGAAAGTATGGCTGGTAAGTCTACAGGATTCGTAGAAAAAATTGGTAATTGGTTGTCTGATTCATTCCCAGTTAGGTTGGTATCTGATTTCTTTAGTCAGTTAGATGTTAAAGCCGCCAACTTAGCAAATTACGCTATTATAGCTTATACCGCCGCTAATGCGTGGGGTAATGTAAAAGGATATTTCAATAGTTTTAAAGGAATATCTAAAGGTTTTAAAGGGATGGGAACATTCTTTGAAAAGGGAGGATTAAAGAGGGTATTCAGTTCTAAAGGTGCTTTAAGTGGTGCTATAGAGAGTGGATTATCTTCTGTGTTTGGTAAGACAGGAGGTTTTTTCAGTAAGGTATTTGATGGCTTTAAAGGTGTGTTTTCGTGGGTAGGTAGAGTATTCTATGCAAATGCACCTGAGGGGATAATAAGGGCTTTATCTAAAGTTGGTTCTAAATTATGGAAGCCTTTTTCTGATTTCTTTGGTACTATTTTCTCTAAAATAGGTAGTAGTGGTATTGGTAAAATATTCAGTAAGTGGTTTGGTGGGGGAATATTTAAAGTCTTAGGTAAATTTATACCAATCATTGGTGGATTTTTTGATGTTATATTAGACTTCTTTGATGGTTTGAATAATGTTGATAAATGGTTTGGTGAGAATCATAGTCTATTTGATACTATTATGAGTGGATTAATAGGTTCTATTTTTGGTACTGGTAGTGGTGTTCAAGGTAAGGATTTCGTGAATGATTTTCTCACTGTTTTGGCTGGTGCTTTTAAAGGTGGTGCAGCTGGTTTCGCAGTAGGTGGGCCTATGGGTGCCTTGGTAGGTGCTATTATAGGTGCTATTGCTAATGCTATTGGTGGTGACAGGATTGCTAATGCATTTAATGACTTCAAAGATAGGATTATAGGTATTTTTGATGGTATATTTGATGCTTTACATGATTTAGTAGCTGATTCATGGGTTGGTAAGTTGTTTGGTATGGAAAAGACTAATCCAGATGCTACAACTTCTGATAATTTAGGGACTATATTTAAGGGTGGTTTAGAGTTAAATCCATTTTTAGCACCAGCGATGGCTGTATATAATAAGATGACTACACCTATTGATGATAGTGATATAGGTTCTCATGCCGATGGTTTATCAAATGTACCTTATGATAATTATTTAGCATATTTACATAAAGGTGAGGCTGTTTTAACTGCTAATCAAGCTGGTGCCGTTAGGTCTGATGGTGGTATTGATGTTGGTAATAGTGGTTCTTTGATTAATGCTTTAGGGCTAAATGGTGAAATAGGTCAAGGACGTTCTGTATTTGAGAAAGTGTTAAGAGGTGTTTTTGGTATCACTGGTGAGGATACGTATGGTGTAGGTGGTCTTTTTGGTACTATACTTAAAAACTTATTTAATATTGGTAGTGATGGTATAGGTGGTCTTTTTGGTGATGGTTCTTTATTAGACAAATTAAAGTCATTGATTGGTGGTAGTGATTCTTCTTCATCAGGTGGTGGAAAGGGTGCCCCTATGTCTACTGGTAAAGGTGATTCTAAGAAGGTGTGGGATTTCTTAGCTGGTAAGGGGTTTTCTGCTAATGCTATTGCTGGCATTATGGGGAATTTACAGGAAGAGAGTGGATTCCGTAGTGGTGCTATTGAAGGTGATATGGGGAAAACAAATGAGGATTTACTTAAACAGATTACTGCTAGTAAAGATGCATTTTTGGCTCATCAAGGTGGTTTTGGTTTAGCACAATGGACAAGTGATAACAGAAAATCTGATTTATGGGATTATGCACAGTCTAAGGGTAAGAGTGTTGCTGATTATGATACTCAGTTAGAGTTCTTATTTAAGGAATTAAAAGAAAATTATTCTGATACTTATGATGCTTTAATGAATGGTAGCATATCTTTAGAGGAAGCTTGTACAGTATTCGGTGATAAGTATGAGGGTTTTGGCGCAAATTCAGCCGCTAATAGGTTAGCTAATGCTAAACAAGTATATCAAGATAGTACAGCTACAGCAGGTAGTGGAAAACCTCAATACGCTCAGGGTACACCTTGGGTACCTGATACACAGGTTGCTTTAATTCACGAGGGAGAGATGGTAGTACCAGCTGATGTAAACCCACTTAATACAACTACAAGTACAACAACTGTTTCAGATGAAGATGGTAGTGAAAATGTAGTAGACGCTATAAAGTGGCAAGTTAGTAGGTTGGAGGCTAAGTTTGATATATTAATTAATATATTATCAGGTGGCTCTAGTACTAGAGGTGTTAGTGGTAGTACTTCAGTCGATAATTTGTTGAGAGTGTAATGTTTGGGGGTGTTTGAGTTTTGGCAAATGACTTTAGTTCTGACAAGTATTCTATGTCAGTTGGTAAGAGTGGGGTTACTACGATGCAGTGGAATCCCACTCAAATCGTACCTTGTTACATTGTAAATCTTGTTACAGGTATGAAGATTAATTTTGCGACTCTACCTACAGATGTTTCTGAGGATTACTCTGCTAGTTTCGGTTCTCAGCAACCTATGGGTAGGTCATCTCCATATTTTAACTATGAAAATAGTGAGGCTAGGACAGTTTCTTATAGCGTTACATTGCATAAAGATATTGTACCTGATATGGAGAATGTTGTATTAGAGTGTAAGAAGTTAGTCTATCCTAAGTATACTGGTAGTTTAGTTACACCGCCTTATTGTTATGTGAGGTTTGGTGCTATGATAAATATGACTGCTATAGTCAATTCAGTTAGTGTTGAGTGGGGTGGTGCAGCTGGAACTATATTAGGAGATACTTTGGATAGTGAGTCTTTAGGGGGAAATAGTTCACCTACATATTCTGATGTACAATTAAGTTTTAGTTTTACTGAATTAAGATTACGTTCCTTAATGCAAGCTGATAATGTATTTGACGAAGGGCCAGTAAGGTAGGTGATTTTTATGCATAAACCGTCATTAATAAAAACAGAAATAACACAGTCTTTTACAAGTAGACAGGATAAAATATCTCGATATTCTAAATTAAAGAGGTTAGTTAATCTCAATGGTGATACATATATAGAAACACCTAACAAGTTTACAATAGAGGAGAGTAATAGGGATATTTACTACTCTGTTGAGAAAGGTTTTGAGGATAGATTAGATTTAATATCTAATAAATTTTATGGTACACCGTTAATGTACTGGGCAATAGCTGTTATGAATCATATAGATAACCCTTTAGATGTTCCTGTAGGTGTTGTGTTGAGGATACCAGCCATTGAGTCCATTTACGATACAGGGGTGATTCAAATTTGAGTGATTACAAAGATAGTCTTATTACTAGAAATTTAAGTCCTCATCAGCCTCTATATGCTTTTATAGATTTAAGTATTGATGGGCATAATATATCATATTTCGGTAATAAAGAATTTAATGATTCAGTAATTAGTCTTAATGTGGAAAGAAAAGGTACTTCTAATCAAGATTTAGCTGGTTCTACTTTTGATATAGAGTTGTATGATGATACTGCTTTAAGAATAGAAGAGCTGTTAGCGAATACTATACCAGCAGGTTCAAATTTTAAGACCGCTAAAGAGTTGAAAGATACTGGTAATAAGGTTACTGATGGTAATATCGAGTGGAAACAACAAGAGGAAGCTAAGAAAAAAGAGCAGGCAGAGAAGGATAATACATATACAGAGGAAGATGAAAAGAAAGACCCTAATCATAAAGCAGGCACTAAAAAACAGTCTGGTGGTGCAACTCAGTCTGGAAATGTTAGGTGTAAATATGGATGGTGTGATTAAATGTGCTACATATATTCATAGTTATAGTTATGAATAGGTATGTATATAGCACGTATAGTCCATACATCTAGTGATAGGTGTGTGTCGAGTGGTAACACTCGGAGATTCATTGAATTGCTGGAAAGTCCTAAAGCTCAATTAACTACAACGTGATATCTAATAATATGATATGAGCGTGAATGGTAGCGAAAGCAGAAAAAATAATTGAGATGGTATAAGGTGAAATAAAAGCTATATCACATATGATATAGTCCTAAGTACTGAGATAATGGACAATCAGCAGCCAAGCACGTAAGTGAAGGTTCAACGACTATCCTGTGAAGGAGTACGGCTCTAGTGAGTGGGTGAGAATCCCTTAAATGGAAGTGGTGAAGGTCTTTCAGATAGAAAGATTAAGATATAGTCTGTGCCTACATGAAAGTGTAGGATGCACGTAGTGGTGCTGGCTAGAAGTAGCGATTCTAGTTGAACGAGCATCCTCTCATAGAGAGTTTTATGGTTTTATATATATTGAAATTAATCTCCTTTTGTAGTACATTAATAATATAATGTTTATTGTTAATGATACGAAAGGGGGTGTAAATCTCGTGAATAAGAGTTTTAAAGTTAGGATTTATCCAAATCAAGAACAGAAAGTCTTGATTGATAAGACATTTGGATGTGCAAGATTCATATACAATTTTATGTTGAATCTGAAACAAAAATTGTATGAGTATCATAATATTTCTTTAGGTTTTTATGACCTATCTAAGATTCTTACAGAAATTAAAAGACATAAATTGTGGCTTAAAGAAGTTGATAAGTGGGCATTACAAAATGCTTTAAAAGATTTAGATAGTGCTTATAAAAGATTTTATAATGGTGGTGGATTTCCTAAGTTTAAATCTAAAAAGCGAGATAAAAACTCCTATCGTACAAATCATAGAATACAGTTAATTGTAGATAATAAGAAAGTTAAAATTTCCTAAAGTTGGTAGTATTAAGTTCAGAGATAAAAGTAGATTTGATGGAATTACTAAAATTTATAATATCACTATTTCTAGGACATCTAGTGGAAAATATTATGCTAGTATATCTGCTGAGGTTAATATTGAACATTTTGAGAAAACCAATCAGAGTGTGGGTATTGACTTGGGATTAAAAGATTTCTGTATCTTAAATGATGGAACTAAGTTTGAAAATCCTAAATTTTTAGTTAGAAATGAAAAGCGACTTAGATTACTTCAAAAATCGTTAAGTCGCAAGATTTGTGGTTCTAAAAACTATGAAAAAGCTAAGATAAAGTTAGCTAAATTTCATGAGTATATTGTTAATTTTCGTAAAGATTATTTACATAAAATATCGTTATATTTGGTTAGAAATTATGATATTTTATGTGCAGAAACATTGAGAGTTAAGAATATGGTAAAGAATCATAAGTTAGCTAAATCAATTAGTGATGTTAGTTGGTATGAATTTTGTAGGCAGTTAGAGTATAAGTGTCTGTGGTATGGAAAGAGATTTGTACAGATTAGTACATATTTTGCATCATCACAAATATGTTCTAATTGTGGGTATAAGAATTCTGATGTTAAAAATCTCAATGTAAGAGAATGGACTTGCTCTAAATGTGGCAGTCATAATGAAAGAGATATCAATGCATCGATTAATATTTTGCATGAAGGATTAAGAATTATATAATTTCAGTATATAGAACCATAGGACATATGGGGATAGCCTACTGTCATAGTGTAAGACGTATAGTGAATCTGTTTCATTATGTGTAATTATTGGGTAGGAACTTCGTCACTTTAATGAGTGGTGAGAGGATGTCAGAGAAAAGGTCAAGTAATAGAAGATATTTCTCTTATAGGGAAGGCTTTAAAATATACCTTAGCTTTTGAGGGGCCTGCTTTAACCCTAACATTAAATTGTGTGGCTGAGGCTGATGTTAAGACTACGCAAAAGTTGAATATGGAGTTTAGCGCTGAAAAGTTTGGGGGTAAGCCATCAGATATTGTTAGAGCATTATGTGAGAAAGCTCATATCAAGATTGGTCGGATTGTAGAAACAAAACCAATCTTAGGTGATGATGGTAAACCTAAAGAGTTTAAGATGGGTTCTCGTACTATGAGGGAGTTTATTGCAGATGAGTTGTTAGAAAAAGCTACACCTACTGATTCTGATAAACCTGGTTATAAATTCTTTTTGCAAGTTGTTGATGGGGAAGAGAAAGCATTTTTTGTTCCTAATGATATGTATGGTGATATGACTGTTATCACATATAAGAAGATGGAAGAGACTACAACAACTACTACAACCACAACAACTTCTAATGATAAGCCTAGTGGGTTAAGTCCGTATCAAAAAGTTATGGGTGTATCTACGCCAATTCTAGGGCATACAAGAGATACTAATGTTAGTGTAGTAGGTGATGGTAAGGTTGTCTTTGTAGGTGATTTTAGAGTTAGAGATTTACAAAATTCAGTACCTGATAATAAAGATTTAATGTATATCTATGATGATAAAGCTAATTATAGGTGGTTAAAGGATAACTTTGAATTAATAGAGTCTAAGTTACATATGGGGTATCGTGTATATTTTATGTTAGGGCATAATGATATAGACAATATTCTTAATTATGTTGAGTTTTATAATAAAGTAGCTAAAGAATTAGATACAAAGGGTGTTCAAGTCTTTGTTGTATCTGTTTTACCTGTTTTCATGGGTAAAACAGATTTACATAATAGTAATATACAACGATTTAATAATGCTATAAATCAGAATAGAGTTAGGGAATTGCATTATGTAAATATTTATGGTGATATTTTAAAGACTTTAAGAAGTAATAATACTAAACAAGATGGTATTTCTTATAATAATAGATTAATGCAAGATGTATATAATAGAATAGTCTATTATCGTGAGGATTTAACTACATCTAAGAATATAGGTCTTAGTAGAAGTAATATTATAAATGGGTTAGAATTTGTTACACATACATTACCGGATATGTTAAATACAAATTCATATCAAGGTAATGTTTCAGATGATGAGTATTATGGTAGTTTTATTGGTGTAGAGGAAGATACATCAAACCTAGTAGCATTAGCTTTAGCTGATGCCTCAAATGAGGATATAGCAAATTTACTATCTGAGATGACATTGTGGAAGATGTACTTAGAGGATGAGAATAATAAGGTATCTAAGGTAGGTATACTTGGTAGTGATAAGACTGAGAGTATCGATAAGTCTAAGTTACAGTTTGATAAAAATAAATTAGTTAATGCTTTCATAGATGTACTAGATAAGAAGGGATATACTAAGGAAGTTAAAGAGTATGTATCACTTGTAAATACATTTACTGATACTATTAAAGATAAGAAATTAGATACAACTGATAAATATGTAAATGCTTTGACTATGTTATCTAGCAAACTTGGTAAAGATAGTTCTATTTCAAAAACTATTACTAATGTTGTTAAGGTTATTACTGAGAATAAAGATAAGGTTCTTAATGTTAAGGACAAAAAGATTTCTTATGATGATTTAGCTACAGATATAGTTTCTAAATTACTACCTAATCAGAGTGCTAATATAAGTAAAATCACTGATAAGGTTTCATCTATTATGAAGTTAGATAGAGATAAGATAAAAAAAGGTGATTATTCTGAATTACAAGGAATGTTAGCTAAAGAGCTAGGGATTAATGATAAAGATATTAATAAATATGTAGAGATAGGTAAGACTATATCTGAGATATATAAGAATAGGGAATACTTTGACATAAAAGATTTAAGTCTAGTTTCTACTGATTTATTAAAGAGTGTTGTAGGGGAAGAAAAAGTAAAAAAAGTTGAGAAGTATATAGATACTGCTCAGAATTTATACAAGGCTTTTAGTGGTGCTAAAGATATAAAGGATATCAATAGTGCTGTAACTTCTTTGTCTGATGTGTTAGGTAAGAATACAAAAATTAATAGGTATATAGATACTGCTAGGTCTTTTATGGATATCATTAATAAAGGTAGTGTTGGTACAGGCATCATTAATACTAATAATGGAATTAGTAAAATCATAAATGATAGGTTGCCTAATATAGCACAGGCAGGTACTTTAGGTGGAGTTGTGGCATCTACTGTAGGTATATCACCAACTTCTACTAAAGAGGTGTTAAAGGCTTATGTTCCTAAAGGTGTTGATAGTGGTGTTACTAAGGTAAATGGTAGTCCTACTGATGGTACTAAGACAGGTCAATCATCTAATGTTACAAAAGATGGGATATCAGATGAGGAAATGAAGAAAGGTGTTAGGTCTGTTACTTTTGGTGGTAAAAAGACTAAAATGGAGATTTGTGGTGAGTATGAGATTTACACAGGAAGACCTGATGGTAGGGTAATTAGTTTCTCACCAGAGTTTGAGAGTGATAATATAGCTACAAATAAAGTACCTACAAGTGCATTGACAATAGATGGTGTTAGGAATGAGATGCTAGAGTGTACTATTGAGGGTGTTGGTGGTGCTTTAGCTAGTGATGCTTATATGGAGAGGTCTAATCAAGAGGGGAGTAGTAATGTTGGTGTTGTGTTAGGTATGAGTGGTTCTTCTTTCAAGAATTTAGAATCATCAGCCGCAAGTATGTGGAGTCGATATTTTAGTTCTGTATATGGTGCTAGTTTAGAGATATTAGGCGATACTAGAGTTAAGTTTCAAGGACATATCAAGATAGCAGTTTATACTAAGTACGGTTTTTTACACCATACCAGTGGTATTTACAATATACAAGGTATAACAGATTCTATTAATGGTGGTATGTTTACTACTACACTTGATTTACAGAAAAATAGTGATGAAGTTAAGAAAAAGAAAAAAGGAAAGGAAAAGAATAAAGTGGATGAAACAAAAGGACATGATGTAGGTGATGGTAAATACTGGGTTAAACAAAGTGGCAAGGTATCTTTAGAGGGTGCTATAAGTGGGATACCTAGTGCTTTAGATATGTTAGGTAAGTGGTTCTATGATAGGTCAGGGCATAAGTTGGTTGTTACCTCTGTTACTGATGGAGACCATGCATATGGTGAACACTGTCATGCTAATGGTTGGAAGATGGATGTCAATGATTGGTATGGGCCAGAGGGGTTACAAGGTGGATTAATTATTAATAGTGATGATACACCTGGCTCGATTTGTCTTGACTTTATTGAATATGGTAGGTCTATAGGTCTAGGTATGAATTTTGAGGGAGACCATATAGATATTCAAATGGATGGCACTGAGTGGAATGAAAATAATCCTGGTGGTGCTAAAGATAATGGTGGTTTTAGAGGATAGAAGTTAAATGTCTATACGCAATGATGATTTTAGTGGTAGTCTAAGGACACCTACTGAACTTAGTGGTATATATCGTGCTAGGGTTGAGAATAATGTAGACCCTTTACATATAGGTAGGGTTCAAATACGTGTGCCAATGGTTCATAAAACAGTTTCTAGTGGTGGTACCTCTAATGATATGTTGCCTTGGGCCAGCTACTGTTCGTCTATAGGTGCTGGGTACAATTATGGTTCTTTTATTGTTCCTGAGATAGGTGAGTATGTGTGGGTTATGTTTGAAGATAATGACCCAGAGAAGCCTGTATACCTAGGTTCTGTTTTTGGTACTGACTCTACTCTTGAAAAGAGGTATGGTAGTGATGATACTACTGGTGTTTGGAGTGGTGTAGTTGGTGCTAATGAGGTTCCCATTGAATCACAAAGAGAGAGTCCATCTCATAAGATGATTTATAAATCCAGACACGGTACTATGATGTACTTCGATACCGATGATAAGACAAATTCCTTTGGTGTTGAGGATGCCAATAATCAGAAGTTCAAGATATCATCTGTAGAGGGGAAAACATTCACATTAATGGAAGGTGAGAATAATGTGGTTGTTAAGATACATGATGGTAGGGTTGACATCGGTTATGAGGGTGGTAGAGGTATTCAAGTTATACCAAGTGATGGAAATATAGTATTAAAGGCTAGTGGTGCTACTATAACATTATCAGATTCCATTACTATGAAAGCAGATAGTGTTAGTGTTAAATCAAGTTCATTTAGTGTTAAGTCTGATGATATTAAGATGACAGCTGGGAATGTTAAGATTATAGAGACATAGAGTTAAATAGAGGTACGATTCGTACCTCTATTTTAGTGTAAAAAATTCATGTTAATTTTAGTATGGTATTCGATTATAAATATATGTGAGTGTTTAGAGTTGATTACTTTGTGTTTGGTTGATAAGTGTATTCTGTAGAAGTAGTTTTTATGATGTTTAGTGTATCTTCTTACTGAAAGGTTGTTTTTATAGTATGTATATATCATAATCATCTTGTAAAAATAGAAAGTGGGGTGATAATAATGTACTTAACAATGAAGCAACAAGTAAAGCATTTAACTAAAGAAGAATATAATATTTTAAGAGAGTTGTGCAGAATATCAAAGAATTTAACTAATCAAGCAATTTATAATATTAGACAATATTATTTTCAAGAAAAACAATATTTAAGGTATGAGTCTAACTATCATGAGTTAAAAAATTCTGAGAATTATAAGTTGTTAAATTCTAATATGGCTCAACAGACCATTAAAGGTGTTGACTCAATGTTTAAGTCATTTTTTGCTTTAATTAGATTAGCAAAACAAGGTAAATATAGTTTTAAGCATATAAGATTGCCTAATTATTTACCTAAAGATGGGTATTCATGTTTAATTATTGCTCAGTTTAGTATTAAAGATGGTAATGTTTTAATGATTCCATATTCTAATGCTTTTAATAAAAAATACAAAACAAGAGTTAGTGTTAGAGTTCCTAAAGTATTAGAAGATAAAAAGATAAAAGAAATTAGAATTATACCTAAATTTAATGCTAGGTTCTTCGAGATTCAATATACTTATGAAATTCAAGGAGAAAATATACAATTAAATACTAACAATGCACTGGCTATTGATTTAGGGGTTAATAATTTGTGTACTTGCGTAACAAACATAGGCAAATCTTTTATTATTGATGGAAGAAAGTTAAAGTCTATCAATCAATTCTTTAATAAGAGAAATGCGAGATTACAGTCCATTAAAGATAAGCAAAATATCAAGAAACAAACAAAGCAACAATATTTAATCTCTCAAAAGAGAAAGAATAGAGTTGAGGATTATATCAATAAAGCATGTAGGTATATTATTAATTATTGTTTGTCTAATGATATTGGTATTTTAGTTATTGGTTATAATCAGTCATTTCAAAGTAAAGCTAATTTAGGGAATATAAACAATCAAACTTTTACTCAATTACCTTTTGGTAGGGTTAGAGATAAGTTAGATTGTTTATGCAAACGATATAATATGAATTATATTCTACAAGAAGAATCTTATACGTCTAAAGCTAGTTTCTTTGATAATGATATTCTACCTATTTATAATGCGGATAATCCACAAACCTATGAGTTTAGTGGTAAACGTATCAAAAGAGGTTTATACCAAACTAAAAATAATTATCGTTTTAATGCAGATTGTAATGGAGCATTAAATATTCTTCGTAAAAGTAAAGCTGTAGACTTAACAGTCTTATGCAGTAGGGGCGAACTGGACACGCCTAAAAGAATAAGGGTTTATTAGGATATCAAACTTCTTAATAAAATGACTTTATGTTGTTTTTAGAATCATAGGATGTTCAGAAATATATGTTAGAAGGGGTGATGATTTTTGGCTTTTTATTACAATAATGAATTTAAGGATACAATAGCTGGTAGAGGATTATCACTTAATAATACTTTTACAGTAAATTATAGAGATGGTAAAGGGGTAACAAATGTAATTAGTGGTGAGGAGAAGATAAACGAGAGTATATTCTCAATTCTATCGACTAGGGTAGGTGAAAGGTTTTTCGTGCCAGAGTTTGGTAGTCGATTACATTTAGTACTTTTTGAGCAAAATAAATATATTGCTCAGGATTTGATATCTATTTATATACGAGAAGCATTGTCTAACTGGGAAAAGAGGATTGTTGTTGAGGATGTGGCTTTAGGAGATGGGTGGGAGGATTCTAATGTTGTTCCAATTCATATTACCTATAGTCTTGCTAACAGTAATGTCATGGGTTCATATGTATACCCTTTTAATAGGAGTATAGATGGTGTTGATATGTATGATTTAGGGAGTTCTAACAATATAACAGCTTATTAGAAAGGGGGTTTTACTTTTTGGCTAGTAGCAATAATTCAATGTCTTATACTGGAAGAGATATTGTCAGTATAAGGAAAGAATTGATAAATACAATACCTACGTTGACAGATAAGTGGACTGATTTTAATGAGTCTGATTTAGGTATGGTGTTGGTTGAGTTAATGGCTGGTGTACAAGATATGCAAAACTTCTATCTTGATACACAGGCTTTTGAAACATATAGTGATACTGCGGTTCAAGATAAGAATGTTAGAGCATTACTACGTTCTATGAATTATAGGATACCGTTGGCTAAATCAGCTGAGTGTATAGTAAGGATTACATTTGTTAATAATGACATACGAGATATAACCATTCCTAAATATACGTCGTTTACGAGTAGTGTTAATACAAGTGTTATTAATTATGTTGCTAAAGATACAGTAACAAAGAGTGGTAATTTTGATTATATTGATATACCAGTTATGGAGGGTATTGCTAGGTCTATAACATGGAGTAAGGATGATTTTATATCTAATGTCAATGTAGATGGTGATATATCTAGAAGAATTTATTTAGGGTATAAGAATGTTTCTGATGGTTCTGTTGAAATTGTTCAGAGTGGTAATGTTTGGGAAGAGTGTGATGATGCTCTATTAAAATATGAAGGTGGTCGGTGGTTTTCTGTTCATGCAGATGCTGAAGGTCAGGTATATGTTTTAATGTCTGTCAATTTTTTACAACTGATTGAAGATGGCGAGACTATTACATTTAATTTTGTAACAACAAGTGGTATGCAGGGTGTTGTTGATATGGATGTAATAAATACCATAAATATGAGTATTCAAGGTGTTCAGAGGATATATAATACAACTAAGTCATATGATTCAGCTGATGTTCCTAGTAGTTCTGATTTACAAGATATGAAAGTACTTGCTAGAAGAAATGCTGTTACAATGGGTAGACTTATTACTTTAGAAGATTTTGAGACAGCTTTATATAAGAATCCTTATATTTATAGTGCAGTTGTTAAGGATTGGAAATATAGTGATTATGTAGATGAGCCTTATATTGTTAAAATATGGGCTGTAAATAATCTTGGTGAGTCTTTAGGCGAGTTGACTAGAGAAAAGTTAAAAAAGGATTTAATGTCTAAGGCTATTGCTGATGTGACTGTTCAAGTGTTGGAAGTAGAGAATGTTAATTTTGATATAGATGTTGATGTTGTGTTATCTCTTGACAATGCAACAGCTAGAGAGAGATTAAGGACAGAGATTAAAAACTATTTATCCACTAAATATCGAACTGAGGTAATGGGGTTTGGTGAGACAATATCATATTCATTACTAACTTCTAGGGTTCAAGCATATTCACCTTATGTAAAAGATGTCAGGGTTAAGACACCTAATAAAGATATAAAAGTTGGTAATATACAATTCCCTAAACTTGGAAATGTTGTTGTTAATTTAGTAGATGAATTATAGGTGTTGTAATGAAATTAGTTGATAAATTAAGAAATAATAAGTATATGACACTTATTCCGGATAAATACAAAGAGAATGAAAATTTTCTAGTATTTTTCCATCTACTAATAACTCAATTCAATATTAATGAAGAGAACATAAGGAATTTTACTAATTTAATTAATAATGATAAAGTACCTATGAAGTTTTTACAGAATCTAGGTGCATTTGTCAATTACTCCTATCAGCATTTAGCTAAGAATGATTTTAATCGTGAGTTGTCAATGCGTATGCATAATATATGGGAACAGAGGGGTAGTAAGAAGTCTATAGTTGATGCCGCCACGTATGGTGATAACATAGGGTGGGTAGGTGGGGATTTATGGATACCTGGTTATTATAAGCCATCAGCAATAGCTGGGTTTGAGTTGCCAAGAGATAGGATTTTTAGACATAGTGTTTCTAAATTTTCTAGTACTCATGTCTTTGAAGATGGTAAGACATATATGCCTGGTGTTATATTACTCTCTGTACCTAATTTGACTAGGTTAGTAAAAAAACGTATATACGAGGTTACTCCTGCTGGTAGAAAGTATATATTTCAGATTGAATCTTCGTTCTTCCCTAATGATGGGATAGATAAATTAGATATAGGTTCTTATAATGAGTTGTCTTTTTATAAGAGAATGAGGGTATATCCTAAAGACATTAATGAAGAGAATCCACCATATGACAGGGATACAGATATAGATTTCACATATGAGATTGATATGATGGCTAATATGGATGAGTTTTTTAACATACTTATTCATAGTGAAAATAGAGGTAAGAAGTATCATAGTGGACATTTAACAAATATAACTAACTATGGGTATGAGATGAATATGTCAGCATCTATGTTACCAGTAAGTTTTTTATCTCATAAATTCCCTGTAAATGGTAATGATTCTCTACCTGACAATGCATATAAAAAATCTAAGACTGGTGAATATTTAGATACTTATAACAATAAAGGGATAGATTCTATTATGAGGGATATATCTCTTATCAATGATAATAATGTAGATTTAGATGTTCATAGAGAAGTTAGGTTGACTGCTATACGGAGTGAGAGTTCTTCTAGTAGGTCAGGGAATGGTAAGATGAGTGGTATAACATCTAGTATTGTTGATGCTTTTGTAGAATCTGAGCCTATATTACCTAGCGATTGTTTGTATTCTGTTGATGATGTTGCTGATTTGAATGAAAATTGTTTTAGAGATGAATTTTATTCAAGTGGTGTACAGATAAATGGTGATAGAGAGTATCCGTGGAGATTGTCTTTAACTCATATATAGTTAGTAATATATAATATTGTAATATTTAATAGAGTGATAGTTGTGGAGGTATAAATACTTTGGCTATTTGTACATTAAAAGCTCATGTATCAAGAGCTTTAGATTTTTATAAAAAAGATGATATTTATTTTGCTATAGGTAAAGGTTCTCAATGGACTGCATCTGATTTAGAAAACTTTGATACCACTAGGGATTATGATATGAATCCACCAGTACCTAAAAATACTGATGATATGAAAGAGTTGATTGGTTTTAAAAAGTCTGAGTTTAAGGCTTTGGTAATTCAAGATGACAATGGTTCATTGGAGTATCGTGGCGTTAATTGGAGAATTGTTAGTCCTGATGATGCTATTACGCAAGGTGCTAGGTGGGTATATGTTTCTACTGAATTGTCTTATGATGAGTTGCCTACAGATAAACCATATCGTCAGGTTGGTATTTATACTGGACTAAGGAAGTCAGAGTCAGTACAGGGTAATGTGTATAATTTATTACCTAATCAGGTTGTAGATAAAGGTTTGTTAGAAGTAATAGATTATCGTAAACCTGTATATAGGGATACTGATGTTAGGGAAAAATTAAAAATTATTTTAGAATTTTAGCCGTGAGATGTGGATAGTAAAGGTTCTAGGAAACTATCACATAGTGGTAGTTCTTATACTATCCAACTAAGACATCTAATTGATTTTAGAAATATGGTTCTAAAAATGTCCTATAAGATTTTTACTGAAAAGTTGTTTTTATAGTAAAAACATATTATAATCATCTTGTAATATAATAGAAAGCGAGGTGATATTAATGTACTTAACGATAAAGCAACAGGTAAAACATTTAACTAAAGAAGAATATAATATTTTAAGAGAATTGTGTAGAATATCAAAGAATTTAACTAATCAAGCAATTTATAATGTAAGACAGCATTATTTTCAAGAAAAACAATATTTGAGATATGAAGCGAATTATCATGAATTAAAGAATTGTGAAAACTATAAATTGTTGAATTCTAATATGGCTCAACAGACTCTTAAAAATGTTGATTCAATGTTTAAATCATTCTTCGCTTTGATTAGATTAGCAAAACAGAGTAAATACAGTTTTAAATATATAAAGTTACCTAAATATTTACCTAAAAATGGTTATGCAAATTTAATCATTCAAATGATTAATATTAAAGATAGCATAATAACACTTCCTGTTTCTAATGCTTTTAAGAAAAAACTTGATAGGAGACTTAAAGTTCAAATTAAAATTCCTAAGGTGTTAGAAGATAAAAAGATAAAGCAGATTCAAATTATTCCTAAATTTAATGCTAGGTTCTTCGAGATTCAGTATACATATGAGATTCAAGAAGAAGAAATTAAATTAGATATCAACAATGCACTAGCTATTGATTTAGGAGTTAATAATTTGTGTACTTGTGTTACTAACATAGGTAAATCTTTTATTGTAGATGGGAGAAAGTTAAAATCTATCAATCAACTTTTTAATAAACAAAATGCAAGATTGCAGTCTATTAGAGATAAGCAAAATATTCTTAGACAGACAAAACAACAATTCTTAATCTCTCAAAAGAGAAAGAATAGAGTTGATGATTATATTAATAAAACGTGTCGATATATTATTAATTATTGTTTGTCTAATGATATTGGTACTTTAGTTATTGGTTATAATCCGTCATTTCAAAATAAGGCTAATCTAGGGAAGAAAACTAATCAAACTTTTACTCAATTACCTTTTGGTAGGGTTAGAGATAAGTTAGAATATTTATGTAAACGATATAATATTAATTATATTTTACAAGAAGAATCTTATACTTCTAAAGCTAGTTTCTTTGATAATGATGAGTTACCTGTTTATAATGCGGATAATCCACAAACATATGAATTTAGTGGTAAACGTGTTAGAAGAGGTTTATACCAAACTAGAAACAATTATCTTTTTAATGCAGATTGTAATGGTGCATTAAATATTCTTCGTAAAAGTAGAGCTGTAGACCTAAGGGTCTTATGCAGTAGGGGCGAACTGGACACGCCTAAGAGAATAAGGGTTTCTTAGTAAACCAAACTTCTTAATAAAGAGACTTTTTAAGTTTCTTTTAGAATCATATGACTAAAATCATGTGATGTTCAGTTTAGAGTTTTAGTTAGTTTGAGGGAATATATAGAATGAGTATAGTATCACAAAGTCCTTACTATGATAGGTATGATAGTGTAGATTCTGAACATAGGAAAGAAGGTTATACGAGGGTTTTGGCTATTCCTGGAAGGGCAGAGCAGGCATCTGAGTTTAATGAAATTCAATCTATACAAGAGGACTATTTGTCTAGGATAGGGGATTCCCTATATAAAGATGGTTTTGTTATTAGTGGGTGTGAGATCAATATCTCAAATAACTTTATCACAATTTCTAAGGGTAGAATTTATTTAGGTGGTTTGATTAGGAATACAGATGAAGTTAAGTTAGCTATAACAGGTGTCGGAAAAGAAAGAGTTGTTGCAACATTGGTAACAAGTGTTGTAACATCTTTACAGGATTCGTCATTGAGAGACCCTGCACAAAACGCTGAAAATTACAATCAGGTTGGTGCTAATAGGTTAAAACAGGTTGTATCATTTTCAGTTGTTAGTGATGGTTCAGCTGTTGGAGATAGTTCTGCTGTTGTATATAATTTGAATGATGGTGTAGTTGTTAAAGAGGCAAAAACAGATAACTATTCTATCTTAAATGATGTATTGGCTAGACGTACATATGATGAGAATGGTAACTATAAGGTTGAGGGTTTGGATTTACAATCTGTTACTGAAGATGAAGGTGATAAGATTAGGTTATATGTTAGTGCTGGTAAAGCCTATATTCGTGGGTATGATGTAACAAAACCAGCAATGAGTAGTATTCTACTTAATAAATCTAAATCAACTCGTATTATAACAAGTGAATCTCATTATTATAAATCATCAGTAAGGAAATATAAATTATCAAATTCACCTGTGGCATCTATTCAGAATTTTACTGCAAGTGTTCTTGTTACAGGTGAGCGTAAATTTAGAGGGAATGTAAAAGGTGGTCAGGAGGCTTTAAATAATACACCAGTCCAAAGTATTGTTAGTGTATACACTAAGAACTCACAAAATAATAAAGAGACTGTGTATGTTGCTGGTAGGGATTATTCATTGTATTCAGACCAGATTGACTGGTCTTTTACTGGTGAAGGTGCTACTGAGCCTACACAAGGTACTACTTATTACGTAGATTATATCTATAACTATTCTATGCGTGAGGGTGTAGATTTTAAAATAGAGAATACAGTAGATGGTTCATATGTTGTATTGTTAGATAATGGCAATAAACCAACTGAAAATTCTCTTATGTATTTTACATATAATTTCACTTTGGCTCGTAGGGATTTGATTTTATTAGATAGTGATGGGTATCTAAGTGTGGTTGAAGGTACTCCTGATAGGTTTGAAGATTTAATCACTCCTTATAGTGGTTCAACAGCTTACTTAGAGTTAGGGTATGTAGACATCTATCCTACAAATGCTTTGGGTGTTACTAATGCTTCTAGGTTATCTAGGGTAACAAATTATGATGGTGTTAGGGTTTCACAGGATAATTTGTTATTGATGTTAAGAAGGATTAATAAGTTAGAAGATAGTATCGCATCTCTTGATATGGAGAGAAGCGTTGAGAGTGGTGAGGATTTATCTAGTTTAAGTGGCTATTTTACTGATAGTTTTGAGAATATTAATAAGTCTGATTTAACATATACTGATACAGCTAAGAGGTTATCTTATACTGCTTGTATTGACTATAATAGAAGTGAGTTGACAACATCTGCTACTTTAGGTAGTGTTGATTTGTCTGTTGATGATAGGTCAAGTGATGGGTATGCTACTTTTGGTAACATAATCTCAGCACCGTATAATTCTATTTTGTCTTTATCTCAACAATATGTAACAGGTACAATGAAAGTAAACCCTTATGCTAGTTATGGGCCTCTATGTAAGGTTGAGTTATCACCAGCAGTTGATGACTGGGTAGATACAAATACTGTTAATGTATTCAATACTGCTGAGGATGTAAAGTATGTTACAGAGACAAAAGTATATTCAAAAGGTTTTTGGGGACGTCATGCTAATGAAGAAAAAACATCAACTTTTTTAGATGGTGTTGAAACAACAAAGAATGTTTCAGAGTCTGTAGCCAAATCTATTTCAGAATATATGAGGGTTAAAGATATTAATGTAGTTGGTTCTGCTTTTGGTAATAATACTAGAAATATCAGAGCTGTGTTCAATGGTAGTCCTGTAAACATTACACCTACTGATGGTAGTTCTAGTGGTACAGCTTATTCTGAAGGTGGAAAGACATATGCAACGATTAATGCTGATGCTAATGGTATGTTCAAGGGTAAGATTACTGTTCCTGAGAGGACACCATGTGGTACTGTAGCAGTACAATTTCAAGCTACAAATAATTTAGGTGAGACTCATACTGGTACTGCAAACTATGTAGCTAATGGTACTATTTTAACAAAAACCTTGACTAATACTACAACAGTTACTCAAAGGTATAAGGTCTTAAAAGAGATTACAAATTACTATAATACTGACCCTTTGGCTCAGTCATTTATTGTAGATGAGGTATATGATAGGAATATTCATAAGATTGATTTATACTTCTCTAAAAAATCATCGACTAGACCAGTTGTTGTACAGGTTAGGAATATGGTTAATGGGTATCCTGGTGAGACTGTGTATGCTGAGGTGTTACTAAAACCTAGTGAGGTAAATATACCTACTGACCCTAATGTTCCTGTTGTAACAAGTGTTACACTAAATCAACCTGTTTATTGTGTAGCTAAAAGGTATTATTGTTTTGTTATTATTTCTGACAGTAATGATTATGAAATGTATGTTGCTAAGATGGGTGATAAATTCTTAGGTAGTAATGACCAACTTGTTGTCAACCCTTATGGTGTTGGTGTATTGTTTAGTTCTTCTAATGCTAGTACATGGACTGCACATCAAGATACAGATTTGATGTTCAAGCTATATAGGACTCAATATACTGGTAATGGTGAGATTATATTTAATAATGTAGCTGTTAGGGATATTACTGGTGTTATGTTAGATGCTGCATATGAAGTTGATAGTGATAGTGATAGTAAGAATATATCTTCAAGCAAGACTGGTATTAAATGGTTCTATAGATATACTAAGAGTGGTGCAGGTGAATCTCCTACAGACTGGTTAAGTATAGATACTTTAGTCTTTAGGGATTTACAATCTTATGCTAGGAATATTGATTTAAAGGCTGAGATTACAACTGATTTTAGTACTTCACCTTTTATTGCAAAAGATAGGGTAGCTTTGAGGACATTCTTAGATAGTAAACAATCTACCTATATTTCTAAGTCTATTGATGAGACAAATTTTGCTAATCCTTATCAAGCATTGAAGATAAGTTATCAAGCAGCTCTACCTCAAAATACTTCTATGGATGTATTTTATATGGATAAAGAGGATGGAGATTGGGTAAAATTAGCTACTGATAATACAACTGTTAATGTTGGTGGTAATGCAGTTAAATTGGTGTCTTTAGATTCAATTACAAATGTTGATGAAGAGTTTAAGCAGTATACTTGGAATATCAATAAGATTAATTGTATGGTTAGTGATACTCAATCTAGAGGTTCAAAATTCTTTAAATTGAGAATTGATTTGAACACTACGCAGGCTTTTAATCGTCCTAGGGTTAAGAAATTAGCTTGTATCTTTAAAGAAAAAGAATATAGGACTTAATTATAAAATTAAGTCATAGTATATAACTATATATAGTTATAGTTGGTATAGAGGTGTAGCATAAGATTACACCTCTATTCTTTTAGAATATAAAGAGAGGTGTGTTTATGCCTGAAAGAGTACAAAAGATGTTCTGTACAATGTTTAAAAAAACAGAGGAAGAGCAGAGGAATTATGATGCTAGGAAAGAATTATCTAGGACTAAGGAAGAGTTAAAAAATACTTCTGAGACTTTAGATAAGGCTATGACATTAATTCAAGAATTAAGTAGTGAATTATCTTCTATTAAGGAAGAGTTAAATAATACAAAAGAGAGTAGTAAATGAATATTTTAAAGAGATACAATTCAGATAATATAGACTGGAATATAGGTTCTTTGTTTGCACATGATGATTATATTATAAAGTTGTTATATTTGATGAGAGAGTTGGATATGGCTAATCCCATAAAGTATGTGTTTGGTTCTATACCAACTGTACTATGTGGTGGGAGAGTACCTCCAAGAGATGCTACAGTTGAAAATACTTTTAAGATTATTGATAGGTATAATCAGTTAGGTGTTGGTTGTAGGTTGACATTTTCTTCACACAATGTTTCTAAAGATGAATTAAGTGATGATATATCTAATAAACTCATGCAACATTTAGAGGATAATAATCAAAAATATGGTGTTAGAATGAATGGTGTTATTCTAGTATCTGAATTATTAAGTGAGTATATTTATAATACATATAATTCTTTAGAGTTAATATCTTCACAAGTCAAACCATCTATAGAAGTTGGACTTGTGAAGATACAGTAGAATATTATAATAGATTATTTGATTTATTTGATATTGTTGTTGTGAATCCTAGTAAGTGGTGTGATGCTAATATAATTCATGGGTTAAAACATATAGATAGGGTAGAGTTTATAGTTAATCATAGATGTTTTTTAGATTGTCCTATGGCTGGTGAGCATTATAAAGCACAGGTTGATTTAAATAAAAAGATGCTTAAAGTTGAAGATTACTCTATAGAAGAGGGTAAATTAAAATCAATAAATGATTGGTGCTATAAGACGAGAGGAGAATATCCATTAAATGGTTCTTCTTTTGGTGATTCTGAGATTAATATGTTGATAGATAATGGTGTTAAACATTTTAAGTTAGAAGGAAGAGATAATAGTTCTACTTCTTTTTTGCGTGATGTAGGAGATTACATTTTTAATCATCAATATTTTTCGAGGATTGCACATAGTATAAGAGGGGAGGCAGTGTAGTATGTCAACTAGAATAGAGTCAGAGTCTGGTGAGGAGTTGTGGGGGCCTGATACGTTCGGTAAATACTCTATTGATAAGATACGTGTTATTGCAGAGATTATGAAAGGTGTGTTTAAGGATACACCTATAACTTTTGTTAATAAAGGTAAAGATAGTGATGATGTTTACACAAAGATAGAAAGTAATAATCTATTTGTGTTTAAGTCAGATTTTAATACATTAGCAGGTGATTTAGTTAAGACTTTGACAGCAAGTTATTTGAGGCAATTATCTGAGACTGAAGGTGTTGCAAGTGCAAATGATATAAAGGTTTTAACAAAGGTTGCAAACTTTTTGACAAGGGTGTGTTTTAATCAAACATATACAGAGATAAAAGATTTATCAACAATGAATATTGTTGCAATACCTGATAGGTTACAACAGGTTGAGACACAACAAGTATCTGTGGACACTAGAATTAATCATATGATGGGTGTTATCTATGAGATTAATAGGGATGGTTCTTTCTCCTCAACTTCTAAAGTAGCTACAAAAGAAGAGGTAAGCAGTATTGTTAATAGGCTAGGGAGTGGTTCTGTTACTGTAAGAGGTGCTAGTGATGTAGTTGATGCTGTAAATCGTTTAGATAGAAGTGTTGTAGCTCTAGAGTCTATTTCAAACCTAGTTAGTAGTCTGTCAACAACTGTAAATGCACTTGCCAATACTGTTAATAGATTAGATACACTTTTAGGAAGTGAGCCATTAAGGACAAATGCTAAGACTATTACTGGTGCTATAAATGAATTAAAGAGATAAGATATAAAGGGGTAGAAAGTTTTGGAAATAAAGCCTTTTAAAAAGATAAATGGAGGGGGATATTCATTTAAAGAGGTATGGGATATCTATGATGAGCAATTTAATCTTATTAGAGATATCATATTATCTTTAGGTGATAAGTACCATGTTGATAATGTTAGTGGTAGTGATGAGAAAATAATCACTTTAAATACGCCGTATAATAGTAACCAAGTATTTGTGTATTGTAATGGTGTACTTCAATGGAAGGATAGGGATTATAGGGAAAATTCTTCTAATGAGATTGAGTTGTTATTTGATAGAAAAGCGTCTGATGATATACGAATTGTTACTATAAAAACTAATGTAATTAAGTCAGATTTACAACAATATTTACAAGATATTAATAGTATATGTAAAAATGCTAAGGAGAATTATGATTCAGCTAGAGGTTTAGAATCTAGGTTAGTTGAGTTATATTCATCACTACAACAAACTCATTCTTTATACACAAATAATCGTGTAGATAGTCTTGTTGAGGATTTAAAAAATATAAAGAAAGAGTATGATAAAAACAATACAAATTTTAATACTATTTTAGATAAATCTGATAAGTTATTTACTAAGTTGAGTAATACAGATGTTTATATTAATAATAAACTAGAGACCCTTGATACTGATGTTGATGTGATTGTTAAAAGGGATTTAAAAGCAATTAGTGATGATTTTAATAGTAGGCTTAGCGAACATATTTCAGATGTAAGCAGTAGTCTAGAAAATCATATGAATGATGTTAGTAACAAGATAGATTCTTTAAAGACAGATGTAAGCAATAAAATTAAAGAAAACAATAAGAAGATAGATGATTACATTTCTAAAAATGATAGGTCTGTTAAAGATTTAGGTAAAGATATTGAATTATTGAAACAGAAGTCATTAAATACAATACATGAATCGTTGAGTGGTCAAGTTGATTTAAACTCTATTACAAGTATAGGTATATATGATTTAAATACTGAAGATTTTGTTAATGGTATTGGAAGTTTTATGATGCTTAATGGTACCAGTACTAACTTTGAGCATGGGACTCTTATTGTAACAGAAGTTAATGGTAGTATAGTTCAAGAGGTCATAACTAATCATGGGTTTAGATTTACAAGGAAAAAGCCTAGTGGTGGTGTATTCACACAGTGGGATTACCTTGTAGGTGGGAGTGTACTAAGTGATGTCAAGGGGACTATGAGTTCTGAGATTGGCACTAAATTGAATAATATTAAAAGAGGTAATTTAAATTATACTGCATTAGTTGACTGGGATAAGACAGCTAAGATGATGAATCCGTCTTATAATGGAGATACTATCAGGTGGGTTCAGGATGCAAACTCTGGGTATTATAAACTTAGTAATTGGAATTATAGATATAGACCTAATGGTGAATTTGCAGTTATATTTCTTAAAGAGAGTTGGTTTACATATGATGAGTTAGTGTTTAAATTACATAGAAATGATTATGATGTGAATATACCAATAAAAGTCGAATTTTTAAAGTGGAGTTTACAGGGTAATAATACAAATACGCTGTTTGGTAATACTTATTGTTATTTTCAGTTAATTGCAACGCAGATAGATAAGACAAAGAATAATGTAAACTACATTTTAACTGATGCTACTACTATGAGCTTTATAGGGTTTGCAGGTGATTTAGTAGAGATTTATGGTGTTAAGTATAATTAGGAGTTAGTATGTATAAAATTCCCTATAGGATGGTGGAGATACTAACAGATAGTGGGGAAAGACTAACCTTAGAGGATATTTTAAAGTCTTTATCCGAAGTACCTATAAATTTGTTTGTAGGTAATAATGACTATACTAAAGAAAAGATAAATGATGTGATATCATATCTAAAGACTCATGGTGGTGGTAGGTTTGTCATACCTGAGAATGGGAATATACATAAACTCGTTGTAGATGTTTGTAGAAATAAGTTTCAAGATTACGTAGTACATTTTTATTATTTTGATTACAGGTACCCTATTGGAAATGAAAAGAGACCTTATACTGGTGAGCCATGGCAAGCTGGTGATATCATTTATAATTTAGATATTCTAAACTCAGATGATAAATGTACAATGTGGTTTTGTAAGCAGAGTGGTACAGATACAAATAGTGGAGTGTGGGCACAACAGTCTATATGGCAATTAGCCTCATCTGAGATAGATGCTTTAGTTGTTTCTCATGTAGGTTCTTCTATAGGGCCACTTGTTCAAAAAGAGGTTGGTTTACAGGGGCCTGCTATGATGTCTAGTGAGGTAACTCGTCAACTTGATGCAAGGGTACCAGATAAAGTTACTGAAGAGGTTACAAATCAGCTAACAAATACGTTACCTAATATGTTAGGTACAATGGTTAGTGATAAACTGCCTAAAGAAGTGTCTAAAAGGGTTGATAGTGTAGTTACACCTATTATTAATAATAGACTTAATACAGCTTTATCTGATACCGCTATTGCTCAGATGATAGATGCTAAGGTAGACCCTAAGGTCTTAGATATTACTAATAATGCTAAGAATACTGTTGATACAAAGATACATGAAGCTACATCAACATTAGATAATACTGTTAATAATTATATTGATGAAGCTAAGAGGAAGTTAAGTACTATTACAACTGTTACCGCTAAAGATGTTGATGATAAGATTGAGGCATCTAAGAGGGAAGTAAACACTAAGATAGATGATATATTAAATACTAGGTTAGCTAATCTAAGGACTGGACATAGTGATATTGTTTCTACTGAGGAATTTAAGCTCGTTGCTGATGGTGTTACAGATGATACAGTTAAGTTTGAGCAGTGTGTGGCAAGTGCTAATGGTAAAATATTAATTATTAGTCCTGGTGTCTATAAGTTGACTAAGAATATTTTTATTGATAAATGTAAAGAAGTCATTAATTTAGGTTCTTTTTCATCTAAAGTACCATTTATAAAAAATAATGATGTATTCATATCAAGTCCGTCTAATATAGAGTTTGTCACTGATTTGACATTAGATACAAATAAAGTTAATCAATGTCAGGGTTTTGCTTATAATCAAAATAACAATGAATTTGTAGTAGCTACTATAAACTCAGATAATACAAATCAGATTCTTTATATTCTTGATGGTGATGATTTAACATCTGTTAAGCGCAAGGTAGAATTTAGTGATGTAGTATCGTTGGGGCATTGTAACACAATGACATATAATAAGGATTTAAGTACTCTATTTATATGTAATGGTGATACTAATTCTGTAGCTGAGAGGGTTGCTAAGTTAAATGATTCATATACATTGATATCAATGTATAGTGAGTCTAATGCTGTTAGGAAATTTAATTTTGCCTATGATAGTGTTACTAAATGTTATTGTTCTATTATGCCTGGTGATAGAAGTACTGGTTTACGTCATGTATATATATTGAATAGTGATTTTGAGAAAATTAGAGAGTTTGATGTTGACTTTTTAACCAAGGACTTTAATAATAATGGTGCTTTATTTCATAATGGGTTGATTATGTGTGCTAGTTTGACATCGTTGATACAGTTTGATGTGTTTGGCAATGTTAGAAATGTGGTAGACATTGACAGTTCTTATGAAATAGAGGATTTTGATATAAAGGGTAACTGTGTGTATTTTTCTGTTTTGGAAGGTCATAACGTAAAAATATTCAAGGGTACTTATAATAAATTTAATGATGTTCATATTAATAATATGAAGATAAATAGACTTGTATTAGGTAATAATATTCCTTTAAGAGGTCTATCACCAGACAATAAGGAGATAAGTTTAGCTAAAGTTGGTAAACAAGGTGGTATCGAGATTGGTGATAAGACAGTCAATACGATAATAGTAGGTAAAGATGTAAGGATGTGGGATGGTGGAGATGCCTCATACACATTGTTATCGACTAAGCATTATGGTAATGCAATATATTCAAAGAAACAAGTAGATGATAATTTTGTTTCTAAGGCACAACTCGTTAAATTATCAATCGATGTAAAACCTGATTTTATAGGTCAATTAGCTGTAGTAGGTGATAAGACATACATAGCAATTAGTACAACTGGTACAGATGGTTGGAAAGCTATGGGTGGTGGCAGTAATGTTGCTACATTAGATAAGATTAGGTTTACAAATGGTGCAGAGTTGTGGATTGAATAATCATTATTGGTATAAGTATAGTTATATATAGGTAGTGTTACATATAGAAGTAGGGGGTAGTGTCAATGAAAAGAAATACATTCATTAGAGGTACTACCCCTACTCTTGAAGTTAGTATGAGTAGGGGTATTAATGTTGAGAATATAGATAGTATGATAGTCTACTTCTCGCAGGGTATCACCGTACTAAAGAAAAAACTTGAAGATGTTAAAATTAATAAGACTACTAATAAGGTATATGTACCTTTAACAGAGTTAGAGACATATGTATTTAGTCCTAGTGTTGTTAATTTGCAGATTCGATATAAGTTGGTTAATGATACAAACATTTATAGCACACAAATTTATCCTTTTAGGGTATTATCACAGATTTGTAATGAGGTGTATGATGAATGAGGGAATAATAAAGTCAAATGGAACTTTTAACAGAATAAGTATCAATTCTAATTATGTGAATATCAATACATCATCTGTTGGTAATACTGTTAATGGTGCTTTTGAGACTTCAAGTAGGGTAAAGGTTACAAAAGATGAAGTTATGGATATGCTAAAAGAGAAACAAGACAAATTAGTAGCTGGTAGTGGTATTAAGTTAGATGAGACTACTAATGAGATATCCGTATCTACTGATAAAATCGTTGTTCAAGAGGGTGAAAATGTTGCTGATTTGACAGCATTGTATTTATTAGCAAAGGGTGAGAATTAATGGCAGATTTAAAAGATAATTTACAGGGTTTAGCTACACAGTTAGGTACTGATGTTAAAGGTATCAAAGCATCTATAAAATCTACTGATGATAAAGTAGGTGTGTTAAGTAATTTATCCACAACTAATCAAGTAACAATCGTAGATGCCATAAATGAAGTTAAGGCAAATATTGTTACTGCACAAGGTGGTGCTGTTACTGAGCAGGCAGTTGATACAAAATTACAAGCTAAACAAGATAAACTAACTCCTGAAGGCAAACTTTCTATTGTTAAAGAGGGAAGTCAAACTAAGATTAAGGTTGATTTATCTGATTATGTTAATAATAGTGCTTTAACTACAAAATTAGGGGATTATGCTACTAACACAGATTTAAATACTACATTAGGTAGTTATGCTAAAACTACAGAGTTAAATACTAAATTAAATGATTATACAACAACAGCATCATTAAATACTCGTTTAGATTCTAAACAAGATAAATTGACAGCTGGTAGTGGTATCACAATAGATAGTAGTGGTACTATTAAAGCTAGTGTTGATTTAAGTACTATGGCAACTAAACAAGAATTAACTGATAAAATTCAAGAAGCTGTTACCAATTTAGTAAATGGTGCTGAAGCTACGATGGATACTTTTAAAGAAGTTCAAGATGCATTGAGTAGTGATAAAACAGTTACTACTGCTTTAACTTCATCTGTTGCTAATAAGGTAGATTATAGTCAAGCACAGTCTTTATCAACAGCACAAAAACAACAGGCTTGTGCTAATTTAGGTATAGGAGACCCAACTGTAGATTTATTAAGTGTATATACAACTGCAAGAGATGCATAGTAGGTGATGTTAGATGGGTACTAATATTGATTTAGTTAAGGGTATTAATGACTTAGCTACGCAGTTAGGTACTGATATTAAAGGTATTAATGATAATATAGGTAATATAGTAAAGGTATCTAAGAGTGAGCCTAATGAAGAAAAAAAACCCTTGTTGTGGGTTCAGCCTGTAGATGGGAATAATACACCTATAATTAGTATCTCATATGATATCATTACTCATGAGCTTGTACTAGGTCATATGGATAATAGTGAGAGTCGAGTTGACTTATCCACTATAAAGTCTTTTGATGCTAATAGTATTGTTATTGATAACAATAAGCCTATAAAAGGTAAGTTGAATGATACTAATAAGACAGAAGTTCAGCTTATCAAAACTTCATCTGATGTGGTGGAGATTGGTGATAAGACAGTCAATACGATAATAGTGGGTAAGGATGTAAAGACATGGGATGGTGGAGATGCATCATACACATTGTTATCGACTAAGCATTATGGAAATGCAATATATTCAAAAAAACAGTCTGATGATACTTTTATAAGGAAAGATGAATTGGTTAAGTTATCAATCGATGTAAAACCTGATTTTGTAGGTCAATTAGCTGTAGTAGGAGATAAGACATACATAGCAATTAATACTACAGGTACAGATGGTTGGAAAGCTATGGGTGGTGGCAGTAATGTTGCTACATTAGATAAGATTAGGTTTACAAATGGTGCAGAGTTGTGGATTGAATAGTCGTTATATATAGGTGGTGTTATATAGGGTAGGGATAGTGTTAATGAGATACAATCATTAACACTATACTACTATTGAGATTAGGTGATATTATGTTTGGTAAATTGTATGTACTTGATAATGATGGTACATATAGGTTGGTAAATTGTATAAACATTAATATAACTGAAGATAATAGTTATTTAGATAAATTATTAAGTAGGTTACAGTCTATCAATGGGAGTAATTCTAGTAACATACTTGGTACTGATAGAAGTATTAGAGATAGTGGTATTAGTAAAGATTAGTTTTTACTAAGTGTACTATATAGATTTAAGAGTTTGAATGGTAGTTCCTTGTATGTTTGTGGGGTTTTAGTATGTCTGTACAAAATAAAATTGATAGTGAGTTAAATCATTTAGTTGATACTATTAGTAAGATTGCTTTATCTATTGAGAGAAAAGGTGTTCATAGTAGTGGTGAGTTATCAAAATACGCTGACGAGATTGATTCAATCGTTGTAAATAATACTGTTGTTAATGATGATACTAAGAAATTAGACGCTGACTATTTAAAGAAAGTAGGGTTACTACCTTATAGTTTTAGTGGAACTCCTACTGAGAGAGATTTAATTGTTAATAAATTCATAATCCAAGACCCTAAATCTAATGTAAAATTTTATACCTCTAGTACATTGACTGATATTTCAATAGAACTTAATGGGAATAAAGTTACTGACTATCAACTAATTAGGTCAACATCCTCCGAAAATAGACCAGCTATTGATAGAAATAAATACTGCATTACCAATGAAGGTTATTATATTAATGAGTTTAGTTTTAATGAAGAAGGTACATATAAGGTATCTTTTAATTCTGATAATATAACCTTTAAAGAAAGTATAAGCTATGACCCTAATAATATAAGTTCTATGGACGATTTCCTAATTTATGGGGTTAATCTTAAATCACATAAACATATATGTTATGATTCTAAAAAAGTAGAATCCTTAAATGGTATCAGAAGTCAAAATTTAGATTATGCAACCAATAACCTAGTTAATTCCATAGAAAGAAACTTAAATGCTATGGGTGGTGCAACTGAAGTATTTGGATATGTGTATAATCTAAGAACAGGTAAAGCTGATTTAGTAGATGTAATATGGAGTTCTCCTGATTATGGTAAGATTTCTAGTGATTTTCATAGAACCTTATCAACAGTAATTTATAACAATAAAGTTGATGTATTAACAAACTCATATTCTTTTCCTTTGTTAGTTCATGGCAAAAGTGCTGAATCTTTTATTAATGATATTGACTATAAAGAGGGAGATACTTTAGTTTTCGCATTTTATAAATTTAGAAATGACAATAGGTCACACAAATATTCTGTAAAAGCAGTTGCTAATTATTTAGGTTCATTAGTTAGTGCTATTAGCTCTGAGGCTGTTTAATATAATTAGTTTGTAGATAATTAAAAGATAGATTTTTGGTAGTAGATAATATTTAAGCATACATAAGATATTTATAGTATTTTTATTTGATATGGGGTGTATACAGTATGGACATAAAGAGTCTAAAGAATGTTGCACCTATATTTCAAACACTATTAAATAATGCTAAAAGTGGTATACCTAAGAAGATTCAGGTTTTCATAGGTATACTTGCTTTTATATGGTTGTTTCCTATTATATTAGATATATTGTTTGTTATTTTAGGTGTGTTTTTCGATTACAAATCAGAGTTGATTTTAAAATTTCTACCTAGGGTAGAACAGTTAATAAGCATACTAACAGGAGTGTCAGCAGTTGCCTGTCTTATGGCAATAATAGGGTTATTTACTGATTCTGATGGTGATGGGATACCTGATTCTGTTGACAAAGATAATCATACACCAGTTACTAATAATACATTTCAAGTTAATGTTGGTAGTGGAGATAAAACTCCTAAGCTACCGAATAGGATTGATTAGTTAGGTTTTTGTTAAAAGTAGTGTTGGTGTTATGTTTAATTATAGTAGGGGGAATTGTCTAATGTTAGGTGAGTTGAGCAAAGAATATGAGTCCAATGGAGACATTGGTGCAATTTCTAGTGGTTATATGGATGCTGGTGGTAAGTCTTATGGGATGTACCAGTTGGCTAGTAATGTAGGCTCTGTAGATGAGTTTATACAATGGGGTTTAAACTCTGATTACTCTTGGATAGCAGAAGAACTTAATAAGTATGAAGTAGGTTCAGGTGAGTTTGATAATGCTTGGAGATATTTCGCTAATAATGATTATGATAACTTCTTTAATATGCAACAAAGTTATATGGAGTATCGTTATTACGATGTGTCTGTAGAGTTGTTGAGGGAACATTTATTTAATATCGAAAATCATAGTAGTACAATGAAAGAGGTTATCTTTTCTAGAGCTGTTCAGTATGGTACAGGCAATATAGTAGAAATGTTTGAGGATGCTCTTGTTATCATGGGTGAGAAATTAAACCTAGATTTACAAAATTTATCTTATGTGGATGAGAAGAGGTTTGATTATGATTTAATCACATCTATCTATGATGTGTGTATGACTGAGGAGTGGAATAATTCATCATTGAGGGATAATCTTAATGAGAGGTTTAGAGAAGAAAAAGCTAAAGCTATTCAAATGTTATCAGAAGAATTAGGAATTTAGGGGTGATTTTATGGGTTTAATTGATAAAATCATAGAGTTCTTTCAAGTGTTATTCTGTAATAAAAAATTAGATTCTATTCAAAAAAATGTTGATAGTTCTATTAAAGAGGTTGATGATTCTGTTAAAGAAGTAGTAGATAATACTTCTAATATTGTCAATGATAAAATATGTGATGTTGACAATAATGTAAAAGATATTGTCGAAGAGTCTAAAAAGTTAGGTATTAACATTCGTAAGAAATAGTATTATAATAGAGTATGCAATTTATTGCATACTCTATTTTATTTTGGGAGGGTGTCATGGGTTTATTTGATTCAGATGGTTTTGGTAATAGTAAAAGTGTTAAAAACAAAAACACTTTTACCATGAGTGGTGTAGATTTAAAATCTAATAATATCAATCAAAATGTTAAAAGTAATAGTGATTTTGATAAAACACTTGTCGGGAAGATAAATCCACTTGTTAAGTTAGATGTTATAAATGATAACTATAGCTTAGAAAAGATGTTAAGAAATTATGGTTGTTATATAGATGGTTCTACAATGTATTGTCCTTTTCATGACGACGATGTAACAGGTAAGCCTTCTGCTAAATTTCATCATGATACAGATACATTATATTGTTTCTCTGAGAATAAAGTGTACACAGCTTATCATGCCTTGAAGATATTATATGGGCAGAATGTCAATACTATCTTTAATAGGATATGGAAAACCATAACAAAGGAAGAGAGACTATACTATATTGGAAAATATGATGAGGGTAATAGTGCAGTAGTTGTTTCAGATTCAGACTGGGAATATTATGATAAGAATATTTTAAGTAGGTTTAAGAATGGGAGTGTTTCTTTTATTCAATATAAAAATGCTTTATATCATGTGCTAGAGAAGATACAAGAATAGTTTTTACTTAATTTTAAGTAAAAACAGTTGTAAAATTAAGTAAATTTAATTATAATAGGTATTGTAATATGTTTAAGTTACAATACCTATTTTTATGTTGAAAGGAAGTTATATTTATGGCAAATATCACAGCAATACGATTACCTAATGGTAAAATTAAGATTACAAAATCAGATATTCCTAATAGTATTAATGAGGAGTTTAATAGTGCTGAGGAATTTTATTCTAAGTACCAAGTAGTTAATGAATCAACAGGTGTTGTTAATAATTGCATCCTATTAGAGTCTATTAATGGCTAACAAGATTAAGAGGTTAGGTAGTGGGTTGGCTATCATTCCCATATCCACCAGAGGGACAAGTAATAGAGATAGAACTGTTGTTGAGTGTATAGAGACAAGTCTAGAGTCAAATTACTTAAAAATCTTGATAGAATATTCTTTATCAAAGAGTATGGATGTAGTGTATTTAACTGGAAATGGAATATTATACCAAGATGATATAATTAAAAAGGATGATTTTACACTAAGAGAGGCAAAAGTTAACAGTGATTGGTGCTATATTGTTTCTGAGGAAGTGTATAGATTATGTCTAAAGTTAGATACTAATTATGTTATGTTTTTAACAAGAAGTGAGTCAATGTATAAGTTGACTAAGGTATTGAGAAGTCGAGGTATTTTAGTAGATTTACCTATTATGGGGATTCGTGATAATGTTAAAGCTATTAAGATGCTATTCTCATGTGGTAAAAGTTTAACATAGGTTTATTATGGATAATATCGTACCTGAATTAAAAGATATAAGAGATGATATTACTGAATATACTTTTACAACAAAGTTAGTTGGTAGTACATTTCAATTAATGGGACAACCTGTTTTGCAAACAATCATTGATAATCATATGGGGCATCTTGTCAATTTACGATTTGAGTGTGAGCCTACAAATGCTTATGATAGTAATGCCGTTAAGGTTATGTTGTCTGTAGAGGGTTATAAAGGTGAGTATTTTGTAGGGTATGTACCTATGGATATTAGTGAGGTTGTTTGTTATTTGTTACATAGGGAAGATTTAAAAGTAAGAATATATGATGCTTTTTTGTATGGTGGTACAAATGGGTATTATGTAGGAATGGTTTACAAGTTTAGATTTACTAAGAAGGACAATAACTGATTTATGGCAAAAAAAGAAAAAGATAAAGCTAACTATGTGCCGTGGGTCGGTGCAGTACCTAAAATAGAGAATTGGTATAAGAATTTTAATTTCGTGCTTGTTGAGAGTATGGAAGATTTAGAGAAAATCTTTGATGGTAAAAAAGATTACTATATGGCTTTTGATACTGAAACGACAGGGTTAGATTTTGAGGAAATTGACTTAGTAGGGTATTCTTTTTGTCTAGATGGAAAGACTGCTTATTATGTGCCAGTATATCATTTTCAGTATAGTGGTAATTTAGGTGAGGAGTCTGTAAAATTCATCTATGATAGGATGTGTGAGGCTAAAAAAGTATTCATGTATAATATGAGGTATGATGCTCGTATTATGGAATATTATGGATATAAGGATAATAAAGAAGAGTTAGATAAGAAGAGATGGCTATATGCTAAGTTCGACATGTCTAAAGTTTCTTATTATGATGTATCTGTACCTGTTTGGATAGCTGATACTAATATTAAATATCCTAGCTTAAAGTGGGCAAGTTTACATTATTTAGGTATAGAGCAATTACACTTTGATGAGGTTATCGAGGATGCAGGCTCATTCTTCTATCTTAATCCTAGTGATAATCAAGATACTGTGTTTTATGCCGCCGCTGATGCTTTATGTACATTTTTATTAGCTACTAATACTGTTAGGTACTTTCAAGAGGGTGGATGGTCAGCTAAGTTTGACAATATGATGCTTTACCCTTTATTACATTATGAAAATGAGAAAATATGGATAGAAGGTAGTGTTCTAAAAGAGTACTATAAGATAGCTACTGATAGGGTAGATAAGTTGGAGAGAGATGTCTATAATATGATAGGCAATCAGATAAACCTAAACTCACCTATACAAGTTTCTCAGGCTTTTGAGAGGTTAGGGATTGATACAGGTCAGCGTACTGATAGTGGTGCTATGGCTGTTGGTATTAAAGTCCTAGCGGATTTACCTAAAGAGTATGTTGATAACTATCCAGCATTGAGGTCATATATTGAATATAAAAAGACTGCAAAACTTATATCTTCTTATATTAAACCTTTTTTGAAAGAGTATGAGAGAAGAGGTTATTGTAGATTTGCGTATAAGACAACTGAAGTACCCACTGGGAGGCTTGCTTGTGGTAAAGATGGTAAAAACTCATTTTTCAGCCCCATAAACGCGCAGTCAATCCCGAAGCCTCATGTTAAGATGGAGGATGTATTCGATTTGGGGGATAGAAGTCTATTTTCTAAAAAAGATAATATTATTATGGGGTATAAATTTGTATATTCATCTTATGATGAAAATGGAAAACATATTATACCTGATGATAGTAGATATATAGGCTGGGTAGAGGGTATGGATGATGATTTGAATATTCGTATGTCTATATCTCCTAAATTACTGAAAGATGATGGTGATGATGACTTCTTGTACACAAGTTTTGACTATGCCGCTGAGGAGTTACGCATTGCAGCTAATTTGAGTAGAGAACCTAACTGGGTAAAAGCGTTTACGTCTGGTGATGACATCCACAAATCGACAGCTTGCGCTATCTGGGGCGAGGAGCATTATAATAGGGATTATCGTAAGATGGCTAAGTATGCCAACTTCTCTATATTATATGGTGCTAGTTCTCATTCGTTATATGCTGATAGTAGGTATGGTTTTAAGTCTTTACAAGAGGCTGAAGATTTTTATAATAAGTATAAAAAGGCTTTACCTGTATTATTTCAATGGCAAGATAGGATTATAGCTAGTGCCAAGAGAAAGGGAATGATACAAACATATTTCGGTAGACCTAGGAGGTTACGTTCTTATTATGAGAATAGACAAATAGGCTTTGCTAACCGTAGTGCTGGTAATACAAGTGTTCAGGGTGTTGCTGGTGATATACTTAAAATGGTAATGATTAAGTTATGGAAAGCTCTATTCAATAATGATGAGTATAAAAATGATGTAGGTTGGAGAGTAGCTATTCATGATGAGATTGGTTATTCAATAAGGGCAACAAAATTGATGGAAATTATGAAGTTAATAAAAGAGACTCAATCTGTTAAGTTAAAAGATTGGCCAGTAGAGATTATGACAGACCCATCTGTAGGTTGGTCTATGGGAAGAGTCTATGATTTTCATCTAGTAGAGGATGATACTGAGTTAGGGTATCATTTTGAGCCAGATTTAGCATAGGTGGTGATATTGTGGATGATTTTGTTTTTGATAGTTTAACATTGGATGATTTAGTAAAATACACACATGATTCTAGTGTTTTTAATGTAACAAGAGATGATTTAAAGAATACTAAAATAACACTTGCTAGTTTTAGTGATGAGAAATTAGGGAGTGCAGTAGAGAGGTTGGATGTTGCATATAAGGTAGGTTCTAAGTGGTCTTTGGTAGATATGCGTAAGGCTGAGGATTTCAATGAGGTGCCTTTGGAGTGGTTAATTAGTGATATTGATTCTGTGAGTGATTGTCTTGTTATTATTAGAAGAATGTCTAATATGTTATTAGATAAGAACAAATATAGTATGTCAAAATATATTTACCATGTGGTAGATGATAAATATAAGTATATCACTGAGAATCCTATGATTATTGGTAAACTTTCAAGATATGGAATATTAATTGATGGTGGAGTTGATGATATTATAAAGGACATTGAAAATAATGTTAAAGATAGTTATGATAAATCTTCTTTGATTAATTTCATTAAGCGTGGTGATGTTGTTGAGTGATACAAATGAGTTACAACAACTAGGTAAGAATATTAGGGATATAAGAGTAAATATTCTAAAGTGTACTATATCTGAATTTTCTAAAATCACTGGTGTTAGTAGAGATGTTGTGTGTAGGTTAGAGGATTTAAGAACCGGTGGAAACGATAAAACTTGTCCAACTATAGTTACAATACTGAAGGTATGTCAATCATTAAACATTTCTATAGGTGATATTTTAGGAAATGATATTATCTCTAATATTGAGTTAGTTAATACTTTAAAATGTATGGATTTTGTAGATAGAGAGTGTGTTAGTTATGGCAATTAGTGTCGGTAGGACAATAAAAGAATTAGAATCTATGGCTACATCGCTTAATATAAGTATACCTAAAAGAGATGATGGTAAAAAACCAAAGAAAGAAGATTATATTTATCCTATACGAGAACATAATCTTATCAATAGGTATGGTTCTTTAGAAAATGTACCATTACATCTACAATATATGCTACATATAAAATCACCAATGCTTGCTGGTAGAATTGATTCATTTAAGGAAGAACAGCAAGAGGAAGTGTGGGATTCTAATGAGTGGTCTATGGAGCAAAAGTTAAATGGTGTCAGGTGCTTTGTTGTGAATGATGGTAAAGGTATTCATTTATATAGTAGGCATAACTCTGATGTTGACTTGTTACCGATAGAATTTACAGATAAGATTTTATTTAGTAATGAATTTGATTATTTTAGGTTAGATAAGACTTTTATAGTAGATTGTGAGTTGACATCAGATAACCCTAATATATGTACAATTTTAGATGGGTATGGTGTTGATACAAGTTCTCAACTACAAGCTGTAACATCTGTTATAGGTTCATCTAGTGATAGAGCATTAAGTATACAGGTACAGAATAATCTTGAATTTGTGTTTAATGCATTTGATTGTATTTTTTATGATGGAAATTGGATAATGGATGAGTCATTATCTGATAGAAGAGAGTTATTGTATCATACTATAGATTCACTAAGTAATAGTCATTTTAATATTAGAAAAGTTAAGTATGTTGTAGAGAATAAGAGGGATTTTTATAAGCACCTAGTATCTAGTGGTTTAGAGGGAACAGTTGCCAAGAGATTAGATGGGAAATATATTGCAGATACAACTAGGAATTTTAAAGGTTGGATTAAATGTAAGAGGTCTATCTCATACTCTTTAGGTGATTTTAACAATACTATTACAAGTTCAACAAGTGCTTTTGATGTATTAGGTGAGACTAATAATGACATATCATTTAGTTTTGGTGATACTGTTGATGCTTTTATAACTGGGTATGAGTTAGGTAAAAAAGGTAGTGCTTTTGAGAATTTAATAGGTTCTATAGCTATATCTGTTTACGTTGAAAAAGATGATGGAACTTTGGAAGAGAGAGAAATTGGAAAGTTTAGTGGGTTCAATCTTGATATGCGTAAGAGTATGACAGGGTATGTTAATGGAGTTCCTGTACTAAAACCAGAGTATTATGGTAAAGTTGTTGAGGTTGATGGACAACAGGTTACTAAGAATGGTAGGTTCGCTCATTGTGTATTTATAGGTTTTAGATACGATAAACTAAAGGATGCTTGTATATTGAGTGAAAAATTTTTAGAATCACAGGTATTATAATGTTCTTAAAATTAAGTATATTTTGTATTGTTTTTAAGTAAATAACGTAGTATAATAAAATTACTTTATGATAGAGGATATTATATGGATTATAGTAAATTAGAGGTTTCTGATTTTGTGCATATGGTTTTAAATAATGTGGGTATGTGTCCATGTTTAATGATTGGTATGTATGTACAGGAATTTAAGAAACAGTATAAAGATGTTATAGAGAGGGTTTACAATATTGATAATGTAAGGGATTTGATTGATTCGTATGAAGGTGTTACTAGAGTCAATAGTAAGTTTCTTGTATTAGATGGTGTTGGATATTTGTCTGCAACAGGACAGAACTCTTTATTAAAATTTATAGAAGAGTCTAAAGTCCCTATTATTCTTCTTTCATATAGTGATAAAGTTTCTCCTATTATCATGTCTAGGATGAAAGTTATTGTTAAGAGATGTTCTAAAGTTAAAAACCTAGATTTTTCTAGTGTTTCTGATACTTTAACTTTCATTGATGAGAAGAATAGTACTAGGGAAGAAAAAATGTCTGAGGTAGAAGAGGTACAAATAATGGCTAATATGTGTCCTAGTTTGTACTCTATAAAACAACAGGCAGGTGATAAATATGGTTATTCTAATAAAAGACTTATTGATATTATGTGTAGAAAATCTAGAGGTTAAGTATGGAGCATGATTATAACATAGTTAATAAGGTAGTTAAAGTTAGTGATTCTTCTTGTATATTTAATTATCTTGACTTAGTTTGTTTCATGTACCCTAATTTTGAAATAAGGGAAGAGTTTAATATCTTAGATAAAAATAATGATATCATATATGTTGGAAAGGTAAATTCTAATATAGTAGAGTTATTAAAAGAGAATACAAGGAATTTTATAGCTATTAATAACATTGGAATACAGGATATAGATTTAACTATTAGAGATGTTGCTATTAGAGTATTGTATGATAAGTATGGTAAATCTCCTAGTGATAAGGTAAAATCATTATTAGATTCGATGTCTGAGAATGATTTTATAAAATACTTTAAATCTTTTTGGGTATTAGGAAGGTCAAAGATAGACGATGTTCCTATAACATTATGGGATTTGTATTGTGTCTTGGGTAAATCTAGGTATGATATTTTAAAGGTATATTTACATATGCGTGAGTATTATACAGATAGTATGATATTTAATGGTGTGTTATCTTTTATAGAGAAGTCTATGAATTTAGAAGATGTTGTTATTAATAGTGGTAAATATTTAAAGTTACTTGTAGATTTTAATAAGTCTTTTGATAAAGTAATTATTTCTGTTATACAGAAAGTGTATACAATGAAGTGTGTTAATGACATAGATAGGGAGTATCGTACTTTGTGGTTATTAATGCAGTTAGGGAAAGGAAATATACTATAATGTCGATACTAGAGATGGAAGCAGAGCTTGATAAGGTTGTCAATGATTTGCAAAAAAGAATCTTTGACGTCTATGATACATATCTTGTCGAGAATGGTAAAATTATAGATTTGCCGACCTATGAATCACTAATAAATAACTATAAATTGCAATATGAAGTTTCAGAGAAGTTGATACATACTATAGATGTGTTGAATGACTTAAAATTGAGGATTAATATTGTAAATAGGAATTTGTCTGATATTAAAAACTTGCAGATAACAACAAAGTCAGATTATCAGTTAATCGCTAATTTTAAAAATAAGGTTAGTAGGTGGTATGATAGTTTTAATGAGCATAAGTTTCAGATATCAGATTTAATAAAAAATGCTAATAGTAAGTTGAGTACTATTAGTGCTGTTAGATTTGTTAATGATTGATAGGGGGAGATATGATTGGAAGATTCTAGTGTTTTTATGGATTCTCTTATTAGAGAGTTGAAAGAATACTTTCCTAATAATGTAGCTTTACAGAATTTTTGTAATATTATTATAAAAATTCATGATAATTATGAGTATTCTTTGTCTGATGTTGATAAAGATGTTCTCAAACAGTCTATAAAGGAATTATCTATTTTTACTACATTAGGGATATATCAGAAAGTTTTTTCAAAAATGTCTGATGATATTGGAAGTAAGATAGATATTATTACTAGGAAGAGTGGTAGTAATATGTCAGCTCCTGTAAAGAGTAGGGAAACAGTTACAACTTATACCAGTAATAGGGTTAATCTAGGGATAGACTTAGAGGAATTAAATAAGAGAAGTAACAAGTTTAAAGATACAAAAAATAGTATTAATAAAGAGTATGTTTCTTCGTCAAATCAGTTTAGTCTTGATGGTGTTGATTTAGATAGTAGTAAGAGTGATAATACATCACATAGTTATGCAACATATCATAATGCAGTAGATGATAGTTATGATTCTGTACCTGACATTGATATAAATGACTTGGATTACTAATTTTGGTAATAAGGCAAATCGCTTTTTACAATATATTTTATTTATTATATAAGGAGATATGAGATATGTCTGAAATTGAAAACAACTTTGATGCTATGTTTAATACTAATAATGAGAGTGTTGAAAATAGTATGCCTACTACAAATGAAGTAGAGAGTGTTACTAAAAATGAAATTGCATCACCTGAGACTTTTGAGATTAAGGTTAATACATCTGCTTTAGGTTCATTAGGTATTACACCAATTGCTTTTGGTGATAAGATTAGGAATATTCCTATTGAAAAATATAAAGCTAAGATGGGTAAAATCGATAAGATTTCTATTATTAGTTCTGATGTATTACCAATTAAATATCATTACATTGATGGAAAAGGTTCATTCTTGTGTACAGGTGGAAGATGTTGTGAGTTGAGTGGAGACCCTACAATTCGATATATCGTTCCTGTATGCGTATATGATACAAATAGTAGGGGTGATTTTTCTTCACCTAATTTAGAGTTAAAAGTATTATCAATGGGTAATGAGTTATATCAAACAGTTACAATGATTGCTAATACTGTTAAAAATATGGGTGGTATTACTCATGTTGATTTAAATGTTAATTGTACTGATGATAAGTTCCAGAAGTTGACTTTAATTCCGTCTGGTGAGGCTATGTGGAGAAAGTCTGCTGAAGCTGTTCAATTCTTAGCTAATAAGTGGAATGAATCTGTTGGTGAGGCGTATCGAGCTATTGCTAGGTCTGTTGATGAAGATACATTTGTTAAATTTTATGAGGAAGCAAACTTTGGCGTTAAAGATGAACCTAAGTTTGGTGCAAACGATAATCCTTTTGGGAATGTATCTCAACAAACAAGTAACTTTGATGATTTCTTTAAAAAATAGAAGTATGTATTAAAATAGGAGAGGGTACTGTATAAGTTAATATAATTTGTATAGTACCCTATTTTCATTGTATGGTTATATTAGCAATAGACCCTAGTTTTAAGGCTTTATCTTTCAGTTTATTTGATTCTAATAGTAAGTCAGTTTACATCGATACTGTATCCTATCCTCTAGGGACATCGATTGGGTTTGAGAAGATTTTTGATGCCGTTCATGTGCAGTGGTATCAGTTAAAAGAGAAGATAGATACATATTTAAAGGATAAGTCTATAAGTATAGATTATGTTGTGTCTGAGATACCACCTCCAGTAGGAAATTTTTCAGCTGGCTTATATGCTTTGGATTACACAATACTTAATAATATCTTTGAGGAGTATAAAACTGTAAAAGATTTGTATATTCTATCACCGTCTTTTCTAACAAAAGTTCATGGTAGGAGAGGATATAAAAAGGGTGAGAGTACTGAGTTGGCTAAGTACTTCATAGAGAATATATTAGAGAATCAGATTAATGTGTGGATACCTAACAAAGTTTCTGAAACAGGTAGGAATATAAAGGGAAGATTAAATAATGACAAGGCTGAATCCTTTATTTTTTTAATGAGAATGTTTGTTAAGTTTAATATTTATAATCTAGCAGACACTATTACTAAAGAAGTAGATGGATTAAAGCATGAAGGTGAAAAATTATTAAGGAGTCGGTAAGATGGCAAAAAAAGAGAAGATAGATGATTTTTCTAAGAAGATTAAAAAGATGTCATCAGAGTATAAGTCTTTATCTGAGCCTGAGTTTATCAAGAGTGGTTCAGTTGTGATAGATGCTATTCTTGGTGGTGGAGTGCCTCAAGGTGTTTTTATCCTATTATCGTCTGATAGTGGTTTAGGTAAATCTACTGCCTCTCTACATATCAGTAAGGCTTATTGTATGCAGAGTAAAAGGGTATTATATTTAGATTTTGAGAGTGGTGTAAATTCCTCTCAATTAAACTCAATGGGGTTATCTAAATATTTATATGATGTTGATACTAATCCTGATGGCATATTCTATCTATTTCAAATACAGACATATCGTGAGGCTGATAAATTATTAGATGAGTTAGTTGAGGATGTTGACTTAGTTGTCATAGATTCAGCATCTGCTATGTTGACAGAGAAGGTTAAAGATTCTTCCTCAGAGGATGTATTACCTGGGATTGATAGTCGGGTAATGTCAACTTTCCTTAAAAGACACAAGGCTAGTAGTACAAGAGCTGGAACATCATGGATTATTGTCAATCAGCTAAGAACTAAGATTGCTATGAGTTATGGACAACAGACAGCTGAAGTTGAGGCAGGTGGTAAGGCTTTAAAATTCTATCCTGATATTCGTTTGACAATGAAGAAAGCATTTAAGGGTACTTTAGAGAGAACTGAAATTACTGCTAGCGGAGAGCAAAAAGTTCCTTTTGGTGCTATATGTGAAATTAAAGCTGTTAAGAATAGGTATGAGCGTCCAGAGATTCCTTTACGATTAGCAATTATTTTTGGCAAGGGAATTTCTAATGAGTATGCCTATGTTGATTTCTTAGAGCAACATGGTAAGATTGTTAGAAAAGGTGCATGGTATACTATTAATTTAGGTGATAGCCCATCTGTTCAAGGTATGAATGGTGTTATCGAATGGGTAAATGCTAATAAAGGTATAATTAAAGACTATATTGAGTCAGAGGGTGGATATAGATTACTTTTAAATGAGGAAAGTAGTGTAGATTTAGTATCTGACTCTTATGATGAAGAAGTCCTAGATGGGACTGAGGTCTTTGATGAGACTGGTGATGAGGAATAATTATGTCTGATAAGTTACATATAGATATTAAGGATTTTCAGTCATTAAAGAAAGCAGATATTTTACTAACACCTGGAATTACAGTTATAACTGGTGCTACTAATAATGGCAAGAGTGCTATCATACGTGCCATAGATTCAGCTATCTTCAATTTAGGAGATGATTCTATGGTTAGAGGTGGTCAGCGTTATTATGGGATTAATCTATCGAATGATAGTCATAATATGTTGATGGCTAGAGATAATGTTGGTAAGAATGAAAAAACTGCTTATCAGTTTGATGATGGTAGTGTTCAAAAGAAAGTTGGTAGAGGTCAGTTAGAAGAGGTTTCTCGTATGTTTAATATACGAGAAGTTAAGATGAATAATGGTACTAAGATGAAGATTAATTTTTGGTATCAGAATGACAAACCTTTTCTGATGGATAAAACCTCTGGTCAGTTATATGAATTTCTATCTATGAGTTCTTGTGATAGTTATGCCAAGGTACTTAAAGTGTTAGGTAGTGATATTAAGGCAATTAACTCTGATATTAATACTTTAACAACTGAGATAGATACTTATAAGGGTTTAATTAATGATAAAAGAGATTTTATAAGTGATAATGAAGGTTTTGATGATGTATATGAGAGTGCTATTAGGTTAGATGGTATTATTAAGGATTATCAAAATATTTGTAGACTTATAGAAGAGATTGATGAGTATAGTACTAAGATACATAATGTTAGTACTAAAATTCACGAATTAAAAGAAGAGGTTAATTCTCTATGGTTTGATTCTATTGAGTGTGCATATAATAATATTAAAAGTATGTATGGTAGGTATAGTGAGTTAAATAATACTCTATCTATGGCTTTATATGTTGGTGATACTGTTAATAATATTAGTAAAACAGTTAAAGATGTCAATGAAAAATTTAACTGTGTCAATAATGCTATTAATGGTGTTGATGAGTCAATAAAAAGTGTTGATATAGAATATGGAAGAATATCATCTATAAGTGATGTTTTACATGATGTTAGTGAGTATAAAAATAATTTACAAGAACTAGACACAGAGATTCATAAAATTAAATCTTCCATGATTGATGTTGATGCTAATTGTTTGGTAGAAGTTAGTAATATGGATACTAAATTATTAGAGTTGTATAATGTCATAGGTAAGGTTGAATCTTTAAGTATTAATATCAAATCTATTCAAGATGAGATAAGATGTTTGAAAGAGAATATTTCTTCAAGCAATGTAGAGTTTGAATCCTTAAAGAAAGATATAGGGTATTGTCCTTATTGTGGAAGGGAGTTTTTTTAAGTGGCTACTTTAGATGAGGTTAAATTAAAGTTTGATAGTGTTCAAAAAATCAATCAATCTTTAAAAGATGAGTTGATTCGTAAAGAGGAACAGTTAAAGTCTACACAAGAGAGTTATGATAATTCAGTAAAGAAGTTATTTGAGTTGACTAATACAAATTCTGTAGAAGATGCCAAGAAATATGTAGAAACAATGAAATTAGAAGTAAACACACTTTTAGAGGATATTAACAGTAAGTTATCTAAGTTCCTAGATAAAGATGGTGAATAGTATGAGTAGTATTGATAGTAGCTATATCATACGTAGGGTAATAGAACATAAGGCTTTAATAGACAGTGCAAAAAAAGATATTCATAATATGGAGTATGTTGTTAAGACAAAATCAGAAAGTCTTGAAAAACTTAATAGGTTAAAAAAAGATAGTGATTTTGCATATGAATATTTAGATGTCTTAATTAAAGAAGAGTCAGGTAAGTTCATTAAACATTTAAATAACATTCTTGATTATGGTGTTAAATCAATATTCGATGATTGTAATTATTCTGTTGAGATTAGGGTATCTGAAAATTCTAAGGCTACGATACATTTAGTATATGATGATGAAAATGGCAATAAATTAGAGCCCGATATTAAAAATTGTGGTGGTGGTATTAGAACTGTTATAGGTTGTTTATCACAAATTGCTTTTATCACGCATTATAGGTTAGAGCCAGTGTTGTTTATTGATGAAGGGTTGAGTCAGTTATCTAGTCAATATATACCTAATTTCATGGAGTTAATAAATCAGATGGCTATTAAGAATGGGTTAAAGATTCTATTAATTACACATGATGACAGGTTTACATCGTATGCTGTAAGACACTATGAGGTTTCTAAAGGTGTGTCTAAACTCTTAGAAGGTGGTGAGTGATATTGAGTATGATTAATGTGGATTTAAAAGATGGTGAAAAGATAGCTTTTATATCTGATGTTCATGTTGATAGTAAGATGCCAGATTCTAGGATTGATGATATTATAGAAACATTAAAGTCTAAAATGTTGGATATATATGATAAATGTTTGTATAATAATGTAAAATGTGTATTTTTTGAGGGGGATGTTGTTAATCGTATACAATGTCCTTTTGAGCCAATCACTATGATGGCTGAAATTCTTTTGAAATTTAAAAACAGTGGGATAAGATGTTTTTCTATATTAGGCAATCATGATATAGTTAGGAACTCACTTGAAAATATTGAAAAGAGTCCTATACAGATACTATTTACATTAGGTGCTTTAGAACATATAAATTTAGAGAATAGGATAGTAATAAATAATACATTACTCATAACACCTGTTGATTATACAGAAATACCTGTTGTAGCTGATAAGAGTTATAAACAAAATATTTTATTAGCACATATGTTTTATAATGCTAGTGGCTTTATTGCTGATGATAGGCATAATTTAAAAGAAGAGCAGGTGTTACAGAGTGGGTATGATTTGATTGTATTAGGTCATGACCATGAGGATTATGAGGATGTAGTTGTTGGTGATTGTAAAATTGTTAGACATGGTTCTGTGTTAAGAGGTACATCACATAACTATAATTTCTCTAGAAAACCTAATTTTGTGGTTATAGATGATATTTGTGATGTTAAAAATACTGTAAGGAGAGTAGAGATTAAGCATAGAGCTTATAAGGATATTGCCAGTGAATATATTCTAAATAAGAAAACATTTAGCAGTATTAGTTCTATGCAAGATGTTCTTTCAAATTTAGCTGATAAATTGACTGATACTACTGAAACAGATTCAGACAGGATTTATAATATCATAGTATCAGATGAAAATTTACCAGTTGGCAGTAGGGATTTACTTTTAAAATATATTAGCGAGGTACATTAAGATGATTGATAATGAGTTAGGTTTAATGGAAGATGTTAATGAGTTGGATAGCGTCTTAGGGTTGGATGATAATTCATCTGAAGGTAGTGCAGACAATTTTGTAGATACTTTTAGTGATGAGGTACATATATCTTTACCTATTAGGGATATTAATGTTATCATTAATATTTCAAACACCTTAAAGTCTTGTGGGGAAAACTCTTTTGAGGGAAAACTTGTTGCTTTTAAGGTTGTTGATGGTAATGTTAAGTTTATGTTGTCTGATAACAAGAGAAGTATTACAAGGTATGTTAAGGCTTTAAATGATACTAATCATATTGAGGGTTTTATTTGTTTAAATGTTTTATCATTAAGTAGGATTGTCAGACTTTGTGATGATGTTTTTACCTTAATTGAACGTGTAAATGATAATGGTGAAAAAGAATATACTGTTGCTGTTCATGGTGGTGAGGTTCATGTAGATAACTATAAAGCTGATGAGTCTAGATTCAATCATGAGTATAATGATATTTTAGAGAGTAGTGTAAATAGAGAAAATATGATTGGTTATATTAAGAGATTATATAACTATTCTCAGGCAGCTGGTGGTAGAAGTAGATACTTGTCATTCTGTAATAATACTATTACAGTTGAGTCTTTTAACAGTATGGCTAAACTTAGATGTGATGATAGTTTTGGTAGTGGATTTAGATTACATTTAGCTGATTGTAAGTTACTTGTGATGTTATTAAATTCAGATAATACTGACATTGTTGGCTTTAATAATAGTGGTGATTTATACAGAGGTTCTAATTTTGTATTTAAAACAGAAGCATTTAAATTAGAGGATGATTCAGTTCAACAATCTGTATATGGTAGAATGGTAGTAGATAATAAATGTGATGTTTCACTAGAACATTTAAGAAAGATTGTTGAATTGGCTTGTGGTTTACCTGAGACCACTGGTGATATCAATGTTTCTTTTGATGGTTGTGCTAATGTTGAAATTGTTTCTAGAAGAGGTAATTCTAGTATCAAATTAGATACAGTTAGTTTAGAAGGAATATTTGATATTGGTAAGATTAGTTTAAGTGCTAATGCATTTAAACAAATTATCAGTACTTTAAGTGGGTATGATGTGGCAACTATGAGGTTAAGTCCTGACGGGGTAGCTTTAGATAATGAAGTAGTTAGTATGTTTGTACTAAAGAAAGACTTTTAATATATGTTAATGTCAAATAATTATACAGATGCGTTTGATGAGTTTGCTATAAAAAATGGTCGAGATATTTTCAATGTGTATCAGGATAGTGATACAACAGATGAAGAGAGAGAGGTTGGTTAAGTGGTTATTTGATTTAATACGTAGTAGGGGAAATGCAGTTCCTATTCATACTTGGAGTGATGATATTTTCAGCAAGATAGTGTCTAGCTTATGTGATTTAGATACATATTTGATATATCAAGACGGTTCTTATAGCCTTAACAACATTGGTGCTAATATATTAACACAATTCTTCCCAGAAATTTTAGATGTTGTAAAGGGTGGCAAAGTGAGTCATAGAGACTTCTTTAAGGAAGATAAGAGGTTGATTGGGTATTGTAGGACTTTCCTAAAGTATTGTACCAGTCCTTTAGAGATGTTCAAAATGATGTCTTTTAGGGGTTCTAGTAGGTGTTATAATTTTAGACCAGCAACAGCTAAGGCTCTTTATGAGGTATATGGAAAAGATAATTGTAAAGTGTTAGATACATCAAGTGGATTTGGTGGTAGGTTGTTAGGATTCTTTACCGCTAAAAATACTTCTGAGTATGTAGGTATAGACCCGAATACCGCTGAAAGTTGTAATAAATTCATCCTTTACATGAGTAGGTATTTTACAAACAAGAAAGCATATGTCAATAAGATGGGTTCTGAGGATTTTACAATAGAGAATTATCCACAATATGAGAATTATTTTGATATTAGCTTTACATCACCACCATATTTTAACATTGAAAGATATTCTGATGATATAACACAATCTCATGTTAAGTTTAATACATATGATTTATGGGTAGATGGGTTTTATCGGAATACAATCTATAATAGTTGTAATGCATTAAAATTAGATGGTGTTTTTGCAGTCAATATTAGTTGGGTGGATAACATTAAAGAGTATACTGATGAATTTCTTAATGATTGTGGGTTTTATATCATTAAAGAGGATAAGTATCTTCTAAGGATTCACCCTAGAGAGAGTTCATATGGTAGTGATAAAATGTCTAAATATGAGCCAATATGGGTAGCAAAACATTATACTGAGTTGTTAAAAGATGGTATGATAACACGAGAAAAAGCAGAAGAGTGTTATCATCGTGTAAAGTTTGGTAATAAGAGGATACTATGAGTGTTTCGGTTAAGATAAATAATATTACAAATAACTTCTACTCAGATGAATGGTATACTGAGATTGATACTGTTAAAAAGATGTATGATTTATTAGGTGTTGAGGGGGGGGGCAACAGTTCTTTGTCCTTTCGATACTGATAAATCATTGTACGTCCAGTATGGTATAGAATGTGGTTATAATGTAATTTATAATATAAGAGATTTCCTTGATAGGGATGTAGCATATGAGTTTGATTTTGTGATTACAAATCCACCTTTTAGCATTAAAGATGATGTTATTGAGAGGTGTTTAGAGTATGGTAAGCCTACTATGTTGGTATTACCTATGGATTCTTTGGGTGGTGTAAAAAGACACTCATTATTTAAATCTTTTAAGTCATTCCTAAAGTATACATTCCTACAATAAGAGTTAATTATGTTGATGTTAGTGGTGTTAAGCGTAAGGGTGCATGCTTTCATTCTATCTATATGCATTTTAATCACTTTAGTTCAAGTTCAATTATGTTGGAGTGTGAGGAAGATAGTCATTAAAGTAAATAAATAACAACATTCATTTATTGTTTGTATATATACCTTTAGGTGATAGATTTTCATAATCAGTTTTAGTAATTTCTAGAGGTTTTAACATGGATAGAGAAATGAATAGGTTGTTAGGTTTCTTAGGAACTAATGTTGATAGTAATGTTGGTACTGATTGGACTTGGACTGAGTTGGTTAAACATGCTGAGCAAGGTGATAAATTCTCTTTGTATCGTTTGACTCAATTAGCACGTCATTCTGAACAGCCAGAAATTAAAAAATTCGCTACTGAGGCTGTTACTAGGATTGAAAAAATCGTAGAAGAAGCAGCTAAGTTGGAGAAAAGTCAAGTTACTACTAAAAGTGGTATTTACTTGTCAAGTGAGCCACAGGCTTAATTATAGATAGGAGTACTAAATGTACTCCTATTTTTTATTTTATAGTTGTAATGTTTTGTAAGATTTGTTATAATGTGCATAAGAGGTTGATATGGATAAAGAGCATGATATATCTATTACATATACAAAAGATAATAACAATAAAAGTTTAGATATAGGTGTTGATGTATTTAATTCTGATAATGCTGATATTCATTTAGATTATGATGTGTTTTCTAAAAAGTTAAATACAGAAATAGATACAGGGTTAGGTTCTTTTGAATATCAATCAAATAAAAACTATAGTGTTAAGATAGATTTACCTAAAGGAGATACTAAAGATGGTGAATAGGGATATTTTACTTGATAAAGTTAAAAGATACAAAGAATTAAAAAATCAGATGGCAATATTAAAAGCTGAGTCTGATTCTTTAAATACAGAAATAAAAGAAATGATTAAAGAGGGTGATGAAAGAGAATTTATCTTAGGTAATTTTGTTGTTAAGTTACAAGAAATTTCAAAAGATAGATTTGATTCTAAGACTTTTAAATCAGAGAACGAGTTTCTATATAATCAGTTTCTTAGACCTGTTAATGAGGAGCGTTTACAGGTAACTGGTGGGGATATTTAGTAAATTTACTTTACATAAAGTAGTTTGTAGTATATAATAATTATTGTAGTTATTCTAAAAACTACAATACATGACTCTATTGGTTAGGCAAGTTTTGGAGTTCAATTCTCCTTAGAGTCGTAATTAAATTCCAATCTCATGAATTATAAATTGCAATATAGTGAGTGGGATATGGTCGGTGCTGATATGTCATCGAAAACGACTGCAATTCTGCAGGGTTGGCAGTTACAATATCTTAGTATTCATATGTCCTCATTATGGGTTCAATTCCCATATCGCCGGTGCAGTACTGGCGATAGACAACGTGTGTCCGCAAAACACATAATAATGGTTGTTGTCATGAGGACGAATATTAATATTGATTGTGGATAGTTGTCCGAGTGGTTTAAGGAGTTGGTCTTGAAAACCAATGTACAGAAATGTACCAAAGGTTCAAATCCTTTACTATCCGCCACATGGAGAGGTGGTAGAGTGGCTTATTACACTTCCCTGCTAAGGAAGAGTGGAGATATACTTCCACCGTGGGTTCAAATCCCACCCTCTCCGCCAATAAATATGGTTCTATAGCTCAGGTGGATAGAGCAATGGTTTCCTAAACCATGTGTCGGCAGTTCGAGTCTGTCTAGGACCACCATAGGGTTACTGGATAATTTACCTTGACGTGGTGTAACCTCTTTAAACTAAAGAATTATCAATCGGTATAGGATACAAAGATGAGAACATGTATCGCTGAAGGTATATAGTAAAGTATATATCAAGAGAGCCAGTGTTATTGAACCTTTTTAAGAATATAATATAACGTAAAAACCGATATAATATTTTTGCTGGCACAACTCATTCCGATGTAACCCAATAGGTAGAGGTAGCTGACTGTTAATCAGTGTGTTGTAGGTTCGAGTCCTTCCATCGGAGCCATATGAACTCTTAGCTCAGTGGTAGAGCCACCGGCTCATAACCGGCAGGTCGCTGGTCCGAATCCAGCAGGGTTCACCATTAAGGTCTACTTTTTACCTTGCATAGATGATTTATGGTAGCTATGTATGATGTCTTTTTGAGATGTTTTAATATCATACAAAATCTTATATGCGAAAAATCGAAGAGCATAAAATATCTTGGCTGCACAGCTGGTGGAAGTCCAGCATATACTTGTCCGTGTGGTGAAATTGGAAAACATGACTGACTTAGAATCAGTTGACTTATGTCTTGTAGGTTCGAGTCCTACCACGGACACCATTTAGAATTATATTTAGGGGATATTGTTATGGAAAGAGTTACAATTTTTAAAGGTTTTACTATTCCAGTTATTATTAAGGTTGATGAAGAGAATAAGGTCATTACTGCATACAATACTCATTGTGAGTATCTTGCCGAAAATGCTTTTAATAAGCTAGTGGATGGAAAATCTCAGATTTTATATATTGATTTTAGGCCTAAGTTCTGTGATAGTCTAAAACTTAAAAGTACATATAAGGCTAAGGCACGTTGTCATGGTGGTGATGTGTTTGATGTTAATATTGGTAAAGAGATTGCTAAAGAAAAGTTAGCTAATAAGTTACGTTCTTCTATTAAGAAGAGAGTAGAAAAGATGGCAAAACAGCATTTAAAGTTGTACAATTCTGTTATTGATAGTGATAGATTTAAAGAGTTGTCAGCAGAGTAAAATATAAATATATGAGAGTGTATCAATTTTGGTACACTCTTTTTTATTACAAAAGATAGGGTGGTATTATGTTGTGTATGGTGATAGCTAGAGATAGGAATGTTAAGTTGGACAGTTCTTATACTATAAAGGATGCTATAGAGCAAGTAGATATGCTTAACAATAAGATGAATTTGAAAGGTACTTTACGATATTATGGGTTACAGTATGTCGAGGATAGGTCTTTCTTTTCTAGATATAAGAATGTTTTTAAAATGAAAGATATGCACTCTTTGTATAATTTAACTTTAAAGGAGTTAAATGATTATAAGAATAGTTTGATTTATTGAGGTGTTTTATATGTCATTAATGGTTGGAGACAGGGTAGAGCATAATACTTTTCCTGTTTTTATTGGCAAAGTTGCTTATATTGAAAGCAATATTGATAAAGATAGGGTTGGGGTTGTTAATGAAGATAATGGCTCTATATTTTGGGATACTGTGGATACATGGGATGTGTTATATGATTCAAAGATTTCATATACTTCTCAAATAGATGAGTATGATGGGGATACTATAGATGTAGACGCTGTGATTGATATAGGTAGTTTTGAAGGTTGATATCTTCTATATATAGTAATAGCGAACATACGATATAATGTTATAAAATGTTTTTTAAGTTACTTATAGGATATAGGGGATTAGTAATAATATGAGTGAAGATATTGTTACTAACAAGTTGACCAATAATGATGTTAGAGTTGTAGGGGTTGTTGTTAGTAAACCAATGTTACATCATAGTACACATGGGGAAGATTTTTATGAGTTTAAAATAGAAGTTCCTAGATTAAATAAAGGTGTACATGATACTATTAAAATAGAAGTTTCTGATAGGGTATTTGATGTTTCTAGATTAGAAGTTGATAGTATTGTATCAGTTGTTGGACAATTTAGGTCTTTTAATGAATATAATTCTGAAATGGATAGAATGACATTAAGACTATTTGTGTTTGTTAAGGATATTGAAATTCTTGAAGAGGCTGATGCTTTTGATAATGAGATTACGTTAAGAGGTTTTATCTGTAAGGAAGTTGTACACAGAAAGACTCCTAGTGGTAGAGAAATTTCTGATGTTATTTTATCTGTCAATAGATTATACAATAAATCTGATTATATTCCTTGTGTAGTGTGGGGAAGAAATTCTAAATATGTTGCTAATATGGTTGTTGGAGATGAGATTGAAATACAAGGTAGGATTCAGTCTAGGAAGTATAATAAATCTTTAGATGACGGAAGTATTATTGAGCGTGAGGTTTATGAAGTTTCTGTTATCAATGTTTCTAAAGTAGAAGGTTAGTTAGAGGGGTGTATACATCGTATGAGTAATAGTATCTTATCAGATGCAGTAGATTATAGCAGTAAAGTTATGCTGATACGTGGATACGCATCTTATTATACTGATAAAGATTTATCAAAAATTTTCAATGTAGATACATTAGCTGAGATTTTAGAAAATAATACATATGAGGATATAAAAGTTAAGTTATCAAATACACTGTCTAATATAAAAGATGGTGTATTTGATATTGGCGATGTTGTTACAATCAATAAGCCTTTTAAAATAGATGGAACATATAAAACTATTAAGGGTGTAATTATAGGTAAGCATATTAGGTATAAAAGTGAAAATATGCGAGATTATTATACCGAGTTTGACATCATAGTTCAAAGTAAGTCTTATAATGATGGGTATAGTTATGAGATTTATAGGGAGACAGAGGAATATTTACGTTTAGAGAGTAAAGATATTGTAAATAAAACATACTTGCAAGACACATTAAAACGAATTAGTAGGATTGATATAGTAGTTAATGTTTAGTGTAGGGGTGTTATAGTGGTTTCATCTAATTTAGGGAGTGGTTTGTTAGTATCTCCTTATGATGGTAGGGATTATAAGTTTAAAGATTTACTAAAGTTAGGTTCTGTAAATATACCTTATGAGTATCAGAGTAGTGAGTTTCCTTTTGTATACAATCAAGGAAATACTCAAATGTGTTGTGCTTGCTCGTATAGCGCTGTTAGATATTTGCAGGAGAGTGATGGTAGTCAGTCAGGGTTAAGTGTTCCTTTATCGCCTGCCTTTAATTATGGTGTTAGGCCAGATAATGAAAATTTTGAGGGTATGTATTTAAGGACTTGTCTTAAAGGTGGACTAGATGTTGGTTCTGTATTATATTCTGACTTAGAGGGGTTTTATTCTACTTCTGAGGCTATGAGGATTGTTAAAGATAATAGAGATATTTTATTTAATAAGGCTGATGAGTTTAGGATAGATTCATACTATGTGTGTAATTCACGGAGAGAGATACAGGTAGCTATTTTAACAACTAAGGCTGTTATCACAGGGATACCAATATTTGACAGTTTTTATGATGTTAGTAGTGATGGTATTGTGAAATATGATTCTAGTAGGGATGTTGTGAATTATGGTGGACACGCCGTAACTATTACTGGATGGGGATATATCAATAATAAATTTCATTGGAGATTGTTAAATTCATGGGGAACATCTTGGGGTGATAGTGGGTATGCTTGGTTGCCTGAATATTATCCTTGGATAGAAAATGCTTATGTTGTGGTAGACACAACAACAAAATTGAGTTTTAGTGATTATATGCAAAAATATTATTGAGGTTGTGTATGAAATTTACTTATAAACCATCTTTTACTAGGGTTATTGTTATAATATTCTTAGTTATTTCATTTATCTCTATGGTATATTCGATTGGAATAGATACTTACTTGCATTATAAATTGCACGTAGGTGAGTTAGCAGTATATGATATTGAATCGCATAAATCTGATAGTGATGAGGTAAATGAAAACGTATTTGAGAGGATAGGGACTATTGATGGGTATGTTCTTATTTATGATACTAGGACAGGTTTAGTGTATATTGGTGATGAAAGAGGGAGTTTGACACCATATTATTCTAATGCTAGTGGTAAGATTGTAGTTTACGATAGAGACAATCATAAATTGGTGTATTGATATTCAGAGGTAGTATTACTACCTCTGATTTTTTATGTGTTTATAACTTTACAAAACATTACATATATGGTATTATAAGAGTGTACCTTTGGTATTTAGATAAAGGTAGTTTAGTAAGAAAGGAAAAACTGGTATGAAGAAAGATTTAGAGCAAAAGGTTGAAAATGCATTACCGTTAGAGGAAGTGTTAAATTTACCTCGTGGGTTTAATGTGGCTGAAAATGTAGTAGGTCAACAAATCTATATATGGAGGGAGTCTGTTGGTGAGGGGTATTCATTGATGTTTAAAACAAACAAAAAAGATGAGCTTTATGTAGAGGATTTTGATGAGGAGGGTAATTTAATAAATATTCGTTATGAAATTATTGAAGGACTAGATGATTAATCTGCATAAAGGGGTACTAAAGATGGAAAATGAAAATCTTAATTTAATCAAAGAGTTTAATAGAGTTTTAAAAGGGAGTGTTTTCATTTATGATATAGATGAAAACAAAGATAAAAAACAAATCAATACAACAAAGTATGATTTGTTGGACTATACAGAGTATGGCTCTAGACCTTGGGTTGTTGTTTCTGATAATCAAAGTAATACTAGAGTTTGTACTATTGCACCTCTATCTACTGGTCAGTTTGGTAAAGCTGATAAGATTAAGACTCATGTAGATTTATGTCTTAATGGTAAGAATACGTGTATTATGGTTGAGCAAATGAGATTTGTTAATGCACATGAGTTAAAGACATATTTAACAACTTTAAATGATGATACCATGAGAATGGTAGATGATGCTATGAGATTTCATTTAGGACTACAAAATAAAATTAATTTGTCTGAAATTGATAGCAGAATAAAATCTATTGTTGATGAAAAAGTAAAAAACATTGTAAATTCCGCTATCAGTGAAGATATTTTGAATGATATTGTACATGATGCTATTACAACAAAGTTAAATGTTACTACTAATGTTAATGTTGATACTAAAGTTGATAGTGCTGTGGTTGGTACAAGTGATATTAAAGAAAGTATTGCAGGTAATAAAGAGGGATTAAAGAGAGGTAGAAAACCTAAGTATACTAGATATGAGTTAGAGTGTATTGTAAGAGATTACAAGATGATGACCGAAAGAGATTTCTGTACTAAATATGATTGTAAAGACCATAAGTCATATATAGGCAAACATTATTATGCTAAGAATTTACTAAAAAATCTAAACTCTAAAAAATAGAATATTCAAATATAACTTTAAGGTGGTATAATATTAGTATATGTTATACCACCTTTATTTTTTGTAAGAGGTATTAAGAATGTGTGAAAAATTAGAAAGAGATATAGATTTACTAATAGATGATTTAAAGGGATATTCTGATTTTACTCATGAGTGTGTTGTTATGTATAATGAGCATTTATGCAAGATTAAAGATTTAGATTATGAGTTAGATGGGAATACACTAACATTCTTTAGTAATGCTAAATGGGATGAGACTTCATATAATACATTTCAGCTATTAAGTTTGTTAAATCGTATTAAGGGTGTAGAAGATGTAGATATATGGTTTACTGCATATGATGGTACAGTACATAAATATGTTTCTAGTTATATCTCAAATAAATACTCATCATATGGTACTAATGTTAGAGTTATAGTTGTAGGAGATAAGACATCTAATCATAATAATAAGATATTGACAGTTAATGATGATATGGATATAGAAGAGGGTAGGATGTATGAAGATAAAATAACAGTAGATTTTAATACTAAGATATAGTATTATGATATAAGATAGTTATACTAGAGACAGTACTAACAGATGATATAGTGATACTGACTATATACTACAACATCTAAGTAATAATGTAATAATAATGATGATACTAATATAATTAATACTATACATACTATAATACATAAAATACCATATAATCACTGTATTAATTTCTTCTAACGAAGAAAAGAATACAGTTTCAGCAAAAAAGAGTATAAGTGGGGATGTAGTAATACAGGTAGTATAATAATAGAAATTATATTAAAAGTGATTCAATATATGTAATATAATTATATTTAAGTAAATGAAATAGAGTAATTTAAAGTAAGATTGTATTAAATGAAATAGAATATAACTGTATTAAATGAAATAGAGTATAACTGTATTAAATGAAATATAGTATAACTGTATTAAATGAAATATAGTATAACTGTATTAAATGAAATATAGTAAGACTGAAGTAAGACTGAAGTAAGACTGAAGTAAGACTGAAGTAAGACTGAAGTAATTATATTGCATATAGGGGAATATATGGAAGTGCCGCCGAAACTGAGTTGATTAAACTGAGTTGATTAAACTGAGTTGAGTTACAATAAGGTGGATATAATTCAATAGCAGTAGGGATTATATAAGAGAGAACTGTATAGGAAGGTATAGTTAGTAAGTATGTAGCATATACTGCATATGATGCCAAGATAGTATATTAGACTATATAGGGGTAGAAGTGATACTGGGATAGCCATTCTATTGAGAGTATGAGTATAAGATAGAGGCTAGAAAATCAATCATACAAATCTAAGAGATACAAAGAGATATACATTTCCTAATTGAAAATTCTTAATTGAAAATTCTTAATTGAAAATTCTTAATTGAAAATTCTTAATTGAAAATTTTGAAATATTAAATAATGAAATACGATATAAAATATAGTATAATAGAGTATGTAGAGTACAAGAAATATACAATATATGGTATCTAATGGATGTAAAATTAATACATCTAAGAGATATAAGATTGTATATATAAGATAGCATGATACATCTAAGAGATAGAAATCTGAGAGATAGAAATCTAAGAGATACAAATCTAAGAGATAGAATGTGTTGTGTGAGTATTATATTTTGTGATATAAGATAGTGTGATACAGAATAGTATATCATTAAATCAATTATCATTGAATATGATGTAATTGTATTTTATAAAATATATTAAGTATATTAAGTATTGGATTTTCAGATAGGGAAGGAATACAAAGTGAGTCAAGATTCGCAGAATGTTTCAATGAATGTTTTAAAGCGTGATGGGCGTATAGTCATATTTGATAGTGGTAAGGTATTCAATGCTATGCTAAGTGCCTATAGTAGTTTACATGATACGATTGATAGGGAGTATGTTGATGTATGTAATGATGCCATTAATGCTATCATAGATGAATATGATTCAATGGATGATAGGATACTCAGTGTTGAGGATATTCAAGATATTGTAGAGGAGACATTATTAGATTCTAAGTATAATGATGTCGCTAAGGCTTATATATTGTATCGAGATGAGAGGACTCGATGTAGGGAGACAACGATAGATAGGGTAGTGAGTGAGATACTAGAGGATAGTAATGAGTATTGGTCTACAGAGAACAGTAATAAAGATTCAAAGTTACTCACTACACAGCGTGATTATATGGCTGGTGCTATTAGTACTGATATTATGCGTAGGAAGATATTACCTAAGCATTTAATAGAGGCACATGATAGTGGTATCCTGCATATCCACGATATGGATTATATTTCGATGAAAATGTATAATTGCTGTTTAATTAATTTAGAGGATATGTTACAGAATGGGACTGTGATTTCTAATGTACAGATAGATAAGCCACATAAATTTAGTACTGCTTGTAATATAGCTAGTCAAGTTATTGCACAAGTAGCTAGCTCTCAGTTCGGTGGGCAATCTATTAGTTTAAGTCATGTATCACCTTTTGTAGAAGAGACTAGAAAGACATTCAAAAAGAAATATCCTAGTGCTAGTGATGAGTTGATAGAATCTATGGTTAGGGATGATATACGTGCTGGTATACAGACATTACAATACCAAGTCCTAACACTCATGACAACGAATGGGCAAGCACCATTTTTAACAGTATTTATGAATTTAACAGATGTTGATGGTAGTCAACGTGATGATTTAGCGTTGTGTATTCAGGAGATGTTGGAGCAACGTATTGTAGGTGTTAAGAATGATAAGGGTGTGTATGTATCACCAAGTTTTCCTAAATTAATCTATGCTCTTGATGAATGTAATATTACTGAGGATAGTCCTTATTTTTATCTAACGCAGTTAAGTGCTGTGTGTAGTGCTAAGAGGTTAGTGCCTGATTACGTGTCTACTAAAGTGATAAAACAACTTAAAAATGGTGATGTATTTCCACCTATGGGCTGTAGAAGTTTTCTTTCAGTAGATACCGCTACTGAGAATTTAGCTAAGGCTCATAACTGGGATAGACATAAGTATCATACCTATTATGGCAGATTTAATCTCGGTGTAGTTACCTTAAATCTAGTAGATGTGGCTTTAAGTGCTAATGGTGATATGGATAGATTTTGGGACTTAATGGAAGAACGTTCTGAATTAGTACATGAGGCACAATTAATACGATATCATCGATTAAGAGGTACTAAGTCAGATGTGGCACCTATCTTATGGCAGCATGGTGCTATTGCAAGGCTTACTAAAGGTGAAACAATAGATAGGTTATTACTTAAAGATTATGCCACGATTAGTTTTGGGTATGGTGGTTTGTATGAGTGTTGTATGGCTATGCTAGGTGAGTCTAATACAACTGAGAGAGGTCAACAGTTCTGTAAAGCTGTATTACAATTCATTAATAAGAAGTGTGATGAGTGGTCTACTACAGATAATTTAGGGTTCTCACCGTATGGTACTCCGATGGAGAGTTTGACGTATCGTTTTGCTAAGACATTACGTAAGCGGTTTGGTGTGATTAAAGATATTACAGACCATGATTACATTACGAATAGCTTTCATGTGAATGTTCGTGAGCATATCAGTGCTTTTGATAAGATAGCGATTGAAAGTCAATTTCAAGAGTTGAGTTTAGGGGGTTCTATTATTTATACTGAAGTTCCTAATATGAATCGTAACATTGAGGCTGTTGTTCAGTTATTACAGTATATGTATGAGCATAGTATGTATTCAGAGATTAATACTAAATCTGATTATTGTTCAAAGTGTGGCTTTGATGGTGAAATTCAGATTAAAGGTGAGGAAGGTCATTTGTACTGGGAGTGTCCTCAATGTGGTAATACTGATACTGCTTTATTACACGTAACACGTAGGACTTGTGGCTATTTAGGCTCTAATTTTTGGAATCAAGGGCGTACTGAAGAGATTCGAGATAGGGTATTGCATTTAGATTAAGGTTATTGTATATGGGTGATAGTAGTTTAGAAAATAGGTTAGTTGATGTATTTACACAGATAGCAAAAGACATTAAAAGTCATAGTGGTTCTTCTAGTAGTTCATTAGAGTTTAGTGAATTAAAGAAATTACTAAACTCTAAAGGATATTATTGTAAAGATGCTACACTACAATCTTTGTTAAAATGTATTGTATCTTCTATGAGTAATAATACTATAGATATATCATATGAAAAGACTTTAACAAGTATTACATTTACTTCATTACCTCGTGTTGTATTTACTATTGATGATGTTACGTATACAACTGGTAGTGATGGTACATATATCTACACTATACCTAGAGATAAGAGAGTTGTTAAGGTTAAGTTGTATGGGTATGGTGATTCCGTTCTTAAAGAGCTTAATGTTTCTTTGGTCAGTGATTTAATTGACTTTGATGCATTACTGAGAGATGGGTTTAAGGTTACATCAGGTAACCGTGTTATGATAGGAAAATTTGAGACTAATCCTACTCCTAATACATATATTCTTACCAATACGTTCCCTGTGAATGGTGATAAGTCCTCTTACATTGGAGGGGTTATGTGGAAGTTAGGTAAATCAGCTACTGATAATATGAACCTTATTATTGATGGTAGTGCAGAGAATTATGTGGCTTTAAATTATTTAAGATATTTTTTTATCAAATATAATGAGTTAAACCATAGAGTTAGGATTTTTGTAAGACATACTACACAGGATTCAAGTAAAGGTACTTATAATTCTCCTGATAGATATATTACAACAGACTTACATACTCCTAATAGGGGATTAATTTCTGTGTACACTGAGAAATTAACTGAGTTTGTTAAAAAGAATTATGGTATTGATTCTGGTGTTGTACAAAAGATGAAGGAAGTGTATGGTGTCTTAGGTGATGATGTGTTGTGTGGTATTTACACATTAGATGGCTCAGAGGCTTTAGTGTATAGACCTTCAAAAGTTAAATTTGAATATGTGAGTATTGTTTGATACTTGTAAAGTAATGTAAATTTTGGTATACTCTAGGTGTAGGTTATGGCTTATACCTTATACCTAGAGTATATTTTTTATAAAGGTAGGTTACAATTATGAATACTATTGAAAATACTGTCTATGTGTTATTTACAACTTCTGATTTGTTTAGTACACCGTTACTTGGTGTCTATGCTACACGTGCAGAGGCTGAAGCTGAATATGTTGAGGTACAGGAAGAGTATGCACTAGAAGATTTTGAGTTAAGTATTGAACAGACAACATATACTTTTAAGTTTAAAGAAGGTGTTTAATTATGATGGTTAGTAATGATTTTCTTTGCAGATTAGTAGATAGATATTCTATGTACTTATTCGGTGGTACTTGTACTGTAGTAGTTATGAATCATTTCAGTGAGATTGTAATATCCTGTAAACAAAGTGATGGTAGTATTGAGTATACTGCTGATTATGTGTTTGACTATGATGGCATAGAGACTGCTGATTTAGTAGGTATTGATGTTACGATTACTGATACTGTAGGTGATGTTGAGTTGTGCAATATACGCTCTACTGGTGATGATTATTGTAGTAATAGTATATTACAGTTTGTGGTACAGATGATTATTGATAGGGATTTAGACCCTGTACATAGTTCGAGTCTTATTGTTAAGGATGAGTAGACATATGGATGTGAAAGATAAGATTCTTGTAGATATACAAGAAAATAAAAAGTATAAGGATTTAGATATTGTTGGGTTTAGTGGTGGTGATGCCAGTATTCTACGTAACATTTTTTCTAAATATGATGATGATTTTAAGATGATGGCAAGAGAAGAGAATTAGGTATGTTACATATTAGTGATGTCATGTCTATCCATGAAAATGTTATTAATGTTTATGGTGGTATTCATGGTGTTAGAGATAAGGGTTTACTATCTTCGATTGTTAGAGGTATTTATCAGACATTCGGTGGTATTGAATTATACCCTACAGATAAAGATAAAGTTTGTAGATTGTATTATATGTTTGTTACTAATCAAGTATTTCTAGATGGTAATAAACGTACTGCTACAGCTTTAGCATTGTTTCTTAATAAAAAGTGGGGTATAAAGTCAGCTATTTTTGATACTCATAGTCCTTATAGATTGTCTTTAGATGTTGCTAATGGTAAATTTTCTTATGAAGATTTATTAGAGATGTGGTGATGTTTGTGGATATAGAATCATATAAAGATGAAGTACTTGCTAAAATAGATGCTATGTCATATGAAGATTTACGTAATGTCTTTAGTGAGGTTTTAGATGGGTATGAGAAGCCTATACCTCTGATGGCTATACCTATTATAGTACCTAGTTTTAGTATTGAACGTACATTTATACTAACATTTAGGAGATGTAGGATGTATCGAAAGAGGGGTAAACTTAGTGAGATACGCAGGACTAAAAGAAAATGATATAGTTGATGGTGAGGGTGTTTGTGTTTCTTTTTGGTTACAGGGCTGTTGTCATATGTGTAATGGTTGTCATAACCCTGATACATGGGATTTAAATGGTGGCTTAGAGTTACCTAACACTTATATAGATGATATTATCAAATTATTGTCTAAGAATGGAATACATAGAAATCTTAGTATTTTAGGTGGAGAGCCGTGTTTACCTAGTAATGTGAGTATTGTATTACCATTACTCAAAAAAGTTCGTACAGCGTTACATAGCGTTAAAATATACCTATGGAGTGGTTACACATATGAGCAACTGTTAGGTAGAGAGGATACTAAAGAGTTATTACAGTATATTGATGTGCTAATTGATGGTAAATTTGAGTTAGAGCATAGAGACATCACTTTAAGATTTAGAGGTTCTCCTAATCAGAGGGTAATTGATGTTAAACAGTCATTACAAGATAATAGGGTTGTATTATCTTGTGAGTAACGCATAAAAGGAGATTATTATGGGTATCGATGTAGTAAAAGAATATGACTTATATGATTATGTTGGCACATTTTATAAATTTAGTGATTGTGCTGAAAAGTTTCTAAATTCTTTGAAAGATGATATTACTTTTAAACGTGTTAATGAAGATTATGGTATTGTCAGTATTATTACTAAAAAAGAAAAGCATAAGATAGCTTTTACAGTTAATAATGTTAGTTTTGATTACCGAGATGGTAATTTATATTTTAATCATTATTTTGATGTTCTTAGGGGTACCCCTTGTATTTTAGGTTTATTGATTATTGCATTTAATGAGATGTTAATGTGTAGAGATATAGAGATTGATATGATGTCTATACTAGGTATGGTAAGTGTATGTATCTCATTGAAGATGTGGTTCAGTGATTCTAGAATTGAAGTGCTAGAGGATAGACTTGAACGTGAAGAAAGTGAGCAGAGAGCTAGGGAAAATGCTGAATTTTGGGAAGAGTACTACTTCTTTAACCCTAACGATGTTTAATATGGTATTATAGTAGATGAGGTAAATTATGGCAGACTGGGTGACAGGTAAAATGAATATTCGTGGTTCATTTGAAAATATGAATAGATTTATTCAAGAAAATTTTATTGACAGTTATGTTGTTGAAACAGATGATGACATCGTACTCGAAACAAAATATAATTATGAACTAAATTATGATTTTGGTGTTCCAGATATACTTATAAAAGAAAGAATTAATAGTAAAAATAAATCATTTGATATTTCAAATATTGGCGATGCATTTTTCTTAGGAAATTTCTACAATATTAATGTTTTCTACAGTGAAACAACAGATATTTGTTATATGAGTATGAATCTTTCTCATCGATATGATATAAATATAGATGCTTTTATTGAATTATCTAAAAAATATAATTTAGATTTCAATACTGTTGTTATGATTTGGGATAATCCATTTGTCCACAAATTGAGAATTGAAAAAGGCATTGTTGTTAAAGACGAAGTAATTGAAGATGATGCTAGTATTTATTTTGAATTATAGTTATAAAGGAGAGAGTGTATGGTAGGTTTAGTTAATAAAATTTTACATTATTTTGACATGATGATTGTGCATATAAATAGTACAGAACCTCAATTAGATGAGATAGAAAAAGATTTAGATAAGACAAAAGAGGTTGCAACTAAAGTTGTACAAATCAGTTTGGCTGTTAGTGAGATTGTAGTTCTTTTGTTTAAAGTGTATGGTGTGTTTGTTAATACATCAAGTGTGATAACAACTGGTGCTTTAGGTTCTACCTCTGATAAATCTAATTCTTATAAGGCTTTAGATGATTTACAAAAACATATTGATATTGAAATGTTGCAGAACGTATTAGATTCTGAGGTAGAGGTTAGTTTGGAAGATGTCAATAAATTACATAATGAGGTAGAAACATATAAAAAATCATTGTTAGATAGGTCAAATAGTTAGTTATGTAGATAAATGCGTTGTTTTGTAGTATAATGAGTATTATAAAATAACGTATTTTTTTGTGTCTTGAAAGGGTTTATGGTTATGGTTGAACGATTACGTGGTTTTGAGGTATGTTCTAGTGGTGTAGAGTTTGATTGTAAATTACCTAAGAGGAGTACTAGGCATAGTGCTGGTTATGATTTTTATGCCCCTTATGATGTGGTTATTCCATCTTTATGGAAACAGGTCGGTAGGTATTTACTACACTCTATTAAAAATTTCTCATTTGATGGTTATGGTGAATGTATTAAGCCGACATTTATTCGTACATATATTAAATCTTATATGCAAGAAGATGAGGTATTGTATGCTTATAATAGGTCATCTAATCCTATGAAGAGGGGGTTAGTTGTTAGCAACAGTGTGGGCGTGATTGATTCCGACTATTATAATAACGATGAAAATGAGGGTAACATTGGAGTAGCATTTTATAATTTTTATCCTTTTGATGTTACGATTGAGAAAGGTGATAAATTGTTTCAAGGTGTATTCTCAAAATTTTTAAAAGCTGATAATGATGAAGTAGATGCTGTACGTAGTGGTGGTTTTGGTTCTACAGGTAAATAGGTGAATGTATGTTTGAAAGTAATGTAGCTTATATTGATTATGAAAAAGCATTTAAAGAAAATAATGTAAAGTTTGATAGTAAAAAGGCATTATCTATTATTTTAGATGATACATATGGTGATGGTACTACTATTGCTATTCAGCCAAAGGCTTTAAATGCTTTACTAAAGGCTCTAGAGAGTATTAATTCTGTAGATAGAGTTATCATTTTACCTTATCTTAGGGGGAATGATATATATTATCTTTTGGTTAAGTGTTCTTTTACTGTTTCAGAAGTAATTTAGGTTGGTGTTGTATGAAATATTTTACATCTGATATACAGTTAGGTGATAGTGATTTTCATGATAATATTATTGTAACTATGTGGAATGGTATTGTTACTGATGATGATGTAGTTTACATTTTAGGTGGTGTTGGTGATTTTTCAAAATTAAAATCACTTAAAGGTGGTAAGATACTTTTACTAAATCAAGATGATATGAAAACATATTACACATATATCAATAGTGTTTCTACTAAGAGGGATACTCTTTTAGATAAAGAGATGTTTAGAGTCTATTGTAAAAATGAGTATAATATCAGTACAGTACTGTATAGAGACCTTTTAGAGGTTACCTTGTTTAGTGGTGATATTGTTAGGTTGTGTAATGATTACCCTAATGCAAACACATCTAAACTATTTACTGTGGCTAGTGGAATGGGAGTTATACAGAGGGTTTTTGATAGTGGTGTTAATGTTACTTCCTATGTGAATGGGTTTAGACCTGTTTCTGAGTATGAAGTATTGTCTTTTATGAAGAGAGACTGTCATGAGTTGTATTACTAACAGTATTTTATAGTAGATTGGTGGTGGTTTTGGTTGGAAGGTAAGATATTATTTCTATGTGGTAAAGGTGGTACTGGTAAAGATAGTGTATTGAGTATGTTATTAAAAGCATATCCTACTATGTTTACTAGGTATGTCTTAACTACTACTAGAGATATGAGGTATGGTGAGATTGAAGGTGTTGAATATCATTTTTGTGATACTGAGACATTTTTAGATAGAGATAATAAAGGTGAATTTATTATTGTAGAGAAGTATTCAATAGCTAATGGAAACATAAATTTCTATGGTGTAGGTGATATACCTGTTGATGGTACTGTATATGTATTGTGTGGTACTAATACACAGTTTTATAAGTTAAAAGAAATATATGGTGATAGGGTTGTTGGTGTGTATCTATATAACACATCATATACTAGCTTGACTCGTATGCTTTCAAGATTGAGAGATAGGACTGAATATAATGTGTTAGAGTCATGTAGAAGAGTGTTGTCTGATAGTTACGATTATATGTATATAGATTTTCAGTCTTTTGATTTGACTATTAATACTGATGATTATTGTTTGTCTGAAGAGATTGAATTGATACATAAGTTGTTTGAATAAGGGGTATGGTTATGAAGATAGCTTATGTGAGTGATTTACAGTTAGATAGTAATATTTCTTTAGAAAACATTAAAGATTTATCTATACAGATTATCAATAGATTTAATGACACTTTAGATTATATTATTTTTAATGGTGGTGTAGTTCATAATTATGTAAAGTTAATAGACATAGTTGATACTTTACAAAAAATGTTTAAAGAACATTCCATACATACTATTGTTAGGTTTAATGTTGGTAATATAGATTATTACTATAATGATGTAGTCATTGATAAAGTAGGTAAGTTCTATGAAATTGATAAGGTCTTTAAAAATCACAGATTATATTTACCTAGGAATCCTATTATTACAGGTTCTGTATGGGTTATGGGTTGTGATACGTGGTATGATTACTCTTTGTATCGTGGTAAGCCTACAACACTACAAAAGATAACATTAAAAGATAATCGTAATGTGTTTACTAAAATGTTCACCAAATCAAGAAATAGTGATAATATGTATATCACTGATTTATCTGATTATTGTTATGGGTTAAGCGATACGTTTGATATTAAGCATACTGATGAGTGTGTAGAGTCTTTTAGATATATGTGTGATAGGTATGATAAAACCATAGCACAGCCAATACATAAGATTGTGTGTGGATATTTCTACTCTAATCATTTATACCTTTCTGATGATGTCAAGAGAGATGGGTATTATGATGCTTTTAGTGGAAGTACTAAATTTGATGAAGTTTTTAAATCTAGAAGTGTTACTGAGTATGTGAGTGGGAAGTCTAGTTCTTATCGAACACACGTATTAAAAGATGGTGTTAGGTATAGGAATAGTGCTACCACTTTTTGTAAAAATACTATCTTTTCAGATAAGTTAGTATTAGGTGATGTGTTGGTAGTTGATTATTAAGAATTATTATCAATACTGAGATGGTTTAGGTGTGTTATGAAAACTATTGATGTAGAACAAGCAATACTAAATAGAAATAGTGTTTCTTATAATACAAATAATGATGTTTGTTTAAGTAGGTTAGAAGTATTAGATATTTTGTATAATGAGTTACCATGCATATGTGATTTAGATAGTGATAGAAATCTAGATTCTAGTAAATATGTTAGGTTGGCCAGACAATATCAGTATAGGAATTATAGGTTATTTAAGTATAGTGATATTAGGAGATTAGGGTTACAGAGTTCATTATCACAATTTCATCATAAGTTTATTTCAGATTGTGGTGGTGCTGTTATTTGTATATTAAACTCTCTAAATGGCAAGGCTATTTCATGTGTATTTAGGGGTATTACAACAAAGGATTTTGTGGATTATAGTGCTTTACAGAGTTTATATGGGTTTGATTTATTAGATGAAAATTTTAGGTATGGTGATTGGTTAGTATTGGTTGAGGGTTTTTATGATGCTGATGTGTTGCGTACTATATACCCTAATGTGGTAGCTATGCAGACAAGTAATGTTAATGCATTACAATCTCAAATATTATTGACTATGACTGATAAATTTATTGTTGCTTTTGATAGTGATACTGCTGGGCATATTGGTTTTGGTAAGGCTTTAAAAAGACTAAAAAAAGATAATACTATAGTTCAGCATTTACAAGTATATGGTGATGATAAAGATGTTGGTGTATTAGGGGAAATTATGTGGAATAATGATGAGTATTCTAAACGTAAGATATATTATGAAGATACAATACAGGAATTAAAGAAAGGAAATGTTTTAGGATGGTAGAAAATAAACAATGAAGATAAAAAGTAGTTAAGATGGTATAAGATTAAATAATTATTAGTATGGAGGGAGGTGTAACTTCGTTGAATAAGACATTTAAAGTTAGGATATATCCTAATCGAGAACAGATTAGGATAATTGAGAATACTTTCAATTCTACAAGATATTTGTATAATTATATGCTTAATCTTAAAGATAAATTATATAAGTTCTTTGGTATTAATTTAAGTTATAATCAATCTTCTAAAGTTATGACTGAATTAAAGAAACATAAGACATGGTTAAAATTGGTAGAATCAACTGCTTTACAGCAATGTCTTAAAGATTTAGATAATGCTTATGTTAGTTTCTTTAGTGGTAAGTCTAAATATCCTAAATTTAAGTCTAAGAAACGAAGTAAAAACTCATACCGTACTAATATGAATATTAGTCTAGATATCGAGAGTCATACAATCAAGATTCCTAAAGTTGGTAGTATTAGGCTTAGAGATAAAAGTAAATTTGATGGAATTACTAAAATTTATAACATTACCATCTCTAAAAGTTCTAGTGGAAAGTATTTCGCTAGTATTTCAGCTGAAGTCGATATCAGACATTTTGATAAAACCAATCAAAATGTAGGTATAGACTTAGGCTTAAAAGATTTTGCTATTCTTAATACTGGTGAAAAGATACATAATCCTAGAATATTAAAGTATCTTGAAAAGAGATATAGAAAGTTAGCTAAATCTTTATCAAGAAAAGTTAAAGGTTCAGCTAATTATCAAAAAGCTAGAATTAAGTTAGCTATGTTTCATGAGAAAATCTCAAATATCCGTAAAGATTTTCTACATAAATTATCGACTAACTTAGTAAAGACTTATGATAGTATATGTATAGAAAATCTTAATATTAGTGGCTTAATGAAAAATCATAAATTATCTAAATCATTTCAAGATGTATCATTGTATGAGTTCATAAGACAGTTAGAATATAAAGCTAAGTGGTATGGTAAAACTATTTCTAAGATTGATAGATTTTATCCGTCATCACAGTTATGTTCTAATTGTGGGTATAAAAACAAAGATGTTAAAAATTTAAATATTCGTGAATGGACTTGTCCTGAGTGTGGTACATATCATGATAGAGATATTAATTCAGCAATAAATATTCTGAATGAAGGATTAAGGATATTGAGTTTATAGTATATATAAATATAACCGTGGGACACATGGGGATAGCCTACTGTCTGGATGTAAGACTCTTTTAACATAGTATTAAAAGAGTGAACCTTTGGGTAGGAACTTCAAATGACTCAAAGTCATGAGAGGATGTCAAATCTAATAGTAGTGAATATAAAAAACGATTAGAGTATTATACGAAAAATATACATACGTTAATGAAAGGAAATATACTAGGATGGTAGAAAAAGATACAAATACTAAAAATGTAGATAATGTGGTAGCATTTTCTGATAAAGGCTCTAAGGAGATGAATCGTTCTGTTAAACGTAAAGAAATGGTTGAAGTCATGGAGCAAGTATTTGACAGGATGAATGAGACTAACAGATACTTGATGGAAGATATTAATACTATGTATCGTGTTCAATTATTCCCGTTTCAGATGATGGTTTCTGCTTTAGAGAATTTGTTAATCGAAAAGGGTGTTATCACTAAAGAAGAATTGGATGCTAAGTTAGAGGCAAATAAACAAGAACTTATTAAAAAAGCTAGAGCCATGCAAGAGACTGAAGATGGTAATGTAGAAGTTGTATCTAAAGAGGAAGATGAAATTCTAGAAAAAGAGAAAGTTGTAAAGGCTTTGGCTAGTGATACTGAAGATAAATAAAAATATAAGTTTACATAATGCATAGTTACAAATAACTATGCATTTTTTGTTGTATGGGGGTTAGTATGGCTGATAAGACATTTGATAGTCGAATCAAAGTTCGATATGGTTATAGTGATGGTAAGGTAGGTAATACAGTATATAAGCCTTATGCTTTTGATAGTGGTGATGGAGGTCAGTATACATTCTCTGATACTTTTGAGAATACTATTCCAATATATCATTCAGGGTATGATGTTGATGATGGGAAAGGTTATTTTTTCGGTACACACGCTAAAATAAAATCCTTGGAACAGACAAGTAAGATACCTAAGCCTTTTTTATGTTTTAGGAGTACCAATGGTGCAAATTCTCTTTTTTCATCGATTGATAAGACAGTGATAGATAAGGCAGGCACAAGGGCTAAAAGTGGTCTTAGTGGTTTAGGTGGATTTGCAGTCTCAGGTCCATCATTATTATTTAAGAGGCATGGTATTATACCTGATAAAGGTACTATAAAGTTTAAAGCTGGTAATAGTGATACAGTTTATACTGCTGAGGGTTTACGGAGTGTTGATAAAAGTTATAATAATGTCGATGCTATTACTAATTTCACTCCTTATGGTACTTGTGTTACTGGTAATAGTAGATTTAATGGTACATCTTATACTTTTCCGTTATATACAAAAGATATATATGCTAATGATGGGTATTCTAATATGATGTTGATAGTGTTCGCTCAATATACACTTCGTAATAGTGTTGATTTAGATGGTTATTCTGTGTATAGTTTTGTGCCAATAAGTTTTTATGATTTATCAATACTTAATAATAGAGCTCCATCTTCTAAGTGGTCTATAAAGGTTAGTACTACAATGAATACTAGTGAGGCTTATAATAAAGGTACATTATCCATTATTTGTGATGATACAAGTAGTGGGTTATCTGTAGATATTCTTGGTAGGAATTACTATAATTTAAGTAGGGGGTTATTAAAACCAGAGGCTAATAATGTCTTTGATTTTAATTGGAGAGCCCCTAATGCTGAGGGTGGTACTCCTGGGAGTATGATACCTGAAGGTGTATATAGAAGATTTTATGATGAAGGTCGAGGCGTTCAACAAATAAATTCTTATGATGTTTATAGTTTTTTCATTAGTGAGATGAGTTACAAGTATTATATGTATGGTGAGGGTAGGTCTTTATGGGTAGAAAATGCTAATAAATCAGTAGATGTTAATAATCTAAATTCTGTAGAAGATAAGATTAAAGCAGATTTTAGGGTTAAGTGGTACCCATATTCTTCTACTATTTCTAAGAATCGTGAGTATTTTAAAGATAAGCCTTATGTGTTGTAATATATAATAGTAGGTGTAGTAAGTATAGTACATATAATACGTATAGTGTAATGTTATGTAAATAAATGATAGTGTAATTTATTTGTTAATGCCTATGGATAGTATGATACAATAATAAAATATTACCTATTATATTCAATAAATTAAATATAGTTTTATACAATTAATAAGAAAGGAATACTATAACATTGTTAGAGGGTTTATTTCAAGATAGGAAAGTCCGTAGTGAAATCAATGAGTCACTACAAAATGCGTTATATGACGATGTGCAAACAAAAGAGTGTGATGTATGTCATACCTTAGCTAAACGTACATATAGTGTGGATGGGCATATTGTGTGCAGTCGTTGTATGGATTTTATTAAATTTGTCAATAATGATTTTGATGTATTACTAAATAGTAAAGCTGAAGTATGGGATAGGGTTAAAACTGATGTATGTATGACTAATGAGGGATATATCATTCCTAATATAGAGAAGTTATATGATACTGCTAATAAGTCTTATGGTGGGGATATCAAAAAACTATTAAAGGGTTATGATATTAAATTCTCTCAGTCAGATTTAACCTCTCGGTTGTATCGTGGTGAGTTGTATATTGGTAAGAAGTTTATTAGTACTCCGTCTAAATTAAATCGTTTCATTGATGATTTTGATTGTAAGTTTATTAGGGCAAGTGGATATACTCCTATAGTTCCTGATGTTGATGGATATACTGCGACATATGATATTGTAAAGCCTAATGATTCTTTTTATAAAGATAACTTGAATTATATCCAAAGTCATGCTCATGATGTGTATAAGGATATTAAGAATCCTGTTATTAGGAATACTGATGATAGGGGTTATTATGATACAGTAGAACAATTAGCGACATCAAATACTACTGCAACGAAAATTCAAAAATCAAGTGTTACACAAACTCCTAAGAGTGGTACTACTATTGGTAGTGGTGCTAATACATCATCAAGTAAGACTAAAACAATTTCTGCTAGTGGTACTGATAAAGATTTTGAGATTAAGTTAGGTACTAGAGGGTTTGTATTACATTATGTAAAAAATACTAATCAGTCTAAATTAAATCGGTCTATTGTAGAGTATCGCTGTGAGTTTAAGTATAAGAATAAAGTTATTTCTGCTATTGATGTAGATATTGTATGTGATATTAATGATTATGAAAGTATTACTAAGTCTGCTTTTGGGTGTACTAAGTTATATGAGTTGTTACCATTTATGGATGATAATGTCGATTATGTAGTAGAGGTAGATACTGATGGTATTATCACTCACCTAGAGTTAGATGTAGCTAATGTACAGAAAAAGGGGTTTATCTTTAAAGTATTAGACCATACTAAATTATTTGATGATGATACAATTACAGTAACTGATGCTGATATGTTGATGTCATATGGTAAGTTTAACTCTTATGTATCTAAATATATTCTTATGGAGTTATCTCATAATTATGGTGTGTTTGTTAATGCTAAGAAGCATACTGTAAGCTCATCTTTTGGTGATATTGAGTGGTATATGCATGATATTAATGATAAAGGTGAGTTAGTTATAGAGATTGGTTGTTGTGGTAATACACAAGATGTTGTAGTACCTAAAAGTTCAGAGTATATGAATGATATTGATGAGGCTGTTAGGTCTTTAGTATATGATAATTTAGTTACGTTGACTAAATTTGATGCTAATGTACTATCTAAAGGTATTACTATAGATGCCTATGGATTTAAGGTACATTATTCTATATATTCAAAAGATACTTTTAAAGTTGATGGTAGTCTAGATATGTTCGCCACTATTACAGATGGTACTGGTAATGAAGTTGGTACTGATAAATATGTGATTAGTGATACTAGGGATATTAAAAGGTCTTTAGAGAGTTATACTGGTGATATGTTAGTAGCCAAAGAGTTAATAGTATTGGATACTAATGCACAGATTATGGTGTGGAGTAAATATTCTGATAGTAAGACTAGAGTAAAGGTATTATATAATCAGATTGAAAATAACTTTAAAGATACGTATACTAAACTTGATGATAGGTTAGATATTAGGGTTGATAAGTTAGTGGTATCACCTAATGGTATGATTAATAGTTGTACTTTTTCTATTGTAGATGATGAGAATGTATATGTTGATTTAGATACAATGGTTAAAGATTTATCATTAAAGATAGATAGTGCTTATGCAGTTGTTGATAAAAGTGATGTAGGGTATACTAAATATGTTCAATATGAAGTTAATGATGTAGATAGTGTTGAACAGTTTGGTATTGATATTCAAGTCAAATTATTGGAAAATGCTTTTAGGTTGATGGGTACTGCTATTAATGAAAGTAGTAGTAATGAAGGTAAACCTATTGATGCAGTAACTAATAAGTATACACGTGATATCAATAAGATTAGAAGTAAAGATAGTAAGGATGCTGATGAGGGAACTGATATAGGTGGTGTATCTACTCCTACAGGCAATATTCCTAGTACAGATGGAAGAGGTGTAGGTTCTTTGGATACTAATAAAAAAGAAATTAGTGCATTTGATATGAATGATGTGGTAGTAGAGGAAGTCATTTCTGAGGTAGCATTTAAATGGACTACTAAGAATGGTAGGAAAGTTAAAGTTAGGATGACTCCACAAGAAGAAAAAGAAGCTAAAGAAAAGCGTCAGGCTTATTATGAGAAAAAAGCTAAAGAGGCTGGTGATAAGGTACGTTCTAGTAAGGTGGCTAAACAAAATAAAAAGTTAGGTCATGACCTTGCCAAGAAAGCCGAAGATAAAGCTGCCGCTAAAGCTAAGAAGACATTAGCTAAGAGGTCGAAGGCTATAGACCGTAAGAACTCATTAAAGAGTATGAGAGATAAGAGGGAATCAAAGTATAGAGAAATGCATAGCAAGTTAAGTGATTTAAGGAAGAAGAGAGAAGGTAGACCTAAGAGTATTACTAGGTGATAATTGTTTAGATAATTGATGGTATACTGTACTGTATAGTTGTAGTGATTGTACAGTACAGTATTTTTGTTATATGTGATAAAAATATATAAACATAGTGATATAAGTATACTGATATAATCATATAGAAAGGTTAAAGTGTGGATATATGAAGATAGTGTATAGTGGTATTGATAGTATCTATGAATCTGATACAGAGGATTCAAAAGATGTAGATACTAATCAACAAGAAGAGATTGAGCAAGATAGTAGTGATACAAACACTAAAAAAGATAGTAAAAAAGATAGTAAAGATAAAAAAGAAGAGGAAAATGCTTTATTAAATGGTACTACTATAGAGTGTCCTGAGTGTGGTAGTACTGATGTCAATATTACTAATGATGGGGAGTCTTTTCATTGTTCTAATTGTGAGCATACTTGGAGTGTTAGGGATGCTGATGATGATGGGTTAGATGATGACGAAGATGAAGATATGATAGATTCTATGACAGAAGAATTAGATGAGAGTACTATAGAAAAGGGTTCATTCTATAAGCAACATGATGGTAATTATATTTATGTAGTTGAGTCATATAATCATCAAGCTGAGATATTAGATATTAATAGTGGTGTTAGGAAACATGAGGATATCAATATCATTTCAAAATCTATTAAAGAGTGTGTTACTGTAGAAGATGTTAGTAGGGTATAATAGATAGGTATAGAATATGGGTATAGAGTATGGGTAGTTTAATACGAGATAATAAGTTGTTATTAAGTAAATTGGCAAAAAGTATACCTAGTCCTGATGATACACATGGCATGATATTATATTGTGGTGGTATATTTGGTGGAGTGCTTGTATCACTATCTTTTTATAATAAAAATAATAACAGTATACAGATTGTTATTCCAATAGAGAAAGAAGATATAGAATATGTAGAAGTTAAAGATTCAGTATATATTTGTTTAAACATAGATAAAATGTGTAACATGAACCGTGCTAGATTTGTTGGTAGTGATATGTTAAGAGATAGGGTTGTTACAGGGTATAAGTCATTTGATGGGTTTTTTAAGGATTATTTTCAGTATAATGTTGAGCAGTATATACGAGATGATTTTGAAAGATTTCAAAGTGGTATACATGAAGTAACTCAATTTGAGACTTTTATGTTGGTACTAGAGTTTCTAAATAATAAGACTGATTATACATATGACGATAATACTATAGAGGATAATCATGAATTTGAGTCAGCTATACAGTATATTATTGATAATCATATGATAGAGGAAGTTATCTCATATAATGAATCTGTTATGCGTAATTTTTTGTATGAGGGTTTGGAAAAATGTGTAGAAAGTCCTAATGCATTTAATGTAGCAAGAGATGGTTATTATGAAAATGGTCTATTAGGCGTATTGAAGATAGATTTTAAGAATTTTTTGATACTATTCTCAGAGGCAAATAGTACTATGGGTAAGATTACATTTAGTACTAAGAGTCGGGATGTGTTCTCATGGCCGCTAGATAGTAATATTATTTATGGTACAAAGGATTTTAACTATATTGGCAGGTCTATAAGAGGTTATTTTAGGATACATAAAAAAGATTCAGGTAGACATATGTATAATGGTATTACTAAGAGTCAGTATTTTTATAGAAAGTATCAATTATCATTATTTTGGAGTATATAAAGGTGTATAGTATATGGGAAGTTTAATACGAGATAATAAAGCACTGTTAAAGAAGTTGGCAAGTGGGATATACAATATATCATTACAATGTGTTTGTCAAAGATTTCTAGATGGGGTATGGATATAATATTACCCTTTACAAATGATTCTATTGTCATACATCTTCTAATAGATAAAGAAGATATAGAGTTTGTGGAAGTTAAAGATTCAGTATATATTTGTTTAAACATAGATAAAATGTGTAACATGAATCGTGCTACATTTACAATGTGTGGTGGTATGATTGGGAGTCATGTTTATACAGATTGTAAGCCATTTGGTGGGTTTTTCAAGGACTATTTCTTCTATGGTGTAGATAGGTATATACGAGAAGATTTTAATGCATTTATGAATGGTAATAGTAAAGTCTATACATTTGAGACATACACTATAGTGTTAGAGTATTTAATGAATAAAACCAATTATCCTATTAATTTAGATACTGTGTCAGATGAGAATACGTTCAATTCAATTATACAGTATGTAATAGATAATAATATGGTAGATGATGTTATTTCATATATGAAGGATATTACTTATGATTTTTTATATGAAAGTTTTGATGCATACCTAAAGAGTAAGACATTATTTAGATTGTCAAAAGATGGTTACTATGAGAATGGGTTATTAGGGGTAGTAAAAGTAGATTTTAAGAATTTAAAATATATTGCATTTGATGGTGATTCTACGCATGATAATATCATGTTTAATGAGAAGAGCAGTAAGATATGTGGTGGTGATTTGGATTATGTATTTAATGGTAGAATAGAATACCTAGGGAATGTTGTTCGTAGTAGTATAAAAATTTGTAAAGCACCTGGTGTCAATCGTTATACTGGTAAGTTAGTAGGTGTTAGTGGTCTTTTAAGTCATAAGAGTTTTGAGTTGTCTGCTCACTGGAGAGGTGTATGGTAGGTGGGGCATTTAATGCGAGATAATAAAATACTATTAAAGAAGTTAGTAAATTCTAATAAAAATAACTTTAAATATGCCTATATGAGATGTGATTTGAATCTTTGTAGGGTTGGTGTTGCATTAGACCTATATCGTATAACATATTTACCAGTATTTAAAGTTGACAGTGATGCTATAGTATTTATTGAAGATAATAATGATATCTATGTATGTGTAGATTTAGATAAGGTGTGTACAGAAAATAATCTTAGATTGTGCGGTAGGGTATCTGATTCTAAGAATATAAATGGTTATATGCGTCTAGATGAAGGGTTTAAAGGTTTGTTTGCACAGTATATGTCTATGATAAGGGATAGTATAGCTCTTAATTCTTTTCGTGGGGTAGATTCTAATATTGTTACATTTATGCATGAAGAGTATCCTGAACTATTAGATTTACAAACATTAGTAACATCAGATGGGTTTACAAAGGCTGTTCAGTTCATTAAAGATAATTCATTACAAGATGCATATTTTAATTATATACGTACATTTATGCGTGATAAGTTTAGTATGGCTGTTCAGAATCTGTTAAGTAGTGATAAAACATTTAACTTGACTAAAGATGCATATTTCAAGAATAATAAAATTGCTTTTGCTCGTATAAATTTTAAAGATATGATAATGTATGTATATAATGGTGAATATTTTGATAAAGTAACATTGTCAAGTAAAAGTAGTCATGTTGATATGTATGATATAAGTAATATCATTACGAGAAATGATAGTACAGGTAGATTGTTGTTTAGTGGGATTAGTTGTCTATATCCTAATTTAGTAGGGGACTCTGTTATTTCATGAGTAATTTAGTGCGAGATAATAAAGTATTGGTACGTAAAGTACTGAGAGATATAAAAAAGTGGCTTAGTCATTCTGAGATTCGGTTGTATGGACGTGATGTTAATACATATTTTCAAACAGAGGTTTTTAAAATGAACTCTATGTTTCGTTGGTTTCCTCGTGTGTTTGTAAACACATTTCCTGATGATAGTTTTATTATTATTGATGATAAAGATAAAGTATTGATTGGTGTTGACTTTGATAAAATACCTTATAATAACTTATATATTGAAGATTCTAGGAGTAATTCTTTAGAAGATGTTTTATATGTCCTTGCTTTAGAGTATTTTAATAATGTAATGAGTAAAGTTACTGATGATATTGGTAGTTATACAAAATTAGTAAAGGAACTCAAAGATGTGTTTAGGTTTGTTATTGATAAGGGTATTAATAGTGGTAAAAATGATGAGTTAACTAGTTTGTTAGGGATGTATAATAAAAGTACACCTGAACTATCTGATGAGAGGGATAGACTATTAGACTGTATAGCTAGGTATTTAGATAAGCAGTTAAGTAATGCTGTCAATGATTTACTATCTAGGGTGTATATACGTAATGATGAGATACAGGGTAGAGATAGAGTGTTATTACTTGCGAATTTAGATTTTAAGAAAAATAGGTTCACTATGTATAATAGTCTTGTATCATCAGCTAAATGGGAGATATTAAAGGGTGCTAAGAATAACCCTATGTCTTTTGATTTGTCTGAACTTGTGAATAGTAAAGGTAATTTTAAAACTAGGCATATAGAGGTTGATTTTAGTTTTAGAAATGTAGATGAGTATAAAAATAATACATTATATCTCATTTAATAGAGAGTGTGGGTGGTTTGGTGTTAGATAGAGATACTAAGGTTCTAATACATAAGATATATAAAACTTTAAAAGATAAATTTAAAAGTAATAAAGAAGAATATTTTTATTTTTCAAGAAAGTCAAGAAATAATGTTAAAATTGATATTCGCCATCTTGATAGGAGTATTAGTATAACTACTGGATTAAGGGTAATGTATATTCCTAGTGATTTACATATAGTTACTAAAGGGGATTTTGTTAGTATAGGATATAGGGTTACTGATTTTGCAGTGCGTGGTAGGGGTTATTATAATAATTATTATGAGTTACATGATTATCTATCATTTTTAATATTTTTAGTAGATATTACCTCTGACACAAGGGTGCATCGTTTCTATGATATTGTTAATAAAAATAATATACCTAGAGTGTTGCAGGAGTATAATATTCAGACTGAAGAGGATTTTAATCGTGTTATCGGTAGCTTTGGTTTAGATAAGCTACAAAATATGACATCTAAAGACTTGTTTAAAGTTTCTGCGGAATTGTTTAATTCTATAAAAGCTGAAAATACACCGTATTATAGGGATATAGCTAAGGTTTCAGAAGATTGTGCTAATCAGTTTTATGAGGATATAGAGAATATTGTGGAATGTAGGTCTAAGATAACATCATTTAGAAAGGTGTTAGAAGATATAGTTCCATTAGTGACATTAAATATTGGTAAAAGTGTTGAGAGTGATAAGAAGCCTTTTATATGTTATAGTCGATATGGTAATGCTACACCTATTAATTTGAGTAACTTTAATTTATCAAGTATATTGTTTGGTTTAAAAACATACTGTGAAGTGTATGGTGATGTTTTCTTGTTTCATGAGGCCAATTTACATAGTGGTAAGTATACTATAGATATTAAACCTTAATATAGTCATAAAGTTTTAAGATACAATATAATACATTCTATATAATAGTATAGGGTGTGTTATTTTTTAATATATAGATAGTTACTTATTGTAGTCAATTATACAGTAAATTCATTTTAAATGTATACGTTATGCAGAAATAGGCACACATAAGAAAATAGTTTGTATTATTATTCAATATTGAGGTGGTGTGGTTAGAATTTGAGTAGTGTACAGTCAATTATAGAGTCATTACATACTATGATTAATGAGGATATGAGAAGCGTATCTTCTGTTAATGGGAAGAATACATTCAAGGTACCTAGAGAGTATTATGTAAAAATACTTAAAGATGGTAAGAGAGTAAAAGATAGTTGGATACGTGAGGCTAATAAACATATTAGGTTTATTGGTGCATTTGTTGTAGGTGTCATTGATAGTGAGAATAAGGTTATAGTTGGTGAGGAAGCTATACAAACAATGTCATTTAGAGGTTTGTATGCAAATGTTATTTCATTTGATAGTAGGGATAGGTTAGATGCTTTTATTAATGAGTTAGACAAATATAATTTTTACACGAAAGCTAAAGATTTAATAGAAAGTCAAAATCTTTTTGATAAATGTGTCTATATAGATAATAAGAAGGAGTTTACTACTATTAATGGTTACATGGATTATAAAATACCTGTTATTAAAAAAGATTTAGATGCATTATCAGCTCTTTTTAATGGAGATTCTCTATTAAGTCCTATATATGGGGATAGTTATACAGATTTGCGTAAATGTAATGTAACTATTAGTGTTGAGTCTAATGATGGTGGATTAGACTCACCTGTTATTGTTAATTGTTATTGTAATTTTGCAAAATGTTTGAAAGATAATAAGGATTTAGAGTTACATTTAAAATCTTTGAGTAATTATAGAGGTAAAGATAGTCAATATATACGGATTGAGTATATGGGAGATTTAAGTACTTTGGTTGTTACATTTTAGATAGAAAGGGAATAGTAGTTGAAGAGCAATATAAGTAATATCATTGATTCATTAATTAATGAGGATATGATGTCTGTTAAAAAGCAGGTTAGGAATAGTGGTGTTAAAGTAGATTGTGTGCCGTATGTTAAGAAAATTCTTAATGATGATACGTTAATTAAGAAGATTTCTAATGCATTGAGTATTGTATTACAGGGTTATACATCTGAATTATCAACAAACTTCCCTAAAGCAGATTTTAAGGTATCTAAGGGTAGGAAAGTTAATGCCGTAGGTGTGAATATTACACGATTTAAGATAGAATTTAGTGAGGATATTGCAGACCAAATAGAACAGTATTATGGTGATTATGTGGATGATATAGCTAGACGGATTGGTGATGAACATAAAAATGTGTTTCATAAAGTTGACTATGCTAATTTATCCATGTTGATGCAGATTACTACAGATACAGAAGATGGATTTAATAGTTTTATAGGTGTGAGTCATAGTTATCGTGGGTTTACTGAGATTGTTATTGAATTACAAGTACCTAATATGATAGATAATCCTCTATATGATAAGAAGAGCGGTTATATAGTTCTAACAGATAAATCTAGTGTAGGTCTTGATGGTAATAAATTACAGGTATATGCACAAACTGATAATTATGGTTCTAATGGTGGGTATACCACTGATGTTACTATCTATAAAGGTAAGATTAAAGATGTCAATGCTTGTTGGAATTATATTTGTAGTAATGCTGATAATCTATGGTTATCTAAACATATTTATGATGCTTGTAAGAAATATGGGTTGAATATTGATAGTTCGTATGAGTTAGGATATAGTTAATAGGTATGAGTGTAAAAAGTGATATTATAGATTCTCTTGTCAATGAAGATATGGCATCACTATATGGTAAATTTAGTAATTCTCTTATTAGTAATGCTATTTCTAAATCTGTTGATGATGCTTTACAGTCATTGAGTAGTGGTAAAATAAAAGGGATACCAATTAAATTTCAGAATAAAGATGCTGATAGAGGTGATGTGCTAGGGCTAAGTGGCACTAAAGTTTCATTTAGTGATAAGAATACCATTCCTATGTATAATGGGCATAACAATCGTAAATATTTTATAAAAGATAAGATTTTAATGATTTTGTTTCCGTTCAATAGAGATTCTACCTGTAGTGGGTTAAAACTTGTGTATAGTGTAGTGTGTTTTGAATTTAAGAATAGTAAAGATATTAAAGGTTTCATACAATATGCTATTAATTATAGTAATTTTATCACTGTAGGGGATATTGATAAGTATATCTCTAATACATATGGTGCTAAGTATAAATGTTCTTATATGTTACATAAGGGAACAATATTGACAGCTAGAGAGTGGATAGAGTCATTACAGCCTATTAAGAATGTAGCTAAATTTTTACAAACAGAAGATAGTGGTATTGATTATAAGAAAGAGTTGAAAAGTATATCTATAGAAGAGAGTTCTATAGGGTGTTCTTATGGTTGTGATTTAGAGTTTCGTGTAATTTTAGATTTTAAAAATAGTGCGTCAGCTAGTACATTTTATGAGACATTAAAGAATGGTGATGCTATTAGTAATTATTTAATGTCAATAAGTGATGTCATGTATAGTGATAAGGATAGTGTGTGTGTAGTTGGTACAAAAGTTGTTTTTAGATATTAGTGGGTGTGACATATGAGTAAAATTAATAATATCCTAGAATCTTTAGTTAGTATTAATGAAGATATGAAGAGTATCTCAGGTAAAAATAAAGTGATGGATTATAAAGTAGTTAATAATAAATTTGATATAGCTGAAGATAGTTTAGGTCTTAGTAATTCTGATATTTCAAATCTTAATAAGAATAAGGTAGTTAAAAGAGATTATGTGTACTCTATTGGTGATGAGGCATTTTGTGTAATTAATACTCGTTTGGCTATATCAAATTATTGTTTTGGTGTACTCTTAGGGTATGAAGATATAAAAGATGTTAATGATATTATTAGTGGTCTAAAAATGGATTTTGAAGAGACATTTAGTTCATTGATAATTGATGGTTGTGTAGCATATGATATAAAAGCTAAGAAGATTTTAAGTTTTAATGATGGTATTAAAAAATGTATGGATGATATGTTACCACCTATTTTAATTGAAATTTATACTATATTTATAAAGAGTGGTATTGATACTAAAGGTTTGACTTGTGATGTTGTTATTGATGGTGAGTTGTGTGCTGAAGCCGTTGAGATAGTGTTAAATTGTAATATTGATATGAATAAACTTAAAGGGAATAAAGATGATATTTATTCTTGTATTGAATATGCTCATGAAGTGTTAGCTGAGGATAAAAAGAAATATGGAATTTCAAGAGTTACAAATAAAGATGTATACTCTATATCTTTTGAAATTGCATTTTAATGGGGTATAGACATGAGTATAAAGAATAATATAATAGATTCATTAATTAATGAAGATATGTCATCGATGTTATCTGCTAATGGTGTTAATAAAACTCCTATTAGGATTAATAATGTTATTAGAGAGAGTAAGGATAGTAGATTAGTGTTGATTGATGATGTACCTGATAAATTAATGACAAAGTTTAATAGAGATATACAACAGTTAGGTGAATTTATGTATTCTGTACATAAGGATACCATTTGTGTTGTACCATTATTGAAACATAGTAGTAGTCAGTATTGTATTGGCAGTGTTTTCTCTATGGGTGATAGTAGTTCATGTGATGCTTTGGTACGTTCATTGAGTACATCTACTGCTAGTGGTGTATTTAAGGGTTTGACTCCTTTATCATATATTGTATATGATAAAAAACTACATAAGTTTATGTATGTTAAAGATGCTATGCATGAGTATGTTGATACTGTATGTGTTAAAGCTATGGGATATGTAAGTAGGGTTTTAAATTCATATCGTTGTGATTACAGTAAAGTTACGTGTTACTGTACTTATATTCTTAAAAGTGTTCAATATGTGCCTAGGTTAGACATTAAGTGTAGTGTCATGACAAGTAGTGTAAAAGGTGGAGATTTAGATTCTGCTTTGGGAGATATATTAGATACGATTGATACTAAGTGTGTTGTAAAAGATTCAATAATTAAGTCTTATTCTATTGGTGGTGAGGACTTAACAATAGAGTTTGCTATGTGTTAGGTGTGTGTTGTATGAGTATAACAAATAAAATCATAGATACACTTATTTGTGAGGATATGATGTCTGTTAAACAGACAGTAGAGAGTAGAAAATCACCTTTAGATAAATTAAAAGAGAAGGTTAGAAAGTTAAAACCTGAGTTCTTTGGGTATAAATTTTTTAATAACACTAAATATACAAATATCAAACAGTTGCAGTGGTTAGAAAAAACACATTGTAATATTCTGATATATGGGTGTGATGTGTATAGGTGTACTAATAATACTCTTGCAATACATATTCTATCTAGTAGTGAGTGTAGGTATGGCTGTTTATTAATATATAAGTGTAGTGATATTGAGAGTGCTTATAATAGTATTGATAGTAGAGTACTTAGACGTAACAGTAATTTAGATGAGATAACTAAATTTGTTAAGGGTAAATTGTTATCATATACTTTGGTTGATAATAAGACATTACAACTTATAAGTAATGTATCAGATGTTGTCGATATTTCGATAGGGTTATTATTTGATGGAATACAGGAAGATGTTGTCAATAATGCTATTAAAGAAGATATTGATAAGGTAGATACTGGGTATTTTTATATCAAGTATGCTATTAGTGGGAGTGAGGTTTCAGTAGGATTTCGTGTGATTGGTAATACAAATAGCGTAATAGTATTAAGGACATCTTTTAATGGTAATGTCAGGTATATAAAAGGGAGTAATAGTTCCGATATATATGGTTATTATGGAGATACGTGTTAGTGAATAATATTAGTAATATCATTGAATCATTAATCAATGAGGATATGATGTCATTACGAAAAAATAATAAAGGAAATGCTAAAATATTTGATGATATAACAAGTGAAGATGTTAAATCTATAGTGTCATACCTAAAGACTGATTTTACAATGTCTAATACATCAAAAGATTGTAAATTTAAAAAGGGGTGTAAACCTGACATATTTTCTAGAGCTGTTAAATTTGATAGTAAGTTTATTGTTATGGCAAAATTCTTTAAACACTCTGTAGCGTTTGTGTTTATAGATGATGAGTCTAGGTTAGGGTCTGTCTTAGTATTTGATTATGCCTCAGATGGTGTTGTAAATGTATTACAATGGTCTAATTCTACTGAATATAGGGACATTATTAAATATTTTGATAAGTGCAATTCGTATAAAGACTTCTTAGATTTTCAATATCATTATGATAGGAGTGTACTTGACTTTAGGGGATATACTGTATTTGATGTAATGATTGACAAGTATGCTACGAATGATAAACAAGCTAAAGAGATTATAGTAGGTAGTTTACTTGAACAAATCAATCAGTATCCATATTTAGTAAAGTTCTTTAGTGATGGTAATAATGCAAAAAATGTTGCTGATTCATTGATAGAGTTAGTGATTGATTCTATGGGTAGATTTTGTTTTAATCTGAGTCTTGCTATTGAAGATTTTAGTATGTTAGATGGTGTAAATGGTAAATTGGATAATAAGTTTGTTAGTATGAACATCAATGATTTTGGAAAATATGATGTTACATTTACATTTAGGGTTTAGGTGTGGCATATGAGTGTAAAATATCAAATCATAGAGTCCTTAATGAATAGGGATTCTATGATACATGAAGATATGTCAAGTATCAATAAGGCTAATAATAAAATCATATATAGTGAGTATACTGATGATGAGTTTACTCTTAAAGCTACTAAGAGAGACTATAGTGAGCTTAATAGTTCTGTTATGATTGATAAGTATATGATATTGTCCTTTGCAGGTGATGATAAGGTAGCTGTCGTAGATTTACATTATAAGAATATATATTCTTATTATTGTATTGGTTTTATGTATACACTTAACAGTAATTTAAACAAACAGTATCTCAATAATATAAAGGATATGTTCCATAGAGGGAACATTCAAGATATTAGAGATTTTAGGTCTTTGATAATTGATAGTAGTTATAGTTTTTATTCTCATGTTGGATTTAATAGTAAGAGTAAGAAGTTCGTTGATATACCTAAAGTAGTTAATAATGTTGAGTTAGAGAGTAAGACAGTTTCTGAAGTGAGAGATGAGTTAGCTAAGTCTAATTTGAGGGAAAATAAAGATTATAAATTTACCTATTGTGTGTTTACAGATATAAATTCTGATAGAGTTTATATAGAGAATACAATAGAGTTTATATCAGATAATGAAGAAAATAGTGATGTGTATGATACATTGTGTGATGTGTTGAGAGATTGTGAGAATACTGGAAAATGTTCAATGTTATTAAGATTAAAAAATAAGATAATGTTTAGTCTATACATTAATGGAGAGTGTTAGATGAGTATAAAGAATAGTATAATAGATTCATTAATCAATGAAGATATGTCTAGTATTAAGTTATCTAATCAAGAAGTAAAATACTCCGACCTTTCATCTGTATCATTTACTAATAAATTATCTGCTAGTGATTTTAATGCAATTAATCATAATATGCGTAGTAATGATAAGGTTATTATTAGTTTCATAGCTACTGATAAAGTAGTTGTTACTGATGTTGGAAATGTTTCTTATGGTGATTGCTGTGTTGGTTTTGTATATCAAGTTAATGGTAGGGCAGATACGATACGGAAATGTTTACTTTACATAGTAGATATCGTTAATAGTGGTGGTTTTAGTGATATTTATGATTTTTTACATAGAATGAAAAAGTATAATATTTCGTTTTATTCTGATGTAGGGTTTGATATATCGGAACGAAAGTTTATAAATATTGATTTTATGTTAAAATCTTTTGTTGCTAACAATAAACTTATTAATAGAGATATATATGATGAGATGGGCAAATTAGGGTTTAAAATAGGAAGAGATTATACCTTAGAGTGTGGTGTTGTTGTAAATAAGAGTAAAACAAGCTTATCTTTATATTGTACATTAGATTTCACTACTGAGAGTGGTTTGTATGAGGGTAGTGTGTTTTATGATAAGATTAAAGATTTTTTAAGAAGGTCTTTTAAAGGTGGGCAGTGTAAGGGTATCATACCTTATGATACTTTTATTGCATTTAGCATTTATATTTGTAGGTGATGTTAAGAGGTGTTGTATAGATTATGCGTAAAATTTTAGAGGCAGTTGATGATATTAATCTTCAAGTATGTATTAATAGTGTAGATGTTGAGAATATTGTTAGGAAATATAGTGATACTGTTAAGATTTCATCTGTTGACGTGATTATCGAAGAGAATACTATGTCTGTAACAGTATTGTCGAATGTTGGATTCGATAGTGGGTTAGAGGATGTTGTTGTAGAGTATTTACATACTATTATTAATTGTGATATTGATTCTACATTTAATGTGAGTAGTGTTAAGGTTGGTGGTGAGCCTTATGTGCAAACAACTATTAATATCAAAGCATTATCTAGTGATGTAGCTAAGAGAAAGGTAGTAGAGTCATTCGAGTAGTATTGATTTTTTGATTAAATAAAGTGTTGATATTTTATATTTAAGGTGAATAAATGGGATATTTTAATATTATAGAATCATTGAAAGATATTGAAGTCAATGAAGATATGAAGTCTATGACTAAAGATAAAAAAATAAAGATGTTGATAAGTTAGTTGAAGCATTGTTAAAGCGTGACATAGATTTTATTCCTAATAAATATATTAAAGCTGAAAAGTCTTTTTACAATAGGTCAAGTTTTAATAAGGGTTTTGTAGACAATGTTATTAGTTGGACAAAGAGTTTAAAGAATAAAAATCCTAATGGTAGAAGACTTTGCATGATTTGTCTGGGTGATGGTGACCGTTTTCTTATGGTTTCTGAATGGCATGATTTTCAGGATTTATGTAGGTGTTTTATTTTTAAGGTGCCAAATGAAGATACTATGAAATCTATTTTTGGGCTTGCATGTGAAGGAAAAATGACTTTTGATATAAATAACCCTAAGTTAGATGGTTGTAAGCTGATAACTGATACGTATTGTTATCAGGGTGCAGATTTTGCTGACATTGATACAGGTAGAGAAGTTATTACCGGTTATACACGTATATTAAATGATACTGTGCTTGTTATGGAATATATGTTTAATATTCTTATCAAAAACTTTAAACGTAGCTATGGAGATAAGTATGAGTATGTTGTTGGGCAGATAGCTGATTTATGTGTTAATTTTGAGGTTTCAGTCACAGATGATGGGTTTGCAGTTACATTTGATTTTGGTGGAGCTAGAAATTGCAATAAAATAGAAAAAATTCTTAAAGCTAAAAGGGGAAGTGCTTTTTGTTATATTTATAAAGATGGTAAGAGTAAGATTAAATTAAGTTAGTCGTGGTGGTTATAGTATGTATAGTAAAAGTGTTAGTAGTATTTTTAAACATATGCTATTATATTTTGTTATATAATATTGTATTTACTTTTATAAAGAGGGGTATAGTTAATGAGAAGATTGTTAGAAGCATTAGATAATGAAAGTACTGTAGTTCAGTTAGGTGACTATGTTACAGATACGCAAGAGTTTGTGGATATCGTAACACAAGATTTTGATGGTACTGTTGTTAAGAGTGATGTAGTGTTAGAAGATAATACTATGGTTATTACTGTTATTGCTGATACAGAGTTATCAGAAGATGTAGTTGATGATGTGATTGAAAAATTAAACTCTTTGGCTAAATTTGAGTATGATGTTAATTTTCAAGTGTCTAAAGTACGTATAGGTAGTGTTCAATATATGCAGTCTACTATTACTGTTAATGCGTTTGATAAGTCTGTAGAACAACGTAAAGTAGTTGAGTCTTGTGTTAATGAGTCAATCGATATTTCAGATATCATAGATAGTGATGCATCATCTTTGTCTTTTGAGATTTTAAGAGGGATTGAGTCAAAGAGTAAGCCTTTCTTTAATATGGGTACATTTAACCTAGAGGTTGCTAATCAAGTTGCAGAGTATATTAGTAATTTAGACTCTTTTGCTGATGTGCTTGATGATTATAAGTATGAGTTATCAGAGGAAGGGTATTCAATTTCTATAAAACCTAATGTTTCATTTGATTTCAAGGGTAGGTCTTATCAATATCAAGTTATAATTGAGCTAACTGTAGGCGATTCTTCTATTATTAAAGAGCTTATTAGTAGTTTGAAGTCTAATGTAAAAGATTTTGTTAAATTTCAAACTAAGGGTAATACAATTTATATCGCAACTAAGTTCTTTTAATTAGTTGCAAATTTTAAGTGTATTAAAGTATAATGGTTTTAGTATAAATTTTAAGGTTTAAAGTGTTTGTTTTAGTCCACGTAAGATAGAGATATTTTTTAAAGCATACACTAGAGATTAAGAAAGAGGTTTAATTATTATGAATAAAGTAGAATTAGCAGAAGTATTGGTTTCAAAAGGTTTAGTAGCTAAAAAATCACAAGCTGTTGATGTTGTTACTGGTTTGTTTGATGTGATTACTGAAGAAGTAGGTAAAGGTGAAAAAGTTTCTATTCATGGGTTTGGTTCTTTTGAGCAAGTAACTCGTGGTGAACGTAAAGGACATAACCCTAAAACAGGTGAGTCTATTGTGATTCCAGCTAAAAAATCACCTAAATTTACTGCTAGTAAATCTTTGAAAGAGTCTGTTAATCACTAAGAGGTGATACTTTGGGTATTCTAAATACTAATAATGTAGCAGATGCTTTGTTAGAAAAGCGTAAAAGTTCTATTAATGAGGGTGTTGAAAAATCTGAGTTTCAGAAAAGTGCTGAAGAAGAATTTCAAGATGAGTTAGATAGTCAAGAATTGGTTGAGGGTATTAATGAGGCTGAGTCTGATTTAGACCCTGTAAATACAATCATCAATTCTAACTATCAAAAGTATGTTGGAAGTAAATATTTCTTTGTACCTAGTACAGAGGGTGAATTTAATGAATATACGTTTTATGTATATGCGTTGACTAATGATGGTGTTGGGGATGAGGCACAAAGTGTTAGTGATGTTACAAAAGTTGTAAAACGAGTAGTCAAAAAATTCTGTTCTGATGCTTTTAAAGGTTTTAAAGGACCTGACGTTAAAAGGATTAAAACTAAAGAGGATAATATGTTGAAGTTTGAGGTAGTGTATACTGAAAACATTCCTCAATAGTTCATTAAAGAGATGTCAAATATTTGACATCTCTTTTTTTGTTGTAATATTTTGTAAAGTTGGTTATAATAGGTGTGTAACATATTAATTATTTTAAATAGTAAAGGAGATTATGTTATGAATATTACACAAGTTAAGCAATTTTCAAGTAAGTATAGTAGAAAAGCTGTGGAGAGTTTTTTAATGTATGTGCAGTCTAGTGAGTATAGAAATAGCCGAAGTTTTGGCTCACAAGAGGCATTTGAGAATACAGTGTTAGATGGGAATAGTCTAGACAAGATTAAGGGGCATTATAGCCATTTTCAAAGATTATGTAAGTATCTAGATATTTACGAGGATGTATGGGAATTTGAGAAAAAAGATGTTTTTGATATTCTGTTTGTCTTAGTAAAGAATAATATTAAACTTAGAAATATAGTAACTAATATTTTTGTAAGATACTATAATGTGGATATTGTTAATCATTTAAACTATCTTGTAGAAGGAATTAGTATATCCGATAGAGAATTTGATATTAGGGTTTGCAGTTTATATCGAGCTTTGTATGGTCGAGATGTTCATGATGACTATTCTGATTATATTCTTGGTTATCTAGAGCAGTTTAAGGTTGCGATTAGAAAGTATGCTAAGATGTTATACATATTTTCTAATAATGTTTTTGAGGATACTTGTAGTGTTAAGAAACGTATTTACATTACCTCAGTTTATAGTGAGCTTGTGAGCCGTAAGTATCGTTCTAATGGTGTTGATGTTGATAAATCTTTGAAATTATATCAAGAAGTATTAGATATGTTCATACGAGATAATTTCAGTAGATATAAGTTTGAAGAGTATACAGATTATATTAAGGGTTATACTGTTAATGGTGTTAGAGTAGTTTCTAGAGATGATACAATCTATAATTTCTTAGTTAATATGTATATATTCAGTTCTATTTTAAGTAGATTAGATGAGTTTGTTTTAGATGTTAATAGTGGTATGTCTTTTGATGAATTAAAAGGTAAGTACTATTTGAGTTATAATTCAGTTGATGAGTTAATTAAAGATATTAATAATAAGTTGGTTCTTGTTAGAAGTAGATTATGTGATGGGTGGGAAAATATGCTTAGAGATTCTGTAAATAGTGACTTTAAATCTACATATGATTATGATGCTGATGATATTATGAGTGATACAAGTGTTGATGAAGATGTGTATGATGTTGAAGTTAAATCTAATAGTTATACTGATGATGAATTATCTTCATTTGTTATGAAGTTGTTAATTAATAGAATTGATAGTAATAATTATGCTGAGTATATTCGTGTTTCTGATACATGGGGATTCATTCAAGATTTAGCACGATTACATAATTCTGTTAGTAGTGAGGATGTTCAAGAGGCCATTGAAGAGTTTGTAAGAGATATTATTTTCTTTGGTGATTAGACATAGTATTATAAATAAATGTATAGTCTATGCAGATACATGAAGAGGTAAGGTGTTACATGGATACTTTTATATTCATATGTCAATTTGTAGGATTTGTAGTAGTTGGTTTTATAGGTTTATGTATATTCATATATATGCTTAAAGAGTTTTACTTTATAATCTATGATTTGATATTATCATTTCGTGTAGATACGAAGAAGATACATTTAGGAGATAGTGCTACTAAAATATTGCTTATATCATTCTATAATGAGGGTTATAGGTATGTTAGTATGAAATATCATGAAGATGGTAAAAATTCGCTACAGGTGGCATTTTCAAAAGAATTAGGGTATTGTGAGGATGTATATATTGATGACTATATAGCTATGCAGTTATATAGTTGTGGTATAGCTGATACAATCACATATTCAATAGAAGATTTGATTGGTAGATTGTAGGTGTTGTATGGATAAAAGGTTTTTAGATTCTAAGTATGTTGATATTAATATTCTTAATGATATTAATGAGACTAGAGAAATAAATTGTAATAGGTTTTTAGGTTTAATAACTTCTATGAAGAATAAGGCTAAAAATGATTTTAATGAATCACAAGCTAATAAAGATAGTGCTAATGGGGAAGAAGCTATTACACTTCATGCTGAGTATGAGTTACTAGACCTTATTGAAAGTTTAGCTTTAGATTATTTAAAAAGTTAATAGTTAGATAGTTTCGTACCTTAGATATGTTCTAGGTTTACAATTATCTGTATAGTTATGCATAGATTGAGGTATTTTCGTATAGGGAATTACCTCAATTTTTTGTATATAATAGTCATTTTAGTGTATACTATATTTACGAGGTTATGACAGGTTTACAATACAAAGGATGGTGAGATTATGTCAAGTTGGTATAGAGGGTATATGAAAGTTAAGGGTTCGTATGATGATATCAATACGTTTTTAAATGATGTAATTAATATGAAGGTGTACAATAATCAAAAACTATCTCATGAAGTTGATAAGGGTGTGTCATTATATAGTGATGATGGGTATGTGGCAATTTCTTATGGGTATGATAGTGGTACTTTTAATAATGTGTATGTATTAAAGGGTGTAGAGAACAAAGTACTATTTTCATTTACCAATAGTGATGTTGTTAAATCATCTGATAGTGAGTATATTGCTGTGTTTGGTATGGAGTGGGCTTGGGGATTAAATGTTCCATATCTAATTAAGTTGAGTAAGAAATACAGTCTCTACTTTAAAGGTAACTTCTACAATAGTGATAGTTGTAGTGTAGGTTATGTTGATGTGTATAAGGGTAAAGATAGAAGCACAAGCAAGAAGTATGAATCATATTCTGAGTATTTGTGGGACTGTGATGGATATGGTGTGGGTGATTAGTTATGTTTAAGATACGATTGAAGTTTATTTTTTGTATGATAGTCGATTTATCTTTCATGAGTTTACTAATTATAGGTTTTTATAACAAGTTTCAGGATGCTGGTGTAGTAGAGTGTTTAGTGTTTGTAATAGCATTATGCTTATGGTCTTATTTCAACCATCTTAACTACTATTTTTATCATCTAGATAAAGAAGAATACTATAAGATTAAAACATTAAGAGAGATTGAAAGAACATTTAGATTGTTGAAGTGAGGTTTGTATGATATATCTTATCGGTGATATTCATGGTGATATCACACAGATAATGAAAGAGAATTTAAAGAAGAGTGGTATTAATATTAAATATAATGATACAGTAATCGTACTTGGAGATTTTGGTGTCATGTTTAGTGATACTGAGCAACAAAGGGAGTCATTAGAGTATATAAGTAGATTAAATTATAATATTGCTTTTATAGATGGTAATCATGAGAATTTTGATTATTTGAATAAACAAGAAGTATGTACTAAATGGGGGAATAGAGTTCATAAGTTGGCAGATAGGTGTTTTCATTTAATTAGAGGGAATATCTATAGAATTGAAGGACATAATTTCTTATGTTTTGGTGGGGCAACATCTGTAGATAAAGAGTATCGTGTATTAGGTAGTACATATTGGAATGAAGAGTTGCCTGATAGGGAAGATATTGATAGGTTGGAAAAGTCTTTAGATAGTGGTAAGAATATAGATTATGTACTAACACATACTTGCAGTAATGTGGCATTAAATGATATGAAAACAATTAAACCTTTTGGTGATAGGTGTAAGGCTAGAGATATTCTAGATGGTGTAGAGGAATATCTTAGTGGAAAGTCATTTAAGTGGTTTTTTGGACATTTTCATACATATGAGGTAGTGGATAAGAAACATATATGCTTATATAATGAGGATGTATATTCTATATCTAGGAATAATGATGTGGAGTATATTAATCATTCTTTTGATAGTGATACATATAGGTTTTATGACTATCTAGCTGTTAAAAGGTTCAATGATATGATTGGTACAATAGGTACTGAAAATATTAGTAAAGTTAAAGAGTATTATAAAGTAGGTGATGGTATTGATTGATTCGGATATAGCTGATTTACACAACACTTTATTGAGATTTATTCATTGTGATTGTGTTTGTAGCAGTGTAGTTGATTCAGAGTCAAGGGAGATTTACTCTTTTACTGATGATATGTATGGTTCTTTTATTATTGAGTACATTCCTTATACTTTAGGTGGGTACAAAAAAGATTTGATTATTGTTAGGTATCATGAGTTTAATACTATCTATATGTATTATGATGTTATAAAAAAGTGTATCGTCTTTGAGAAGAATAATAGAGTATTACATAATATTGATGTTATTGAAGATGATATAAAGTATATTTATAATAAAATCTACAGTATTAAAAATAATATAAATTCGTAAGTGTATGGTGAGTAATTTCAAAAATTACTCACTTTTTTTGTGTATTTTTAGTTTTTAGTATTTACAAAATATAGAGTGTGTGTTATTATTGGTACATAAGGAACATTACATAAGTTTACAATTTCATTAGGGTAGTGTTGTAAACTTAACAACGCACAACATATATAGTAATGTTCCTTATACCTAACATTTTTAATTTAGTATAAGGAGATGTGAATTATGAAAATGAATAAGGTATTATTAACAACTGCTATTGTAGCATCAATTTCTAGTTGTGCTTTTGCTAGCGGTTCAAACACAGGATACAATAATGTATCTAATGGTGATTATGGTTCTGTGATTGGCAGTAACAATGTAGCTGAGGCAACTGCAACAAGTTCTATGACATTAGGTGATACAAATGTTACTAAAATGCCTAACTCTTTGACATTCGGTCAAGGTAACATCAACAACGGGGAAAATTCTTTTGTTGGTGGTGATAAATCTAAGGCAGTTGGACGAGACACTTTTGCATTTGGTTCTAGTGCTGAAGCATTAGTTGATTATACTGTGGCTATTGGTAGTCAAGCAAGAACTAATGCCTATGACACTATTGCGATTGGTAATGGTGCCTATGTTAGTGGTGAAAGTTCCGTAGTTCTTGGCCGAACAAATACTGTTACAGGTGCTGATTCTGTAGTTGTTGGTGCTAATAATGGTACTATTAGTGCTGGTCAGACAGCTATTGTTGGATATAATAACAAAGTATTAGATGATTCTAAGGAGCAGTTAATCTTTGGTTCTAATTCTCAAACTAAAGGTCAGGGTACTGTTGCTATTGGTACACATGCTAGTGCCACACAGATTGATGCTTTAGCTTTTGGTAATAACACTATTGCTGATGTACAAAATGGTGTTGCTGTTGGTACTAATAGTGTTACAGAGTTAGCTGTGGGTACATCTACTGTAAAAGATAATGCTACAGATATTCGTTTCTCTAACTCTAACTTCGCAGGTAATACACCTGATAGTGTAGTGTCTTTTGGTACACATGGTCGAGCTGGTGCTGGTGGTGTTACAGAGTACACAAGACAATTACAAAATGTTTCTGCTGGTAGAGTTTCCTCTACTTCTACTGATGCTGTTAATGGTTCTCAGTTATATGATGTAGCTCTTGAAGCTCAAAAGTATAATACTTTAGTTGATGGCGTTAATACAACTGTTACATCTAAAGACAATGACTCTGGAAGAAAAGAGTATAAAGTTAATGTTAATAAAACATTAAAAGATATGGATGCTGTTGAGTTTGGTAAAGTTACAGATAATACTCATGCTGGTATTAATAAAGATGGTGCTTATTTCTTTAATGGTAGTGAGCATATTAATATTAAACCTACAGGTATTCAAATTGAAAATACTGATACACTAACACAGGCTACATTCAATAATGAGGGTATGCAAGTATCTGATGATAATGCTACTATTCGTTTTACTACTACAGATATTAGTGCTGGTGGACAACAAATTCATGATGTCAAAGCAGGTACTAAAGATACAGATGTTGTTAATGTTAAACAGTTGAAGGATACGATTAGTAATGTTGGTGATAGTATTTCTGTAAAAGCTAATAACTATACAGATAAACAGGTTGCTCATGTAGGTGCTAATGCCGCTGCTTTGAGTGCCTTGCACCCATTATCTTTTAACCCTAATGAAAAAGTTGAATATTCCGTAGGTTATGGTAACTATAAGGGTTCTAATGCTGTCGCAGTTGGTGTGTTCGCACACCCTAATGAAAATACATTATTATCTCTAGGTGCTACGTTTGGCACTGGAGATAATATGATTAATGCTGGTGCTACATTCCGTGTAGGTAAATCATATAAGCAAGTTACTAATTCTAATGTAGCTGTGGCTAAAGATGTTCAAGATTTAGCTAAAAAATATGAGGCATTGGCTCAAAAATATGATAATCTTGTCAAGAGTTTAAATCATACTAATGGAACTGACTATGATGTAGTGTTCCCTGATGTACCTAAAGGGCATTGGGCATATGACTTTGTTAAAGACTTATCCGATAAAGGATATTTAGTTGGTTATCCAGATGGTACATTTAAAGGTGATAAGTCTATGACACGTTATGAGTTCGCAACAGCTGTATATCGTGCTTTACAAAATGGTGCGTTAATGGATGCTAATATGGTTAAAGCTATCAAAGAGTTTAAACCTGAATTAAAAGATGTTGAGGATGCACAAAGATTTGTTATCAAGCATGAGAGTGGTTCTGGTAATGAAATTCATAAAGTAGAACGAGTGAATGTCAATACAAAAAATGTAGATGGTATGTATCGTGATGTTTATGGTACTAATCTAAAAGCATAGTGTTATTAGGGCAGTGTTTAAAATCACTGCCCTAATTTTTTATCAATTTATAACTTAACAAAACTTTACAATATAATATCGGTATGTTATAATGGTGGTGTAGTGATAGTGATAAAGGAGAAGAAAAATGAAAAAATTAATTATTCTATCTTTATTAGGTGCTTTTGTTTTTGGTATTGGAAGTGCTTTTGCTGAAACTGTACACTTTCATTATAATGGTGGGTATACATTTAATTCATTTAAAACAAAATACCCTAAATTAAAGAGAGAAGATAGTGATAAGAAAGATGGAGACCCTGTATATCTTCATTATGAGGATGATGGAAAGACTGTTAATCTACACTACTAATTATGTTTTCAAGTTATGTTTTTATTTTTAGATTTTATAAAGGAGATTTGATTATGAATATCTATAGTGAATTTAACAGAATGTCAAGAGGTCATGTAGCTGATATTAATAATTGTGATATGTTAGATAATGAAACTATTCGTTCAGCTAGAGCTTTTTGTAACAATGCTTTTAAGTGGGATAGCAGTGCAGGGGAGGTTGTTGCTGAGTGCTTGCATAAAAAGTTATTAGATTGTATTTATAGATGTGAGTTTAATAAATTAAAAGATGAGTTTGATGAGAGTGTGGCTATGAGAAAAGCTAAAGAATATGTAAAGACTTTAGAGGAAGGTAGCAACGAGGCTTTGCATAATATTTATAAAAGGTATGGTGTTTGATGGGTTATTGTAATATCTATAAGATAGATACTTTTAATGATGTAGGTAAAGGTTTTTGTTACGTTAAGTTGGTTGGCATTGACTCTCAATTCTTAGTACCTAAGTTTTGGGTTAGGAACGAGAGTCTAATGTGCTTATGTAGAAAAGGAAGTCTATTCAAGGACTGTATTCTAACAAATGATATAGTATTTTATATGGGTATTTTAAGATACATTAAAGATGTAGAATATAACGATGGTGATTGTGTTGATGGTATTATGATAAATGTTAATTTTTGTCAACTTTTTAAAATGATAAAAATTCAAGATGTTTATTAGGAGTTATTATGTTAAGTCAAGAGTTGAGACCTAAGACATTAGATGATATGGCTGGTCAGGAAGAGGCTAAGAAGTTAATTAAAGCTATTATTAAGAATCCTGAAAAAGCACCAAAGGTGTTGTTGTTTTGTGGTAGTTTTGGTACTGGTAAATGTGTTTCTAAAGGTACTAGAGTCCACACAAATAAAGGGTATTTGAAAATAGAGGACATTGTTGATAACCAATCATATGATAATGATGGGTTTATGAGTATTTCTAATAGTGATATTCGTGTGTTAGGTGGTAATTTAGCAACTCATCATTATTATGGTGGGAATAAAAAGGTTATAAAGGTTAGTTCTAAAGAATTTTCTATTAGTGGTACACTGAATCATAGAGTTAGGGTATTTGATAATGATGGATTATCGTGGAAAAGACTAGATAGGATAACTACTGAAGATTATGTTGCCATTCCTAAGAATGATGACATACTATTCTCTAATGCAACAAAAGAGTATTCCTTTTTTGATGAAAATGTAAGTGAGTTTGATAAGGGATATTTTTGTGGTAGTGTAGTATCTTCTTTACTTATTAATAAAAGGTATGTTAAGAGTTTAGATGATATTATAAATGTATATACTGATAATAGTGGTATTAATGATTATATTAGCAGTATTGTACGTAGTGGTTGTTATCATGATGGTATCATTCAAGGTGATAGTATTAAGGATTTTATTATTGATAATGATTTTAATATAGATACTATACCTGAAATTGTGTTTTCATCGAATAAAGAGTATATAAAGGGATTCATAGGTTCTCTATTCGATTTTCTTGGTACTAGCACATTTAGTATAACTAAACTCACTAAGAGTATAGCAATAGATATTCAGAATCTATTATCATTGTATGGGTGTATAAATTCAATTAAAAATTTATATGGTAATCGTGCCGAAATAGATATTGAGTTGACTGATAGTAGGTATTTTATTTTAGAGGAATTAAATTTAAAAAACAAAACATTATTATCACAGTACAGAGATATAGTTGATAGAGGGTGTGATGAGTATATACCTAACAACTTATATACTAGAGATATTGCAAGATATATAAATAGTGTTTTCATTGATAACTATAAAGGTGATATACCGTTTAGTGCATATCGTAGTATCAAGAATACATTCAATTTTATAAAAAATTATCGTAATAAGATAATGAAGGTAGAGCATTTTCAAGATATACTAGATGAGGGTGATATTTGTAGTATTGACTTTAGTAGATATAGTAAAGTAGAAAAGTTTAGAGATTTATTAAGTAAATACCATTTTTCAAAGGTTTCTAAAATAGTTGATAATGGTATAGAAGATATCGTGTATGATTTGACTGTAGATACAATACATTCATTTGTTGCTAATGGTATTATAAATCATAACACAACTTCATCTAGAATTGTCGGTAGAGAGTTAAATGGGATTAAAGATGAAAATTATGATTTATTAAATTCACCTTTTTATTATGAGTTCGATTCTACAGTTGTCGGTAATGTGGAAAAGATTAAAGAGTTGCGAGATATATTCACTGTAGAGTATGGTGATTATTGGAGAGTTGTAACCTTAGACGAAGTGCATACAGTATCTAGTCAGGCTCAGGCAGCCATGCTTAAAATGTTTGAAGAAACAAAAGGTAAAACTATTTATATCTTAGCTACCACAGACCCTCAAAAGTTGTTACCTACAATTCGTAGTCGGGCATTAGAGATTAATTTTAATGATGTTCCTGTAGAGGCGATTGTAGAGAATTTAACTAAAGTATCTGATGAAAGAAATTTAAATCTTTCTGATGAGATTAAGTTGTTAATAGCTGATAGGTCTGGTGGACATATGCGTAATGCACATATGCTATTAGATAAGTATTTACTATTAGGTGATGAAGATTTTAGGGATAGTATCAAATCTTCTATAACATTGTTCTGTGATTATTTGATAGCAGTTTACAATAATGACAAGGATACTATACTAAATACTATCAATGAGTTACTAAGTATTCCTAAAGATAATCTTCAATCTGATTGGTCTATTATTATGACTGAAAGTTTACGTTCATATTGTGGATTTGATTGTAGACATAAAGATATTCAGAGACTTGTTGATACTTATAAAGGTGATTTTAATATTATTGCTCAATGCTATATGTCAACATGGGTTAAGAATATGTTTGTTGATACACCTTATACACAGGCTACTCTATTGAATTTATATAAAGTAGTTAGAGGAGCTTTGGATAAGAAAAAGCAACAGAGTGCTGTAGGTGTTCAAAGTAATGTGGGTAGATATGGTAAACCTGTTAGATAGTAAAGTTTTATAATTTTTTGTAATTTAGTGTTGATTTATATAATATTGTGTGGTATTATATAAATATAGTTAGACACCACACAAAATATAGTGTGCTTAACAACCTCTATTATTACACTCCTGAGTGTGGTGTCTATTATTAAAATTTGATTTACAATTTTAGACTCTGACAGCAATTAGTACTTTCTGGGAATAAGTAACGAGTCTAGTATTCATTGTAATTGATAGGAGATTTAGACACTGACAGCAAATTTATAAGAATGACACAGTCAATTTTATTCTAAAAACAGTGTCTAGTTCATAATTTAATCTCCTTTTAAATATATAAGACCCACACAGCAATATATAATCATGGTAAAAAAAGATGAGAAATGAAAGTAGCGAAAGTTAATAGCCTTCACTATTATAAATACCACCTTGTAATGTCTGTTAAGGTCATATCATATAGTTTACAATAATTACTAGATTGGTTTAGGGTCTTGTATGAAAATGCTAATCTAGTGGTCATGTGAGTATAATTGTAAACTTTGATGTGATTAGGATATTTATAGGGTGGTATTTTTTTGCTTGAAAATGAAGATATTGAAAAGTACTCTTTTGATGACATATTAAAGAGTGCAGAAGCTAACTTTAATTTAATACTAGATGAGATAAGTTCATGTATTTATGTAAAAGATTTTGAAAGTATTATGATGTTGCCTGAAAATTTCATTGTCGAGGGTTTAACTTATAATGAAATGTATAATAAGTTATTAGGGTATTATTCTTATCAAATATCTATGTTGGAATCGCAATATGGAAAAAGAAAAGGGTTTTTAACATTCATAAGGTCTCTGGATAAAATCTTTAGAAATCATGTCAAACTTGTTACTGATAGATTGTTAAGAGCTGGTATTGTACTCCCTGTTTATATTCATTAATAAGAGAAGGAGATTGAATTATGAATTTTATGGAAGCATTAAAGAATAATGAAAAAGTATTGACAGAGAATGGTGCGGTTGCCTATGCTACAAGTGGTAGTTATCTAGTAGATATTAATAATTCAGTACCTAAGTTACGTAAATTATCAGTAATTCATATGGATAATGGTAATGATGATAGTGCTAAAGAAATCATTAAAATGTTTTCTGATGCAGTACAAGAAGATTCTAATTATGCATTAAAGTGGTTAATGTATCTTAGGGATATTCGAGGTGGTATGGGAGAGCGTTCGTCTTATCGTATTATTTTAAAATATATAGCTGATAATGCTTTTGAGGTTTTTGATAGATTATTACTATCTAAGAAGTTAGAAGATATTGGAAGATATGATGATTTATTATATCTTTGGTATAAAACTAAAAACAGTAAATCTAAAGAGTTGTTGTTTGCATATTTAAAAGCACAGTTTCTAGATGATATTAGAGGCTTTGAAGGTGGTAAATCTATCTCATTGTTAGCAAAATGGTTGCCATCTGAAAACACTTCATCTAGTGATACTAGAAATATGGCTAAGGCTTTTAGAAAATCTTTAAGACTAACTTCTAAGATGTATAGAAAGTACCTATCAGCTCTACGTAAACATTTAGATGTTGTAGAGCGTAAGATGTCTAGAAATATGTGGGAAGATATTGATTATAATAAAGTTCCATCTAAGGCAAATCTAATTTATAAGGGTGCTTTTATGAGTCATGATTCAGAGAGGAGAAATTCCTTTTTAGAATCTGTTAAAAATGGTAATGCTAAAATTAATGCCAATAGTATGTATTTATATGATATCATTAATAAATACATTGATTCTTATGGTTGGAGATGTAATGTATTGCCTTTAGATGATACTTTAGAGGCATTGTGGGATTCACAAGAAGTACCTGAAAGTTATGAAGATATTCTAGTTGTGCGTGATGGTAGTTCGTCTATGTTATGTGGTGTTAGTACATCTTCAAGTGTTAGTGTTATGGATGTTGGAGATTCTTTAACATTGTATACTGCACAACATAATAAATCTAAAGAATTTAAAAATAAGTTTATTACATTTAGCCACAGTCCAAAATTCGTTGATTTATCTAGTTTTGATACATTACATGATAAGTTGCGTGAATTGAGACATAGATATACTGATTGTAGTAATACTGATGTTGCAAGCGTCTTCCACTTAATTTTAGAGACAGCTATAAAACATAAAATGAAACAAGAGGATTTACCTAAAACTGTTTTAGTTGTTTCAGATATGCAATTTGATAGGGCTATGGGTAGGTATGGTGAGTCTTTATTTGATACTTTGTCAAGACAATATAAAGAAGAAGGGTATAGTTTACCTAGGTTAGTTTTTTGGAATGTCGGTTCATATGATAATACAATTCCTTTACAACAGAATGAGAAGGGGTTAGTGTTGATGAGTGGTTTCTCTAAATCTAATTTAGATATGTTATTGAGTGATAACTTAGACCCTCTTAGTGTTTTAAAAGATGAGTTAGATAGAAAATACTCATTTATTGATAATATTATACCTAAAAGTGTGTAAAACATAGATTGTTTGTATATAATAGAGTAGATATATGATATCTACTCTATTTTTGTGTTATAATAATTATAAGAGTGTTTTGGTCTTATAATTATTATAGTTTGGGGAATATTGAATGGCTTTACAATTATATGAAGATGATTTAAATAATGAAGAGGTATTATCTAAGAAATTAATAACTTTAGCAGAGATTGTTGTTAGAAAGCACTTTTATGCGAGTACAGCTGATAAGGATGATTTAGTTTCTATAGGTGTTCTAAAGGCTATTAGGATGATTCATTCTGATAATTTTAGAAGTGATAAAGGTAATTTGTGTACTTTTTTGTATACTGGTATGAGGAATGATATTCACAATTATTTATATCATAAAAATAAGTTTGATACTGTTGATATAGATAATACTTTTGATGATGGTGGAAAATTAGATTTTTATTTTGAAGATGAAGTAGCTAAGATAGATTACTCTTTAGTTCATTTAATATGCATGAAGTTTTCTAAGCAGTTTGGTAATTTTATTGAAGATGAGGTTATTAAAAAACTAAAGTACTATGGATTTACTATTGATGGTTATGTGGAAAAAGAGAAGGTTGACACATCTATTAGGGTAGACATTTCTTGTAGGGAAGATATTGTGCAACGTGCTTTAGGTCTGTTGTTTTGGGAATTGAAGCAACATGAGATGAGTGTAATGTTACAGAATGGTTTAGATTAGGGGTTATATAGATATGAGTAGTTCTTTTGGTTCTCTTTCTACTATTACTATGAGTGATGACGAGAAGGATTTATTTGCTGAGTATTTACAGATTAGTATAGGGAATCCTGTATTAGAATTTGTTAGGTATTTACTTGGTGATGATTATTTAAAGTTTGTTGATATATGTAGTGGCACAAACTTTACAATACCTAGTAATAGGGCTTTAGAGAGGGATATTAATTATATTAAAATATTTTTGTATGTTAAAAAATCAAATTTTACAAATGGTTCTATAGTTGATGCAGGTAGTGTGTATAAGAAAACAGAGTTAGCAATTAAAAGAATTGTGTTAAAGGTTTCTAAAGTACTTGGTATTGAAGATGAGTTAAGAGGTGTTGCTTTAGAGAATTATATAGAAAATATAAAATCTTGTGAAAATAAGAGTAGTGTTAAAGAGGGTTGTGTTGAGGATAGTTAATGACATCTCCTATTGATAATGAAGATTTGATATCAATACTTTCAAAAGGTAGTGATACAAATGATGATACTAAGGAAAGTGATAACACTATAGATGTAGAGTGTAGTGTTAATGATACAGAAGATGTTGAAGAAGAGAGTAGTGGGTTAGTTAGTAGTAAGAAGAAAAATGGAAGTTCTGTTCAGAGTTCTTTATCAAATCTAGCAACTGCTATAGAGGTATTGAATAGAAAGAATGAGGATACGGAGAATACTTTTAAGGGTAGTGGTGATGTAGGTACTGATTTAAGTCGGTGGATTGATGGTAAAGATTTAACACCATCTGATGATTTAAATAGATATGTAAGTTCCTCAGATGTTAAATTCAAATATGGGTTATCACATAGTACCATGAATAATTTTGATTTAATGACAAAATTAAAGAAGTTTTTAGATGGTGCTAATGAGATGTTATTTAATGAGGAGGCTGTACTAAATTTATCTCCTTATGAATTAGAGAATAGGGTGAGAACTGCATTTACGATGTATGCTGAGCTTGCTAAGATTAATCAAAGGACTGTTTTAGCTTTAGAGCAACAACGTAGAAGATATAATGATGGTACGAGTGAGGTTGATAAGTTAGCATTACTATTATCATCAGTGCCTACAGAAAAACTCAAAGATATTTTGACAGCTGTTCAGAAAATGGAAGGTTGATAGATGAATAGTAGGGTAGAGGATTTATTAGGTTCTTCTAGTTCTTATACTTCCATGACAGATAAAGAGAGAGAATACTTTATAGCACTTCTTAAAGAGGAGATGCACAAGAGGGAAGAGTCTGGTAAGTATGAGCAGATACGTGATATTGTAAGAATTGAAGAGTGGATTAATTCTGATTATTACATAGGGACAGACCAAAAAAGTATATACCCATACTGGAAAGATTTTATAGTAGACATATTCAGAGATACTAGAAAAGATAGTGAAAAGATTAATTCCGTCATATTAAGTGGTTCAATCGGCGTTGGTAAATCAACTGTTGCTGAGTTAATCATGATGCGTAAGATGTATGAGTTGTCTTGTTTTAAAAATATCAATGCTATGTTTAACTTAATGTCTAAAACTAATATAATGTTCCTGTATTTTTCAGTAAGTCAAAAACAAGCTGAGCGTACTGGGTTTGGTGAGTTTAGGTCTTTGGTTGACAGTTCTCCTTATTTTAATGAGAACTTTTTACGTAATCAAAGATTGTCATCTTTATTAGTGTTTCCAGAGGGTATTAATTTTGCATATGGTTCTAGTGCTAGTGATAGTATTGGTATGTCAGTTATATGTTCAATGCTCGATGAAGCAAACTTTTTGGGTGGTAATGGGCCTTCTAATGATAGTGAGAAAGCAACAGATTTATATGCTAATATAGTTAATAGGTCTAATTCTAGGTTTATTGTTGATGGTGGTGTCAATCATTCATTAAACATTTTAGTTTCATCAGCAACCTTTGAAAATTCTGCTACTGAGCGTCAAATTAGGTTATCTAGGAATGACCCACATACGATTGTTGCCGCACCAGCTCAATGGGAAAGATAGCAGTATGTAACTCTACATACTGTATAAAAACCCCTATTTCATAAGTGATTATGAGATAGCTTGAATTTAAATACTAGGAAATCCTAAAGCTAGTTAAACTACAGCATAATTGGAAACAGTAAGTGCGAATGTTGCGAAAGTAGAAAGAATTAACTAGATGGCATATGGTGAAATAAAAGCATGTCTTGTGATAAGATATGTCCTAAGTGCTGTAAATAATGGATGTTTAGTTACCAACTATTACATTTTGTGTAGTAGAGGTTCAACGACTAGGAGATTGAGTCTCCCTGATTAAATGTCAGATAACCTCTATAGGGTAGAGGGAAAGTAAAGCTACAAGCATTTATAATGACAAGACATTATAAAAATGGTAGAAGAAAAATATTCACATCTTTTTGTTAAGATGAACAAATAGTCTACGCTTATGTGAAAGCATAAGAGGTCTGCTAGTGATAGTAAGACTGCGTTAGAGGTTGCGTTCTAGCGTGAATAAGATAAATATGTCTAAATTATAATATTACACGTAAAGTTGACACTCTTAATGTTTTCTATATAATTTAAGTTGTATAGAGAGGAGGTGTCAGCTTGGAATAAAAATTAAATAGTAACGATAACAAAATATATAGGTCAGTTAAGATTAGGTTATTACCAACAAAAGAGCAAGAGATTTTGTTTTGGAAGAGTGTAGGTGTTGCTAGATGGTCTTATAATTACTTTTTATCAGAGAGTTATAGGGTATATCAAGAATGGTTAGAAGATAAAAGTAAACCAAAGCATATATCTGAGATGGAGGTTAGAAAGTATATTAATAATCATCTTAAAAAGACTACACATACATGGCTTAAAGAGGTTGGAAGTAATGTAATGAAACAGGGTGTCAAAGATGCCAACATAGCATTACAGAATTTCTTTAAATATAACAAAGGTTATCCTAAGTTTAAATCTAAGAAAAGGTCTAAGCCTAGTTTCTATGTTAATTACGAAAGTTTAAAACGTACACCAAATGGATTTCGTGGTGAGAGAATTGGTTATGTTAAAACTAAGGAATCACTACCTATGATTGGTAAGAATCAAAAATACCGTAGACCTAGAATTAGTTTTGATGGTAGATTTTGGTACTTATCTGTTAGCTTTGAGGTTAAGAGGTTAGATGTTAAATTATCAGATACTAAGTTAGGTATAGACTTGGGCATTAAAGAGTTAGCTGTTGTTTCTAGTCAGAGTGGTACTGATATTAAGAAGTATCATAATATAAATAAAACTTGTGAAGTAAAGAGATTAGAGAAAAAGCTAAAACGTGAGCAACGTAAGTTTTCACGTAAGATTCTTGTACATAAAGGTCTTTGTAATAATAAAACTAATCATAAAAAAGAACTAGAATTATGTAAAAACATTCAAAAACAAAAGAGTATAATTCAGAGATTATATAGACGATTGTTAAATATCAGGACTAATTATTTACATCAAACAACTACTGAGATAGTGAAAACCAAACCATCTCATATAGTTTTAGAAGATTTGAATGTTAGTGGAATGATGAAAAATCGTCATTTATCAAAGTCTATTATGTGTCAAAAATGGTATGAGTTTAGGAGACAGATAGAGTATAAAGCTGAATTATATGGTATTGAAGTTGTATTAGCAGATAGATTTTATCCTAGTTCTAAGACTTGTAGTTGTTGTGGTAATGTCAAGAGAGACTTAAAATTATCTGACAGAGTATATAGATGTGATTGTTGTGGTAATGTTGTTGATAGAGATGTCAATGCATCAATCAATTTAGCTAATTATAATATAGAAAGTGTCAAATAAAAGATACTCTATATATGTACCTATCGTTACTAGGGAATTTAAGCCTTTGGGGTGTTATAACAAACAAGAGTAGTTGAAGTTATTTTAACAACGAAATTGAACGTAATGATTAAGGAAGATATATCGTGAGGTATATCAAAGTGTAAGTGTGTGATATTTATAATATGTACATATTTATCGTAACGGACGTCAAGCCAAACAATTTTAGTAAAAAGTTCTTCTATGTATTTAAAGGTTCTAATTACTTAGAGGCTAATATCGTTAATTCTACAGATGATGTAAATAACTTTAGGGTTTCTGAGGGATTAGGGAAGCAGAAGTATATTGATGGATTAGAAGATTATAAATCTATTAATAAGGCTATTGAAGAATTACCTCCACATATGCAGACTAAGTTTTTAAGAGTTCCTGTAGATTTGAGGGCTGGTTTTGAGACTAACTTATTGAGGTCTTTACAAGATATTGGTGGTGTATCTACAGGCTCACAAGGTAAGCTATTTAGTTCTCCTATGGTATTACAAGATTGTGTTGATGAGAATAGGCATCACCCATTCGTTTCTAAAGAGATAATAATTTCTACTGGTGATGATATTCAAGTTAAGGATTATTTAAGAGATGATTTTAGGTTAAAGTATCCTGAGAGACCTAGATATTTACATATTGACCAATCATTTAGGACAGATAGTACTGGTATATCTAGTGTGTATGTTGATGATATTATAGAAGAAGATGGTGTTAAGAAGCCTGTTTTTGGTGTTGATTTTATGCTACGTATCAATCCACCTAAATCACCTAAGAAGATAGCTATATATAAGATACGTAATTTTGTCATTTATCTTGCTAATACAGTTGGTATGAGGATAGGTAAGTTGACATATGATATATTCAATTCTGAGGAATCAAGACAGATTCTTGAAGAGATGGGGTTTAATGTTGGTTATTTGTCAGTAGATAGAACTGATAGACCTTACCTTGATTTAGTAGAGATTATGTATGAGAAGAGGATTAAGTTATATGACTATCCTATTTTGAGGTATGAGTTACTTAATCTTTTACATGATAGGGTTAAAAGGAAAGTAGACCACCCTAAAGTAGTTACAGATGCAGGGTTTGTTGATTATGATGGTAAAGGTAATGATGGTGTTACAGGGACTAGGGTAGGTTCTAAGGATGTTGCCGATAGTTTATGTGGTGCTATTCAAAATGCTTTGCAGAGTACTGTTTCTGATGCAGAGGGGAATAAGGGAACTTTTAATGATTTTCTTATTGCAAATCGTATAGGTTCTTATGTTGGTATAGATACACCTAATGATGTTTCTGTAGAAGAGTTAATTGATAGACAGATTGATGATATGATAGAAGATATTGAAGTATATGGTATCAATAATTTTAGATATTAAGAAGAGGTTATTATATGGCATGGTATGATTTATTTATTGGTAAGAGGGGGAATATTACCAATAATAGTAGTCAGAGTGATACAATAGAGGATTTAAATACAATAAAAGAGAATACAACTGGTGATATCATACGAGAGGTTAAGATTGTTGAGGATGGTAGAGTAGGTTCTTTTTTTGATGGGAACATAGAATCAATACACTCAAAACAAAATATTAATGAGGGTAAGGTAAATTTATCACCAAGTAATTTACAACAGTTGATAGGTAATGATGATACAAATGCTTTGGGGCAAGTTATCGATGGTATTCGTGGTGATTATAGTTTAAGTGATATATTTTTAGAGAATGAAGAAATGTCTAAGGATTCTGTTATAGGTGCAGCTATGGAGATTCTAGCAGATGATTCTTGTACAGTTGATGAAACAACTCATTTTGCTATTATGGTAGATTCTACTGATGAGGGGTTAAAGAAATTTATAGAAGATTTTTTGAGAAATAATATCAATATAGAAGATAGGCTTTGGTCTTGGGCGTATGAGATTGTTAAGCATGGTGATTTTAAACTTAGGAGAAGAGAGTATTATGCTGGTTCTGAAAAGAGTGGTATAAAGTCTGTTTATTATGAAGATGTAATAAATCCCTACCTTGTTTCTAGGATTGAGTATATGGGGAACGTATTAGGATATGAGGATGAGGATTATGCCTTTGAGAGTGGTTCATATCAAGATGCTGGTCAGTTTGGTACTGTTGGTAGTGGTATAAGTGGTAGTGCTAGGTTCGAGAAGAGTGATGAATTTGTTCATTTTATATCATCTAAACTATCTAAGAGGGAAAAAATTAAGTTAAATGTTAAGAAGGCTGATAACACACGAGAAGAGGTTACTTGTTATCGTGTAGTAGGTACTTCTATAGTAGACAGTGCTAGGACTATGTTTAGGATTAATGCTTTAATTGATAATATTCTTGTTTTATCACGTATTGCAAGGTCTACACAATTTAACCTTGTAAAGGTTGAGGTTGGTAATGCTGGTGCAGGACAAACACAACAAATGTTATCAGATGTTAGAAGGAGATTTCAAGCTAATACTAAGATGCAAAAAGGTGTAGGGTTTAGGTCTGACCCATCTCCAATTCCTATAAATAGTAATATTTATCTTCCTACAAGAGATGGTAAGGGTGATGTTACAGTAGAGAGTATTGGTGATGGTGTAGACGTGCAGTCTATTGTTGATGTTGATTACTTTACTGATAAACTTTTTGCTAGTTTAAAAGTTCCTAAACAGTATTTAGGTTTTGCAGAATCATTAGGTTCTATGGGTAATAATTCCCTTGTTAAACAGGATTTAAGGTATGCTCGTTCTGTTTCTAGGGTTCAACAAATCTTGATTAATGGTATTACAGATTTAGTTGAGAATTACTTAAAATATAGGGGTAGAGGTTCTGATGTTGGTGCTTTTAGTATTAGGATGAGACCATTACCTACAAGTGAGACATCAACAAAAGTTGAAGAGTTTGTTTCAAATCTACAAATGATTGATTCAAGTAGTGCTTTTTTAGAATCTTATGCTGATTATATTGACAAGGCTAAGTGGTTGAAGTCGATGTTAAATCTTATAAATGTAGACCCTAGTGATGTAGCTACAGATAAGTTTAAAGAGATAATCAAGTCTATTGAAGATGGTTCGTATAATGAAGAAGATTTTGCTAGTAGTGAGCCTGAAGATAGTGAAATGTATTAGTTGTTAATGTATGGACATTAATGTATAATATTAGTATATGATTTTTTACTTTATTAGATGGTGGTGCTACATTTTGGCTAGATATGTTCCTTGTAAGGATTGTTCTGATAGATACATTGGTTGTCATAGTAAATGTGATAAATATGCTTTATTTAAATTAAATGGTGAGGTACAAAAGATTCGTAGGATTAATGAAATAGATGTAGATTCCTATTACATTAAGAAGAATTTAAAGTTACGAGATAAGTACAAAGGTGATTATTATGTCAGAGTTATTAAATAATTCATTATTTGATAGGCTAGAGGAGGCTATATTAAATAATGATATAGAGTTGGTAAAAGAGATTGAAAGTCAGATTATTAGTGGTAAAGATTATTCTTTAGATAAAGATATGATTCTTTCTATTATTAAGAAGGAACCAGGTAGGGTTATTAAAAATATTATTAATTCTGATGACTTTGATGAGATATCTTCTATGAAGGCTTGTAGCTCTCTTTTAACGCATAATATCATAGAGGCACAAATAACTGGTAGGTCTATTGAGGATTATCCTGTTAAGGAATTATATGTTATACTTGGTAAGTTTATTAATGATGGTTTAGATGAGGGTAAGAATGAGTTCAAAAAATTTGTTACTGAGAGATACAAAAAATTCATTTAGCCTTGACTTGGGAGATGTTCTAGGTGAGCATCTCCCTTTTTCTTTTTTAATAGATACTGACAGAGATGCTAGATACTATGAAGATTTCATGACTAAATATCAAGCAATAGCTTTTGATGGTAGATATGATAAGTATCTTAAAGAAGGGTACACATTACAAGAGATTAATGAGGCTACTAAGAAGGAGTTATTACAGGGTGCTGATAGTGCTAGAAAAAAGAGAGCGAAAAAGTTAATCACTAAATATGTAGGTGTTAATAATGATGGGTGTGTAGAGTTCTTAACGAATAGTCAATACACTCCGAATAAGAAATATCAGCAACTTATAAAATTGAATGATGTTAAAGATATAGGTGCTTTAAAAGAGTTTAAAAAGAGTGATATAACTCGATTATTATTAAATGGGGATTTATCTGTATATTGTAGTTGTGAAGATTTTTTATATAAAGGCTATAAATATATGGCTTGGAATATGGGGTATGGTTTAGATAAGGAGAATAGATTCCCTAAAATCAAAAACCCTAGATTAGAGGGTACTATATGCAAGCATTTGATAGCTGTATTGACAGTTATTATGTTTAATAATGCTAAAATATCTTCTGATATATTCAAATCTAGAGTTGTTGGTAAGATGAGGACTAAGGGAAATACAAATCTAAGTAAGTTGAGGGAAAAGGAAGTAATTTCAAAGAGAAGTTATTGGAAAGGTTTGGGTAAAGGGATTGCTAAGTCTAGGAATAGTAGAGCAAGGTCTAAGATTAGGGCAAATAAGGTTAGTAGGCATAGGTAATATATATAAATTTATATAAGTTTATTTTTTGTGTAAGGAGTATGAATTTTGTCTAGGTATTTATTAAAATTTAAATTAGACTCTCCATCTGTTAGAAGTATTTTTGGTGATAAACTTAGGGATATTTATCATTTACCGGATTTAAAAGATACTAATATTAAGAATAAAGAGGCTAAGAATATCTATACCAGTCTTTTTAGAAATTTAGAAATTAGTAAGGCTAATGATAAGTCAGTTAGTAATACACAAGAATCTTTACCGTCAGGTTTTGCTGTTGTTGAAGGTGAAGAGATTATGTGTAGTTATGAAGATTCTGATGTACAGACATACAAGTTGTTTGGTATGGATGTTGGTGAGGATTTTTGTTCCTATGTAAAGTCATATAGTGGGAGTTTTCAAGTTTATAACTTATATAACCCTGATTGGATTTTAAGTCTGAATATAAAGGTTAGAAGGAGTGATAATACTTTTATTAGTGATAATTTGGTTAGTGAGGTAGCTAATAGTGTTTTCGGTTCTTCTGCTGGGTATGATATTGCAAGGGCTGTAGCGACTGCTATGAAATGTGGTGGTCTTTATCAGATGCAAAAAGAAATTGATAGTAATGATAGTAGTAGAACAGTTCAGGAGATTCTAGGGAGTAGTATTTTTAGTGATATTGTTAGAGCCTATACAGAAGATAATTCATCTGAGGATAATAATACTGTTTTACCTGATAGTGTTGTATACAATATCGTTAAAAGTAAGGATGAAGTTATTAGAGATGCCAAAGGTGATTTAGGTGGCAATGATGTTCCTCTAATTGTGTTAAAATACTTATTCACTTATTGGGGGATTGTTGCTGATAACTATGCTAGAATCAAAGGTGCATTAGGTACTATTGATACATTGTCATATATCATGAGGCTACAGTTAGGGGATAAGAAATTCTTTAAAGACTTTAGGGATTGCTATGAGATTTATGAGAATGATGAGTCTAGTCTTGATAATGAAGATTTCTCTAGTGCTAAGTTGTTAGATAAAGTTACTTCTCCTGTATCTGTTTCTTTTGGTGGGATTAGTATTAATATTCCTTATTATGATTACCCTATAAATTGCCCTGCTTTTGAAGCTCTTAAAAATATTGATATTACTTCTTCTTTTAGGGATGTTATGGAGTCAAATGTGGATATGTATGATACGTTTGACTTAGTTGATACTATTGATATGAGTGATGAAGAAGTACAGGCTATGGCTAATATAGATGCTTTAAGGTATATGGATAATGGTGAGTCTACTTTTAATATATCATCCTACGATATGTCTAATGAGGAAGAGAGGAGTTTATTCTTTGAGTCTGCAATTAAGACATATGATAAGAAGTTAAAAGTATATAAACCTGAGAAAAATAATGCAGTAGTAAATTCATTATTTGATGTTATCGAGAGAGGAAGTCTTGAATCACTAAAACTAATGCCTGTGTCTGATACTGTTGATGGTAGTGATAATGTTGTTAATTTGACTGGTACAGAGTTGCAATTACAAGCTGATAAGAAAGTACTTAGGAGAGTATTGATGTTGGTAAGTAAGTTGAGTGCTAAATTATTAAAACAGTTCTTATAGTGTCGAGAGATTCTAATGGATATAATTACTAAAGATAATAGATACTTTATTCAGATAGATGAGTTAGATGGGTTACATAAGAATTTAGGTTTGAGTAATTCATTTATAAGAAGTGTGCAGATAGCAAATAGGTCTGTCAAGATAAAGAATGGGTTAGATATTGATAAAAATTACCTAGTGATTGATAGAGTTACTGATAATGATGCGACATTTATTAATCTTTTTGGTATATGTGTTGATACAAAGACATTTAATATAGCTTTTGGTTTAAATGTTGAATCAGATGATTATATTTTAGTTGGAAATGTTGGCAAATTATTATGTAATGTGCTAGAGATTAAAAGGTTGCCTGATTGGTTTGATGTTAAGTATCTGCTAGGTTTACTTAAATATGATACAGTTAATACTATATACAATTTTGATAAGATATTAGTTGAGATGTATAAGTGTAATTTTAATTGTGATGTTGATACTAGCAATTCTATTGTATATGAGATTGTTAAGCAAAAAGAGTCAGAAAAAGATACGTTTATTAATGACCCTTTAATTCATAAAGTTATGTATAGCAATACTTTGTACTTATATAAATTTATTAATAAGTGTTTAGTTATACATCAGACCTTTACAAGACAGGCAATGTTTTTCTTTAACAATTTTATATTAGAGAGTTCATATGATGAGATGTACTCTAATTATCTTATGTTGTTTTCAAGTGGTGAATTTTCAATCAAGAATTTATATCAATATTCAGATAGTAATGTTGATATGCTGTATTTGTATTATTTGAGTAAAGGTATTCCTTGTGTATACTTAAATGCATTAATGTCTTATGCTTTGTTTTTGAGGCAGAGAGTTATAATGTTTAAAAATTTAAAGAGGTCAAATGTATTGTCTAATATGGATAGTATTGTTAGATGTGCTTTGAAGATACAGTCTAGTTGTTATAGTAGTAATGATAAATCACAGATATTTGTATATAATTGTATTCAGTTGTTGAAATATAAAGATAAGTATGACATATTTGTTTTTGCCATAGATAGCAATAATACATATTTAGTTGAGTATATATTAAGTGGGTTAGGGATACTTGATATGCTTAGTGATAATAATATAAGTGTTGTTGAGTTTTGTAAGTATACATTAGATTACGATAAGAATGTGCAGTGTTTAGTTGATGGGATGTCTTTGTATAGAAAACCAATAATAGATGGACAGTCTAATTTTGTTCATGTTGGTGTGTCAAGGATATACAATGTGTGTAAGACATTTAATACGTTTAGTAAGTCATTATTGAATTTATTTAATAGAGATTGAGGGGGTTGCAGTTGAGGGGTTACTTATTTTATAAGGATAAGACTTTGATAGAATTACGAAAGTTTCTAACAAGTGGTGATTCTATTTTTGGCAAGTTTAGACCACAGGCTATGGATTTCATCAAGTATGCTAAGAATGAGTTAGATACTGAGCTTGATACAATGGCAAATAATGGTGGGTTTGAGTTGGATAGTATTGTACTTGAAAAAGTCTTTCCTACAAAATATAAATGGTTTGTTAGAGATGTCAAGTTAAAGGCTCTTAGGTCTTATTTAAAAGAAGTTGAGTCAAGGATACAAGAGTTTCAAGGTGGTAAAGAGGATAATTTAAGGTTATTGATAGGGGTACACTTTTTAAGGTTTGTTTTATTGACAAAATTAGTTACATTATATGTATCTACATATAGTGAGATGAAAAGAGTGGGTTTGAATGTTGATAATCTAACAATAAGTGAGATTGGTATAGGTCAATCAATTTTAAAATACATTCTATCTTTTGAAGAGTTTGACAATAAGACTATAGATGATTGGTTGAATTTGGTAGTAGATAGTAATTTGATGAAATATTATTTCTCTACAATGAAGAGAATAATGTCTATTTTAGATTTTAAGTAATATAGGGGATATAGATGTATAGTATTAATAACTTTTTCCCTTTTATTGATAGGGCTGATTTTGTAAGGAATATTAGGGAAGTTCATAATATTTCTGAATTTTTTGGGTTTGAAGTTACAAAGACTGATTTTGATGTGGATACTAAGGGTGATAGTCATGTCTTAAAGGCATATAGGGTATTACCTAGTAACACACTATTTTTAATGGAAGTTCCTAGTGTTGTAAAAGATGTATTTAATGGTATTTATGGGCAGGAAGTTACTGTAGATATTATTGAATTAGATTATCAAGGAATTTCTAATTTAATTAATTGTGAAGAAGTGAATGACAGTCTATGTGCTACTTTATATTGTAATGGTGGTTTTGATTCAGAGAATATTATTACAGATACTTTTATAAATGCTTGCGGTAATGGTATCGAAGTTCCTTATGATGTAGCAAAAGATTTCCTTATTCTAGAAGATTCTGATAGAAAGTCTAGGGATGTAAATATAAATGATTGGTTGTATGATAATGAGCATATTGATGAAAGTTATATTATGGAGTCAGCTGCTGATACATTACAACTGTTAAAAGATAGACGTAAGAATGGTAAAGATAACTATGCTGAGGAAGTTAAAGGTAAGGATGCAATTTACACTTGGTTAGATGCTTATTTCTCTTTACCTGAAGGTGAGGAAATTAAAAGTGGTGGTAGGGAAGTTGTTCCACTTTTAATAGGGCCAACCGCCGTTTTCAAATCTGCTACAATTAAAGAATTGTGTAAAAAGTATAATTACAGAATGGTTGACTTTAGGGTTGCATTTACTTCTAGGTTGGATTATAGTGGTCTATTTCAAATTGGTGAGGTAGAGGGTAAGAAGTATAGCTATGCTTGTCCTATGGAAGAATTGGTTGTATGTTCTGATGGTTTCCGTGAGTTTTGTAAGCAGTCTTATCAAAAATTAGAAGATATTTTACAAAAGGGGTATATTGAAAAAGATGTAGCCTCTGATGGTAATGTAGTTGAGAAAGAGCAACAAACCATATCAGATGAGCAGAGAGAGAAGATTGTAAAATTACAATTACAATATAAGGAGTACATGAAAACACCAGTACTATTCTTTGATGAAATTACACGTTGCTCTAATAAAGGTGTTAATGGTATTCTTGTACAATTATTGAATCAAAAAAGATTAAATGATATGACATTTAATGGGTGTAAATTTGTTGCCGCTACAAACTTAGATATTCAAAAGGGTTTAGAACGTGAAGAGTATAAGATGGAGTTAGAGACATTATATGATGTTAATACTGACCTTGATGTTGCGTACTCCAATAGGTTCATTCCTTTGAAGGTATATCCTGAAGATGTTCAAGATAGATGGTTTGAGTGGGCAAAATCTTTAACATCTAAGAAAGGATTTACAGATACACCTAATATACACCCAGTAGTATTAGAGTTCTTAGAGAAGAATAGGGATTATGTATATAATGATAAACCTGTAATAGATGCTATTGCTAATGGATTATCAGATAATGAACAAAGAACAGCAGTTTTCCCTAATTATCGTACATGGGATATGTTGTCTGAGTACTTGTATTCTATTGATGAGAGTGCTAGTATTGACAATGATGATAAAGATGGTGCAGAAGAGAAGTTATATAAGCGTAGATTAGTTGAGGGTTATATATCTAAGTGGTGTTGTGATAAGTTTTTACCTTTCTTAGAATCAAAAGGATATAAAGAATATGATTCTGTTAAAGAACCAGTAGAAGATACTGTAAGTGATTTTCTAGATACTGCTTTAGAGAATAATTCTCCTGCCATGTTAATCGGGCCGTCATCATTAGGTAAGACCAGCAGGGTTAAAGCATATATGAAAAAAGTTAAGTTACGTACTGGTTTAGAGCCAGTTTTAATTAATGTAAACTTAGCTAGTAAAGATGCTGTTGACCTTATGGGTATGCCTGTTAAACAATCATTAACTGAATATGTTGGTGGTGGTATATTAAAGGGTTCAGGTTTAGAAGAGGTTTCTAAAGAATTACAGAATATTGTAAAAAGTGTTTCTAGTGATATCAAATATGGTATGACAGATTTATTGACTTTGAGGGCGCCAGACAAGACTGTTAAGGATAGGTTTATCACTGCACTTAAAGAGGGTAGAGAAGTTATTTTATTCTTTGATGAAGTTAATAGGGTTCAATCAAGTACTGTCACTTCTGCCGTTTTTGAGGCTGTTTCAGATAGTAGGTTTGGTGGTGTAGATTTTTCTGAGTATAAAGACAGAGTAAAAATCATCGCAGCTTGTAATATGGCTTGGGAAGGTATGGAAGAAGATGGTGGTGGTTATGGTGATACTGGTACACTAGACCCTGCATTTGCCGCTAGGTTCTCTATTTATTGGAAAAAAGAATATGATGAGCAGGATGTTAAGTCTTGGATTAGTTTTATGGAGTCTGAGAGAGAAGATGGTACTATTGATGGTACATTACTAGATTTCTTTAAAGATTTAGATACTAAACAGGCTTTAAAAATTATGGCTAGTGTAGAAAAACGTACATTAGAAGATGCACAACCTTCTACTCGTAATATGTTACAGCTGTCAAAAGATATAAAATCTATGCGTGGTAGGAATACATCTAAAGGTTTTATGCCGAAGGCTTTCAATGGTAAAATATTGTTTACTGACGATGTTCAAGCACAATATGAAAACTTGGTATTTGATAGGCAGTCTAATTCATTAGAAGTTCAAGTTCAAAAAACTATTAAGTTTATAGATTCATTGTTGTATGGTAAAGACTTATGGGAGTCTTTATTAATAAATGATTCTGTAAAAGTAGGTGGTACTTCAATTTCTGCAAGTGATATTGTAGATAGTTTGGAGGCTTGTTCTTTAGATTTAAAACAGTACAACTTAAAGGCTATGTCATCTGATGATAGAGATGAGTGTAGTAATACTCTTGATTTGGTTCAGGATTTAGCAGATTTTATTAGGAGTTTAGATATCAAGACTTCTAATAAACGTGAAGATATTTTCAAAATGTATCTAGGTGAGAGTATTCTTGGTGAGTTTACAAAATACTTTAACAATACTTTTGGTACAGGATTAGACGAAGATATTACTATAGAACAGTTAAAAGATGATACTTTGATTATTCCTTATATGAAGTTAGTACAAAGGAATTTCTCTAAGTTTAGTGGTAATACTGAAAAGATTGTTAATTACTGTTTAGGTTTGTGTAAAGACTTTATGGGTGTTCATGGGACATCATTACCTAATAAACATTATGCTATGTTTTTGAGTGGTATTAAGGATATATTACCTAATGCTGATAATATGGTTCTTTTCTTGCGATTGTCTGGTGAAGATATTGAAAAGATGTATGAAATGGCAGAGGCTGTGGGTGATGATTGGATTATAGATATCACAAGTGATTATGGTACTCGTGTTACTAAAGAATATATTGATAATATTCGAAAACTAATTAGTGATAGCAAAAAAACAAAGAAAAGTATTAGTAAATCTAAGTTTACAGTTTTATAGTTTAGTATTTTAAGTAGAGGTGGTAGTAGCAGATATGTAGTAGTATAAATGTTACTACTATCTCTATTATTTTATGAGAGGTAAAATTCTTATGTTGGATGTTTCTTATATTGATAATTTTGTAAGTAGATTACCTATAGATAGTATGGATTTTGGGGATAATGTTATTTCTAATGGTGATATTGTTGAGTGTTATGCTCCAGAATACAGTTTTTCTATTATTAATAATGCTATAAGGAGTTATAACCCTTATAGTTCTAAGATTGTTGATAATGGCACTACATATGTTGAGGTTAAAGATACTATTTATGTTGATGGGTTAAAGACAGATGTAAGGTATCTATTTTTACAAGGTGACTTTGGTAAGGGTACTAGGGTTAAAATGATTACTGATAGTGTATATGCCTATGTTAATCACGAGGTTAAGCAATTTAGTGGGTTCAATACATATAGTGCTTATATTGATAAATTCGTAGTGTAGAGGTGACAATATGGGTTTATCAAATAAGATTAGAGATAGAAAGAAAAGAGTTATTAATTTTATTAATTCTTTGTCTGATAGGTATGTAGAATCTTTGGGTGGATATACGCCTTCTATTAATGAGGGTAGCGATAATAAGATTGTCGATTTAGATGCTGTTCAGAGCATTATTGATGAAAATAGTTTTGAAAAGATAACTTTTGGTAAGGATATGGTGAATCCTTATGATAGTAAGGCAGAAGTTAGGATTTTCTTTATGACAAATAAGAATAAAACTATTGATGATACGATGCCTAATACTTATAGGATAGCAATAGAAGAGGTACATGATAGGTATAGTGATGAGATAAGTTATGAGGTTAAATATGGTTTTATTGGAAGGACTAAAGTAACAGATTTTAATGAATCACCTTTAAAATATAATACAAAAGATGCAACAATGACTTTTGATATTTTGGCAAGTAAGTGTGATAGTGATGTTATATATGATTCCTTAGTAGGTGTTGTAAAAGAAAACTTGCATAATTTTGATATTATGGCATATAGTATGTTTACAAGTAATGACTTAAAACATCTGAGAAGTAGAGCAGTTTCTACTTTGGCTGTTGGTCTACATAAAAGGACAGGTAAATTCATTTATTATTTTAACCCTGATTTTATTTTGAGGGAGGCATTAGAGGAATACTGTAATAATGGTGATATGTATAGGTCATTAAAGGATTGTTATGTTTATCTTTTAACTTTCTTTATTGCACATGAGATGGCACATCTAGTTACTAATAATAGTACACATAGTATTAAGAATAGCTTTGTTGATTTAGATGACACATATGCTAGTGGTGGTGTTGATAATGTTGTAATGGATGGGTTTATTAATGCTAAGTTAAAGATAGTGTTATCAAGATTGCCTAACATTTCAAATAAGGCTAAAGGTATTGGTGGTGTTTTTCCTAGTAATTGCATTACAGATATTATTCATTTGAGGGCACAGCATAATGTGGGGCTAAAAAGTTTTAAATCATTCGATGAGATGACAGAAGTTGTTATAGCATCTATAGATAATGTATCTAAATTGTTTGGTGAAGAGACAGAAGTAAAATTTTATAATGAGACTAGGAAAGATAGTATTAGTCCTTATGTTGGTGCTGATATATTTTGCAATATTTACATAAATGGTTCTTTTAAGAAGTTGAGGAGTAGTTCTCATATCTTTCAAAAAGTAATAAATGATATTATTAGGTCAATCACCGATGGGAAAATCTATTGGTCTAAAAATGGTGGTATTACTGATGAAGAAAAAGTTTCTGATAAAGAGATTTTAAAAGATGGTACTTTAGTTAAGGTTAAAGGAACATCTGTTGTTGGTATTGTTAAATCTCATAGAGAGATACCTAAAGGAAAGTATATTGTACAAGAAGTGTATAGTGTAAATTACACTAAAATAGATAAAGTAGATGATACTGATTTGGGAGATGGTAAGATTCTACATACACCAATATATGTTGATAGTGGTAATTTTTATGCTGAGTTAGATAGGAAATATATATTACCTATAGAATCTTCTTATGGTTCTTGGATAGAAGATACGAATAAGAGTGATAAAACAGAGTTATCTGAGGAAGATTTAGCTGATAATGATGGTAGTGGTATGGGTGAGATGGATGGTTCCAGTAGTGATAGTGGTTCTAGTGGAAATTCACCTAAATCAATTAGTGTTGGTGATATTGTGTGGGTTGCTAAGAAAAAAAGGTTCGGAATTGTAACATCTATTGTTAATGGTGTGTTCCATGTAGAGGATGTTAGGGAAGAGCCTTGTGTTGTTTTAGATGATTCTGATAATCATTAAGGTAGGTGTAATATGGCTAAAAAACAATTAAAAAAGAGAATATTTGTACCTACAGGTAATGATTTAGGTAATTTTAATGTTTTTGATTTGCAGCCTGTAGAGTTGACATTTGTAGATTCAGATGAAGGAAATAAAGAGAGCAATTCTAAAGGTGCTGGTGGTGGTTCTTCTGTACCTGACCCTGTAGATAATAATCCGTTAAGTAAAAGTTCTAGTAAAGACTCTAGTGGTGATGGCTCAAAAGATAATAATCCATATAGTAATGGATATGATGAAGATAATAACGGTGATGAGTTTGATAAATCTGAGAGAGATTTAAACAATGATTTATATGGCGATGATTTAGACAAGGATGAGGCTGAAAAATCTCAGCAAAATAATCAAGATGGTGATGGAGAGGGTTCATCTGGTGGTGAGAGTGGCTCTTCCAGTGCAGGTGGTATGGGTAGTAATGGTGAGAATGACTTCTCACCACCTAATTATGACAGTAGCATGGCAAATGGTGAGGGTGATGATTCATCAGAAAATAAGTCAGAGATGGAAAGTGCCTTAGATAATGAGGAAGAGAATAAGTCAGATATATCAAAAGAGAGGTCTAATGAGGTAGATAATCAAAACTCTCAAAACTCTCAAAACTCTCAAAACTCTCAAAACTCTCAAAACTCTCAAAACTCACAGAATGGGGATAATTCTCAAAATGGAGATAACTCACAAAATGGTGAAAACTCTCAAAATGGAGATAGCTCACAAAATGGTGATAGTTCTCAAAATAAGCTAACTGATAGTGATGAATTTCAGAAGGCACATGAGACTAAGAACAATGATTTTGATGATACTAAAGGTAAAGAGATTGCTGATAAGATGGTAAGAGATGCCGCTAAAAAAGTTCAAGAGGAATTAGATAAGGATGAGACATTAGCAAATACTAATAGTGATTCTTTAGATAATTATAAAGACTTCGGTGCTGGTGCTATGACTACTCTATTTAAGAGTACAGGTATGGTAGCTGATTGGAAAGTCAAATTAAATAAATTATTTAGGATGGCTTTAGGTCAGAGGGTGTTTATGAATCCTGATATGATTAATAAGCGTATTGAAGATGCACCTCCAGGGAGAGAAGATATTGAGTCAACAATGATTAAAGTTGGTATATTACTAGACTGTTCATCATCTATGGGTGGTTCTGCTTTCAAAAAGGTTATCACGCAGATGGATGCTATGATACGTGCTGATAAGGGTATGAAAAAAGTACAGTTTTATATTATGCCATTTTCAGAATGGTCTGTAGAAGAGAGCATTAAACTTATGAAGAGGTGTAAAGGTACACAATTAAAGCAGACTTTATTGACTTTTGGGCCAAAAGGTTCTACTTATATAACAAATGCTGTTGAGGCATTGATGAGGAAGATTAAGAATCCTGATACTGTTATTGTTATGTCAGACTGTGAAATATGGGATGATGATGCTTTTGCTAGAAATTCATATTGTAAAAAGTTGGTTACTAAATTCAGAAAACGCTTAATATGGGTTATGCCTAGTAAGAGTGGCCTAGGTTATATGGCTAAATTCGATAAATTCGCTAAAAAAGAAGATAGGTATTTAGTCTTTAAAGGTGACGGGGATTAAAAATCACATTACCTGTATGTGTTACTTATATATTAAATTGTACTAAGTGTGGTGTTAGTGTTGCACTTAGTACAAACATATTAATTTTAAATATTAATTTAATATATAGTTTTAGTAATAACTCATCAACAGTTTGTAATATTATTTATAATAATATAGATATTTGTTGTAGTTAATGTTTTATTATTAAAAAGCCAAAATATTGATTTTGATTGAAAGAACATCTTCTTAAAAGTTTCTTAGTTATAATTGATATTTATACACTTCTTTGGTATTATAATAGATAATTAATGCTATCTATTAGTAGTATGGAAAAGAGGTGAGATATCTTGAATAAAAGTTTTAAAGTTAGGATTTATCCTACAAAAGAGCAATGTGTTCTTTTAGAAAAGACCTTTGGTGCAAACAGGTTTGTTTATAATTACTTTCTCAACTTAAAAAGTAAGTTGTATGAGTTTTATAAAATAAATCTTAGTTACAACAATTCTTCTAAAGTGCTAACAGAATTAAAGAAAACTAAAACTTGGCTTAAAGAGGTTGATAGTAAATCTTTAATTCAAACACTTAGGGATTTAGATAGAGCATATCAAAACTTTTTTAGTGGTAGAGGTAAATACCCTAATTTTAAAAAGAAACAAGATAAAAACTCTTATCGTACTAATCAAAGCATTAAATTAGTCAATTCTTTTATTTCTATTCCAAAGGTAGGTCTACTTAGATATAAAGATAAGTGTAAATTTGATGATAAACATATTCTTAAAATTTATAATGTAACAATATCTAAGACATCTAGTGGAAAATATTATGCTAGTATATCAGCTGAGGTCTATATACCTAATTTTGAGAAAACCAATCAAAGTTGTGGTATAGACTTAGGTTTAAAAGATTTTGCAATTTTAGATACTGGTGAAAAGATAAAGAATCCTAGAATATTAAAGCATCTTGAAGTTAAGTATAGAAAATTAGCTAAAGCTGTTTCAAGAAAAGTTAAAGGTTCAGCTAATTATCAAAAAGCTAAGTTAAAGTTAGCAAGGTTTCATGAGAAAGTTACGAATATTCGTAAAGATTTTCTTCATAAATTATCTACTAACTTAGTAAAAACTTATGATATTATTTGTGTTGAGACTCTTAAAGTTAAAAATATGATGAAAAATCATACATTAGCAAAATCATTTCAAGATGTAGCACATTCTGAGTTTATAAGACAGTTAGAATATAAAGCTAAGTGGTATGGTAAAACTATCTCTAAAATAGATAGATTTTATCCATCAAGTCAGGTATGTTCTAATTGTGGATATAAAAACAAAGATGTTAAAAATCTTAGTATTCGTGAGTGGATTTGTCCAGAGTGTGGGGTTCATCATGATAGAGATATCAATGCATCAATTAATATTTTGAATGAGGGATTACGACTTATAGAAGTGTAAATATATAATTATAACCGTGGGACACATGGGGATAGCCTATTGTCTGGTTGTAAGACTCTTTTAACATAGTATTAAAAGAGCGAACCGTTGGGTAGGAACTTCAATGACTTATAAGTCATGAGAGGATGTCAGAGGGGATAGATATTTATATTATGGGTAATTTAGAGAAACAATACTTATCAGATACGAGTGTTTTTGATAGGTCGCTGTATGAGAGTTATGAGCCTGATACAAAATTTGATGGTTCAAATAATGCAGTGTTGCGTATTATCCGAGGACCATTAGCAGAGTGGGATAAGTTAAATCGTAATGGTAGGTTATATTCTGAGAAGTTGTGGGATAGGGTGTTAGAAACACCGTATGTTAAAGAACAGCTCATGTATAATACACTTTTTGGTGAGGCTAATCACCCAGTAGATAGAATGGAAGTAGATTTTGAGAGGGTTTCTCATAGAATTGCTAAGATGTGGAAAGTGCCACAATCAAATCAAATTTATGGTGAGATTCATATCTTGGATACTCCTTTTGGTCGGATTATCAATACATTGTATGAAGCTGGTGGTGTTATTGGATATTCATCAAGGGCTGGTGGTGCTTTACATCAACGTAAGGATTATATTGAAGTAGATGAAAATCAATATAATTTTGTTACATTTGATGCTGTTCCATTCCCGTCTGTACAATCTGCTAGACCTAGTGATTTTGTAACAGAGGGTGCTGAAATTCAAAAACACGCTTTAACAAAAGATGTTCATAATGCTCTTTTTAAGATTATTAAAGAGTGTGATGAAAAAGACTTTAATAATATTAAGTCTTTTATAAATAGCATTGAGGGTTATGATTTAACACCTGAAAAGTTATTACTTGAAAGTGTTGAAAATATAACTTTTAATAATGGTGATGAAGAAGTTATTGTCCGAGACACTATTGAGGACAATAAGGAAGAATCGCTTGTAGATACTTTACAAAGTACTTTACAGTCAGTTAAGGCTCAAAAACAATCTTTAGAGAAAGAGAATAGAGGTTTAAAAGATAGCTTAAATAATGCTTTAAATAAAATCTCAACTGTTCTACAGGATGCTAAAGATAAAGAGGTTGCAACACAAGATGAGATTTCAAATCTAAAAGACACTATTGCAAGAAAAGAAGTTAAAATCAATGAGTTGCAAGAAGAGATTGATATGTTACAAGATGAGCTTGATGGTTTACAAACTGTCGAGGAGGCTTGTAAGGCTTTGAAGTATCAAAACTCTACTTTACTTAAAGAGGGTGTAGAGGATAACAATAGGGAATTAGAATCGAAGTTATCTGTTAAAGAGGAAGAAAACAAATCTTTGTTGAAAGATAATAAAAATCTTTCAAAAGAAAAAGAAGAGTTACATTCTGAATTAAAAGAGGCTTATGGTGAGATTGCTGATACTGTTAAAGATATTAATAGTAAGGATGCTATTATTAAGGCACAACAAGATACTATTAATTCTTTAAAGAGTGATGTTAAGTCTACACAAGAAGAATTAGATAAGGTAGATGAAGATTATCAAAGTGCTTTAGATAGACGTGATAATCAAATTGAGCAGTATGAGGAAAGAATTAAAGAGTTAGAAGATAAGATTAGGGAATTGAGTTCAGAGGTAGAAGATATCGATGAGTCATATTCAAAATCAAAATCATACACTAAATCTTTAAAAAATGACTTAATTTCAGTTATTGCTGGTAATTATGGTTTAACAAATGAAAGTGTTAAAGCTAAGTTACCTGTAGGGTTTGGTAAGTCAGAAATTTATACTGTGTGTGAATCGATGAGTCGCAATAGTAGTAAAAATTTAATAAGCAATTCTATTGTAGATACTCAAATTGTTAATGAATCAACTAAAAACAGGGTTACTGATATTCATTCTAACAATAGGGGTAGTAGATTAAGTGAAATAATCTCTACAAATAGAAGAGGTTAGAGTGATATATTAGTTTTTAGTTGATAGTCTATATGTTAAATAAAAATTTTATGGGGAAAGTTATTAATGAAAACTAATATTTACGAACAATATCGTCCATTATTGGAATCTTGGAAAGGTTATACTGATGTTGTAAAACAGCACGTAGATGGCTATTCTGATGTAGAAGCTACACAACTATCTATGTTGCTTGAAAATACTAAATCTGAATTGGAAATGACAAAAGGTCGCATGATGAATGGTACAGCTATTCATGAAGGCACTGATATTTCTATGGTTAATACATTTACATCTAATGTATTTGATATTATCACAGCTGTCATGCCAAATTTGATTGCGAATGATATCGTCAGTGTTCAACCTCTTGACCGTAGGAATGGACAAGTATTCTTCTTGAAATTCACTTATGGTAATAATAAAGGTGCTATTAAAGCTGGTACTGATATGATTTCTTCTCAACGTGGTTTCGTTGGTGGTGATTATAGTGGTGAACACGTAAGTGGTGAATCATTGACAATCACTTCTAATGCAGTATCTCAAAAAGTATTGCATACTCCAATTAAACCTGGTACATTCCGTTTGACTTCACCTGATAAAATCGGCGATGAATTATTGGATGTTCCTAATGCAGATGGTATCACAGGTACTATTACAGATACTGCACCTACTGGTTTGGGTGCTGGTACTGTAAACTATGTTACTGGTGAAATTACATTGACTGGTGTAACAGTTGCACATCTAGAAGCTGATTTTGACTATGACCAAAATAGTTTCGATGCTCCTGTAGACCAAGTTGATGTACGTGTGGTTTCTGAGCCTGTAGTTGCTCGTCCACGTAAATTAAAATCCGTATATATGTTCGATAAAACTTGTGCATAATAGTTTTCATTTATGCAATGTCGCCTTATCATAGAAATATGGTGAGTGATAACTCTACGAATTGCTGGAAGTTCCTAAAGTATAACACACTACAACGTAACTCGAAAGGGTAAGCGTGAAAGTTGCGAAAGCAGAAAAAAGTTGTTATAATACCCTATGATGAAATAAAAGGTATTTTAGTATTATACTAAAATATTTCTAAGGGGGATAATAAGAATGGATAATCAGCAGTCAGTGGTTACATATATTGAATGTCCTTATTGTGGTAAGAAATTAAAATTTTTAAATGCAACTCATCTTAAACGTCATGGCAAAACAGTTAGTGATGTTAAATCAGAGTTTCCAAATCAATCTTTAGCCTCTCAGTCTTATAGAGATAGGCAGAGAGAAGATACAAGAGATAGGTGGGAAGAGGAAGGTTATAGAGATAGAGTTTCTGCTACATTAAAAATTACACAAAATAGGGAAGATATAAAAGAGAAAATAGCTAATGGGAATAGAGTTAAATGGTCTAATGAAGATTATAAAAGGAGGGTATCTAAGAAGATAAGAGATACTCAAAATAGACCAGATAAGAAATTACATATGTCTAAGTTATCTTCAATGGCTTTAACAGATGGAACTATAGGTGATATATGGAAGCATGTTACTTATGGTGATAAAGTGTTGTGTTTGAGGAGTTCATTAGAGTTAAAGACTTTTAATTACTTAGTTGAATTAAATATTCCTTTTGAGTATGAAAGTATTAGATATGAGTATAAGATTGATGGTTTTAGTTTATTTCATGTAATTGATTTTTATTTATCTCAATATAATTTAATTATAGAGGTTAAACCTAAGTATAAATTTAAAGAAGGGTTTATTAAAAATCACAATGAAGAGTATCGAAAAATCATCGCAAAACGTGATGGTGGTATTGCTCTCGGGTATAACTATATTTTCATAACAGAGGATAATTTAGACAGTAAAGACTCTTTTTATAAAGCTATTAGTAAGTATATGTAGTCAAAGATTCAACGACTAACCCAGACATGGGTGTAGGTTATTATGAAAGATAGCCGAAGTGTAGAGTACCTAAGTTACAATAGGTAATATGGTAAAGATATAGTCTGTTCTCATGTGAAAGCATGAGTTTTGAATTGTTAAACTTTCATTAAATACAATTCAATTTGATACAATTAGGTTGCATACGATTTAAAAATGTCATTCGGCTTAGATATGGATACAGTTATCCTAAAAGCTACGAGTGGTGAAATTGGTTACGAAATTGACAATGAGATTAACGTAGATAATGCTATTATGTTGTTAGTAGCTTAAATAATACATAGTCTCCGTACATAGTGATATGTGCGAAAAATAATCTATTTAATTGCTGGAAAGTCCTAAAGCTAACTAAACTACAACGTAATCATGAAATATGGGTAAGCGTGAGAGTTGCTAAAGCAGAAAAAATTAGTTAGATGACATAAGGTGAAATAAAAGCTATAATATGATATAATTATAGTCCTAAGTGTTGTAATAATGGATAATCAGCCGCTAAGTCCTTAATAGGGAAAAGTTCAACGACTATCCGAAAGCAACAAAAGTTGTGAGTAGATAATGAGAATTATCAAAAGGAGTACGGCTCTAGTGAGTGGGTGAGAATCCCTTAAATGGAAATGGTAGATGTGTACAAAGGATGGTTTAAAATTACATATAGAATGTCCTATATGTCATAAGAAGTATAAGATGATATCAAATAATCATCTTGTTAAAAAACATAATATTACATTAGAAGAGTTTAGAGATATCTATAAAGGTTATCCTACAGAGAGTGAGTATTTACAAAAGGTTAGAGTGGATGTTGGATTAGCAATAGGCTCTAAAGAGAGTGTTAAGTCTTTTAGAAGTGCTAAAGCTAAGAGACAGCATGAGAGTGGAAATCTCAATCCGTCTAAAACACTTAATTATTTGTGGGAAAATAAAAAAAGATTGGATGCGTGAAAGACAGCATATAGGTAATAGTACTGAAGCTGAGTTTAAACGTAAATCAGAAGTTTCTAGACGTTTATGGTCTTGTCCTGAGTGGGTTAATTCTCGTAGGGATAGGAATGTGAGATGTGAATTAAATGGTTATGTTTTATATGTTAGAAGTTCTTATGAAAAGGTAGCTTGCCAGTTCTTAGATTCTTTGGGTGTTAAATTTGAGTATGAAACAAAAGTATTCAAATATTACTATGATGGAAGATTTAGAAATTATATTGTTGATTTATATCTTCCTTTACATGATGTTTATTTAGAGGTAAAACCTAAAGACCTAGAATCAGATGATAAAAATAAAGCTAAAATACAGTCTGTAATTGATAGTGGTAATATAATTACTTATGTTGATGAGGATTGGATATGTTCTATAGATGATTTTAAACATCATTTGAGTAAGTACATAAAGATATAGTCTGCTCTATGGTGAAAGTCATAGAAGGGTATAATGGAAACGATTATACTCGTAACAAAAGGTATGCAAGACCTTTTAAAAATTGCTGGTAGCCAATCTACTTGGAATAAACTTCCTGAGTATAAAGGTCAAGACGTTAAAACACATGAAGCTACATTGTTTAATGCTATCAATGATGCGTCCAATACAATTCTTGGTAACACTAAACGCTATGAAGCTACATTTATTATCTGTGGTAAAAATGCCGCTACATACATTGAATCCTTGAACACAAATATCGGTCAAGTACGTGAAATCTTCAAACGTGTGTCTACAAATGGTATCGTTGGTGGTCCACACTTGGTAGGTATCTTGGATGAAAAATATAAAGTATATAAAAATCCATACTACCCTGATAATGAAATCTTGGTAGGTGCTAAGGGTGAACATATTAATGTTGCTTAATGATAAACATTTTGCCCTTGTAAAACCCTGTGAATTGCTGGGACGTGCTAAAGACTGTTATACCAAAGTGTAAAAATTAACAGTATGAGTTGTGGGTTAGCACTCCACAACGATGAAATGTACAATCAGCAGCCTTATATATTTAAAGATAGAATATATGGGGTTCATCGACTATCGAAAACAGAGATGTAAAGTAAGACTGGTAACTCGGTCAAGGTTATTATAGGTTACATCTTTTAAGTGAGTAGAGTAGGAATTAAAGTTCCGAAGTGCAGGGAGTTATTACTGATAACCTAAAGGTAATAACTATGATATAGTCAGTGCTAACAAGAAATATGTTAGTTATTTAATTTAATAGTCAGTTAAAATGTTAGGAAATGTTCATTGAAGCTGGCTATATTTATGCTCCATACTTGCCTTTATTCGCAAGTCAATTATTGGTTGATGCAGACTTCAAAGCACAACGTGGGTTCTGTACACTATACGCCAAAAAAGCAGTAAATAAATATATGTATCATCGTTTGACTTTGGTAGATAACAAACAAGTAGCCGCTAACTAATTAAGGTTAAAATAGCTACATAATATTCAGTAATATGTATTGAATATACTTTACAAAACTAAATAATATATCCAATTAATAGAGATGAGTTTTATACTCATCTCTATTTTTATTTGAATATCTTTGTGTTTATGTTGTATAATTTAAATGTACATAGATGTAAGATATTGTAAAATAATGTAAGGTTAGTTGGAGGGTATATTGATAGTGAAAGATATTTTAGCTAAAGATGGTATATTGTGTGGTATTCCTAGTGATAGGAGTTGTAATTTGATTGTATTGTTCTCTGGTGGATTTGATTCTACTGCATTATTACATATGGCAGTTAATACTAAGAAGAAATATAATACTATAAAAACAGTATATGCTTTGTATGTTAAAAGTAATCTATTAGATGAAGGGAAAGTTAAGTTAGAGGAAAATCATGTAAAAAAGTTTATTTCTTATATTAATCAAGATGAGGAGATTGTAAAGTTAGTTACTTATGAGAGTTCATTTAGTGATTTAGAAGAGTATGCTTATAGTGAAAATTCATATGACTTAATATTTATTAATGCTATTAATTCAGTAGTACATATGATGGGTGGTGCTGATGTTAATATAGTATTGAATGGCTCATTAGATGGAGATTCAAGGGTATATCATCTACCATATTATAAAAGTATGGTTGAAGGCTTCAATAAAGAGTATAGGGGTGTAGATGTGGTTATGATGTTCCCACTTATGCAGATTAATAAACCTAGAATTATAGATTATTTACTCAACAACAATTTATATCAGTATTGTACTTGTTGTGAGAGTCCTAATAGTGATGTCTTTTGTAATAGTTGTAAGGAGCATTTAAGGGCTTTATATGAATTATTACTTATCTATGATGTGTATGGTGATATTGAGCCTAAAGATGGAAATGAAGAGTTTGTTCGTGGTGAAATAAATAGGATACATGGGGTTGAGTCTGATGAGTGATACTAACGATAAAAGACACTTATGGGGTGGTAAGGGTAAAAGAACATATAATAATGGTGTGATAGCTAAAAGATATTTTGAAGGTGAGCAACCTGAAGGATTTGTACTTGGAATGTTACCACGTACTGATGAGCAAAAGGCTAAAAGTAATGCTAAGAGGGTTAAAACTACAATAGAGAAGTACGGTGTTTCTAATGTAGCACAGTCTAAAGATGTGTATGAAAAGATGTTAGAGACAAATCTTAAAAAGTATGGTGTTGAGCATCCACAGACTCTTGAATCTCAAAAAGAAAAGGTAAAGAAAACAAATCTAGAGAGATATGGTACTACTAATGGTAAGGTGTTAAAACCAAAAGTAGATAAGCCTAAAAAAGAGAAAAAAGTAAAATTACCTAAAGTTAAAGATACTCGTAAAGGACATTACTATAATAATAGTATCATCACTAGAAAAATTAAAGAGGGTGATGTTATACCTGATGGGTTTGTTAGAGGAATGTTATTAAGTGATGAACTTAAAAAGAATAGGTCAGCTAAGGCTAAAGAGACATTTCTCAAAAAATATGGTGTAGATAACCCTGCTAAGTCTAAAGAGGTACTAGTTAAGATACAGAAAACAAATTTAGATAGGTATGGTGTTGAATGTTCTGCACAATCAGAAGTTGTTAAAGAAAAGATAAAAGCTACAAATCTTAAAAAATACGGTGTTGAGTATTCTTTTCAAGCAGAGGAAGTTAAGGATAAAATCAAAGCTACAAGTCTAGAGAGGTATGGTGTAGAAAATCCATCTAAGTCAGAAGTTATTAAGAGTAAGATTGTTGAATCTAATCGTAAGAATTTAGGTGTAGATTATCCTATGCAGTCTAAGGATGTGATGGATAAGTCTAGGGCAACTTCTTTTGAAAAGTATGGAACTGAGTATCCTAATCAGTCAGAAATTGTTAAATCTAAGATTGACGCTAGTACTTTAGAGCATTATGGTGTTAATCGTGCTTGTAAGTTAGATGAATTTAAGCAAAAAATCGTAGATACTAATAGAGAACGGTATGGTGTAGATTATACTTGTTTAATATATAGTGGTAAGTTAAAGGGTAATGACAGTAGTTACAACCGTTCTTTTGCTGAGTTATTAGATATTAATAACATTACATATGAGAGAGAGTTTTTATTACAAAAATATTCCTATGATTTTAAAGTAGGGAATACTTTGATTGAGATAGACCCCACTGCTACTCATAATACTTATTTCAGCCCTTATGGTGATAATAGAATTGATGTTAATTATCATAGAGATAAGACTAAGTTAGCTAAAGATAATGGATATAGTGTAATTCATATATTTGAATGGGATGATATTAATAAAGTTATGCAATTATTGAAAAATAGGGTTACTGTATATGCTAGAAAATGTGAAGTAAGGATGGTTAGTGATGTAGATACTGGTAATTACTTAGATACATACCATTTACAGGGTACTTGTAGAGGACAGAAAATTAGATTAGGTCTATATTATGATAATCAATTAGTATCATTAATGACTTTTGGTAAATCACGTTTTAATAAAAATTGTGAATATGAATTATTGAGATATTGTGCTAGTTACAATGTAGTAGGTGGTGCTGAGAAGTTATTTAAGTACTTTGTAGATAATTATAAACCTAGCAGCATTGTGTCATATTGTGATACATCAAAATTTAGTGGTAAGGTGTATGATACTTTGAGTTTTGAGTTTATTAAGACAAACAAACCTAGAAAGCATTGGTATAGTATGAAAGAGAAACGTCATATTACTGATGGATTATTATTAAGTCAGGGATATGATAGATTATTTAAAGAGAATCATGGTAAAGGCACTTCTAATGAAGAGTTAATTCTTAGTAGAGGGTATTTACCTGTATATGATTGTGGTCAATCAACTTATATTTGGAGAAGTGATAATGTCTAGTAGGGTTAAAAAGAAATATTATCATAATGGCATTGTTAATAAAATGTATGAGGAGGGTAAACAGCCAGATGGTTTTGTACTAGGAATGTTACCACGTACAAAAGAAAAACAAGATGCTATTAATAAAAAGAGAGAAGAGACTACATTAAAGAAGTATGGTGTTTCTCATGTGTCGCATTTAAGTGATGTTAAGTCTAAAAAGAAAAAGTCTTTACTAGAGCATTATGGGGTAGATAATCCATCTAAGTCTAAGGAGATACAAAATAAGAAAAGAGATATCTTTATTAAGAAGTATGGTGTAGATAACCCTATGAAGTCTGAAGAGATTAAACAGAAGTTTAGGGATAACTATAACACTAAATATGGTGTAGATAATCCTTTTCAATTAGATGTTGTTAAAGATAAAATCAAAGATACTAGTAGGGAAAATTTAGGTGTAGATTATCCTACTCAATGTCAAGAGGTTAGAGATAAGGTTAGGAATACCTTTATGGAACGATATGGTGTACCGTATACATTTATGTTGTCTAAAGAGTGGATAGAGGCTAATGATAGTAAACCTAACAGAGATTTTGCTGAGTTGTTAGATACTAACAATATTAAGTATGAACGTGAGTTTAGGTGTGGTAAGTATTCATATGATTTTAAAATAGGGAATACACTTATAGAGATAAACCCTACAGCTACACACAATACTCATTTTAGTCCTTATGGTGATAATAGAATTGATTCAAATTATCACAGAGATAAATCTAAGTTAGCTAATGATAATGATTATAGTGTAATACATATATTTGACTGGGATGATAAGAATAAGATTATCAATCTTCTTAGAGATAGGGATATAGTATATGCTAGAAAATGTGATATAAGATTAGTTGATAGTGTAGAGTGTAATCAATATCTTATGACATACCATTTACAGGGTAAGTGTAATAATCAAACAATTAGATTAGGGTTATATTATGATAATCAATTAGTATCATTAATGACTTTTGGTAAGCCTAGATATAACAGTAGGTATGAGTATGAGTTGTTGAGATACTGTGCTAGTCATAATGTAATAGGTGGTGCTGAGAAGTTATTTAAGTATTTTATTAATACCTATAAACCTAGCAGCATTGTGTCATATTGTGATACATCAAAATTTAGTGGTAAAGCCTATGACACTTTGGGGTTTAATAGGGTTAATGATAATAAACCATCTTGCCATTGGTATAGTGTAGAAGAAGATAAACATATAACTGATAATTTGTTGCGTATGCAAGGGTATGATAGACTTTTCAAAGAAAATCATGGTAAAGGGACTTCTAATGAAGAATTAATTCTAGCTAGGGGATATTTACCAGTATATGATTGTGGACAGTCTACTTATGTTTATATTAATAAAAAATAACAAATAAAATTAATGTGTACTATATATAGGAGTGGATATATTAATTTTAGAATTTGTAAAATAGTTTGGATATATTGATTTAGTTTTGTTAGTCGATATATGTTACTGAGGATGTATAGGATTCTATTGAAGTATTCTATATGTCCTTTATTTTACATTAGAGAAATAGGAGATATTGATGGGTTTAGAGTTATATAATACAACTAAAAACACAATTCGTATTCCTGAGTACAATTATAATGGCACATTGGTGTTTGCTCCTAATGAAGCAAAACCATTGGATAGTTTAGATAAGGTTGGTTTCTTCCGTCCTTATGCTAGGGCTGGTATTATTGTGAGGAATAGTGATGTTGACTTAGGTTTATCTCAACGTACTATTGATGACATTAAGCATGCTAAAGAGGAATTAAAAGGTCATGTTTCTAAAGTGGCTGATAGTGTTGTTGATAGTGTTAAGAATGTTTCAGATAAAACTAAAGATGCAGTTAAATCTGTAACTGATAATGCTGGTAAAATTGCTAGTGATGTTGTAGAAGATACAGTTAGTGATGTTACTGAAAAAGTAGAAAAAGTAAAAAAATTCACTGCTGATTTTCTTGATACTTTAACATTAAAAGAGTTGAAAGCTACTGCTAAAGAAGTAGGTGTAGATGCTGATAGTGTTAATAAAAAAGCAGACGTTAAGGAAATGATTTTATCTGCACAAAATAAAAAATAGATATATAGAGGGTGAGTAGTCATGAGTAGAATAGACGATAATTTACTTGTAGATAGTAGTTCATTTAGTAATGACTACATGGAATCACTTTCTAAAGAACGCAGAGATATTATTGAGGATTGTATGGTGGCTTTAGGTTATCCTGTAATCACTCTATATATTACTCAGCGTCAAATTGACAGGTTAATAGATTTTGCAACTCGTAGGTGTGAGAGTAAGGTATCGTTACCATATTTAGCAACTTTTAGTGTCGGAAATGGTGTTGTTGATGTTAGTGGTTATGATATGTTAGCTGTTAGACAGATATATAATGGAGTTGGCAGTGGGGTATCTACAGAAAATGCTAATTTAGTGGCAAACCCAGATAGTCCTAATAGTGGTTGTAATATTTCAATGAGTAATTGTGATATTTGTAATCAATTATGCCAGTATCGTGGTATGCAGTCTTTAGCTGGCTCATATGGTACAAAAGGGATATATGATTATGTAGCATATGCTGGTGCTAAGTCAGAGTTAAATGTGCTAATGACTAATGATTGGTATTTAGACCCTACTGATAATAAGTTATATGTTGATGGTTTTAGTGGTGTTGTTACAGTAGAGTATGTGAAATCTAATAATTCTTTTGAGGATATAGCTAAGGATAACTTTTGGAGGCAGTGGATTCGTGATTATACACTTGCTATGGTTAAAATCACTGAGGGACGTATTCGTTCTAAGTATAAGATTAGTAGTGGTGTGTTTGAGATTGAGTCTGATGAGTTGATAAGTGAAGGTAACAATGATAAACAGGAATTAGAGCAACGATTGGAAGATGGTGGCTTTGGTTATTGGAATATCATGAGAGGTTAGTTATATTCTTAGGAAGGTAGTATTAATGAAGTTTACAAATTGCCCTTTTGGTGATAATACTCCAACACTTATTGGTGGTGTAGGTGGAGGACAGCAAGTTAGGTGGTTGTACTCCGAGTTTGACCATTTTTTAAATGTGTGGGGTAAAAATAATGGTGTTAATGTTACTTTCAATCTAAGGTCTAAAGATGATATTGATGCTAAATTAGATATGCTACATCAATATGTTTTAAATGGTTCTTTGTCAAAAGAAGATTTGTGTGAGTTAGAGGAAAGGTTAAGGACATATAGTAACCTTTCAAGTGGTGGTAATGGTAGTCATACTCATTCTGCTATAGTTTCTGAGGCACATAAAAAGGGTGAGAAATATACAACTTATCAAGATGGTAAGTTGGTAGAGAAAGTTGGTAGGGGTAAGCGTAAGCATATTACTCAGGCTCAACTTAAAGCCTTAGCTGAGGCTAGGAAAAAGGCTCATTCAGATGAGGCTCGTGCTAAAAGAAGAAAATCTATTCAAGCAAGGCGAGATGCCAAGATTTTAGATATTTAACATTATACATAAAATTAGTTATACAAAATAAATTTTTGATTTTAGGGGGATACCTTATAAATGAGGCAAGTAAGAAAATTAAGCAATTTGATTGCTGATGAGTTGGAAATGCAGGGTATGAAGTCTGGTTCTGCTTTGTTTGAATCAACAGTTTCTAGCATTGTTAAAAGTGTTAATGAAGCATTGAAAGATGCTGACCGTAAAGATGCTGGTAATACTGATGTTTTTGAAGAAGTAGAAGAGGGTTCTTTCTACTTTGCTACTGACGATACAGTTCTAGGTGACTATGAGGTTAATCAAGATGAAATTGTAGAGTTGGTTACGAATGGTGAACCTTGCATTGTTAATATTTATGATGTTGATGGTGAGTTGCGTGAAGATGGTGTAGAAGTACCTGCCGAGGCTTTTGTAGCATTTGTTGAAGATGCTGATGAAGTTGTGGTAGAGGATGCTGAAGAACTCTTTGATGAAGATGATGAAGAAATCGAAGAAGGTGCTAAAATCTCTTTCAAGGGTGGTAAAAAACGTAAAATCAACGCTAAAAAAGCAAAACTTCTTTTGAAATCTAAACAAAAAGGTGAGAAGTGGAAAGTTCAAGGCGATAAATTGGTTCGTAGGTCTGCCGCAGAAATCAAAGCATCTAAGAAAAATATTAAGAAAGCTAAAAAAGGTAAAGCTAAAGCTAAGAAAAACCGCAAAAAAGCCATGAAGGCAAATGAATGTGTTGTTGTAGAGGGTTTTGATATTTCTGCAAATGGCACAATCTTCCATGTAGAAGATGGTGATATCTTAACATATGAAGATGGTTTCTTGACTGTAACACGTGATGGTGTAGAAGTATTCTCTAATTTGACAGTTTCTGAATCTTTCATTTCTCGTTGCATTTCTGAGGGTGTTGTTGAAGATGATGACACTGAAGAATTGGATGAATCTAAAAAATCTAAATGTGTTAAAGAAGATTCTGAGGAAGAAGATTCTGAGGAAGAAGATTCTGAGGAAGATATTGATGAAGATGATGATTCCGATGAGGATGATGAAGAAGATTCCGATGAGGAAGAAGATTCTGATGAAGATGAAGTTTCTGAATCTATGTTGACTTGGAAAGTTGGTAAAGGTTATTGCTTAGTGTCAGAGGGTAGGGAATTACAAATGGGTAATCGTATCCGTGCTAGGGCAATGCTTTTAAATGAAGGTTTTGAAGTTAAATCTTCTGACTTAGATAAAGCAGCTAGTGGTAAAGTTGTAGTTCTTTAGTAGAGGTGTCTTAGAATGGGTAAATTGTATTTGAGTGATACATTAAATCTCATTCTATCAGATGATTATAACGTAGAAGATAGTGATATTAAAAGGCTATCTTCTACTTTTTATAATTTAGGTATTTCTGATAATAATGAGTTATATGGGATTCTATTTATGATTTATTCCATAGCTAAATCTGATATTACATTACCTGTTTCGGTTGGTTTATTTAGAGATATATGGGATTCTAATGGTGGTGTCAGTTTAGATTTTGTGTCAACATTAGCTAATTTTGTCAAGGGTGGTTTTATTAAGTTAAGTAAACAAAAACTAGATGGTGGTCTTAGTGGTAATATCACAGGTGATGAGAGTCTAGAAAGTATTATTGTGTTTGTTAATGGTACTGATTTACTTAATAGTTGTGTTCAAGTTTTCAAGGATTTTATAAAATCTAAAGAAGTTTCAATACAAGAGGGTGTTGGTGTTAATGAAGTGCCGTCTTTTGTTAAAACTTATATTAAGAGATTATATGATGTTTTAGATGATTTGAGTGTTTATGTTGAGTTGGAATCTTTTTCTGATGAAGATTCAGTTAGAAGGGTTAATTTAAATATTAATAACACTTCTAAATATGACATTAGTGATAGTGCTATTGAAAAGTTAGCTAAGTCTTTTATTAAGAATGGTGAGAGACGTGTTGTTGATGTAGAGTGCTATAAGGATAGTAGTAGAACTTTGTTCTTAGGTATTGATTTTAGGAAAGATACAAAAGATTTTAATTTCTCATGTGCAGATATTTTTAATTTCATTGAGGATTTAGAAGTTAATCATGTGAGGTAATGTATAGAGTGGTGGGTGTATATGGAAATTATAAATCGTGGTGGAACTAATATATTAAAGGCTATACAACAAGGTGCTAAAGAAGTTAGTAAGAGAAATGGTATAGCTGATATGCATCTTGTTGATGATAGTACTGTTCAGTCTAAGGTTGAAGAGGCTTTTGGTTCTATACCCAATTCTAGTCATACATCTGGTGGACAGGAAGTTTTTACAAACTATAATTCTGTTGCTAAGGTAAGTTCAAATATAGCTAAAAATGTATCTTTTGAGGATAAATTAGTCTTGAAGTTACAGAAATGTATAGAGACTCTTGCTGATACTGGTGAGTACTATAATGCTGTTGATGCCTTATTCACTTTATATACTATGGATTCTCTGACAGATGGTGTTGTTGATAGTATCACAAGAAGAGATTTAAAAGAGATAAAGAGTATTGTATCTGAGTTTAAAGAGATGGTAGACTCTTTATAAGTTTTGATAGTATGGTATAATATATGTTATTATGTCATATTATTTATAAAGAGGTTATATTATGAATCATAGCACAAAAGAATGTTTGTATCATATTATTAATAGACAAGATGAGATACTAATAGTAGATGTGTCTAATTATCTATATAGATATGTTTGGGCATACAGAGATTTGAGTATTGATATTAATGGTAGTAATGTTCAAATAGGGCATATTTATGGGTTTCTTAGATTTGTTACTTCTTTGTATCGTACTTTCAATAACCCGTCTATTATATTAGCATTAGATGGGTGTGATTTAAGTCGAAGAGAGATAAATTCTAATTATAAATCTAATAGGGAAAAGTCAAGTGATGTTAAATCGTTGATAAAATCTACTACTGACGATATTTTATCAATGCTTAGATTATTGCCTAGTGTTTATAGTTGTTATGATAGTTCTTTTGAGGCAGATGATTGTATAGGTTCTATAGCTAATTCTGTATCGTCTTTGTGTTGTAAGAATAAAATTAATAAGAATGTATACATAATGTCTAATGATAAGGATATGTATCAGTTAGTTAGGGATAATGCATATGCTAAAGTTAATATTATTAGGAAATTAGTTAGTGGTAGATGTTGGAGAGATAAGTCTGAGATTGTTAATGAAGAAGTTGTGAGAGATACTTTTAATGGTGTATCTCCTACAGATTTAGTAAAGTTTCGTTCAATCGTAGGGGATAGCTCTGATAATCTTAAAGGATATTACAGGTTTTTAAAGAGTAAAGCTAGTGATATTGCTACTAATTTTGAGTATAGTTTACAGGATAATAGATTGGTTCAAAAAGATGGTTCGCTAGTTTGTAAAGATATACTTGAAAAGTATTTACCTATTATTAATAGCAATTTTCACATTTTTGAAAGCAATTACAAAATTATGAAAATCAAGGATTTTGATTATGAAATATCACCTATTTCAAGTAATTGTTCATGTGAGGATATTAATAATAGTTTGTCTTTGATTAAATTATATCGTTTGAATGAATTTTTTAATTTTTGTAAATTTATATCACCATATAGGGATATTATAGTTAATTCTTAGTTATGTATTATGTGTATATATTAGAATGTAATGATGGTACATTATATACAGGATATACAAGCAATGTTGAGAATAGAGTCAAACAGCATAACAAAGGTATAGGTGCTAAATATACTAGAGGGAGAGTTCCTTGTCGGTTAGTATATGTTGAAGAATTTCAAACAAAGAGTGGTGCTATGAGCAGGGAATGGTACATAAAACATAAGATTAATAGAGATGGTAAGTTGAAGTTAATATATGATTATAATAATTAAATTTTAGGTATTTATAATGTTTTCACTAAATTATTATAGTCATGGTTAGGTAGTGTGTATGGAGAATTTGGTAGTTTTTTTAGCAAGTATCCCTTTTATTTTGGGGATTTGTGTTGCTGTATTTGCGTATTGTATATTCTGTATGGTTAGTGCTTTATGGAAGCATTTTAAAAAATAGAGTTATATTAAGAGTGTATAAATATTTTATATTTATACACTCTTTTTTTATGTAAAAATTTAGGTAGATATGTTAAAATTTATTATGTGTAGGTATATGTTTAGATAGTGAGGAGATTGATATGTTAGAATTATCAAATATCGTTTATGTTGCTCACCCTTATAGTGGTTTACAGAAAAATTATGATAAAGTGTCAGTTATTATGAGTACGTTATGTAATAAATTCCCTAATATTACATTTATCTCACCTATTCATGCTTATGGGTTTATGTATGAGAGTGTAGATTATAATAAGGGAATAGAAATGTGTTTTAAGTTGTTGGAGTTATGTGATACTGTACTATTATGTGGTGAGTGGGTTGATTCAAAGGGGTGTTGTATGGAGAAACAGTATGCAGAGTTACATGGTAAGAAAGTAGAGGTTCTATAGATGGGTATTTCTGATATTATAGAGAGTCTTGATAGTAAAGCAGATTTAGAGAGTAGGAATATTAGATTTGTTAAGAAAGGTCAGTATAAAGAAGTATCTGATGGGTATCATACAATAGGTGATTTATACGAACATAGGACATATCTTTTTGCTATGATTTGTAAGCTGTATGTGCCTACAGTATATATGTGGAAAACTAAAAAACATGAAGATGGTACAATGTATGATGATATGTTTTTAGTTGGTATTGATTTACCTGAAGGTCAAATATCATATCATATCAATAATAGGTACTGGGATTTATTTGATGGTGTTGAAGAAATACCTAATGCACCTGAGTTTGATGGTTATACATCTGATGATGTTATCAATCGTATAGGGAGGTATATTAAGGATGGCTAAATTTGATGATATATTCAAATCTATGTGTGATGATATTTTGAGTAATGGTACTATTTCTGATGGTGAGGAAGTCAGACCTAAGTGGGAGGATGGGTCAGATGCTCACACTATTAAGAAGTTCGCAGTTGTTAATAGATATGATGTTGGTAAGGAGTTTCCGATACCTACTCAAAGACCTATAGCTTATAAGTCATGTGTGGAAGAGATGTTGTGGATATGGCAAAAACATTCTAATAATGTGAAAGACTTAAACACTCGGATATGGGATAGCTGGGCAGATAGTGATGGTACTATAGGTACTGCATATGGGTATCAGATAGGTAAGTTATCTACATATAGGATACATTCAGATGATATTGTGAGTGATATTAGTGATGTATTTGAGGATTTGTTTTATGATAGGGAATATAATTGTTTTTATAATAATGGTGGAAGTCATTATATTTCTTATGAATGTATTGAAGATAATGTATATGATGTTAAGATGAATCAGATTGATAAGGTGCTATTTGATTTAGTTCATACACCTTTCTCACGTAGGATTATTGCTCATATGTATAATTTTGATGAGTTGAGTACAATGAATTTATATCCTTGTGCTTATTCTTGTACATTTAATGTTACTTTAGATGATAAAGGTAATAAGGTGTTAAATCTTCTATTAAATCAGAGGAGTCAGGATATTCTAGCTGCTAATGCTTGGAATGTAGTACAGTATTCAGTATTATTACATATGGTGGCTCGTCATGTTAATATGAGGGTTGGTGAATTAGTTCATGTGATTGCTGATGCTCATATTTATGACAGGCACATTCCTATTATAAAAGAGTTAATTAGTAGGGAGACATATAAGGCACCTGAGTTTATTCTTAACAAAGATAAGAATAACTTCTATGATTTTACTGTTGATGATGTGTCATTTAAAGATTATAAACATGGTGAACAGATTAAAAATATACCTATTGCAGTTTAGTTATTTTAGGAGAGGTTGTGTTAAAATGAAAAAGGCATTACGTGTAATATTGTTATTGGTAGTACTTAATTCAAGTATTGCAAGATTGATTAATATATTCAAATGCTATATGAAGTGTTATAGAGAGGTTTGTTATGAAAGATAAAAAAGCTATTAAGAAGATTATGAATATTATAGAGAAAGTAGCAGTACATGATAATGATTGTGTATCATATTTTGATATGGATGATTTTAAAGTACAGAAGAGAATGAAGAGGAAAGAGATTGTACAGACTATTGATAGTGTGATAGATGTTCTTAATGATGATACTGGTACATACACAAAAGAGGATGCACTAGATTTACTTGTTAAGATAAGAAATAATACACTATAATATAGTTATTATAAGGTAATAAATAGGTACACTATATTGTATGAATATATGAGAGTATGATTGTATCATATAGGATAGATATAGTGTATCTTCATAATCACATACTAATAATAATAAAGATATAACTAATATAATAATTACTATATAACATATTATTAATACACTAGATATTAATAAATAAATTTCTTCTAACGAAGAAAAGTATTTATTTACTATGTGGAGGTAGTATAAAGATATTAGTAAAACTAATATAGTAAAACTAATATAGTAAAACTAATATAGTAAAACTAATATAGTAAAATTAATATAGTAAAATTAATATAAGTATAAAAAATAGGGTACAGGGATAATACTAACTGTATTTTATTAGAGAAAAGAAATAAACAAAAAGTGAGTATTCAAGAGAGATATAATAGAGGTTCTATATACTGTATTATACTAAAGAAGAGATATAGAGAGATACTATAAGTTCTATGTATTATAGTATTCATAAAAGGAAACATAGAAAGGATAAGAGAGAATTAATTTAGGTTCTATATACTAATTAAGTTCTAAAAGAAAAGATATAGGAAATATAAAAATAGGAATATAAAAATAGGAAATATAAAAATAGGAATATAAAATATAGGAAATATAAAAAAGAAGATAGGGGATATAGGATATGAAGAAGATACCAATCACTGAGGATAAATTAGAGATATATAGGAAATTAGAGGAGAATGATTTGTATGATGGATTGAGAGTAGGGATGATACGGAAATTGTTAGTAGGATTAGGGATTAGGGTGAGTGGTAGTACTGTAGCACATAGTGATGATTTACGAGTATTATTAAAGAATACAGTAAAGAGAGTGTTGTATCGAGAAGAGTTGTTGAAATTAGGGATAGATGGTCGAAGAGTCAATAAAGAGATTGATGAGAGGGTTCGTATGGACAAATCATAGATATTCTAGGTTATATAAATTAACAAAACTTTACAATATCATAGAGATATAGTAAGATATTGTATGAAAGAGATAGATATACTATAAAGGAGATATTTCTATGAAAGATATAATTATGATGTCAATTTATGGTAGACATAATAGATGTAATGTAAGTATGTATGATTCAAATACATATAAGGGATTGAAGAGTAGTGTTATAGAAGTAGATGCTAATTTGTATCGAGATTTGAGTGTAGAGTTTGGGTTGATACGAATGGCATTAGGGATGATACGTAGTGTAGAGACAGTTGCATTTAAGAATGTAGGAACGATGTTACAGTCTAAGAAGGTAACAGTCACTACTCATTATGAGGGATATTCTAGTGATATCACTATGTATATGTTGCAAGAGATATACTATGTTAATCAGGTTCATTATGATGATTATGTATTAGGTGTAGAGGTGTCATTAGATAGGTATAATCAATTTAGGGTTGCTATGGATACATCATATACAGCTATGTTGGAGTATATGAGGCATATATTACAAAGTGTGTTAGAGACATTAATGCGTGAGTATTTACATTTAGGTATAGAGTATGGTGATATTCAAAGTCATGTGTATCAAGATGTGGTATCTGTGTTGAGGTTACAATGTAAAGTGATGACAGAGAGTGTACCCTATGCTATTTTGTATCAAAGTGGGTTTGATGTGAGTGATACTGAACAGTCAATGTACTATGATGTAGATGGGATAGGTTCTATAGGTGTTACTATTGATGGGATACAATTTGTTACTAAGATACATGAGAGTTCCTATGATGATACGTTTGGTGATATTAAAGGTAGTGTAGCCACTACTATAAAGATGCAACTCTATCTAAAGATATTGTGTACTACTAAGAGTGTGTTAGAGACTATTTCATCTTATATGGGTAGAGAAGGTCGATATGTGAGAGGTGTGTATGGTATATGGGGCATTCATGTAGGTACTAAGTTAAGTATATTGCATAAGCAGATATTAGATAGTAATGATATGTTGGTGTTTTATAAAGATGGTGTACATCATAATTATTATGAAGTAGTAGATACCTATGGTATTGTACGTATACCTATAAAAGTATTTCAAAAGAGAGTGATGTTGAATACAGTGATACAATTACAATCTATAAAAGATACGGTATATGATTATGTAGATGGTATATTAGATACTTTATATAATTATTGATGAGTGGTTAATAGGGTATATGGTTATATAGGTTAATAAGGTATAGGGGTATGAAAGAAAAGGTTAGATTACAGGATGGTGGGTTATCCGTAGAGATAGAGTATGATTTTAGAATTGTTATTACTAGAAGTCAGTTTTCTGTAGTCAGTAGTAAGAGTAAAGCATCTAGGCAATTCTTAGAGAAGTCGATGGTAGGTTTTAATCTATGTCATTTGATGAGTGTAGGGCTTGATTTACATCGTGTAGATACGTTTAATGTATTTACAAATTCTGCACATAGGTATACACGAATACAGTATAGTGGGTATGTAGTCCATTTATATCGGTGGTTAGATGGTGTATTTGGTGATTATGTTCTAACTGTGTTTGTTGAGTTACAGGATATATCATTACAAGATGCTTATAAGAATTTCAATAAGGCCATGTCTATGCCAATATGTAATTATGAATATCAAAGAGATAGTATCATTATTAAATCACTTTATTTCACTGTTATTAAAGATGTGTATGAGTGGTTGTCTTATTTCTTATTAGGTATCTATCTAACTGCAAGTGATATTGTTAGGGTTGATGGTAGTAAGAGTTCCATGTATTCATTGTGTAAGGATGTGTTGGTGTATAAGGTATTGTTAAGGTGTTTAGAAGATACATCATATTGTGTTGATACTAATAAGTATGTGGTAGTGTCCATACGAGATAGGGATGTGTTACCTAAAGATATTAGTAATATGGATATATTAAATGTATTAAGTATTATGGACTATTGTCAAAATGCTGTTAATAGTGTTGTTAATAGGGGTGTAGGTACTGTGGATTGTATGAGAACTGTTACGTTTCACACATTGTATAAGTCAAAGCCATATACAAGTTTTGATGTAGTAGAGTGTCCTATTACTGTATTTACATATAGGGTTATGTTAAATAATTGTATGGATGTGAGTGATTTTTACAATAGGGTTCATCAGTATTGGTGTAGTTTAGATACATTTAATTATTGAGGTTGGTAGGATGACTGAGTTTTACATAACAATCACTAAAGAGGAGAATAAGATAGTATTTTCTTTTAAGAAGGATTTTGTGTTTTTTCCATGTACAAGTGTTAGGTGGTTTGAAGTTGATTTGTCTGTGTATGTGGATATCTTATTTCAATATCGTGGTGATACTACATTTACTATTGAACGAAGTGGGTATACTTTTATATTCGATATGCATGGTGGTGTTAGGCGAGATGATGGGTATATTAAGATTACAATAATGTCCTATATACCAGAGAATGATATTAGGTTGTATGATGCCTCATATGGTGATATCAATCATTGTTGTAGAGTGATTAATGATACATTGTCTAGTGAGGATACTATTAATCATATGTTGAGTGTGGTTGTTGGACATGAGGTATCGTTACAACATACTATTACACTGGGAGCATTATCACATATTACATTACATATATTTTGTGATGTAAGGTTATTGGAAGGGTATGCATATTTTATATGTCGAGAGAATGAAGAGTTTGATATAGTTACGATGGTTTCTACGTGTCATAGGTTACGTAGTAATAGTATTAAACAATTAAATGCATTACCTGGTATAGTTGGCAGAGACTATCAATATTTTCTCTTAATACTAAGTTTATGTGTGATATTGATGTTAGTGAGGTTGTGGATACAGTAGGTGTTATGTTAAATAAGGGATATACCATATCTACAGATAAGGTTGTACATAGTATGTATAGTGGTAAAGCATTTGTCTACTAATATTCATTTATTTACGTTATTTACGTTGTGTTGCGATTTTATATGTTTAATGTATAAATTAATGTATAGTTATTAAAATTAGCACACAAGTTAATATAAGCGTTTTTATAAGGTATTTTTATAGTGTTGAGGTTTTGGTTTTTATGGTTAATATGATTATGTGTTTAGATGTGTGTAATGGGTTAGGTAGGGATAATGATTTATTGTATCGATTACCTAGTGATATGAAAATGTTTAGACAAAGGACATTAGGTATGATTGTTATTATGGGACGAAAGACTTTTGAAAGTTTACCTAAGGTATTACCACATCGTGAGCATTGGGTGATTACTAATCAAGAGGGATATATTGTACCTGATGGTGTTAAGGTATTTCATTCAAAAGAAGAGGTATTACAGGAATTAGGGGATAGGAGAGCCTTTGTAATAGGTGGTAGTTCTATTTATCATATGTTTTTAGACGTGTGTACTAATATCTATGTAACACGTGTCAATGATACTAAAAAGGCTGATACTGTGTTTGATTTTGATGAATCACAGTTTAGTCATAGTCAGATTGGTATGGGGTTAAAGGAGAAAGATGAGGTAAGTGGTAGATGGGTAAATTATACTTTTGATATGTATACAAGGAAAAAATTAAAATAATACTTTACAAAACATTACAACTTGTGGTATTGTGTAAGTAGAAAATATAGTGTTTATTTAAAAGGAGATTTTTCACTATGAATAAGAAAACAATGTTAACAGCTTTAATTATTTCATCTATGGCAATGAGTGTAGGTGCTGTAGATAATGTTGCTGGTACAGGTAATGGTATCGCTTATGGTAGTGGTAGTCATGCACCTAAAGTAGAAAATATTGCTATTGGTGGTAATGCATCTATCAGCTATTCCAATGGTAATAGTAATGCTACAGGTGATATTGTAGTTGGTAAAGATGCTAATATCAATAACTATGCTAGTCAAGGTGGTAGTGTTGCTATTGGTAAAAATGCTAAAGTAGAGAATATGGCAGGTGGTCAGGAGGCAAGTTTTGCTTTTGGACAAACTTCATATAGTGGTGGTATGTTTTCATCTTCACGTATTCCAGCAGACCCAACAAAGGTAGTAGGAAGTGTGGTTGTTGGTGATAATACGTTTGCTCGTACTGGTTCTACTATGGTTGGTTCACACAATTATAAAGGTGAGTTAGGTGATACTACAGTTGATACTGCCACTACTCGTAAAGATAATTTAGGTGTGTATGCTACTACTATTGGTGCTAATAGTTTTAGTAATGGTGCTTTTATTACTAATACTGGTACATATAACATTGTGTCTAGTGATTATAAAGGTGGTCGCTCAGATGATATGTTTGGTATCTCTATTAAGAATATGGGCGCTACTGTAAATGGTTCATTCAATAGTATTGAGTCTAAGACTGCTGATGGGTATGGTGCAGGTATTGCTAATACTGTAACAGGTGTTGCCAATCGTACTTTCAATACGAATGGTACTTTAGTGTATGGTGCAGGTAATGTGGTAACTAATTCGATTGGTTCATTAAGTGGATTCCCTACAAGTGGTGGTAATTCTGCTAAGGATTTTTCTAATAGATTACGTGATGGTGTAAGGAGTTCTCATGGTGCTGGTGCTACTATGGTTTTTGGTGGTGGTAATGTCGCTGATTATACAAAACGTACCTCTATTATTGGTGTTAATAATGTAGTGGCTGGTGATAGTACACATAGTAGTGAAGATAATTTTGTAGTTGGTTATCAAAATACAGGTGTTAGTTTGAATGGTACTACTGTTATTGGTTCTAATCGTTCTGTAGCTAATACCAATAATACTGTAATTATTGGTAATGTGGTAGATAGTACAGGTTCTATTACTGCAAGTAATGCTGTAGCTATTGGTACTGATACTAATGTTTTGTTTGATGGTGGTGTGGCTTTAGGTTCTAAATCATATTCTAATCGTAGTGCTAATGAAAATGGTGGGTATGATGTAGTTACTAAGATGTCATCTAGTGATACTTCTAGTGTATGGAAACCTACAGATAGTGCTGTTTCAGTAGGTAATGGTGTTGAAGTAACTCGTAGAATTACTTCTGTTGCCGCTGGTTTAGAAGATACAGATGCTGTTAATGTGGCTCAATTAAAGCGTGTTGTTGATATTGTTGGTGATAATTCATTACAAGAATCAAAATCTTACACTGATAAAGAAGTAGGTAAAGTAGGGGCATCATCTAATGCATTGGCAGGGTTAAAATTCCTAGATTATAACCCTAATGATAAGTGGTCTTTTGCCACAAGTTTAGGTCATTATCAAGGTTCTAGTGCAGTAGCTTTGGGTGTTGCATATCAACCTAATGCGAATGTCATGTTACATGGTGGTGTAGTGCTAGATGGAAAATCATCTTATAATATTGGTGCTAGTTTTAAAGTTGGTAATGGTGGCAATAAGGTTGTAGATACAAATGCCTATGGTATGATTAAAAAACTACAGGAAGATAATGAACAGTTGCGAAAAGAATTAGAAGATATTAAGTTCATGTTAAATAATAAGTAGTTGATTTTTTATATTGGTGAGGTATATACTTTTCGTATCTCACCAATATTTTTGTATGAGGAGATTTTGATTATGCATTATACAACTTTTGCTAGTACTTGTGATAATTTAGGTGTTGTTGCTCATATTACTGATTTTAACGATAAATCAGATGTTATCGAACAGATTAATCATTATAGATGGGATTCTCAAATTATTAAAGAGAGTGATGATGAGATTGTAGCACTCATATATTTAAGGGTTGGTATCGGTAAAAATTTTCAATCAATCTCTAAAAAACTTGGATGTATGGTACAGGTTAATCCTTATAGTGTGGTGTATGGGTTAGGTGCAGTTACAACCTATAAGGATGGTAATATCATTAATTATTATGATGATGTTGATGAGAGATATGAGTGGTGGCTCACATGGGGCGATAAGGATACACTTATGGGGTTTGGGTTTATTGACCTAGATGAGGGTGATAGTCCTTTTGCATTAATGGATAATGAGTTAATTGGTTATGAGTTTACAGATGAAGAAGTAGAGTTATTTACTGATAGACTTAATAGTGGATATAATTGTGGTTTTTGAGTTTGAGGTGTTATTAAATTGAATATCAATGTTACAGTAAGCAAGTCTGTGTTTAAAGTAGGTGTAGTTTTAAAGTGTTTGTGGATGTGTATAAAAACTTTACCTAAAAGTGGATACTATGGGTGGATGAAATGTATGTCAGAGTATTTGTGCTACAATGGTTTAATAGGTGGTAAAGATATGCTTTCTCTTATTGATGATTGTCATCAACATGGAAAATTAAATTACTATGAGTATAAAGATTTACGTAAGTTAGTTATTGAAAAATATTTATAGGTGTGAGATATGTATATAATCTGTAGATTTACTAATACTGAAGGAATAGAAAATTTTAATAAGGTTAATGCTGATAGAGGTATTTATATTCATTCAGATATGGTTGAATATAACCTAGATACTGGTGTTTATAGATGTAGTGGATTAAATGCCTATAATACTGTTGACACTTCGTCTGATGAAAGGTATGACTATTGGCTAGGTATGCCTAGATTTGTTAATAATAAAGTAAGATATGTTGCAACTATAAAATTTACAACAAAAAATTTAGGGATTGAAGAGCTTGAAAAGATATTTTCTCAGAAAATATCTCCAAAGACTAAGAGTCTTAAATATCCTAAACAAGATGTTTTTGCAAACCGTTATTTGAGAGTTGTTGGTGGTGATAATCCGAGTTATCCAGTATACGTTGTTTCAAAAGGCAGATATGAAAAGACTTTAGCAAAGACTGTTAGAGTTTTGAATAGGATGAATGTTCCTCATTTTGTTGTTGTTGAACCTGATGAAGTTGGTTTGTATAGAGAGTCATTCAATGCTCTTGGGTATACTTATAGTACTATACTTGAGCTAGATATGTCTTATAAAGACAATTATGCTACTCTTGATGATAGAGGTAATACTATTGGTAAAGGTCCTGGTGGTGCTAGGAACTTTTGCTGGGATGATTCTATTAAGAGAGGGTTTTCTTATCACTGGGTTTTAGATGATAATATTGAGTGGTTTAGGTATTTTACAGATAATTTTCAAAGAAAAACTCTTAGTGGTGTTTGTTTTAAAGCAGCTGAGGATTTTATCACTAGATTTAAGAATGTAGCAATGGGTTCTCTTAATTATAGTATGTTTTTAGATGCTAGAAATACTGCATATCCATATATAAAAAATACTAGAATGTATTCTATTATTTTCATTAGGAATGATATACCTTATAGGTGGAGAGGTAGGTATAATGAAGATACTATAATATCTTTGGATTGTTTGTCAGATGGTTGGTGTACTATTCAGATGTGTGCTTTTACTGCTGACAAGTTAGCTACACAACGTATAGGTGGTGGCAACTCATATATGTTTTATTTCAAAGAAGGTACTGATAATAAATCTCAAATGTTAGTTGATGTTTATCCTCAATATGCTCAAAAGGTTTTTAAGTTTAACAGAATACATCATTATGTTGACTATAGTATCTTTAATGGTAGGCTTGAATATAAAGATGATTTTGATATATCTAAGTTATCTAAGGTTGATAATTATGGTATGAAGATGGTAAAAATACCTAAAGAGTGGGATTACACTGAAAAAGATTCAAGGGAATACATAGAATCTCATATTGATGAGTGTGAAGTTGTTGATATGTTTGAAGGATTTAGTGTTTGATTTGTTTACATAACTTTACAATTTGATATATAGTGTGTTATAATAACCTTGTAAATATTACAAGGTTATTTTTTTTATGTGAGGTGCTATTATGTCAGATTCTAGACTTGGTTTTTACAAAATACTTGGTAACATTGATGGTAATGATACAATACTTATGTCTTTAGCAAAAGTAAAATATACTAAAGATGAAAATACATATTTAATGTTAAAGAAGGATACTTTATATGAGGAGTTGTTGTTTGATTTATCAGACTCATATGATGTTTTAGAAATTTCAGAGATTGAGTATTATGGTGATTTAGATAAAGAATTTAAATTAGAAGTTTCTAATTATTTTGGTTCTGCATCATCAACATATATTTCTATTGGTAGTGTACATAGAAGGTTAATTGGCAAATCTTTCGATGTTACCTTTAATAGTGGGTATCACAGTATATACTTTGAATTTTTAGATTATAATAATGTTAAAATTCATTATCGTAAATTACATTTAGATGTTAATTATGGAGATACTGAGATAGGTTTGGATGATTTAGAAATTATTTTAAGAGCCATTAGGTTATTTAACATGGGTATACGTAAAGAAGTTTCTAGTGATAGTATTAGAAGAGCTTTTCATAATGAGGGATAAAATGATTCATTATAGGAATGGTAATGCAGATATAACATTATATGATGATGGTACTAGGATTATTGAGACTGATGATAGTATTCTCAGATTAGATACGCCTCTTAACATTGATATAAGGGTATCTAAAAGATGTCCTTATGGATATAATGCTGACACAGGTGTTAGTGTTTGTAGTTTTTGTCATGAATCAGCTACTACAGATGGTGATGTGTGTGATTATGATAAATTGTTAGATGTTATCATGGCTGCTGATTTACCAAAAGGTACTGAGTTGGCAATAGGTGCAAATCAAATATCTGATGATTTTATAGAGTTTGTTAAGGATTTGTATAATCTAGGTTTTATAGTTAATGTAACTGTTAATGAGAGATATATTGCAGATGGTGGTGATAGGCATCTTAAAAAGGTTATGCAGTATATCAAGGGGTTAGGTATTAGTTTTCGTACATTAGATGGTAGTATGGGTTTACCTGAATGGATATCAGATTATAGTAATACTGTTGTTCATGTGATATGTGGTATTGATAGTCTTAGGGATGTGTGTAAGTTGCATAAAAAATATCGTAAAGTACTTGTTCTAGGTGAGAAAGATTTTGGGTTTAATGCTAATAAAGTAGACCTAACTTCTAATTCTCATATTGAATGGGATACACATATTATGAAATTGACTAAGTTGTTTGATATAGTTTCTTTTGATAATTTAGCTTTAGAGCAGTTACACATTAAAGATAAAATCTCTAAAGAGGAGTATCAGGCTTTTTATCAAGGTGAGCATTCAATGTATATTAATGCTGTTGATGAGTATTTTGCACCTAGTAGTAGAATAATGGATGTTATTAAGAAGTTTGATGAGATTAGTTTACGTGAATATTTTAAAATGAAGGAGAACATGATATGCGATTAGTTAGAAATGGTGTATTTGAGACAAATAGTTCTTCTGCCCATTCTTTGGCTTATAAGAATACAGTCTTGCGTGATTATGATTATAAACCAAGCAAAGATTTGTGTTTATCTATTAAGGAATTGAGGCTAACAGAAAAACCAAAGGAATATGAAATGTATTCATATATGCCGTTATATTTTGATGAGTATGGATGGGGGTTCGATATATTGACTTCCCCAGCAGAAAAGTTAAGTTATTTAATGTCATCTGTTTATCCGTATAAAACTTGGGGAATTGTTAAAGAAGACCAATTTTTCAAGCAAGTGATTCAATGGTTAAGTGAATTGGATATTGTGGTAGAATTGCCAGAGGAATATGGTGAATCTTCTGAAGTTGATGCCTATGTTGACCATCAATCTTGGAATGTCGTTACAAAGGATATGTTTCAAACAAAAGAAGATTTGTTGACATATCTATTTAATAACGACATTGTAATCTATATTGAAAATGATAATTCTGATGTCATGCAAAACTGGGTTGATACACCAAAAGAAGAAATTGATTATCGTCAAGCAATGTATTGGTGTGTTTCACAAAGTAAATGTGTAAGACGAAAATCTTGGGATGATGGTGTGTATTTGATTTATGATGTTGTAGAGGATGATGAAAATCATTATAGATTGGATTATTTATTGGTAGACAACAAAATTAAAACCAATTATAAACCGACTGAAGATGATAAAAATGCAAATGACTGGACAGTTGCTTTGGAGGTATCTAAATATGAAATTAATTCGTAATGGTGTGTTTGAAACAAATTCTAGTTCCGCACATTCTTTAGCTTATAAGAATGAAGATGTTTTACGAGGTGTTTATGAAAGTAATGGTGTTAAAGATTTTAAAGATGGTAGATATAGACTAACTGAAATACCTGAAAAGTATAAGAATTATGTATTACACCCTAGATTTGATGAGTATGGGTGGGGATTTGACATATTAGAAACACCTGATGAAAAATTAAGTTATATCTTAACTAATGAGTATGAAGATGTAAAATCTTTACAGAAGGTATATAATGGTAAGTTTTTTGTAACTATTGTTAAGTGGTTGCAAGAGTTTGGTATAAATGTTAGCATTAAAAAATTACAATTAGATGAGTGGGGATACGTTGATGGGTATATTGACCATGAGAGTAAATTTGTAATTCCAAAGGATATTTTTCATGATAAAGAGGATTTAATCACTTATCTGTTCAATGATGATATTGTTGTGTACATTGAGAATGATAATGAAGAGTGTATGCAGTGGCTAAAGAAGAGTAATAAAAAGTGATTAAATATGGAGGTTAAATTATGAAAGCGTTAGTGTTACTTAGGGGTTGTCCAGGAAGTGGTAAATCGACTCTTGTTAATGATTTAGGTTTGGGACAGTATACATTGTGTCCAGATAAACTTAGATTGATGTATGGTTCTTCTGTAATGTTAGAAGATGGTACTTATGGTATTGACCAATCATGTAATAAGGAAGTGTTTGATACTTTTTATAAGATGTTGGAGTATCGTATGAGTAAAGGTGAGTTTACTGTTATAGATGCTACACACTGTTCCTCTGTAAAAACTGTAAAAAAACAAATTTCTGAATATAGAAAATTAGCTAAGAGATATAATTATAGAATTTATCAACATGATATGACTACAGATTTATTAAAGATATCTGAGCAGAATGAAATGCGTAATGGTACATATTCTTTTGTACCACATTATATTGTTGATAAGATGTTACGTGTTATGGAAAGTATGGATACGTTACATCGAGAGATTAAAAAGATAGATTTAGAGGAATTTATCAATTCGTACAATACTGATACTATATGTAATGATACTCAATATGATAAAGTAAAAGTAATAGGTGATATACATTCTTGTAATAGTGTTCTTAAAGATGCTTTAGAAGATTTTAACAATGATACATTATATGTGTTTGTTGGTGATTATTTCGATAGAGGTATTGAGCATTATGATACTCTAAAAACTATTCAAGAGCTGTCTGAGTATAAGAATGTTGTATTATTAGAAGGTAATCATGAGTCGCATTGGATTCGATATGCACATGATGAAGTAGGAGAAGATTTAGGGTATAAGAGATTTGTCAATACAACATTAAAGGATTGGCTAACTCATTATGATAGTGAAAAGACATTAAAGAAAGAATTGCGTATATTATATCGAAAACTCAATTCAGTCTATTTTTTTAGCTGTGGTGATAGAAAGTATATGGTAACTCATGCAGGGTTGACTAATTTTATTGACAATGCCTTAACTGTATCATCTGAGCAGTGTATTAAAGGTGTTGGTGGGTATGATTTTGAGGTTTCACTAGAATATAAAAAGAATCATGATAATGATGGATATATTCAAGTTTTTGGACATAGAGGTGTAGTTTCTGCAAAAGATTGTAGCTATTCCTTAGAGGGTAGAGTTGAGTTTGGTGGTTATTTAAGAGTTTTAGATGTCAATACTGAAGGTGCAGTTGTATTCAATTATGAAAATGTAGTGTATAACAAGAACTATATGGAAGATGAGTATAAATTCTTAAAAGAGGTTGGTAGAAGCTCTATTGAGACTGATTCATTGGAAGTTAATGTTATAGCTAACTCTAAACTTGTTAGAGTTAAAGATTGTAAACCTGATATGATTAGTCTTAATTTCACAGAAAAGGCTTTTCATAAATGTTTGTGGGATGATGTTACTGTTAAAGCCAGAGGTTTATTTGTACATAATAAAACCGGAAAGGTAAAGGCTCGTTCTTATGATAAATTCTTCAATCTTGGGCAGATGATGGATAAGGATGAAGAATTAAATTCTTTTGAATACCCTATCAGAGTTTCAAAAAAAGAAAATGGTTTTCTAGGAATTGTTTCTTGGGATTTTGATAATGATTGCTTTATTATCGCTAGTAAAACATCTACTTCATCTGAACATGCTGGATATGTTAAAGAAAACTTTGAAATGGTTGATTATAATATTAGATATGCTTTACGAGATATTTTAATCAAGTACAAATGTTCCGCAGTTTTTGAAGTTATTCACCCTAAAGATGTGCATATTGTTGATTATAACAAAAAGCATAAAATGTTCTTATTAGATTTTGTACCTAATAAGTTACATTTAGACAATGGAATTAATATTGATTATGAGTTTTCTGAAAAATGTAGAAAAGAGTTCAGTAAAATCTATGAAGAGAATCCTATGTATGCTTTTGATGATGTGTTTAGTGTTGTTTGGTCTGCTACTATTAATGATAGGAAAATGCTAGATTCATATATTCAAAAAGCACATGATGCTGATTTTGAGGGGTATGTACTAACTGATGCTAGAGGATATATGACTAAGATAAAGTCAAATATGTACCTAGAGTGGAAATATTGTAGGACAATGTTGAGTCATTATATTAAGGGATGGGAAATTGATACCACTAAATTAAATGACTTTGAGAAGAGTTTCTATAATTTTCTACGCAGTCAGTTTATAGAGGATTTAACAGATAAAAACATTATAGAAATTAGAGAAATGTACAATTCTTATATTAATAAATCAGTTGGTGATAGTAATGAATAAGTATATGATTAATATGAGTGTGCCTTTGGATGAGAATCATCAAAATGCAAATATTAAAGCTAATATCTTATCGGATAGTGAGATGAGAGAGATAGGGTTTACAGATTTTGCTAAAGATTCATGGTATTTTAATAGGAGAGTTGGTGGCAAGAATAGTTTTCTTAGTTTCAACATCACTATTTCTAAGCGTACTGGTAATATTCATATAGATGTTTTAGATGAGATGTTTCTACAATCATATGATTTTCAGATGTATATTGGCAAAAATGAGATTGCTAATAAGGTATATGATGATGTTCAGTCTTATATGAAGTATTTTATGGATAAAGGTGTTATTAGTGGGTATACTTTAGGTGATTATATTTAATGGAGTGTTCTTATGTATAAAAATTTCTGTAAAATATATGACATATTGGAAGTATTATCTAGCTACTTAGATTATGCACATGATTGTATGAATGGGTTATTTAAGTTAGGTGATAATTCTATTAAGTATGATAAGTATACAGGTAAAACCACTATTGTTATTGAAGGTGAAACATACTTAATTACTGATACTTCATTATTACCATATGTAGTATATGATTACTATGTGGATAATTACGATAATATGTTTGATGATTCATTAGATTTTTATCACACTTTCTTGTTTGTGTGTTGTATTTCATTTAAAGATATGGCTTCAAATCTTGATAGTATTGTTGGTTTTAGAAGTAATTTTGGTTATAAAACTGATGAATCAGATATTAAATTTCTTAGAGAGTATTTTTTGCTTATTCATAGTAAATTGTGTGAGTTAGATAATTTATAGGGTTTTTAGTGTTGTATGGAAATATATTTTACAAGTGATTTACATTTAGGACATGAAAATATAATACGTTTTACTAATAGACCTTTTGGTAGTGTTGAAGAGATGAATGATAGAATTATACAAAATTATAATTCTATCATTCATAAAAATGACTTGGTGTATATCTTAGGTGATTTAACGTATAAGATTAATGTTGAAGAGTCTAATAAATTAATATGGAAGTTAAAAGGTCTAAAGGTTCTAATTCGTGGCAATCATGACTTAAAGTATGATAGTAGTTTGTTTGAAGATATTCTTGATTATAAAGAGTTTAACTATAATAAAGTAAAGTATGTTCTTATGCATTATCCGTTAATGGAATGGAATGATAGTTATAAGAAAAAAAGTATCCATTTACATGGACATATTCATGCTGATAGTGAGTATAATCATAAAAACTTAGAGAATGGTATTATGAGGTATGATGTAGGTGTAGATGCTAATAACTATTATCCTGTATCATTAGAGTATATTGAGAGTTATTTTAAGAATTTAATTCATAGATAGGTGGTGTCGTATTAGTAATGAGTTTTGATGATATTAAATTTAATAGTGAATATTCACCAGATGACATACAAAAAATTACTAAAGGTTTTGTAGATATGGTTAAGTATTTGAAACAGAATGAGAGTTACTTTAGTTCTGTTGTGAATGAGTGTGATAAGGCTTTAGGCGATTTATACCATTATTGCGAGTTACACTATCCTACTGATAGAAGTGGTAAGACAAAGGTAGTACAGGGTATTAGAGATATATCCATCACAAGGAGAAAGGCTAAAGATATGTTAGAACTCACTGATTCTATCATTAAGTTAGATACTCCTATAATTAATGATGTGTATAAAATGTCAAATACTGTAACTAAGAGCTATATTAAGTTATTCTTAAAAGAAAGAGTATATGTTCCTCGTGTGCTAAATGAGTTATTTGAGGATGAGGCTGAGGAGTAGTATGTGTAATGGATAGTTCTAATTCTGATGAATTAAGACATAAGCTAGAAGAGTGTTTTAATAGATATAGCTTTGAGTATGTTTGGCTTTATATGAAAAATAAGGAAGATATCTGTAGTCTGTATCCTAAGTTAGTTAATGAGTTGTACGATATTATTAGTGAAGAGAAGAGTAAGATTGATGGGTAATTTTTAGGTGAGTTACTATTTACATATGTCGGAGTATGTGGTATATTGTATATGTAATTTGTGAGTTGTTATGTAATAATAAGCACTCTCACATATAAAGTTTTTATATTTTTCTCCCTTTGATAAATGAAATATAAAAAATAACATAATTCTCACAAGTTACACTATGAATTTTTTTCATAGATTTCTCTCCTATAAAAGACCTACAATTTGTAGGTCTTTTTTATTATATTAATTGAGGTTGTATATGAGTGATTTTGTATTAGAAGATAGGTATAAATCATTTAATGGCATAACATTAGGTAAAGACCAAGTAGATTGTGTAGAGTTTATGCTATCTAGACAGGGGTGTATACTTGGAGCCCAGTGTGGTATTGGTAAAACATTAATTACATCTGTTGCTAATAAGGTTTTGCTTGATATGTATAATAACGTAGTTTCTATTATTGTCTGTCCTGTTAAGGCTTTAAAGGCTTTCAGAAGAGAGTTGTTTGATAAATTATTATTAAGTATTGATGTTGTTGGTATCATTTCTACTGAAAGTACAGAGTATAATTTAGATACTAATAGGATTATTGTGTGTACTGATACACAGTTGGATAAACTTGATAGGGTTACTGCTGAGTTAAAGTCAAGAAATGTACCTATGATTCTTAATGTTGACGAGGCACATAAATTACAGGATAAGAAGAGTAAATATTATCAAGTTATGTCTAGTATTCGGTCAAGGTGTTCTGTTGTTTGGTTAATGACAGCAACTCCTATACTCAACTCATTGGATTCCTTGTATAATATTGTTAATTTCTCCTCTCCTACATTTTTAGGTAAGAAGGTAGACTTTGATAATTACTTTACTCTGTGGGAATTGAGAGACCAATATATTAAAAGAGGTGGCAAACCTCAAAAGATAAAAGTAAAAGAGGTTTATGGGTATAAGAATTTAGATATTCTTAGAGATAAACTTAATGAGATAATGATTGTACGTGGTAAAGAGTATAATTTAAAATTTACTGCACTTCATTGTGATTTAAGTGATGATGATTATGATACGTATAAGAGGGTTTCAAGTGGTATATTGAATTTTAATGATGATGCTCGTAATTTTTCCCGTAGGATGCATGATTTACAAAGATTTGTTGATAGAGTCTATAATGATGAGACTATGGAGGATTTGATTTCAAATTATTGTAAGTCAGAATATTCACCTAAAGAGGAGTTACTCTTAAAGTCTTTGGATGGTGCTTTTAGTAATGGGTATAGTGTGATTATTTATGCGGAATATAAAGAGACTATTGTTAGGTTAGAAGAAATATTAAAGAAAAATAAAAAAGACCTCAACTTAGGTAAAATACATAAAGTTACAGGTGCTATTAATATTAAGGCACGTGAGGCTGTTGAGGAGAATATAGGTTCTAGGGATGTTGTGTTAATTACATCTGCTGGTACAGAGTCTGTAAATCTACAGAAATGTAATACAATTATTTTCTATGATATTTCTTTTTCAACTAAGAATATGATACAGGCAGTTGGTAGAGTGTGTAGAAGGGATTCTAAGTTTGATATACAGTATGCTATATTACTTGTAACAAATCGTACTATAGATGAGTATAAATATCGCTTATTTAACAATAACCTTAATATGGTTAAGGGTGCTGTTGGTGCTGGTAAAGATATACCTCTATCTGAAGATATGTTATTAAGTGATGCAAAAGATTTACGCAAATTAAAAGATGAGTTACTGTGGGCATACAAGAATACTAAAAAGAGAGTAAGAAAATCTAAATCTTCTGATTATAAGGTTGTAGATAAACAGTTAATACCTGTTACATATGCAGAAGCATTAAATGAGATGTCAAGTTATAAGTTTTTAGTTGAGCCTAGTCATATGGATGGGTTCGATGATAATTCTTGTATAAAATTGTATTCCTACATTTCAGAAAATGAAATACCTTTTGCTGTATTAAAAACTAAATATAATCAATACTTTAATACTGAAATGGGTAAAGCTATGTTACAAAGCATAAAAGATGGTGCTTTACATAAGGGTAGGTTACTGTTAGTTGCTAACCATATAGAATTAGCTAAGATGATTAAAAAAGAGGTATTAAAGTTGTGTAAGTGAATAAATGAGGTGTTAGTTTATCTATCACCTCATTTTCATTATATTTTAAAAATATAACTTTACATAACATTACATATATGTTAGTATATAGGTGTAAATAGAAAGGAAAGTAAGTATGGATAATGAGTTTGTTTTAAAAGCATTGAGATGGTATTATCCATTATCTAAGTTTTTCATTTCAGAGAGTGGGGTGTTAATGGGGAAAGATTTTCTTTTCGATGGTATCTATAATGTATTTACAGTATCAGATACCATGAAAGAGGAAGCATTAGTTTATTATAAGGATTTTTTAAATGGTTGATTATTTATTTAAAAGGTGAAATTAGAGGAGATTTATTATGTGGGAAAAATTTAAACGTCTTGGTTACGGTGAAAATGGTGAAGTTAAGTCTTGGGTGTATTGTGTATTGACTTTGCTTTTTGTAATGTGGTGTATTGGTGGTATATATCGTTTCATTGTTGGGACACCACCATCTGATAAGATTATGAATACTCAATACTCTGTTGTTTTAGGTGAAAATTTAACTTTAAAGGATAGTCTATTATATGCTAGTTATGGCTTTACTCAAAATCCGACTGTTGCAAAAATGAAAGATTTTAAAAATATTGATATTGATTGGAAAAAAGTTGATAAAAAAGATGTTCCTGAGAGAGTTCTTAAACAATATGGTGATGTAGAAAAAGGTACTGACATTTATGAGGGTGATGTAGATGAATCCTTAGCTAAGGGTGTAGATTCCGTTAAACATTATGTATTTGTAACATTTACTGATGGTGAGGGTACTCATTTAGATAGTGCTTATACTTTTATTACCCTCAAGGATGGGAGTGAGAAAGTAAAGTCTTTAGAGGGTGCTGTTAATTTTACAACTGCATATTTAATTACTAGAGGTACTAAAAAATAATGGAGAAGTATATCAAAAAACCTGTTGTAGTTGAGGCTTTTCAATATTTTTATAATAATGAGAAGTCTACAGAAGAGTTAAAAAATAATGTTGGTGTGGATAATTACTTTTTTGATTGTGATGGGAAATTATTTTTAAGAACACTTGAAGGTGCTTTGAAGGTACGTGATGGTGATTATATTATCAAGGGTGTTAAGGGTGAGTTTTATTCTTGTAGAGAGGATATATTTAATCTAACTTATAATACTACAAAGATTGAGGCTGACACTCGGTATTGTGTTCATTTGTGTGAAAATTCTTTTTATTCCTTTGATACATTTAAAACTATTGAAGAGGCTAAGTCTTTTGGTAGAGATTTTTTCTCTAAAGTACCAGACCCTGATGAGTTAAGTGAGTGTAATTGTGTATTTAATGTAGATGATTATGTTGATAGAGATTTAGAATATTTCTATGTTAGCAAGTGTAAACATTATATTCCTGATATATTTGTTGATGATTTTATTGAGACGTTACAAGAAATAATCGATGAAGATTATACTGACTGTTGTTTAAAAGGTGAAGTTTTGAGTGTTAAAGATTTTAATGAGGCAAGAACTGTATTAGATTATGAGTTACGTAAAATGGTTGCCGATTGGTTTGGTAGGTTTGTAAAAACTAATATTCCATATACAGTACATGGGGATGCTATTAAGGTTTCTAAAGTGAAAGATTAAAGTGGTGATAGATATGTTACAGTTAGAGTTCGATGCTATGGTAGAAGAGTGTAATTCTTTACAAGATAAAATTGATGTGTTGGCTAAGTTGTTAGATACTGATGAGGGTAAGACTCGAAAAGATTTTGAGTTGATGAGTTTACAGCTCACATATATGGTTGATTATCATAAAGTACTTGTAGAACGTATTAATATGTTTAAAATGATGGTGTGTTGGAATGAAACAGGGCTTAATTATTAAGGTATTGTTGGTTTTTAATTTTATAGAGATACTCGTATTCTGTGGGTTATTTAATTTTCTAGATTCCATAGAGTATATCTTTGGTATTATTAGAGGATATGGTTTTGTTGTACAGTATGCTTTGTATTTTGTAACATTTTGTATGATTTATTTACAAGGTGTGTTTTTGTATCGGTATATGAAATTACTAGAAGGTGATGGTAAATAGATGTTGAATACTAGAAATATCGTTGAGTATAAGAATCTAATTTCTTATGATACTATGACTGGTTTGTTACGTTTTGACAGGGGAAAGCATTATTTTTCATTGAGTATTGTTAATCTTGTTTATATTTTTAATGGGTATTTGTATGTTAGTGTGAGGATTCCTAAAGGTGTGAGGGTATTTAAGTGTCGATTACCTAAAGATATATCCTATGAGGAGTTAATTATATTAGATGATGTGATATGTGATATCAATGATTATATTAAAAATGATGATTCAAATGAGTATCGCATGAAATGTTGTGATATTTTTCAAGACTATAATCTTGGTGGTGAGAGATTTGATGCTGTAGATACTTTAATGTTATTTGTATTAATAGCATTGGTGTTTTTATTGATTGGAATGGTAGTGTGGTGATTGTATGAATCGTGATTATTATATTGCAGGAGAGTATGCTGTCTTTGGGGGTATTCATGCATTTCCAGTCCAGTTAGTGCGAAGTATACACATAATCGGTGATATTATGCGTGTAGGGGTACAAAGAGGTTGTAATACTGAGATAGAATTACATGACTATTATATTGATGTTAGTAAAGAGACATTAATTAAGATTGGTGAATTTGTAGAGGCTATTAAAAAGGAGAAAGAGGGGTATAATGCTCATATAGAATACAATAGTTCTAATGGTATGACATTATTCCCTAGAATCACACGATATGAGTTAGAGTTATGCTCCTTTTTGTTGATATTTGTCAATATTCTATTGATAGCATTTTTATTCTATTTTATTTCAGTACATTGATGGTGATATATATGGGTTTTAATGAATTAAAGAGTGAGTATTATATTCATAATGGGTATTTAATGATTGGTAACAATACTGTATATAAGGTTGATGATATACGTGAAATATATTTTAAAGGGAGTTTTTTATTTATTGTTTTTAAAAGTGGTTTTATTAGAGACTATTGGTTTAATACTGTAGACCCAGATACTATTGATTTCTTTCAAGAGTTAAATAGGGAGATATAGTCTGGTAGAAGTAAATTTAGCTTAGATGTTGTGGTGTTCGTTGTATTAGTTGTTATTACTTTAGGGTTAGCATTATGGTGGTTGACATTATGAGATTTCAAGATAAAGCATTAGAGGTAGTGAGTGAGGTATTGAAAGAGGATTGTAAGGTATCTGTAGAGGAGTATGATGTAGATACATTACGATTGGTGTGGTTTAGCAAAACTTTACAACACTGGAAGGCTTTGGTGTCTGCCACTAAGGCTGGGAGATATGTAGAAGTAACGTATAATGGAGATATTGATAGCTATTTTGTAGATGTGTATGTAAAAGTAATGAATATTGAATGTTATGACAATGATTCTGAAATGCATGATACTCCTACATCTATGGCTGATACTCATGAGGTTCCAGTATATGTAGGTTCTCAGAAAGTAGATACAGTAGAAATTGCTAAAGGGGTTAAAACTAAAGAGGTGGATGTGTCTTTGGTGACTGAACCTGTCAAATCTGTTAATTAACAAAGAATTTCAAAACTTTACATAAGTTAATTAATAATGTATAATATAGGTAAGATATAGTCATATATTAATATTGTATATGTCATATAGTTATACAATTTCATATGGGTAGATAGGATATGTATTAGAATACAACACATTTATAGGTTAGCTAGATTATCGAAGTATCATGTATATGATATGGGTTCTTTTACAAATTTGTTTCTAATATAAGGTATACATCATATTCGCAATAGGGATACTATATTCTATCAATTCATAGTGATTTTGTGTAATGTTATGTAATGTAGTGTAATTTTATATATAGTATTGTATGGTTTTATAGTTTTAGTCATAGCTTAACAATTAAAACTATGTATACTGTGAGTTTATTATTTAGTAGTAGACTAACACTGATAGGATTCATCATAAGCAGTATATGACTATATCGAACATTATCTATATAGTTTAATAATAAAGAAGAGGTAACATATATGGATTTCTATGTTAATGAATTTATGGAAAACAATGGTATTATTATTGATAAGCCTTTTAAGGTAGAGAATGTAAATAGACCATTGGTAATTAATACTGATGGTACTATGTTATATCAAGATACTGAAGAGGTAGTACCTATTGGTATTGTATTTAGTATTTTAAGTGGTGCTTATAAGGTAGTAAAAGATACTACTGATGATAGGCTATATCGTAAGGGAGATAGTTATTACTATATTGGTAGTAGTGGTACTGTTTCTTATGTGTTGTGGAATAATGATGTAGTTGATTATTCTTTATTGTATATGGGAAATGTCTTTAAAACTCGTGAAGAGGCAGAAAGTCAAGTAGAGTCTATGTTAAGTATGTTTGATAGTATTAATACAAAGACAGCTATTTTACCTAATTCTATGGGGACTGTAAAAGAAGATACTATTAAAGATACTATTAAAGATAGTAAAGATAATAAAGATAGTAAAGATAATAAAGATAGTAAACAATCAGCTACAATGTCTTTTGAGAAAGATAAAGGTGGCACATATAGTGGGTATGTGTCTTATATTAATAATAAAGGTAATGTAGTAACTAAAGAGTTAGATAGTTATAAAAGTCTATCTGATATTTTAAAGATGGCATTAAAGGATGTATATAGTGAATAGGTAAATAAGTAAATAGGTAATATATTAGCATGAGGGTAGGGGGTGTTTTATATGTTAGATATGACGATTCAACAGTTAGTTAATGCTATGGATTATTATTATAAAGATAATGTAGTGTGTGGTGTTAATCAAGAAGATACTGGTTCTAATCATATTATTCAAGTTGATTTCTCTATGGATAGTGTGAAATGTACTATTACAGATGGGGTTATTTCTATGGATGCTACGTTGTATGTAGTGGATAGGAAATGTATGGTATATATTCGTGGTTATCATGATAATGATGATACCTCTAAACTTGATGAAGTTATCAAATCTATTTGTGATAATGATGAAGTATTAAACCATGATAATAATGTAGAGGTACAGGTACAAATCATTTAACATATATGTAAATGATGTAGTAGATATAATAAAATATAAGGTGTGTTTGTAATGGCAGTAATTCGATTTAAGCTACGGAGTGGTGCAATAGAGAAGGAAATGCAGAAACAGAT